GGCGGAATCTCCATTCGCCCGAACGAAGGAATCGAATTCGATTCCGTCAAAATCGCCTGTGCGATCTCCAGCGCCTCCTTCTGCTTCGGCGTCATGGAGGGCCAATAGCGCGTTGGCCGAACGAACGTGAACCCCACGTAGAGCGGATCGATCTTGTGCCGGGCTGCCAGCTTTTGAATCTGCTTGACAATAGCCGGTGCCTGGCTCAAGAGTAGCTTCTGAAACTTCCGAGAGACTGTGTTTGAGGCTTTCTCCAGAGCCGTGCGAATCTCCTTTTGAGAGACCTGCATCGGCTCCTTCTGAAACCATGCCGCTGATCTGGTCATGGGATGTCCACGATGACTCGGCCAGGGCCTTCAATCCCCAAAGCCGCGCCTGTTGCTGTCCGTGTCGCTGCCACTTGACCAGAGCAAACTATAGACAGATTCTTCCCAGGTACGATGATATGCCCCACGCACTCCTCACCCGTCTCGGGAGGTTGCGGGCGCTGCATGGCGAGGAGCTTTTGGGCCACTTCCGTCAAGGGCCGCGCGTGCAAGCCAACACGTTGAATCGCCGTCGAAGTCACCGGTCCCACGATGCCGTCTACGGGACCACAATTGACGCCCATCCGATGTAGCTGGGACTGGACAAAGCGCTCCAATGGGTGATTCCCAGTCCATGCGCCAACATCAACCTGAGCCGCGCAAGCCACCGAAGGCCACGCTTCCTCACCACGACCAACGCTGAGCAGATGGTCGTAAAGGATCTGCCACGGCCCCAGATAGTGAAACACGTCATCGCCTTTGCCCGGAAGCGGATACCGGAGCCAAGGTGTGAGCCCAAGAGGAACAGCGAACCCCCAGAGCACGTTTAGCTCACGGTTTCGACGGGTCTCTTCTTCACCGTCATCCTCGATAAATTCGCAGCGAAGATAGACCTCTCGACCGCCAGGAACCATCGACCATTCGGGTGCGCATCCTGTCGGGCCTGGAGTCACACGCAGCACATCCCAACCATGCGAATTCTTGCTCGTGCTGGAAAACTGGATCTTCAAGTTGCCGTGTTCGGCAGCGCGCGTTTCCAGCTTGCGCAGGATCTCGGTCAAGTCGGGTGTGATGCTCGCCGTGCGATACTGTACGAGCTTGGTTCGCGCGAGGGTCATGGGTCACCAACCTTCGTGATTGCCACGTCTGCCGTCAAGAGAGTTGACGCCACGGACACGGCCGCTTCCACCACCACCCGCACGAGCCCGAGAGGATCGACCAATGCAGGTTCGGCTGCCAAATCGCGGTATTTGCGCGTCTGTGCATCCCATCCGTACCAGGGCTTCTGGGCCGCCTGGAGCCCCTGGAGAATCACCGAGGGTTCGCCCCCCGTGTTATGCGCCAACGCCCTCACAGGCTCTCTGAGAGCCTCGTAGAGCGCCTGAGCGGCCAGACCTGGGCTGCCTTCCTTCACCTTCTCCGCTAGCCACAAATACGCCATTCCCGCACCCGGCACGACCCCACTTGTGAGCGCTGCCCGCACCGCGTGAAGCGCGTCCTCGATGCGGCCTCGACGCTCCTTCGCCGCAGCTTCCGTGACCCCTCCGACCCGGAGCAGACAGAAGCCATCCGTGAGTTTGGCGATACGTTCGGTGAGCTTTTCGCGATCGTGGGCCGACTCCGAACGTTCACGTTCCCCGCGCAAAACGTTGACTCGGTTTTCGATGCTTTCGTAGGCGTCATCAAAACACACGAGCGTTGCGTCGTCGGCAGTAGCCGTCACCTGTTGAACGGAGCCAAGCCAGCCGGAGTCGAAGTCCTTGAGCCTCATGTTCATCTTCGGCTCGACCACCGTCGCCTGGGTCAGCGCAGCCAAGTCGTCCATCCAGGCCCGTTGCTTCGGGCCGTACCCTGGGCATCGCACTGCGCAGCAGTGGAGCACATCCTTGCGATGGTTCGTGACCATCGTTTGAAGCGCCTCACCGTAGATGCCGCGGCTGATGACGAGTAGAGGCAGGTTGCCGGGACCGACCTGGGAAGCAGCCTCCATCATGGGAGCGATGTCACCAAACTCCGTCACCGTCCCATTGACCACGGCTACGAGGCACACGTCTTGTTGCCATGGTCCGTCCGAGGAGAAGTCAGACGACTCCCAGCCCTTGTCTAGCTCCATCCCTTGCTTGGGAACGATCTCTACCTCGACGCCCTTTCCATCCTCCACCACGACCATCCCCGTCTTCCCAACGAGCATGGAAGCCTCAGCCAATGCCCAGGCGATCTCTTTGTCGCCTCGCGTCGTGTGCAGCGCCAGATGCTCCAGCATCTTCTTGTCCGTGACTTCGATCTTCAAGGCATCGAGAGAACGCGTGCAAGAAGCCATGCGGCGAAGAGACTGGACGAAAAGGGCAGCATCGTGCCCAGCCGTAATGTGCTTGTGTCCGATCTCGATGAGCCTGGCGGCGATCAGAATCGCCGTGCTCGTCCCGTCCCCCACTTCCTCGTTGACGCGAATCGCAGCTTGTCGGAGAGCGGAAGCTCCGAGACGCTCAACCCGATGCGGAGGGATGACTTCACAGGCAATCGTCATGCCATCGCGGGTCGTCAGGATATCGTGCGGCGACCGACGTGCGATCAGAACCGTGCCGCCGCGAGGGCCATAGGCGACCTTCACTGCGCGAGCGAGATGAAGCGCCCCCTTGACGAGATTGTCGCGTCTCTGTTCTACACGAACGGGAGCAGCGTGCCGCACACTGCTACTCTACCCGCGGCTGGATTCTTCACGTCAGTACGCACCACGAGAAAAGACCAGCAAAGAACACAACCCACACCAGAGCGTCTGCTCGGTGTTTGGTTCGTTTTGTCTTGGCAATTTCAGCGTTGCTCTCTGCCTCACGAATGCGAACAAGAGCGTAGTTGTCGTCCACCGGAATCGCGATGTCATCGCCGTCTTCGTTCTTGGTGACAACAAACGGCTTCTCATCGATCACCACCAGTTGGTCTTCATCCATGAGAGTCAACACCACACACGCTTCGCGTGCTTTCGTGCCCTTGCCTTACGCGCCTTGTCACGACTGAGGACTGCCATCGTTCTCTCCCTCCTCTAGCTCTACCTCCCAGATCCTCTCAGCAAGACAAGTTACTTGGTAGCCCGTATCCCCGTACACGAATACCTCGTAGGGTGGGTGTTGCGCGTACTTGTCTCCGCCGTCTCCTTCACGCCAGAACGGCTTGCCGTGCTGACGACAGCCTTCGCAGATCTGAGCCGCACACCGCAGACGTTCCTGCTGTGTTGCTTGGTCTATGGGAGATAGTTTGCCCATGACCTCTCTACGCGAAATCAGCCGAGGAGTTTACACCTGAAAGCCCGCGCCCCCGCTTCCTCGGGCTCGCTGGAATCCCCCTGGAAGGCAAGGGGCCGAGGACTCCCGTTTCACGTGGCGCGGCTGCGGGTGTTGTTCGGCTTGTCAGGTGTTCCATTGCCAGGGACACCGCCCGCTGGTCCTTCGTGACAGCCTAGTCGAGCGGAGCGCTGAGATCAACGACCAAAGCCGCTGCCGCCACTGTGACCTTGTAGTGATCGCCGGGAGCAAACTCATTGCTCTTGCGGCGGAACAGCACCCGACCCCTCTCCTTGCTGAGATCGTAGGTCACAGCGTCATCATCGTTCGGGTCATCGATAGTGATACGAGCTTCATCGTCGCTCAGCACGATGTACACCGAGTCGCCGCCACGAAGCGTCTTGCCCGACGCCTGAATGAATTTGTCGAAGATCGGCCGTGTGATGCACAGGCGCTTGTCCACATGCACCGTCGCCTGAAACTCGCCTGACCCCAGCTTGTCGCTGGCCGTCATGGCCGTGCCGTCGTCATCCTCATCATCGTCGCCATCGACAGCGGTCGGGTAGCCGCCCTTCGGCTTGATCGGGCTGGCGGCAGCGGTTGCCGGAGCCCCAGGATTGGGAATGTCAACCTCGAAGTCGTGAGCGTTCGCTTCGGCCGCCTCTGGGCCGTACACGAATACGAGCCTCCCAGCCGGAGTGCGGCCGGTTCCCGAGGTTGTCCTTGATGCCTGGACAGCCTGCTGACTGTCGCCGTCATCGTCGGTGTAGTTGATCGCACCGTTGTAGAACAGGTCGCGCACGTACTCGCCCAGATTGAGGACCGAAAACCTGAGATCCGTCCGATGCGTTCTCAACTCCGCGGCGATCTCGCCTGACGAAAAGCACAAGTTGTTGGACGTGTAGTAGCCGACGATATCGACCACTGCATCGCGCCAGTTTCCGCTGTCCTTGACTGCTTCCTTCGTGGAGGTTGCGTTTGTCATTTTCTTTCTCCTTGGATCGTGGCCCAAGTTGGTTGTTGTCTGTGAGGATAATACGCCAAAAATCAAACCTTCTAGTACCCGTCTACTCGCCGGGTCGCAATACGCTTGCCATCGGCATCGAACAGCCGAAACTCGCAGTAATCGGGACCAGGATCAGAGAAACCCGTTGCCCACACTTCCATCGTCGCCGCCTCCTTGATCTGATCCTCCGAGAAGCCCGGCCCAAAGGGAGCCGGGTTCTTCATCTGATCCTTGTCGCTCGTTTTCTTGTCGAGATACATCACTTGATCTCCTCGCCCGTCACCCCGGCGATTCGTTCCGCCCTTCGTTCACACGTGCTTCGCCGCCTACCCGGAAAATGCTCATCAGTGTCTCCCCTGGTATAATCTGCAACAACGGAATGAAACCCAGCGTTGCAAAGACCCGAGGGCGCCAACTGCCGAAGGACCGACCGGGAACATTGGTTGGGCAACGTCACGGAAACCTCGTAGTCATTGCTGAGTTTCAAGGAAAGAAAGGTTCGTTTCCTGCCCAGTGTTTGTGCAGGTGCGATTGTGGCAAAGAGCACTGGGTTACACGAGGCAACCTTCCCCGAACCCGAAGCTGCGGCTGTAGCCGCAAAGCAGATCTCGTTGGCAAAAGATTTGCAAACCTCATAGTTCTGAAGCCCGTCACCCAAACCTCGGCTTCGGGAAAACACCAGACGGCGTTTCGTTGCCGATGCGACTGTGGGAATGAAACCGTCGTGCTCCCAGGGAGCCTTCGCTCGGGATCGGTCAAAAGCTGTGGCTGTGTTCGATCGCCGACGATCCCGTCCGGCACCCGATTTGGGCGACTCACTGTTCTTGAGAAAATCCGGCCCAAATCCGGCCCTGGTTGGGCCTATCGTTGTCGGTGCGACTGCGGCAGAGAGACTTTGGTGGGGTCTTCGACCTTGTACAAAGGAACAACGCGCAGTTGTGGCTGCCTCCGCGATGAAACTGCCCGCAAACCTTTCGGAGTCTCCGTCCGCAACAATGTATTCTACGGTTACCTCAAAAACGCACGCAAACGGAACCTGCCATTCGAGATCTCGCTCATTGAAGCTGAGACCCTGTTCAAACAAACGTGCCACTACTGCGGGGCGAAACCTCGAATTGTGAGCAGAACGTCGCTCTACGGTTTCTACCGCTGCAACGGAATCGACCGATTGGACAATCGTCTGGGCTACGTCAAAAACAACATCGTACCCTGCTGCAAAACCTGCAATCTCGCAAAAGGAACCAAGTCGGTCAAAGAATTCCTTCAGTGGATATCTCGAATTGTACCATTGAATGACTGGAGCCCCGTTGTCTCGCCCTCGACCTCTGCACCCACGCCTGCGGAGCGAAAGCGACTCAGAAAATGCAAGTGGAGCGCAAGCAACCGTGGCTACGAATTCGCTCTCGACAGCGCTTTTTGCGTGGCTCTGTTTCGTTCTCCTTGTGCCTACTGTGGAGACAACCCAGCTTTGGGAGTCGACCGCATAGACAACACACGAGGATACGTTCCCGATAACGTCGTACCATCCTGTGCGTCGTGCAATCGCGCCAAGAACACCCTCAGCCTGGCAGAGTTTCTTGGCTGGGCTGCCAGAGTGCGTGCGCATCACTTGATGTCGCCCTCGATGATGTACCTGATCCTCTGATAGTGGGGATCGAACACGATGTGCTCATCGTTGACGACACTGGAAAACTCGGGATAGGCCGCAACCGAGTCGCACTTGTTCGGCGGCGTGGACCACGAACCCGTCGAGCGACACATGTACGCCTGCCCCATGATCACGTCCTGAAGGAACATGAACCATCCCCGGCCTCGAATCGTGCCGCCGCTCGCCCAATAGGAGGAAGAGTGGCCCGTGTAGCCATGGCTCTTGCGCCAGTCCGTCGCTTCGTAGATCCCGTGGCCGAAAGCCGCTCCCGTGAGCAGAGCACCCGGCAGTGATCGAGGCAACCGCAAGTCAGTCTGGACGATGGGAGCCACGTTGACTGCGCGCGTTCCATGGATGCCCAAAAACACATTGGCTTGCGCCGCCAAATCTGAGAGATCCGACAGGTCTTGCCGCCGCCTCGGCTGCATGCGCGCGAAGTGACTGAAGTTGCCCTTCCGTGCCTTCGCCACCTTCTTGACCGCGGCCACAAACTTGGCATCGCGGTCTGGCCGTACCACCGAAAAGATGTTCTTGATCACCAGCCGCCCACGCAGATGGCTGTGGCGATTGTTGCTCATCGCACAGAAGGTAGCCTCGACCCACTTGCCCATCTTGCCCTTGGGATCGAGCCAACGAACCTGCGCATTCAGGCGAGCGTCCACATCGACGCCCACGACTTGCCTCTGATCGGCCACGTCGAAATCCTCATTCTCCAGCGCAGACACGAACGTATCGAGATCCTGCTGTAGAGTGAGAATGTTGCCCGACGACAACACCGTAGCCAGTGCTCGCGTTTCTGCGTCCGCCGACCGCCCTGGGTCTGGTCGCGGTACCAAAGACGCCACGTAGTTGGAAAGCTCCTGTAGCTTCTTGTCCTTCGTGCAAGCAACGGCCAGCCTGTGATCGTAGGCTGCCTGAGCCATCGCGCCCTGCGGCGTGTTCTTGGACACGCGAGCGATGTGCTTCATCGCCTTCGGAATGAGCGTATCCCGAACCTCCTCGATGGCATCGAGCGTCGGAGTCACGCCACCGGATTCGGTGACGGCTCGCTGCACGTATGTCTGAGTACCGCCAACGAGATCCTGTACGAGCTTGACTTCCTGCGGATGGTAGCTCTGCGTTGGTCTCGCTTTCGCGGTCTTCTTGGTGGCCTTCTTCTTGGCGGCTTTCTTCTCGCCAGAAACGCCGCTTGCATCCTTGATCGTGTAGGCATCGGGCAGCCCGTTCTCACGAGTGGCGAGTTTCTGGACGACGTAACCATCCTTGCCCTTCCGACCAACCCAGATGCCGTCCTTCTGCTCCAGCCGCTTGATGTTCTTGCTGCGGCACTGCTTCTCGAAAGCCTCGCGAGCTTCGCTCTCCGACGTACACGCCCAAAACTGGAAGTCCTGTCCCGTGAACCCTCCGTTCCATGACTTGCCTGACTTGACGCGACCCCACTCCAAGTAGACCCACCACGAACCGTCCGACGCCTTCACCACTCCAGCGTGGTAGTACTTGTTGTTGTTGCTGCCAAACTGGTTGACGCACTTCATGTCAGCGAGCCCAACGTCGCTGCCGAAGTCGTCCTGGTCCTTCGCGGGACGACCCTGGTAGGTGAAGTCGTCGGCGCTGTGGGCAGAGGGAAATTCCTTACGTCCGAGCTTTCGTGGCATGGTTCCTCTCGTGTGGTGCTCTACGCCAAATCGGCGGAAAAGTTAACTTCGCTGGGCAAATTTTCACTCAGCGCCCAGGCAAACGGCCACAGCCTCCCCACGGATGCGCTTGTGTTCGGCATAGATCGCATCAACGATCTTCAGAATGTCTTGACGGAGTTTGAGCGCAGCCTCGATGAAAGTCCTGTCGCGCTCAAACGCGATCCCTTCCAGAATCTTCAGGCACGTATCGAGATGATGCACGGAAGCTGTTGCCGTCACGCTCTCGCTCTCAAGATCTGCCGGACACGACTCATCGAAGGGATCCAGAAAATCGCCATCCTTCACGAAGTAGGTACGCCAAGCGTTGCCCCAACTGCCAGGCTGAAAGAACGACCGGCACTTGAGATCGTAGTGCTGCTCAGCGAAATGCCGAAGTAGTCGCAACTCCCCGGCCGTGAATCTGACGAGCGCCTGAATCTGGTACTCAAAATGAGGGTCTGGATCTGGATCGATTCTCATCGTGACCCCTCCCAACCATCGAGAGCCTCATCCAGCTTCTCTCCTAACACCGTCGCGATGCGCGTAGCCTCGATGCTGCCCTCACCAAAGTGCTCGCAAGGATTGCGGGTGATGTCCTCGGCTTCCTCGCGAGCCTCCTTTAAGGAATCCGCGTTCTTCTCGCTCCAGAGGACGCTGCCATCGGCGTCGAGCAAGTAAAGCTCGTAGGACGTACAAGCAACTGGAAGGACGTACTCCCTCCGAACGATCTTCCACAGCCCACAGTGGGACCGACGCACCAGATCTCCGCAAGGCTCGCCAGACTTGGTTCGTTTCTCACGCTCGCCGCGCTTGAATCTGACCAGAGGCTTCATGGTGTCCCCTCGCCTATCTCGACCCACCGGGCCGACTTGTATGCGTGATGCTGGCACACGTGCAAGCGGCCTCGCCCCACGGTGGAGTCGATCTCAACAACCGCATCGAGGCGACAGTGCCCGATCTGACACACTCGCGACCCAGAAGGAATGATTCGCGGGTTGAGACTCCTCATCGCTCGGGCTCGACGGGCCTTGGCCTTCGCGGCTTCACGACGCTCGGCCAGATTCTCGCAAGCCATCGTCATGCCGCCTTCGCTGAAAGCCGAATCCTGCGACGCTTCCGCCGCTTGGGCGCGGGCTCGTGGGGCTCGACAAAGAGAGGAATGACCTCACGCGCCACCACAAACACCAAAAGTGAGGAAACAGCGGGGATGAGCATGAGGGCTGCGTAGGTGATCATCTTGACCCCTCTACGCGACATTCCCTCAGAAGTTTACATTTCGGCGCGAAAACCGCACGCAACCAAAACAAAGGCCGGGCTCCCGAAGGAACCCGGCCTCCAACGTACAAGGATCCTTAGCTTTCTTCGGCTTTCTGGGCTCCAATCATCGGCAGATGCCTGCCGATCAATCCCCATGCCCCAGAGGCCGCAAGCCCGGCGAGCAGCCCTTGTACGAGCCGTGAGACCGTGATCGCCCCGCCCGTTGCCAGGTCATCCCCTAGAACAGCGAGCACACCCAGCGCCGCAGAGACCCACGGCACTGCCTTGGTCGGCAGCTTCGCGAGCAGCTTGAACCGGCGAGCCAAACTCAGGATCAACATGATGATGCCCGCGAGCATCAAAGCCCACTCGTGTGACCGAGCGGCTGCGACGATGCCCTTACCCATCTCGACCATCTCCTCCGCCGTTGGCTCGGGCTCCTCAGTCGGCGCAACGTCACCCTCGGCATCCTCTTTTGGTTCCTCTGCTTCGGGCTTCTCTGCCTCGCCTTCCTCAGCCTTGGCGTCCTCCTTCACGTCCGCCTTGGCATCGGCCTTGGCATCCTCTTTGGTCTCGACCGCAGCTTTGGCCTCAGCCTCGGGACCTGCGGCCAAAGTCGCCACAGGCATCAGGAAGAAAGCCAACAGCGCACTCAACATCAGGCGACTCATGCATCCATCTCCTTGGTTTGGTTGTAATCGTTGTAGCAGCAGGCCAAAATGGCCTGAATGACTTGAGCCTTCGTGCAAGCTGGCTCAAGCTCGATGTCATTCGCTGCCGCATACGCGAGCAACATGACCTTGGGCTTCTGTGCTAGAGATTCGTAGGAAAACTCCACTAGCTCGACTGGCTTCGGAGTCCTCGGTTTGGTGGGCATCGGCCCAGAGTCAATGGCTCCTGGCGGAGCCGGATCGTCCGCACGATAGATCCTGGGCTGCCCCGCACGTGCGAGTCGTTCCTCTAGCAACTTCCGTTGCTCTGGAGGAAGTGCAGGATTCTGGAGCGCGGTCCTAAGCTCTTGTCGCCATCGCTGGAGACAAGGACGACGGATCTTGGAATCGATGCTCTGTTGAGCAATATGCTTCACCGCTACTCGCTATCTCTTCCAGGATACACAGCCAGAGGAATCGTTGCCGGGTCTGGAGTCACACGCACCCTACCCGTATACATCGGCTTTCCGCTGAGCCTGTAGCGATCGGACGCCGTGAGCCCCTCTCCATATCCCGTGGGCGAAATGATGCCGTCTATCTCGACACCTTCTTGCGTCACGTTGCCGTCACCCAAGATGCCGTGCGTCAGAACCACCATCTGGATCTCATCGCCCGTTGTCGTCTGGTCCTCCGTAGCAAAAGCAACCTCCTCGAAATTCCGAACAAGGAGTGCCTTGCAGGCGAGCAACCCTCCCTTGAGAACAGGCTGCAACGCTCCCGCCAGATCCCCGCTCACCCAATCGATCGGACCACCGGGGTTCTTGCCACTGAGCACGAACACCGAACCACCGCCACGGAAGATACGATACTTCCTCGATCCGCCCGGAGTCGTGTCCGTGTACGCTTCGTATTGAAGGATTCCACCGTCGCCTTGTCCGGCTAGCTCTCCCGGTCCACCCGTGAACGGTGTGAATTCCTCTCCACCGCTCTCCGTCAGGGGTAGCAACTGCTGATTGGGCCGGATGCCGCCCAGAGTCGTCTGGACAGCACTCGCCGTGTCTCCCAGAGGATTCTCTCCGATGAAGTCCTGGTCTCTCGCCAGAATCCCCAGAGGGAATCGTTCGATCATGCCCGACAAGTCCAGCTTAGTGCCGCCGTTGCCCGCGTTCATCCTCAAATCCATGCCGCCCGACATGAAGTCGGAAGTGATCACGGCATCGACGGTCTCTTCACCCGTCGTGGGCACGAGCAACGTGAAATTCGTGGTGTCGTTGATGGACACCCGGATGCCGTTGCCCTCTTCACCCACCGGGCGTGCAATCAGATGAATGACCTGTGAATCGCGATCGTTCTGAGCTACCAGCGTATCGAGTAGCTCCGTCCGTGCGTTGATCTTGGCCGTCAACTCCTTTGCAATGACCACCTCATCCGGCGAAGACGCATCAAACTCATCAGGCTGAACCGTGACACCGTTGAATGCCGTGAAAAGAATCAGTGACCCGTCGAGCTTTCTGATCTCGACGTGTGATGTGCCGAAGTTGAACGTAGCGTTGTTGCCATCGATGCGCAGATCGAGTCTTGCCCGGCTGACGTTCTCTTTCTGTCCCTCCGAGAACGCCCTGGGAAGCACACGGAACGCAGGCGTATCTACCAACGGAGGAGTCCGCGTCGAAGCGATCGGGGTGTCCTCCGTGTAGCACACGTCCGTCTCGGTGCCCGGATAGAGCGCTCCACCGATGTTCCCGCTTCCCAGCGTCGTGTAGAAGTCCAGGGACGCGAGTACCTGGAACGAACGTGCATTGGGCCGCTCGGGAATCTGCACTCCAGCGGCATCAAATTGCTGGATGCTCGTATTGAGCCCATAGGCATCCGACTGAGCGATCTGCCCGTAGGTGTGTTCGTAGTCCGAAGTCGTCCGAGTCGCACCCGCACGAGTCATGTATGGGTCACCCTGGTAGACAGTCCGCTCATAGGCGACGTACACGCTCGACTCAGGAGCCGCATGAGGAATGGTCATGCGGAGATTCTCTAGCTCGGGATTGTCCGTGTCGGAGACGAGCGTTCCTTCGCCGTTGTGGCGTCGAGCCATGACAAAGTTGTTCTCAGTGACCCAACCGCGGGCGAAACCGAAGCACGTAAACTCGACCACGTACTCCAGATCCTCGGGCGTTTCGCCAGCGATGTACGACGGAGACTTGTTGATGTCAATGGCATCGAACGGAATGATGTACGTGTGATCGCCCCGGACACCCGTGAGATCGTAGGCACCATCCTCACACAAGAAGAGAGTCTGCTTGCGTGCGTCACGACGCAACAGGTTGACCGCGTTGCTCGCTAGAGGAGTCACCCGATCCGTGTCGTAAGTGACGCCACCCTTTGCCACGAAGTCACGTCGATCGTAGACACCGTAGAGGCGAGCCATCCCAAGGTAGGGCGGGAATTGGATGCCGGTCAATCCCTTGCCGAAGTCGCTCGACGTGACACTCGCGAGATAGCTCGTGACCTCAGCCGCTTCGGGCGTTCCCGTACCAATCGTGCTGGTCAAACGACCCTGGTACGCTGGAGTCGTCGGTCCCGTGATCGTTCCATACTGACCGTACTTGAAACCTGAAGTCGTGCCCGTCTGGAGCAACATTCGTGTGACCAAGTTACCGCCAGACTGGTTGTCCGCTCCACCGATGACGTAGAAGACCGGATTGGTGACATCCGTTCCATCCGTGAACAGATGGCTGATTCCATCCAAGAACCTTCCAATCCCGTATGCCGGGCCTTTGTCCTGGTAGTAGGGAATGTCTTGCCGACCGAATCGTGGCATCCACTGATGCGGCACCGCGTAGCCCATCTTGAGACCCGCAGTGAAGATCTGAGCATCGTCCTTTGGACCATCCCATCCGTTCGGGATGAGAGCCGGGTTCGGGTAGCCGCTGGGACCAAAGAGTGTCTGCGGAACATCCGTCGTGACACCCTGCATGGTCATGCTCAGATCTTGGAACGGACGGAACAGCAACGATTTGGAGCCACGATCGAAGAAAGCCTCCGTGTCACGCGTAATCTCGGAATTCAGAACGACGTTGCCACCGTAAGCTGGTGCTGTCGGGGCATCGAGCCCGAGGCTCGGAAGGCGATTCCACGTTTGGATGTGAACCTTCGTGAAGTTTGCCTCGGGTGGATTCCCTGGCGCTCCCGTAGCAGCCGGGAATGTCGAATCCAGAGCAACCCCTGTCTGCTGTAGGATCTGAGCCGGAGGGCTCTGCATCGTCACCCGTTCGATCTTGTCAGCAACCCGCGCCATTCCTCCACGCCCAGGGTGATAGAGCAACGTCATGTTGACGAGACACTTGTAGTTGTACGGTTCCTCCAGAGTCTTGCCGGGAGCGGTCAACGGGTTGATGTTGGCCGCATTCCACGGATTTGCGCCGCCGCCAGCAACCGCTTCGATGTCCGTCAACGTAATGGTCATCGCCGCCGGACCAGAAGCAGAGCCCTCGCCATCCTCAGCGTTGTGCTCCATGGAGCGCCCCTCGGCCGACAGGGTGCCGGTCGAAGTCACATCGAACAGCGTGACCCCTTCGCTCAAGAATCGTACACGCAAACGATTGACCGCGCCCGTGGTCTTGGTCGTGTAGCCAACCGTTCCAGCGCCGATGACCTGGAAGGCTCCATTGTTCTGCGTGCTCTGATCATCCCCATACATGATGAGGTAAAGCTCAGAGGACGATCCCGTTTCATCCTTGCCGCCCGCAGTGAGCATGTCGTACAAGGTTCGCGAGCCACGGACCAACGGATACACGACCAAGCTCGGATCGTTGGCAAAGTCGCCGCTGCTTGTCAGGCTGTACCAGTCCCCTGCCGCGTCGAAGTCAAAGCCCGTAAGCTCGATCTCTCCCTCGCCTGCCGGAATCGTGCCCGGATCGGTGCTGTTATCGTGCAAGTCGGCGGTCGGATCGATGCCCGTGAGATTGAGAACGCTGTTGACGACCCCTCCGAGAACGATAAAGGGCTTCTCGAAATCCAACGAGCGAAGAGGATACATGGCCCCTGGATGCTCGGAGGGCGTCTCACCCGGTCCTGCTGGAATGAGAGCCTGGAGCCCGGCACCGGCCGTCTGCACGCCCGCGTTCGCTTGATCCGTGCTCGTCCACAGAAGCGTCACGGGATGCTGCATTCCCACTTCGGAAGTCGAGGCGTCCGCAGCCTTCCAGAATTCCTTGGGATTGATGAAGCGAACCGCACGAGTCGTGCCGTCACGGAACGTCTTTCGTGCGCCAACACTGCCGCTATCTCCACCGATGTACATGAAGATAGTCGTCCCGTTCATGAAGCCGGGCGTCGTGTTGTTCAAGTTGTTCATGAAGCCCGCTGGCTTGAAGTCCGCACCGGCACCCCAGAAAGTCAAGTCGTCGAAGGTCTGGATGAAACCACTGCTCATCGTGCCATCGTTGTCCAGCAACGACGTGACACGTGTCTGGATGGTAGCGGCATCGCTCCAGATCTCACGGATACCATCCGGGCCGTCCAGGGCTTCCGTCCCGTTCGGGTTGGGAGTAGCGCCGTCTTGGTCGAGATAGTCAACCTCTTGAACCAAGACTCCCTCCGTATCTCCGCCAGGAACACCCGACTGCTTCCACGTAGAGCGCAGTCGGTTGCGCATGAGAGCCGACACGTTGTGCAAGATCAGGCGCTCGTAATCCCAATCGCCCAGGTTGACGCCCCGTCGCATGTCGAGGAAATCGTCTTCGTGAATCTCGTCAGCGTACTTCCCGATGCTTCCAGGTCTCGTGTTGAAGAAGTAGACCGGCGTTCCCGACCCCACGACATTGCCAGGTAGCTCACGGCCACCGTGGAACAACGGGTCAGTCCCCCAACGACCACGACCACCGGCAGGAACACGAACAGTAGCAGGAGATACGGTCGTGTCGATGGAAGAGATCCCGATGACCTCATTGTCGATGACCATGAACACCTGTGAAAGTGTGTGGTTGGAGTCATCGAACCCAGAACCGATGAGATTGTCTACTTCGATGTCCGTATCCAGGGTGAATTGCGCCGCCGCCATGTCGTTGACCAAAGTCATCTGCGTGAGCAGCTTGGCCCCTTCCCGCGGATTCGTCAGAAGCGCAGCAGATGGATTCCGATTGAAAGCTCCGTTTTGGTTCGGATTTCCCGATAGGTTGACCGCCACGAACGGCTGATTGTTGCGCCGGAAGATCGCGCAGATGGGGATCGCATAGATGTAGCCGTCTATCGTCCCGAAGTCGTTGGTCGGATTTCCGTTCCCCGCACGCCACAAGCTAGGATCTCCTAGCTCCTCACGCATGTTGGTCCAGACGGCGTATGCCTGCGTGCTCGGGGTGCTCAAAGGCCCCTGAGCGCGGACATTGGGGTCATCCAGACCATCCGGGTACACATCCAGCGCCGGGCTCACACCAGCTCCCGAGCCCTCTCCAACGACGCGAATGCGATACTGAATCTGGACGCGCTCCGTCGTCTCAAACCCAATCGCGGGATCGATCAGATCATCATCGATGTTGGTCTGTCCGTACTCGACGTTGCCGTACTTCCAGATCTTGTCTGCCGCGGGCTTGTTGTCAGGCGAAGGGTTGGGAGCAACCAGGACGCGCCACGCCTCTAGGAAGATGAAATCGATCCGAGTATCGGAGTCGGGCGGCGGATTGAGGGTAACGATGTTGTCCGTGGCCCCGGCCTCGGTGTTGGCCGTCCCCACCACCGGAATGATCATCCCGTTGACGTTCGCCCAGACGATCGGAGCTAGCTCCTCTACCGCACCATTGTCATCGCGCTTCTGCTGACCGAAACGAAACTGATTGCTGTTGAGAGGATCGGTTACGAAGTCATCCTGAGGACGCGTTGGATCGAGGAAAAACCCTGAGTGGATCTGGCTGCGGACAAACTGCTGAAATGCCTCAGAGTCAGCCTGCTGGAGCAGATTAATCTCTGAGTCCAGCGGCGGTTTTCCAGCCTGGAAAACAGTGATCTGAAACTGACGCGCCAACGCCTCAAGGGTGCGAGAAACTCCGGGTCCGAAATCTGTTGTCATGGCTCAACTCCGCGGCCCATCAGAAAAGGATGGCATACGCAGCTAGATAGACCTTCGTGGTGCCGTTGTTGCGAAACGCGAGACGTATCAGTTTCCCTTTGTTGCAGAACGCCACGGGAAGAAGCCGCTGGACTTCGACCCAAGTCGTGCCGTCGTTGATGCTGATGTAGACCTGGAGATCGGCCGGCTCCTGGTCCGTCTCGATCACGTTGCGAAACGCCGGATTGTTCACTCCTGCTTGTGCGCCAAAGTCGGAGTGAATGTCTTCAGTGGTTTCACATTCGTAGATGTACCAGTAGACGACAAACTCATCGGTGCCTACCGGAATCCCGAAAGGGTCCAGAGTGAAGGGGCTGATGTCGATGGTGTCCGTGATCAAGAGCCCCGGCCGCGTTGGAGACGTGACCCCGTTGGCTTCCAGCATCGCCGTATTGATCGGCGCTTGCCCAGAAGTCCAAGGGCCTCCCGTTCCACGGCCCATCTGTGCGCGCGTCGTGAATTCGTCGCTCGTGTCTGGATCGATGAACAACCCGGTCAGATCCAGATCGTCAACATCCGTATCCAGCAAGAGAGGATTATACAAGACGTTCTCGTACTGCGGAAATTGAGCAAGTAGTCCTGCGTAGGCTTGCGCAACAACCGACCCAGGATCGGAGGAAGGCAAAACGAACGAATCCGAATCGACGTGAACCGTGACTCCCTCGGGCGTCGGAAGAATGTACTTCCCATTGAGCGGAACCGTCTCGCCCTCGGAAGGAACCTTCTCGACTTGAAGGATCTCGTTTGTTGCCCGATCGACTAGGATGCGCATCGAAATCACGATACCTGCGCCAGAGCGCAAGCTGTCCTACAAGTGCGCTCCTATAGGATGGAAAATGGGCCCTGGGAGCCTAGAAAACGGGGTACGGAAGGTCAATCCGGTTCAGATACGAGATCCACCAAGGCGCAACTCCGTGCATCCCGCCTCCAATTGTGTTGTACACACCAGCCACAACTTCCATGGGCGCAGTCAAGAGAGGGATCCCAGGATTGGAAGCTGGAAACGAAATATCACTTAAACGATCCATGTCTGCATTGAACAATGCCATCTTGACAACCAGACCTGTCCGTGATGTTTCGATGACCAGATAGAAGACATCGCCATTGTCTTCTGGAATAATTCCCGTATCCACAGCTTGCCATGACGAGGGTGCCAAACGACCAGTAATCCATCGGAATTGGGCTGGAGCTGGCGGCCCGACATTACCATCAACACGGATTCCAACATAGTTACCAGGAACAGGAGGAGGAAAACCTGGCGTCAGGATATTCACCAATGCGGGAGTGATTCCAACAGTGTTGAAAAGCTCTCCCTCCCCCAATCCAATATAGGCAACCATCTCACCAGCTACCACTTCATGTACAAGACCAAATTTGAACACCAAACGACAAACCTGATCCAAGCGGATACGGCTCGCTTTGGTCAGAAAACCGCTATAATCACCTGCCGGGTTGGTCGCAGGGAAAACTAGAATAGGTCCTTCTTGATGTCCTAGGGTAGGCCAGAGGATAGCTTGTGAAGGGCCGCCGGTCGGATTACCCGTATCCTCGTAGATGGTGTCCTCAAACACGCCATTCTGAGACAACTTATACGTCGCTGGCGGCCCCACAATATCAACGATGGTCGATGCGGTCAGTAGACCAATCCAGTCGGCAAACCGCGGAGCCTGATTCTGCCGCACGGTGACAGAACCATCTAGCTCGGGAAGCAGCGTGGCGTTGTCGAAACGAACCGTCTTGGCACGAGCCGCTGACCCGTAAGCAGTGTCGTTGGTCGCGTTGTCAACGCCAAAGTCTTTTGAGCCTGACTTCTCCGCGAAGAACACTTCACGCCGAAGCACAACCACTCGCGGAGTCGAGCCTCCGAGACCAGGATCGCTGATCGTAGTTGGAAGGCTCGTGATTCCCCCAAGAGCCGTCACTTGCCGACCCAGAACCGAAACATCGCGCGTCTCCGAGTAACCCCAGAGACCGAAGCTAGCTCCGGTGTCGGTGTCATCGAGGATCTCAAAGACGCCAGTGCTCGGTCCGGTCCAGATCTGATCGAGCACGATCTCTACAGGGTTCGGAGCAACACCACTCGCCCCAACGTATGGAGGCGTAGGCGTACCAGCGGCGTTCGTGTTGGCGAGATCGATGCCCGCGCGGACACGACCGCTGTAGAGATCGATGTCGTCTGTTCCAGGGCGACCAACTACTCGCGCACCCGTACCAAGCTGGCTTTCTTCCATCGAGAAGGGCACGCAAGCAGCAAACAGAACAACCTCCAGCCGAGGATTTGTCGTCCCGGCTCCTCCGATGATCCCGTTGGGAATGATGTCGCCCACGCCACCATTGGAAACAACAGGCGGCTCATGGCTCAGCCGAACGAGACCCGCAGAATAGTCAACTTCAAGGTACTGGTCCTCGGTGACCGCAGGACTGATCACGAGATTGCCGCGCGTCTCGATAGGTTTGTCAAAGTCGGGAATCGGATTGTCCGAGCCGTCATTCTTCGCCGGATACAAGACCATGCGGAAGCCCAGATCGAGCAAGCTGCCCGGATTCGGGGCTTCATCAAGCGCTGCGGGAACGACCCGTTTGGACGTGTCCCAGATCGCCTTGTCCGGCCCAGAGAAACTCGACCCGCCAGGTTGTGATGTACCCGCTACGCCCTGAGAAATCTGCTTCTCGAAACGAGCAACTTCGTGGGGATCGATGAGGTTCTGGAGCCGACAGGCTTCCACCTTGTCAACATTGAACGGCCCTTGCCAGAGATCGGAAACCGGATCGTGAACCGTGTACACCAAGTCATGCTTGGGGCCTACGGCATCCTGCAAGAACGGCCCAGGGCCGAAGTACGTGTGGCCTGTCTCGGGCGCAACCTCTGCGGTACGACCCAACACGAAACCAGTCGGAGGCCCTACCTCCACGTCGTAGCAAGGGAACCATCCAAGCGTCGCGGCCGGAGTACCAAACGTCAGATCCGTGTCATCCTCAGACTGGATGTCGTAGACCCGAAGAATGCGGCCAACATCCGCGCCGCTCGATGCAATCGGCGTCGAAGGATGGTCGGAGATGAACGTCAGACCAATCTCATTCGTGGGCGTCGCCGCAGCCGTGGTGTCTACTTGAGCCAGTCCCTTGCGCAAGGGAATCGGAATCGGCATCGTCATCCGACCCAGATACCTATCCGCGCTCCCTAGAACACCCGAAGGCGTCTCGCCTGGGTTGGCGTCAAAACCTCCCTGCCGCCATGCTCCAGAGCCCCCATCGTACGGAGGGTACAGATCGGACGATGCTGAGACCTCGGGCGACACTACAGCAAACACACGTTCTTGCCCTGGCCCAGGACCCGAGTCGGGAATGGCTGCAAGCCGTGTCACGTAGGGCTTGATGACCGTGATCGCACGAATCGTTCGCGGAAATGGGCCCGTCAGATCGAAGTAGGGCGCGAGCGACTTGTTCGGATGTAGCTCAAGCGTGTCTGTTGTCGCGCTGGCAACACGGAAGATCTCGTAGCGTGCCGTGTCGATAAACTCCGGCCGCGCTCCCATTGCGGTTTCGCCGGCTGGAATCGAGCCTGCATTGGCTCCGTCATCTGTGATAATGACATACAAGCCACCGTTCGGCTCAGCCGAATCTCCGATCGTGAACACTGGAATGTCTGCACCGTAGCCGTCCGCCAACGTAGAGGCGACTGCGGGGTTTCCATCCGGTCGCGTGAACATCGTAAGCTCATCGCCACCATTCGGACCCGTAGCGAGATTGACTTGCCAGGTCCAGTCACAGAAAGGCGATTTGAGCGTAGGGCCTACAACTTCGTAGCTGATCGGATGACCGACTAGAGCCGGACCTTTGTACCCAAACCGATTGGTTCGCCAATTGAAGGGCACAAAGTCAATGTCTGGCACGCCCCGACGACCGAGTTTGGTCGTCTTGGCACGGATCGGAATCGGAACCTCACTCGTGTCAGCCCTGGCCTCGTTGGTCGCATTCGCCGTGATCCCAGCACCGTATCCGTAGTTGTACGAAGCCGCCCACGAACCCGAAAACCCACGGATAATGTCGGCCGCAAGTACCGATCTAGCCGCCGTACTGGAGGTTTCGCGCTCAAAGTGCTCCTGCCAAGGCTGACGTGAAGTAGTCGTGGCCGCAGCTTTCGCCAGCGCCTTGCGTAGCTCTTCGAGTTTCTCTTCATCGAGATCGGTGAAGTCAACCATGTCTCTACTCCGGCCGGAGAATCTCGATGCCTACCAGACCCACCATGTTAGCCGTGCTGTCATCTGGACCGCCCGACACCCAATCCAAAACGGTTGCCGCAGCCTGTTTGATGATGACACGAACGAGAATGGGGACCTCACCATCGCTGTTCACGGCCAAGTTGATCGCGGGCCCTACGTTGACGAGCACATCGCTTATCCGGTGTCCGTACTGTGCGTCGCGGCTATCGACCGTTTGCGTTCCGATGACCTTGCATCCAGCTCCGTCGAGTAAGGGATCTTGCTTCGACGGCCCAAAACCATCCCGCCGCCCAAGGTCCATCCAAGTCGTGAGCCCTGGCACCTTGACCATGATGGCCATGAAAACCGATCCGGGCCCCGGCGCAGCATACTCGTAGTCGGAAAGATTCAACCCGTGAACGCGAACACGGAAAAACGATTGCCCAGCAACCTGCCCTACGATCGGGCTCGCGTCCCTGGAGAAACCGAGATCGAAAGCACGTAGGTACTCTCGCTGTGCGTCAGCGACTCCGCTGTAGTCAAACTGCGTTGGCGTGACATCGCCCGGACTGGCGGGACGATAGCCAACCGTGTAGTCAATATGCGGGTAAAGGACAATCCCACGGGAAGGTAGCGGCGCTATCACCCCATCCGAGATTGGCGGGTTGCGATCGGGCAACCCTGCTACTTGAGCTTCTGATGCAACGGTCGGCGCTGTAGCCAAATCTTTCGTGTAGTGGTCTTGCTGAATGAACGAAAGTATCGTGGCAGTACCGTTTGCTCCTACACGAACAGGAACATCGATGAAACCGCTCGGACCAAACGGTAATCCAGGCCCAGCCAAGTTACCCTTCGACCCATCCCAAGTCGGGTCAAAGGCTCCGGCATCAAATGTGTTAATTGCGTAGCGATAGACCTCATCCAAGAACCTCTCTTCGGTGTCCTTGAGAGAAGTCTCCAGGCTCGCGCGTGCGGGACTACCTGAGCCGCCTGTTTGGAAGTTGCCATACACGCCGATGTCATCGGTTGGGTTCTGGCTCGTGCTGTGGAACAGAAAGAGAGTGCCGCCAGGACGGGGGAACAGAGCCTCAAGAACCGTGTCCGCAGGAAGCTGATGCCCAAGAGGCTTTCGGAAGAAAGCTCGAATGCGAGCATCCGTCGAGAAGTGCGGAAGATTCTGGTCCCCGTTGAACGTCATTGGATCAGCCGGAACCAAGAGAAGGTCGGCCGTATCCGCCGGAAGAGGACCATTAAGAACGCTCCAAGGACCGTGACCGCTTGCGCTATCTAGCTGATCGTAGCGGAATTCGATACGCTCACCACCCGGACCACCACTCACCGTGCCAGCAAAAGTAGCCGTGGCACTCGGTGCGTTCGTGCTACCGGGCTCGGCACCGAAGATACCCTGAAACACGAACAGAGGATCTTGATGCCATATCCCCCAAGAGACCTCAACGGATGTTATTGGATTATTCCCTAATCTGTAGCTGTTCTCCCACACATCGCTGAGCGTGAGATTCATGTTGGGAATCGTCCACTTGGAACCCACCGTCCCAGGAACCCAATACTTGATCCCCGAAACCGCCATCACTTCGTCCACAGTCACGAACACGTCGTAACCAATGGCATCGATGGTGAACGTCGTGAAGTCGTCTGGATCTTCGTAGATGGCACCACGCACCACGTGGTATCCCGGCGACACGTCAAACGGAGGAGCGGGCTCAGCCAGATTGTCTGTGCTCTCGGGAGACGAGTAGTCGAGCAAGCTGGAGCTATAGATCTCGTATCCGTCCGTCACATCGTCCGGCAAGATGCCGTCTCGTGCCCACTTCTCAAAGTCCCCCTCCTTCTGGAAATGAACGAGCAACCAGGATCCGTGATCGGTCGGCGCGGGCCAGACGTTGTGCTGGAACGTGAACCGGTGGCGATAGCGAGCAAGCTGGAATTGCCAATAGTCGTCTGGCAAGTCCGCGTAGTCTCCCGCTTGTATCAAGAGCGTCGCGAAGTCGGCTGACACGTCTGGCTTGTCGAAGTAGCGAAACTTCTCAGTCGCGGGCGTGTAGGGAAGCCCGGTGACGCCACCAAAGCCATCAGCCGTATCGCTGTAGTCACTCAGATACGGAAGCCTGTAGCGGAAGAAGTTGTTGTCGTTGCCTCCGCCGGTCGCCGCAGTCGTGCCTCCCAAGATGGGGATTCCACCGACCACCACCGGGACACCCGCGTTGGGATCTGTGCCCAAGCGAACCTGTCCGGCTCCGGGGTCGGGCACGTTGTAGGGAGCGGGCAAAGGAGCCCCAGAGCCTTGCACCAAGCCCGTGTGTAGCTCACGAAGCTGATACTGACCCGCCGCGCGGCCCGGATAGGCGAAGATGTTGGGATCGCCCTCTGTGAAGATCCCTCCGGGCGCTCCATCGCAATCGTCCAAGATGCCTTGTCCGCACAGAACGGCTGCGACAACGCGATTGGTCAGAGGTTGCGCCAGGAAGTCACCGATCGAGCCCCCAGCGGGCCAATGCAACAGAGCCAGAACACCCCGATCGGCAGGATAGAGCATTCCCGAAACGACCACCGGCTGGAAAGCACCACCCGCAGTGGGGAAGATCCGTGTAGTCTCGATGATCGGACTACCGCCCATTTGCGGTCGTGTGAAACCACCCTGATGGCACCAACCCACGCCTCCACCAGTGTAGGTGGGATCTGGCGTTCCGGCCGGATCGATGTTGAACGTGGGGTCTGTCTCTGGATCGTTCCCACCCGGATCGAATGGAGGATTATCGGAAGCGACCTCGGGGATGTAGTTGTAGTAGGGGTAGACCGCCAGATCGTCGTTGGGGTCATTCGGATCTGGCGGCGTGACGGTTCCTCGCGCGATGTGACCCGCATCGTTGAGTTTGAGCACGCCCCAATCGGGCACACCGGAGATGATCGAGACCGTCTCAAGATTGGTCTGCCAGTTGCCAACCGTGCCTGGACGCGGAGGAATCAGAGCAGCGATCTCGTCCAGATCACCCTGCACGTCATCGTTGTCGTAGAAACCGTCCGTAGTCGTTGTCGAGATCGCTGACGCGGGATGGGCAGCCTGCGGATCGTTAACGTGGGCTCGGAGCCCAGGCAAGCCTCCAGCGCCCGTGGCGAGATCGTTGGTAAACGAATTTGCATCGACACTGTTCTGGTTGGCCTTACCAGTGCCCGTCTTGATGTCGTTGGGATCTCCGCTGCGAGGCATGGCTACTCTCCATTTCCAACCGTCAGCAAGAGACCTTTGGTTCGGTAGATACCGGCGCAGGAGCGGTTGTCGTTCGTAACGTCGAGAAACTTGATCGTGTTGTCTTCATCTAGCTCTGCCCAACGAGTGATCACAACCAACAGCATCTCATCCTTGCGGAACAACATCGTGTCTTGTGTGGACCTCGCCAGGAGCGGTAAAAACACCTTGTGCCGATTCACACCGCTCAAAGGCTGTGAGAACGCCGAAGGGCGGTAGGTGTCTGGGTTGATGATCGGGTAGCAGGACCGGAATTCGATGTCCTTGACCGGAAGCTGATCCGCTCCAACGCCGCCTACCGTGTAGGCTTGCGTTCCATCCGCCGGAACCATCGGATGCAGCGACAGAAGCCCGGTGTCCGCATCGAAGTCATCAATGCTGATGTTTGCCGTCGCCACAAAGTACCACTCGCCCGGAAACTCATCGCCCGGAGGAGGCGGTTGCGAGCTAGAGCTTCCGTCGTTGACCGGAATCTGATCGAGCGGAGCTACATACGGATACGGTAGCTGGACTCCTCCCATTCCCACGGTCCCTGTCCAAAGCTCGGGAGAGATCGCCAGAGGCTCGACAACGACTTCCGCGGGCATCGGACCACCCGCTCCGGTCCATGGGAAACTGGTGATCGTCGTGTGAATCGTGCCTTCTTTCACTCCCGCCGTCTGCGGCGCATTGGAGCGATAGTACACACCGACCTGATAGCCCGCACCCGCCGGTCCGGCCTGCGGAATCGCATCTTGCCCAAACCAGGCCACGGCTACCAACGTCTGCCCGGCTCCCGAGAGCGGAACCGCAGGGATGATTCCCGTATTGGCAAGCTGCACGAAGCGAGACGAGCTACCGTAGTCGGTGTTCCCGTCATCGATCACTCGGCCGCCCAAGTCGTTCTGGTCCGTCAGGCTCATGGACGTGACAAACGATCCCCAGGCTCGACGTGGAAGCACGAAGGTGAGATTGTCTCGGCTCACGAGCAATTCGGGCGTGATCGAGCCGATGGGAGCCCCAGCATTCCCACCACCGCCAGAGGGATCGTTGGCAATGTACTCCAGGTTGATCTCACGGAACCCCGAGCGGAACGCTGGAGCGATGGGGTTTTCCATGTCCCTCGGGCGCTGCGTCAACGTAATGTCGTTTTCGACATACGGCCCAAACGGGAACGGATCGGTGTCTTGGTCCGTCAACTCCACGTCTGGCGTGCAGGTCGAGCCGCCACCGGGCGGATACGTGATCTCCAACTCCACGAAGATGCGGCGCTGAGATCCAACGTCGCCCGATGCTTGGGTTCCCACCATGTCATGCGTAGCTCCAGGCAAGCCGCCATTGACCTGAGTGGTGTTCGCATCGATCTGGACCGTCACATGCTCCGTTCCCAGCCCGGTGATCACCGATACCTGGGCCTCCTGAGCCACGACCACATCGAAGTTTCCGTCATCGTGGAAAACGGACAGGATGTCCGTGATCTGCGTCCCTGCGGGCATGAAGTCGAAGATGTCTCCCGTGGGCAACGTCGCGTCTGCTGGATTGAAGTTGCCCAGCGTCGATCCGTTGAGAGCAGCCAAGTCGATATGGATAGTGTCCTCTTCGGCCCACCCGAGATACGCGCCAGCATACGCGGCTCGTGCGACGTACTTGCCTGCATTCGAGCCAATGTCGTCCGTGGGAGACAATTCCAGCACGAAGTGCTCGACCACGGACTGATCGCCAAACCTCCGACAGACATGATCGAAGTTTCGGATCGTCTCACCGTTTGTGGTGTCGCCAGACAGAGGCGGCGTTCCGTTGAGCCCCGGAGGATTGGTCTCCGTGCGGCCGATCTGGTCACAAACGAGGAATTGTGTCGAAACGTCCCCCGTCCCGGCTCCCATCACTTGCTTGTCAGCCGTATCGATCGCCCACGTGCGGAAGTTTCCGTCCAGCAGAGCCTTCATCTGAAACTGTAGCTCTGCCGCGAGATCAACACCCATGAGATTGACGTGGCGGCGAAGGTCGAGCAAGTCCGTCTCGACAATGGCGTCCGCGAAGTACTTGTCCGGGCGATCAGACTCGGCTACGTCTACTGGATCGTAGAGATTCGGATTCGTGAACAAGGCATGGTCGTGCGTCAATGCCCCGTTGGTGTTCGTAGCTGGTGTCCAGCCACCGCCCAGACCGCCGTTGTATGCATCGTTCCGGCGAAAGACAAAACCGATTGGAATCGCATAGCAGTAGCCATCCACCGTCCCGAGAGCAACCGACGATGCCGAGGTTCCGTTGCCTGCGATGTAGAGACCGTTGTCCCGAATGCCGTAGCCAATCCCCGGACCTCCAACCTCGTCTCGCGCGTCTGAGTTGTTGATGACCGTCGTCAGATCGGCAGGAACAAACGGATACAAAGCTACCGGAGCCGTCTGCGCTCCCTGTGCCATGATGGCTGGGTTGCTGAAGCCGTCTGGCTGGAGTTTGTAGTTGATGCCTTCGGGAATGCCCGTTACGCGAATGCGATACTGGACCTGGACCCTACGCGCCGTCTCGGCGTTGATTGCGGGATCGGCCAAGTCATCCGGCAATGCGACCGTAGTAGACGATTGCACATTGCCATGTCGGTAGATCAAGTCCTGCGTCGGCTTGTTGACCGTATCGACGCCGCCTGTGAGGTTCAAGCCCGAGGGGGTGATCGAAGCTGGTACGGATGACGAAATGCCAATCAGGTTTCCTGCCGTACCCGACACGAGAGCAATGATGGTCACCAAGTTGGCGACCACTTGCGTCCGAACGGTTCCTACATTGGCCGTGATCGACGCGGCCAGGTTTGCTGCGGTAGCCGGCGCCGTGCCTCCAATCTGAAACTGATTCAAACCAGGAGGCCCTATCACAGCCGTGAGAACGATCCCATCTACCGTAACGAAGTCGCCGGGGTTCACCGTCTGCGGACTGACGACCAACATCGTTCCCGTGGCATTGGGGCTGTCGCGAACCTCAGCCAACCAAACCTCTAGGAAAACAAAGTCTGTTCGCTTGAACGAAGGCGGCGTCCCGTCGTACACCGTTGGAGCGTTGAGTGTGATCAGATTGTCGTTTGGCGTGTCCGTGTTCGTGAATTCGACATCCACGTAGTGCCCTGCGACAAGCGCTTGCCTTCTCCGCATGTGAAATGTGTTCGCGGTGAAGTCTGGATTGAGCACGGGACCGGGAAGCCACGGCGCATCGAAGCTGAAGTCATCGTAGGGGTCAGCACGCGTCTGCCCACGCAACCATCCCGAGTGGACATTGTGCTGGAGCACGTGGCGCTGGAATAGCTCGCGAACGTCCTGCTGGAGAACACCCTCGGCATCCAGAATCGGCTTGGTGCTCTGGTAAACGAGAGTGTCCCACGCCGTCTCTCCCGGCAGGAGATACCGAGAAAGCGTCGAGGACGGGAAATATCTTTCGTGGCGCGCCATCGCTAGGCCACCCTCCGGCTCTTGCATTTGCCGAATTCAGATTCGTCCTTCGGGACGAGACATGAAGGACATCGTTTCAAAAAGAAAGCCTCCACGTGACTGCCAACACCGCTGTCGCGGGTTTCGAGATGACCTCAAAAGTCAGGTAGTTGACCTGCATGTCGTAGAGCGTGACATCGATCGTCGGATCGTATGGCTGCCCTCCTTGCCCCGCGAAGTTGGGGTTCGGGTTCGTGACGGTTGGGTTGTCCGAGATGGTGGACATCAGCCCCATCTCGTTGAGAGGACCAACCGCTTCCGACTGGTTGAAGATGGTGGTGAAATTCACCACGTTCGTTGGGATCGACACTGCCGCTCCAGAGCTATCGCGGAACGTGGTCGAATCGAATGCCTTGCGCTCGATCTCGTTGTTGAGCCTTCTCTGCTCGACCGGCGGCGCATCGGGATTGAGAATGGCCCCGAGTGCTCCGGTGCCCACGGCAAGCATGTTGATTCCGTGCGGCGGCTCGGCATTGTCCTTGTAGAGACGCGCAGTCAGAATCCCCGCATCGAGAAGAACGATGTTGTCCTTTTGCCAATAGCAAAGAACCTCACCGGTCCGTGCGTCACGCATGTCAAAGGTCACCAAGCCCTTCACACGCAACCCGAGGTTTTCCTCATGCTGGTTGTGCAAGGCGAATTTCATCGCCGTTTTGGCGCGCCTTATGGAGTCGTGTTTGAGCATGAGGATCTCCGCTGTCGATTGTGGAATTTCATAGGCTCGCTACCGGCTACGGATAGGGCACCTGCTTGCCAAAGTAGAGGACTTGAGTCGTGCCTCCGAGGGTGTCGTAGAGGAACCCGATGACACCCATCGGCACCATACCGGAGAGGCTCCCAGAGCCCGTTGGAGGCAGCATTGGAGGCGGAGGCCCCCAAGCCCCCTGATTGAGATTCCCGTATGTGGTTGCGCTCCCGCCGCTCCAGGCCATGACCTGATTCGGAACCTGGAAAGCACTTCCGCCGGCCGGAGCCACCCCAGGAGTGCCATCCGTGAACGTGATCTTGTCAACCTCCGTGAACGCCAGGCCGTCGAGGGAAAGCTCATGTAGGCCAGCCAGCTTTCCCTGGCTGTCACAGAACGAAGAAAGCCGACCGGTCAATCCTCCATTATCCACTTCCAAGAAGTCGATGTTCTCGTACATCCCTTCCGGCAGCGTCATCGCGAAATCGACGTAACGATACGGGTCATTCAGGATGAAGTCGGGATCGGTGCTGAGCGTGTCCGTGGGATCGTTGACCTTCGACCCAAACGTAGGCACCGGCTCCGTTCCCGTCACGAGACTCTTGGTGAAGGGCGGAGTCCCTTCATTGAGCAGCGTGATGCCTTCCAGCAAAGGCTGCGAAGTCAGATAGGATGTCGTGACTGGCTCGCCGGGTGCGGCGCGAACCGTGGCGGGAATGTGAACAGAGGCGGGATCAACGACCACCCCGGCATCATTTGCTTCGGGGTTGATCGAGGCATTCGGATCAAAATTAGGATCAGGAGGCGCAATCAACAACGGACGGAAGGTCAGCCCGTCGTTGAGCGTGATGGTTTGTAGCTCGCGGTTGAATGTGAACGAATCCGGGGTGAGGATTACGACCTCCCCCTCACTATCCACATACTCAAGGTTGAACACCCTGTCCGCAGTGATGTTGGTGACTCTGAGCGAAATGGTTGTCGCATTGACCGTCGTCACCGTGACTTCTTCTACGGAGACATCCGCACCAAGCTCACCACCCGAAACGACGTTGTACTGATTGAGCACCATGTGGTGCGGCGCAATCAGATCTTCGCTCGGATACTCGTAGATCCGATAGCGAACCTCTCCCCATCGCTGCTGCGTGACCGACGCTGGGTCGAGCGCTCCAAAGGCCACAAACCCGATGTGCGGGGGCGTCAGCGACATGAGTTGCGTGAGCAACGTGTCCTGAAGCTGTGGGTTATCTAGCTGAGGAAGATGCCTGTACTCGACGTTGATCCAGCCTGCGCTTGGTTCTGTGATCTGCGTCGCGAAGTCTCCCGTGAAGTAAGGCGGCGGGGGCAAGTCTGGGCGAAGAATCGTGACACCCCATGTCGGATCGCGATGGATGCGAACCTTGATGGTAGAGCGCCAATCCATCTCCTCGACCACGGCTGAAAGATCACTATTTGGCACCGTCAACGAATCGGTGCGTGGGATCTCCCAATTGTCGATGTCTGCGAAGTCGCCCCCAAGCCAAACACCCAACGTGCGCTTGACCGTTGCAGGCGGCGTAACGACCACAGAAAAACTCTCTAGCTCAGCCGTTGCCGCTGTCGTACTGCCGCCGAACCCATAGGCAACACCATCAGTAGGCGTGAACGTGAAATTGGCGAAGAACGTGACTGTGCCGACCACCGTATCATCAAGGACTACAGTGACGGCATCCGAGTCTGGATCGATGAGCACTCGATAGGTGTGAAGATCTCCGTCTTGCCAATCGAAGTCGTAAGTAGCAACGTCAGCCCCGGAGTTGACATCGAACAACACAACGCGAGCAGGGTTGAGACCAACAGGCACACGCAACGTTATGCCGACGCCACGTGTGATACCGACATCATCTGCATCCGTGGTCCAGTAGAGCCCCGTGTTGCCAGATACGTCAGCCGTCGTCAGAGACCCGACCCGGAGACGCATCTCCATGATGCGCCCCTTGCTCGGGAGCGGGTCAGGATAGTAGTCCGTGAATTTCACCGCGTAGGAGAGCGTCTCTCCAGCTACTTGCTGATACTGAATCCGCTGGCCCTGGACGGATTCCAGTGTCAACGATCCCGCCTTGACCCACCCATCGCCATCGTCCGTGACTTGCCGCTCGGGCAGAAGCAGCCCAGAAAGTGAAATGGAGGGAAGAGTGCCAATCAGCCGTCGCTCAGTTACGGTTTCTTCGTAGGCCAACGTCGCAAGACGGACTTCACGCTCTCCATCGCGGACAACGATGTGAGCATCTCCTGATCCTCGGAGACCGCTCTCGACTCGGTAGGTGGCGTCTAGGTCGAGTGCTTGAGTCCTATCGAGGAACGCTTCCACTCGGCCGTACCCGAACGTCAGGTCGATACCATTGACGCCGGGCTGGTTGTTGTCCGACGTGCTCTTGAGCAACAGCGTGTCGGCGCTCGAATCGATCTCGGAGAAGCCGAACTCCTGACTGACAAACCAGATGTTGTTTGGATCGTCCTCTGGCTTGTCGTTCATCTCGGCCGCGACCACGACGCCGCGGAAGTGGTGAACCGTTGCGGCATCCTCGACTCCGTACCGGACAAAGCTCCACAAACTTCGCCCTGTCGCCTTCCGACTGAGCGATCCCCAGAACACCTGACCACGATCCGACGTGGGGAACAGCAGCACCGAATCTGCGGGCTTGGGAAGCCTCGGCACGCCACCTTCCATCGTCAAGACAAGTCCCGTGAGACTGCCGCCGACGTAGAGTTGCGCCCACCCCTCGGGAGTGTCCTTGATGTCATTCAGGATGACCAGGCGATAGGTTATCGCACTCGACAGGTCACCATCGCCGTCCCACTTGATCTCAAAGTAGCCAGTGAAGAAGGCATTGCCGAACAAGGACGGATCGTTGGGGAAAGCTGTGCTGTCAGAAACCGTGACCGTCGCCGTGTCGTCCGTGTTGTCCACGATCTCCACGATCTCGTAGACACCAGCCTGAGTGCCTTCAAGAATCTGAATACGAGAACCCTCGGCGCAGAAAACATGCTCGCGGACGATTGACGGAATGTCCGATTGCAGCATGGTGAACGTGGTAGACGACGTAATCGTGATCTCGGTCGCGAGCGCAATCTCCCAAGACTCGACTTCTTCGGGCCGAGTGGGCTCAGTCAGCATACCTATGTGCTGCACGTCGTTGATGAGCAACGCGCCCACAAGGTACAAGTGATCGTCGTTGTGTGCTCCGAACCCCACCCCGGTAAACACGCCATCCGTCTGGAACGGAACCTCCGTGTTCCCTCTGTCAACCACGAACCGCGGGACAACGATCACGGTAGAGGGAAGCGACGTGTTGATCTCACGCGAGTAGATCGTCGGCTGTCCGGTGCTGTACGATCCTGTCAGCGCATCATCGACGGGGAAGATACCCGACGTAGCGATGTCGTCCGGGTTCTCATCCTGCGCATTGACTCCAAGCAGCGACCAAACGGGATCAGCCTCGACAGGATCGGTCGTGCCATCGTAGGCAACTGACTCTCCAACTGCCTCGATCTCTCTGTCTGGCAGCGCGACCGTGTGATTGCTGCGGTTCAACAGCAACGTGGTCGGGCTGTTCAACGCTGCCGTGTATGCCTTCTCAAACCCCAGGAACCGATGACTGATGTACAGCGGCTCGCGGGGAGTCTGCGGAGCGAGCACGAGCCCAAACTGGAAACGTTCGCCCTCTTTGGATCCCCCTCCCGGCAACATCGCCGCGGGAGAGAAGACCGTGTTGTTCCCTGGGTGGATGTCGTACTTGTTGAGCACGACCCCCAACGTATTCAGCCCTGCGAATTCGAAGACGGGTGACGGGAACCACGTGTAGTCTACCCCCACCGTCATCGTCCCCGGCGGCATCAACGGGATCGGGATGGTGGTCGTAATCACACCGAGGTACGGGTTGACCGAAGAGACCTCTACCGGAGTCCCGTTGACACGAACCGTGACATCCTGCTTCGTGGCAGGAGTCGCATCGCCCCATCCCTTCACCAGCGGCCCGCAATCGACAAGGAGCGTATCGTTGGTGATTCCGTCATTCCCCTGAAACGTCGCGCCCTGGCCGTGCAAGAAATTCCAGGCCCCAGAGAACACGGTCTGGGAGGACGTGAAGTCCACGCTCTGGAGCGGAAACAGTTGAACGTCGTAGGCTCCGGTCGGGTCGAGTATGAATTCCGCACCGCCGGGAATAGTCGCGGCTCCCGTAAAGGAGCCCGTGAGCGCGGAGGCGATGGGTGCTCCGTCCACCAAGATCGTGAACGTATCCGCCTTCTGATTGCGAACGAGACCAAACGTGTAAGGGCCAGCCGTGCTCCAATTCGTCGGAGATGAGATAAAGTACGCCCCGCTCGTTACCTCGATGTGATCGATTCCTGCGATGCGCTTGAGCGTGAAGAGGGCTTCGACTGCGCCATCTGAGATTCTGAAAGTCGCTAGCGTCGTATCGAACAACGGAGGCACGAACGATGCAGACGGCACATCGATCGTGACCTCGCATCGGAATGAAGAAGCTGGCAGAACCTTCCCGCTGGTATCGATGAATTGCCATCCGTACCCGGCAGTAGGGGTCTTGGTCAGCAACAGTCGACCGGCACCGATAGTAGAGGTTCCGGTTCCTATCTCGACTCCCGCGAAAGTGGTTGCCGTGCTCGGGAGGTACGTGCCGTCGAAGATGATGGCATCAGCCGGGCTGATCACCGTGTTGTACGACACGGAAGTCATGCCCTGCACATCCAAGGTCACAACCGAAGCATCCCCTCCAGTTGGATGGGTGATCGTGTTGATCGTCAGAGGAACGGGATAGGACGAGTTGAATTGGTACGCCGTTTTGTCCTTGATGCCAGGCGTAAACTGAGCCTCCGTGAGCATGATCTCATCGAAGGTAATCTCCACCGTGTCGCCGGAAGGCGGCGTCATCGTGTACGAAGGAGGATCGCCCTTCGTCAACACAGAGGAAGCGATGCTTCCTGGCGGAATCAACGGCTGGCCTGACCACGTTTTGATCCCGAGGGCTTCTATGTCGTAGCGACCACCAAGCGTCGTACCCGTATGCGTGACAATTGCCGACGTGGGGCCATACGCATCCGTCGTTCCCACCGCAACGCTCACGGCTGTAGTCGGCGCGGCACCAAAGACAGGCGTGAAAACGTAGCTTGCGGGATTGAAGAAAGCCGTGTTCTCGGCCACCGCAGTCGAGAAGAAAACCTCAGTCTGAAACCCGTTGATCGACGTGACACTCGTGACGGTGCCCGCGACCATCCCCAAGCTGCCGTAGGATCCCAACCCGTAGGCCGTCCCTCCGTAGCCGCCCATGATCGGAAACGCGAAGGGCGGAGGCGTCGTAGCTCCGTATGCTCCTACGCCATACGGAATGCCCCCGTAGCCGCTCCCGACCCCATGAGGCGCAGGCACAAGGACGCCACCCGTGGACCCGTAAGGACCCGAACCGAACGGAACGTGTCCAAAGCCATTCGACATACACTACGCCGTTCCGGTAACGGCTACGACAAGGCCATCCCCCGTGAGCAAAGTCGAAGCGCCCGGAGGCTGATCCATGCGAATCTCCATGGTGCTATTGGGTGGAATCAACAAAGGAAAAGGCGGAATAAGAGGCAGAATGGCTGGCACATTAGGGGCCAGAGTGGTCACGTCAAAAGGAGTAATCAACGCCCCAATTAAAACACCAACTGGGTCTCTCACGTCAATACTGATGGTTATATTACCCGGAGGAAACACAGGCGTGACAGCTATGTTTACCATCACGGACACCGCTACCGGAGTAAACCCTGCCGAAAACTGAAGAATGTCATACTCACGGATCGTGTTGGGAGCCGGTACGCCGACCGGAATCAACATCTGACGCGAGAGCAGCTTCTCCGCAGTTGCTCCTACTCCGTTGGCCGCGGCGGTGATCCGCCCATAAGCATCAACTGTGAGATTGGTGTTCGTGTACGCGCCGGGAACGACTCCGGTCGTGATCATGTCCACTGTGGCCGGACCGTCATCCGCGCCACCAACAACAACACTGATTCGCCCCGGCGTTCCGGTCAGCACCCGATTGTTCGTGAGCGCACCAACAGGGCCACTGAAGGTGACATAAGGAGCCGAGATTGGCGCTCCTCCGCCGCCACCCGCCGTCAAATCGAAGAGAATCCCGCCCGGATCTTTGTACCAGGGCACCCCAGGTACACTGGCCGGAGCTGTGCCGTCCGAAACGAAGATACCCGACTGACCCGCTGGGATAGTCGTGTGCGCGATCTGAGGCATCTTGAGAACGGCGTCCAGCGTAAGAATCTGGTTGGTGGCTCCCCACAACCGTGCCGTATCTGGATAGGTGCCCGCAGTAAAAAGAGCCCCGCCGCCCGGTGTGAAGTCTCCAAGGAACGTATTGAGCGCTCCCGCTATCGAGTCCGAGATAAACACCAGATCGGCAGTCGGCCCCGTATGCGTCGTTGTCAACGTAATCGGGTTTCCAGCGCCGGGCCACGTCGCCAAAATTCCCGTGTTGAGTTGGAGCGCCTCCTGAATACCTCCAGGCCCGGCCCAAACCTCACCACCCGTGAACGTGATGTCCGCCTTTCCGTTGCTCGTAGCGAAAGTGATGATTCCAGCGGGAGCACCGGAGTCTACGAAGTTTGCACCCGCAACGAGTGTTGCAGGCGTCGCCGTCTCTGGATTCGGGATCTGGACGGTCCCAAACGCTTCGGTGGCTAAAGGGGCTGCCGTAATGCCCGGTGCAAGGAAGATATCTCCCGCGATACTAGCGAGCCCAACCGCGTTGGAGTCTACGTTGCCGCCCATGACATAGACGGTCCCGCCTGCCGGAGAATCCACGCCAGCGATGGCATAGGCCGATCCGCCCATGACGATGACCGACCCCATAGCGGGAGAAGCACCGCCTGTTGCCGTGTTCCCCTGGCCGCTGTAGCTCTGAAGCCGCAGATTGTAGTTTCGGAACAACGCCCCGCCTGGGGTGTTCTGGCCCGCGATGATCAGACCGTTTGCTCCGACCGAGCTATCGCTCCAGATCAAGTTGCCAAGCTCAATCATCGGGCCACTGCCGAAGAAGTTGGAGCGCAACGCCATCTCCGGCGCGTTGATCGCTCCGATCTCGGTAGCCGTTACAACACGAAGCGTTCCGTCCCCGGTCGCATCCTCTAGTGGCGGAGGATTGGTGGGGACACCCGAACCATGGATCTCTACAGCATCGGCATCGGCCGTGATCGTTCGCCCACCCCCGATGAGACGTGTCGGCGGTGTGGTCGTGAAGTCGTAGCCGTCGTAGGCATCATCGAGATCTGCGATGGATGTCGCCTGAGCAGAGACCTGATCGATCGCGTCCTGAACATTCGTGGCCGTGATCGTCGTAACCGAGTTGTCGTAGAACAACGACGTGCCAAGTGTAAGAGCAGTCTCGACAACCGTACCACCGAGAGTGAGCGTTCCATACTCGGACGATCCAAGCTGGAGCGTTGGCGTACCCGTGACACCCGTATCGTCTACGTTGATACCCAGATAGGCCGAGGGATTCGGCCCGCCTACGATGCAACCGCGTAGTGCGATGAGCAGGTCGCCTGGCGTTCCCACTGCGCCGGGGTTACCACGAACCGCGTCCGTAGCAGCATTCTCCATGATGAAGCGACAATCCTCAAACCGTGCTGCCGGTGCAAAGGAGTCCACGCAGAACGAAGTGACTCCAGCACCAACCTGTACGAAGTCACAGTCGCGGAAGTTGGCTTCCGTCGTGGACCCAGCCTGGTTGGAATCCAAGATCGCGCTGCTTGTGCCGCGAAACTCGCTGCGCGTCGCGACGACCTCGGCCGTGTTCGGCCCTGTGGGGGATAGCTGTAGAGCTACAGCCGTGTCATCCGTAGTCGCATTCTGGATCACCTTGCACTCGTGAAACACGAGACGACCCACATCGATGGCCACCGCTGGCCCTTGCCCTACACTGTCTCCGTTCTGCAAGACTCGGCTGTTGGAGAGATACGCCTGACCAAGACCTACCTTGCGAACCGCGGCGCTTGCTGTGGACGCATTATTCTCCAGCAACACTGCATGGATGTGGCAGAATTCACCGCCACTCGTCATGTTGAGAACATGCGGCGAGCCTGATGTGGTACGAATGCGGACTGACTGATCGGTATCGCCAAGGAAACCACCCGTCGAAGGCCACCCGATGACATGCACGTAGGGCTCAAAGGTGACCGCCTCATCATACAGACCAGGGCGAACCGCAACAATCACCGGGTCAGTCGGGGATGGTGAAACACCACCGTTGTACGTGGGATCGAACAACGCTGCCTGGATCGCATTGTCAACTGAGTCGAAGTCGGCAAAGCCTTCGGCAACCGTGGGATCGCTGGGAGTGTTGGAGTAGTCCTTGCCACGGTTGGCATCGACGTAGATGATGCGACCGCTGGCGGAGACGTGCTCGATGAGCCCCAGCAACGTCTGGAGATTCTGGTTCTGATCGTCGGCCCATCCCTCTGGAGTCGCATCAACCGGAATCGGAGGAAGCGGAGGATCTATACGCTCCCCACCCGCTACCAGCTTGAGATCGGCAAAGAAGGTAAGGTATCGAATCCGCACATAGGTCTCGGTGATAGACACGCCATCGTCCACCACCTGCCGAACCATGTAGGAACCTTCATTATCGATCGTGAAGGTGATCGGACCAGGACCAGACGTACCCGACAAGACTGCGGTTGATGGCGTTCCGTCTGGAGCATCCGGTGTGAATGTCAACGACCAACCGATCGTGACAAACGGACCACCGACGTAATTCAGCGTGATGACATCGCCAGAACGTGCATCATTCCGGCTGGTGTCAGTCAGAGGATTGATTCCGTTTACGAGGCTTTGGATGGCCATGAAACTTCTCCAAAGAGACCTGTAGCGGCCCTTATCTTGGCTCGGCTATAGGGCCTATATCGGCCCATCTCACAGGTAAAACTGCGCAGAAACATCTTCCCCCGTAACGACCTGAGGGCGTCTGACGCCAAGACGATCAACTCCCACACGGTAGATCTGGTCTGTTGCCGTCTCCGGCATGATCGTCTCCAAGCGAAGGAGACTCGGCGAAACACGCACGTTGGTTATGCCTGACCCCGAAGGCACGAATCCCACAGAGCCGCCATCCGGGCCAAGCAACGTTTCCAAGCGGTAGCGGCCCCCATTGGGGCCATCGCTGAGGGTCAGAATTTCACCTTCCTCGGCCAGAGACCAATCCTGGCTGAGATCTTCTAGCTCACCACCATCCAGAATCGTTACCGTGCCCACCAAACCTGTAGGCGAGGTTGTATAGCTTCGAGGCGTTGTCTCCGCACCGATGGGCATACGGAGAATTTCACGGACACGGTAACGCCCCAACGTGGCCTGATCGACGCCTCCGAGCGTGGGACGGGCATTGGGGCCTGACAGAACCTCCAGAATCGCTCCAGGTAGGATCCACCGAAACTCACGCGTGGGGTCCGAGAAGAGGAAACGATCGGTCAGCGTCTCACCTTCTGTACCGGTGACTTCCTTGGCCCCGGTGCAGAATTTCCGAAAGTCCTCGTAGTAGAACGTGTCGAAGTCAAAGGAAACCGTATCTTCAAACAGCGTGTCAAAGGATTCCAGAAACAGGTTTCGGTAATCGTAGATTGCGTGGCCCGGTTTGAGAGCCCGGAGCACGATTCCGACGTTTTTCTGAAGCACGAAAGGAAGATCGGGGAAACCCGTACCGATGTCCCCCTCGATCAGATCGCCTGTACCTGGGTCTGTCCAAACCGTCCGATCGCTGACGTTGATCTCAAACGTGAATTGATCGGGGAAACCCCACGCGGTGTTGGGGTCACGCTGGTAGGCAACCTTCGCCAACACCGACACGACGGCCGAAGTCAGCGCCTCGATGCCTTCCTTCTGGACTTCCAGCTTGGCTCCCTCCAAGAGTAGCTCGATGATTCTCTTGAGGAAGGTTCGATACGAGACATCCCCTGGGATGGTGGGCACGTCCCGATTCGACTTGGCCTCAGGAAAGGCCAACGCACCAATGACCTGCCACAGATACTCTGGACGTGTGAAGTTGATGTAGCCGTCGAGAGCAGCTTGCTCAGCCGTGACCTGCACCCGAGCTAGAACCTCGGCTAGCGATCGAAACTGCGTAGTGTAGTACGGGCCATTAATCTGACTGACGTAATTCGATGGGAGAACGCGCAGGAACGTCTCCATGATCGAGTCCGTCAAGTCTTGGATCTGGTTGGTGCTGTCCTGACCCTCAAGGCGAGTCGGTGCGGGGTTCTGCTCGATGCTAAACGGCAGAAACCGATCTGCTCTGTCGTCGCCGTTGGACACTACTGGTCTTTTTCATCCACGATGGTGAGGTTGACGTTTCCGAGCGTGAAGTACTCGATGTCAAAGGCATCCAGGTTCTTCACGCCAGCGTTGGTCGAGCCAACGATGTAGCTGACCGTGTACTTGTAATTCGTGGGACTATCCCCAACGGCAAGCGAGATGACTACTCGGTTTGCCGTCCGATCTCTACGGACCTGATTTCGCTCTTGAGGAGTCGCCGTGGGGAATTCTTCCTCAAGAGTTACATCGTCCGTGTAGCCCATGATCGATGCCCCCGCGTCCCCGATGATGTACGCACGACTCGCACCGGATCCAATCGAAGGAAGATCCACGATCTGCAAATCCATCGCCAGATCATCCTGCGTGACCTCGCGAAATTCCGTCGCATCTCCGCCGCCTGTAGTCGTCGCCGCGTTCAACTCCTCTTCGATGAGCCAAACGAGCACGGACTCCGTGGAGTACTCAGATAGGTAGGTAATGTCTGCGTTCTGTGCCGTCGTGAGCGACTCTCGCAGCACGGCAGAGCCAGGCTGTCGCGCGAGTTTTGTGAAGGGAACCGTCACATACGCGACACCAACGCTCCGGTTGATCTCTGCCGCCTCATCCGACTGACGAACGGAGTCACCCAGAGACAACCCTTCGTAAAACACCTTCAGGTTCGATCGGATGCTCCGATCTACCGTAGACGTGGCTGCCTCCGACTCCTTGATCACAGTAGCGGTTCTGTCCACGAGTACCGGAATGGCCTCCTTGATCAAGATGTCCGCCGTAGCGTGCTTTTGGGCATCGACCGCGTCCTGGGCAGTGCGTACCGCCAGGTTGATCGTGTACTCGACCACGAAGTTTTCATCGTGCGAGTAGTCAACACTGAGACGCTGGCCCGAGAGAATCGCCCCCGACTCGACACGCTTGATCTTGACCGGAGTCGTCTGGCTACCGGGGATAATCGTGTAATCGCTGATGCCGCTGGGATCGAAGGGACCGCGGAACAGAACCGTGCGATCCTCGTTGTACACCTTTACCGTCAGAACATTGGCACCCAGGTTGAACAAAGACTCGGGAAACTCGCCAATGATGACATGAACCTCATCCTCTACAGGGATAACCTCGCCGGTCGGCTGACCATTGACCTCATCGATCTGGAGATAGGATTGCGATTCCGTCGAGAGGCCGTCCAACAACGGCGATTCCGTCTTGAAGAAGCGGTAGTTGTCTTCATCGAGAACGCCGGTCACAGCCCCCGTGACCGACAACACCTCTCGTGTAGGCTGCCGTGGCAACACAAACTTGCGACTGACCACGTAACGATAGTCCCCAAGGACCACATCGCTGAGAGCCGTGATCACCGGCTGCGGGACCGCATCGCTCAACTGAATTGTCTTGTAGTCGAGAATCTGCACATCCGTCAGGTCGTATGCAGCCGACTGCGAAGCATTACGGAGTCCCAACCCTGCGTCGGGGAAATCCAACATCTCGGCAATCGGATTGTCCACCGAGAGTGTTGGGTCCATGGCTTCAAACTTAAGCTCTGCCGGGTTGCCAAAGAGCTTGAATTGGATGTTGTAGGCGATCTCGAAAGTGAAGGCGAACGTGTCCGTGACGGTAGCGAGGACATCGCCACGGGTATAGACATCAACCTTCCCTCCGACGTGTCGTCCCGAAGCAGGATCGAAGTCCCGCTGCATCAACGTGTTACCCGACGTGACAACCTTCGCCTGCTCAACTCCTGGAATGTTTGCTAGAGTCTGGCGATATCCCGCCTCGGTTCCTGTATCAGACCCAGCCACGGCATTCCTGGCTCGCGTCGCCAATTGCAGATTCGTCTCCACACCCCGACCACCGAACGTCGGCCCTGGATTCACTACCTGGAGACCGCCGACCTGATCAACGAGTGTCCGAATCTGCCCGCGCGCCACATTCCCTTGCGTCCCTACCTCATCGGCACGGATGGGCACGTCGAGAGAAAATAGCCCTGTGACCGGATTGAAAAACGATGCCACGCTATCAAGAGGCATTGACGCAGACTGCGTTGTGCTGAAAAAGACACCACCGATAGCAGCCCGCGTGCCGAGAGGAATCTGGATCGTTTGCTTGGGCCGTCTCGAAGTGAAGAAGGTGAGAAGCCCGCGTGAGTAAATACCAGGCCGACGAGATTCGCCAACCCTCGCAGCTTCCTGCTCAAAAGCCGCATCAATGATGGCCTGAGTTTGCTGCGTACTGATGTTCCCAAAGGCACGCTGAAGCGCTTGCTTGTAAGCCGAATTCTGGACGGCAATGGAATCACCGTTCGCGTCGATACCATCAACCCGCAACAGAGAATCAAAGGACTGTGCGCGATGCAAGAAGTCCACGATAAAGCGGACCCGCTCTGCCTCACTGGAGGACGGATCAACAACCGTGTCACGAATCACGGCGCCAGGCGCGAGAGCCTGGGTTGGATTCGTCCGCAAGATGGATGTGATCGTCTGCTGTGTGATGTCCGACCTCGACACCACCGGAAAAGCACCCACCTGGAGGTTGACAGTGACGGGGTTGCCGAAGACCTCGATCGAGAAAGCCGACTCCGACTCAATCTGCGTCGATTCATCGAAAGCCACCGCCGTCACGACGTAGTACAGCGGATCGCTAATGGGAGTAGACGCGAACACGCCTACGGCTACCGTGGGAGGCGTGCTCGATGGGCCGGCGGTGCGGTTGTGCCTGAATTTGGCAAAGACAACCTGCGTGACAGAAGCGACCGACACGGAAGTGCGGATGTTCTGGACCGTCTCGGGGACTTCAAAGACATCGAGGAAATCAGTCTTGAGCAGATTCTCTTGCTCGTTGTACGTGATCGCTGCCGCCAACTCATCCGTCAGCGTCACGTCCTCCAGTCTCTCTATGGTGTCTCCACCCTTGGTCTGGGTCTCCCGCAGTTGCACATACAAAGGGTCGGCCGCAGGAGTACCATCCGGGTTCGTCGCGATGGAGCTGTCGACCTCCAATGTGTGGAGGGTATCGGTCTCTTCTACAACTACCGTGTCCTGTACAAGATCGAGATTGATGCGCTGATATCCGATAGCACCGCCGCCCGAAAACTCCGAAGCATAGAAGTTGATCCCCCGAACGCGCGCGTCCGTGGGCATCTGCACAGAGATCTCAATCTCCTCATCGAACCGTTCCACCGTGATGTTCGTCGGAGGATCGGGAATGAAGGAAACGTCGGCCTCCTGTACGAGCGTCACTTCAACGCGAGCGGCTGGTGATACCGCTCCCGAGAAAGAGACTGCACGCACCTCGATGACGTTGAGACCAGGCGCCAACTCCAATCCCTCGGGATACACTGAAGGATTGGGAATCTGGAACGACTCACCTTCGAAGATGATCAGGTCGGGATTCGATGTGAAAGCCTCACCACGAACACTGATCTGCATGTCCACCGTCGAGGCGTCGACAGTGCCCTGGAAGAAGCGTTGCGGCAGCGTTGTCGTGAAAATGGAATTCTCACGAGCTATGCCGTCTGGACCGAGGATTTTGGGAGTCAACGACATCAGCTAAAAGACATCCCCTCTGGTGATATCTTCCTTCAACCCAACACCCCCGAGCCCTAGGGATTTCCCGCTGGCTCCCACAAGTGCCGCTGCTCCGGGGGCAACATACACTGTAGTGAGAGTCACCGGGTCTCCCGAAGCATTGGTGCCGGTGATGACCACGTTGAACACGTTGGGATCATCTGCCTTCGGAATCACATTGATCGACAACACAGCGAACAACCGCTCTTGAGCGGTGATTGCCTGAAACTGTCCGGTGAGAGTCTGTAGACGCTTGAACGTATCGACCGTCCGAATCACATCCTCGTTGACGCCAATCGTCGTCCGATTGACTGACTTGTTGCCGAGGAAATCGGACAGTCTTGAGCCATAGTACGTGTGGTAAGGGTTGGACCCCCGTCTCGTCAGGAGGATCTTGATCAGCGCCTGGTTCAACAGATCCTCGTTCTGTACGAGGAGCGCGAGTCCTTGAGTGTCGAAGCGGTAGTCATTCTCGATTCCAGTCATCGAACACCGACGACACCGTTGTTGAATCGTGGCATAGGTGACTTTGAAAACGGGATTGGCCTTGATTGGCGTAACGAAACGAGGATACCGAGTCGTGATGCTCACAAACTGATTGATGCTCGTTGCGGTGACTAGATCTTCGCGCTCCGCCATCTCCCAGCCGGGGTATACCTGTCGGCCTCGGCTCGCGATCTGTCCCGTGAACCCCAACGCTTCAGCAGCGGTCCCGCGCACGTCTATGCGAGAAAGAGGCCCCGCATCGTCCGTGTCCGTCAAAACCAACACACCATTGCGACTTACCGGCAAGATGCCAAGCTGGGCATTCAGAAAAGCCGCAGAGAGAAGCCCGACCACGCGTGCCGCCTCGACACGCACACCAACAGGAAGCACGAAGTCTTCTAGTGACCCGCGAGCATTGCTGATCGTAATGCGATTCCGTCCACAAGGGATAGTAAACGGACCGGGAGCTTTTGCCGCAATCCGAGCAGAGGAAACCAGACCTTGCTTCGGAATGTCCACGTCATCGTTTGCCGTAATCCGAACAAAGTCCCCTGACGTAACCGGCTGAAGAGTCTCCAGAGAACGGCGATCTTCCCCTAGGGCTACCCGCTCCTCAATGGTGAGATGCGGGCAAGGAAAACCGATCTGGAAATCGACAGTCATGCTGGTTCACGAGGGGTTTGCTATAGGCAAATCACGCAGTATTGGAGTCGTCCTCTACGGGATGGTCCCACCAAAGAGTGTCGAATTCCCCCAAGTTGGCGTAGTTGGGTTGGTTGAAGTCGGGAATGAGATCCTCATCTGGCAATCCCTGGCTCTCTGTAGCAGTTTGACTGGCCTCCAAATCTGCTTTCAACTTCGCAAGAGCCTCATCGGCATTAACCACCACTCCGGGTCGTTCCGTAATCTCCTTTCGCTGCTGTTCCCGTAACTCTCCTCGGGTACGGCCGCGAGGAATGAGGGTGTAGATGATCTTGTCGATAGCCTGCACGATGAGAGCAACATGAAGATTCGGCTGAACCATCCGTTGATCGCCTAGGGGCACGCTATCCACGCTTCCGCCTACCGCTTGCGACAGAACATTCTCTCGCTCGTGAATGAGTTGCTCGCGGTAATCCATCAACTTGATGATGCGAGCCTCCAGATTGTTACGACGCTCCTGAATCGTCGGATTAGCCCACCGACGTGCGAAATCCACGTGGTACGCAATCTGCTGATCGGCTTCACTCAGGTCGATCATGCGGCCAATTCTACGGAACGGATAGCGTCCCCACCGAAGCCACCCACCACGATCGGGACCACCCACCGACCGGTTATCGCTCTCGGGAGACACCACGCCAAACTCCGGCTGTTCGCTGAGAGCGCCGTCCACTTCTTCATCGTTGATCGGAGCCGTGGGATCGATGTCCGGGTTCTCATCAGGATCACGGTCCGATTCCCAGAGCACATGATCCGGCTTGAGGAACAAGGAAATCTCACACGGATTGCCGCCCTGAGCGATGTAGGCTTGCACGAGCTTGTGCAGGGACGAGCTTTCAGGCATCACGGAGAAACCGGTTCTACGCTCTGTTACTTCTCCCGAGGAATCCTCATTTCGACGGGCATAGGACACCGTGATCTCACCAATACGCTGTAGCTCGGCATCGATGTAAGCCAAACGAGCATCGATGACCCGCCGTTCATTGAGGATGAATTGGCGGAAGATTCGCCACTGCGTCTGCCGAAAACTCCCAAGGAATCCGAAACTCATCAGCCACTCCCCTGTACAAGCGCTTTGAAGAGATCCAGCGCGATCGTCGGTATGCCGCCAGCCAACATGACCACCCCGCCACCGTAAGCTCTTGGGCTGTCGTAGGGCTTGTTGCCTGCCGAAACGAGAGCAGACAACACCCCATCTGTCCCCGGCGCAACAACCACCAAACCGGCTGCCGCCGGAATCCCAATGAAAAACCGCAAGAGGTTTTGGATCATCGCGTTGATCCGGTTGAGCAACGCTTGCAACTCGATAATGCGCGACTGCAAGAATTCGATGAAGCGCTTGATCAGATCCGTGATTGCTTGAAGAGCAGCCCGGATGCTGCGCAGAAGTGCAAGCAACTCATCGAGGAATCGATCGATAGCGGGGAGCCCCTGAGGGAACAGCCGAATAGCGATCCAGCCGTCCTCCTGTGGTCGCTGGAAAGGCCCTACCGCAACTCGGAGAGCAAAAGCCGCTTGCTCATAGATCGCATCGGAGAATGCGTTGCGACAAAACTCCAGCGAATCGATATCGATGTTGTTCCTTCGGCTAAAGACCACAGGCGACTTGTCTACGGAACCTTGAATGCTCTTCCCGCCTCTACGGCTAATCTGAAAGAAGTGCTCCGCACGAGCCAACAGACCGGGATCTTCCATCTGCTCGACATTGCGCCCTGGTGATGTGATGCCAATACTGAGCGGATTGGGAGCTAATCCTGACTTGACCTCTCGACTACTCAATGCTTCGATGATGCTTACGGACTCGCCGAGATCGAATTTGAAGTCTAACAAGTCCTTGCAAGTCGAGACCACAACCTCCTCCAGCGAGGCTGGAGGACGATTCTCTCGGTACATGCGATTCGTCAGGTTGACGCACCGGGCCAACAACCTCTTGCGCCATCTCGCCAGGTTGTTCGTTGACTCGTAAAACTTCGCCACTCGCCACTTACGACCGAGAAGCTGCGGCGTCAGGACTCCAGCCAACTCTTCAAGCTGTGTGTACTTGCGCGCCTGTCCCTCGTAGCCTGACCATGACGAGCTAGCTCCCTCAAACTCCAAATCCTCCTCTGTCGGCGGATAGTTGAACGTGTGGATCGTAGGAGCATCGCCCTCCGTCGAGGACGTTCCGACCTTGACCGGCAAGTCCGCCCGACTCAGCACCATGACAGCCAGAGCCGATACGACGCAGCGCAGATACTCCTCGGTGGCTCCGCCAGGGAACACGATCTCCAAAGGCGCGGACAGAGGGCCTGCGTCACCCGGCGTAGTGGCTTCCTCAAACGGAAAAGGCTGGACCAACGGCAGCGTCACCGGGTTGCCTACGTCATCAAAGAAAACCCGAGCAACGTCATAGGCAAAGTCCTCCGGCTTCTTGATCGTTTTGCTGACGGCCCGAACGCGGACGAAGAATTTGGAGGGCCGTCCAGTCGGCTTGAATTTGGACAGACCACCCTCGTAGCCAAACTCCGCATCGAACGGCATTTCCTCAAACGGAATCGTGATGCCGTATCCCTTGCCGGGGAAGAACGCGCCAGCAAAGCCGCTCGTGTAGAACGTCTTTTGGATGTAGTAGTTGCCGCTGGCGTCCTTGAGATCGCTAAACTGAATCGGCGCAGCGTCGGAAAGGCTCTTGACTCCGAACACCCTCACAGACAGAGGCTTGAGTTGTCGGAACGGTCCCTGGCCCGTGACCCCTTCGTTGAATTGCAGGCTGTCCTCGACTCGTAGCTGGTCATAGCCACCGAACAACACGATGGGCTGCCCATCTTCGTTGACCGCCGTGCCCACGTCTCGCCCCTTGTTGTCCTCCTGTCCTTCGTTCGCTCCCTTGATCGGCTTGTCGTACTGGACTGTAATGCCCTGCGAGATCGTGGAAACCTCGACCAAGAAACCCGAGGGCGGAAGCTGTGCGAACGTGGTGAGGAAATTACCGGGCGTGGGAGCCATCCGCCACGTAATGTTCACCGCGTTGAAAGCATCCGAGAGCTTCTCATTCTTCAACTGCTCGCGTGTCGGGAAGAACCCCGGCTTCGCAAACGAAGTGACCGCAGCACCCTCGTATCCATACGTCGCCCGAAGTTGAACAACTGCCCCCAGACTTCGCGGCAACGGAATCTTGCGAGTGAACAGAGCCAAGATGCCTCTGATCAGCCGGATGAGTCGTTCCAGTGCCGAAATGTCTACCGAGACGTACAAGAACACCGCAATACAAGCCGAGAAACTGGAGATGTTCGGCCGGTTCGGGTCACGTCGATCAACAAGCCGAGTTATCATCCGTCGCTCGTAAGCCGTGAATCCGCCGAGAAGGTTGCGAAATTCAGGCCCTTTCAAGAGCGACCAATCTCCGTGAAGATACAACCCTGCTTGACGTAGGTCGTTGAGAATTGCCTCAAGAAGCGCCAGGAGAGCCTCGATCAACGCGATGATCGGATCGAGAAAACCGATGGCGAACGTCTTGAGAATCTCCAAGATCTGCAACAGGATGTTGAGGATCTGGATGAGCAACGAGAAGAATTGGTCTACGGCTTCGCGGACTTCCTCCAGAAAGTCGGGAATCCCGAGATTGACCGTCTGCCAGGTGCCTACGAGCCCCTGCTGTTGCGGCCCCTGTTCTGGGTTTGGCACCTACCTGCCTCCTCCATGCTTGAGCCGCGCGAGTTTGAGTTGTAGATCCTTGATCTGCTTCCGGTCCTTCTCGATCTGTTCCTCGATCAAGCCACCCAATTCCCCGAGCCTACCTGCCATGCGCTCGAATGTTGGGATGCTTGTGATCTCGACCTCCCCATCAGGGTTGGTGTTCTGCCAGGCGTCTGTTGGAATGCCCATCTCATCAAGCCGTCGCTTGGCCTCTTCTGGAGTCAGATCTTCATCGAGTGGCTTCATGACTGCGCATCCTCTAGAGACTTGGCCTGCTGTAGCTGGCGAATCTGCCTGCGCCTGTTCTTGGAAAACCGACTACGGCTGATGTTGAGCGTGACCAAGATGCCATCCTCTCGGTTCACGCGGAAATTCAGCCAGGACAACCGCAACGGCCGGAATTGATCGCTGTTATCGAGTACCTCTGTGATGCGGTCGGGCAGAACCGGACGCCCATCGCCCACAGCGGCGCTGGGGTTGCCGTCGTTCGTCTCAAAGGTTGAGTATGTGGGATCTCCCGGCTGGGGGCGCTCGGCGTCGAGACGCGTGTCAGCTACCCAAAACCGCCGGTCGAGCACGGAGAGTGCGTCCGTCGTGTTGGCGAAAGGCGAGATCTGGGTCAGTCCCGCGACACCCTGAATGAGAGCATTGGACATGACTCCCAACCCCTCATCTGGGATAAGAGGATTCCCCAAATCAGAGATGTGAGCGTCGCGCTGGAAGATGAAGTACGACCCTTCCTTCGTGCCTGTGAAGAACACATTGAACGCATCGATGAAGCTGAGCGTTCGCTCGCGCATCAGCAAGATGAGATCCACTGCCTCATCTGAGAGGAGAGCCGAAGGACGGATGATGCGGTAGGAGAACGGAGCGATGGAGAACAGATTGTCCAAGTACGAATCCGCTGGAGACCCGTTCTCTCCAGCAAACGACGTGGGCCTCAGATCCATCTGCCCTTCCACCCCCGGACCGCCCGGAGGATCGGCAAACGGAGCCGTCGAATCGCTCACAGTTGGGTAGACGGCATACTCCGCTTGGTCGCCAAACGTAATGAAACTTCCGCCGTTCTCTCCAGAGAAGGTCGTTGTGGGATCTATCGTCACCGACTCAGAAGCAACCTCCGACACGCGGTAGAACCCCCGGTTGTCATCCAACTCAGACGGAGCGCCCGCGATGAACGGAACCTCTTGCCCAGGCGTAGCCACGGTCCGATTCGGAACAGAACGATCCCCAAACGGCCGTGCTCCTCTTTCCTGACCAGTGATGGGAATACCGCCTGGTCCGCTCAGATCCCCCGCACCGTCGATGAGAACGATGTCGCCTTCCTCCACTCCAGCACCAGCGAAGTTGACGCTCCCGTCCGTGTCACGAACACGCCGAGGATCGAGCGATGACGCTTCGATGGGAACCCACCCGCCGGTTTGCGCACCGTAGTCTGCCGTGCGCTCGATCAGCACTTCGTCAGCGACCAGATCGAGAAGCTGCTCATTCGATTGCTCGTGCGGAACCGGAACCGCCCGCAGGTAGATCTCGAAAGCCTTTCCGTTCACGTTAGCCGCGCTGACAGCCGAGATCCCCGGAGCAGCAAGAGCCAGGCGATTCTCGTCTGGAATACCCGCGATCTCGACCTCATCGAGCAATGTTCCGTCGCTATCGAGCAGACGGAACATGTCGCCGGGGTTGATGTTGACGTTCTCATCCAAGAAGTCGCCTAGAGTAGTGCCGCCAATGGTCTCTATGACGTAAGGCCACTCCTCACTCGTAGGAGGCAGCGTGTCTGGGCCATAGGTCGTCACCACCCCACGCCGAATCTGGTACGCGTACTGGAGCGGCAGCAGTGCTTGCGACGCATCGGTGAGCGGCAGATGGAACCGACGAATGCGACGTACCTCAAACCGCACACGCTCGGGTTCCGACATGCCGTAAGTCACCGCATCCCGAAACCCGATATCAGCCGGGAGCAGTGAGTTGTTCGCGTCCACGACCTTGGGCGACACTCCTCCCAGATCGAAAACGGGCCTCGGGATTGACGGCTCCAGAAACACACCCGCCTGCGCTCGAAATGCCGGAATGGCTGTCTCTGTATTGAGCTGATCGCCAGGGAAAAGACAATTCACCTGCGCCGCACCTTGAGCCGCTCCGTCATGAATCAAATCCCAGTTAGCCTGACTAAGCCGCCACAAGAAATTCTCCGCCACGCTTGGATACACGATGGCATCGGGATCGTTGACAAAGGACGTGTTGACTATGGGCGTATGATCCGTAACACGAATCTCGTTCGCAGCAGGTGTGCCGCCTTCAATGATCTGACCTCCTCCGAAAGTCAAGATGACTGCCGTGCTTGCGGGAACCTTGGGATTGAAAAACCTGACTCCTCCGAAGCCGTAAGCTGTGTTGTCAGGCCCCGGCGTCCGATACCCCACAAGGTTCCTCGGCAAGCCTGCGCCTGCCCGATCCATCCGCACCTCAGCAGCCCAGAACCCAGACACGAAAGAGTCCTCCGCCACTGCTACCAAATCCGCCTCAGTCAAACCCCCTCCGTTCGCATCCTCAACCGTGGTGTCATCGTAGGTGAACACCGCGTTGGCAAAGTCCACCGCCGTGTACTCGACGCTGACAACCGAAGCGATGTCCGCCACGTCGGGGATGAGATAAATCCGGTTTGTGGCAGGAGGCCACGCATCCGTTCCGTTATCGAGGCGAGCCGACGTGATCGTGATTTCCTTGGTCAGCGTGTTGACGCTGACCAGTCTCGGAAACTGGACCTGCAACCAGCCGGCTCCTGTGTTAATCGGGTTGGTGTTTGTCGTGAGCCCGTAGGTAGCGAAAGGCCAACCTCCTGCGAGGGGCTGAATCGCGTGCTTGACTAGGTAGGTACCTGCCTTGGTGGTCGCCCTAGCAGACGTGTCGTCGCTACTGGCAATGGTGAGGATGTCGCCAGCCTCCACATTAGCCAGATTGCCGCTCGTCACATCAGCCTCAGTGAGCACCGCAACCCGATTGTCGAAATCCGGGTTGAAAGTGGCTGCTGCCGAAGTACCGGTGCCGTAGGCAATCGTCCCGTTCTCGTCCTGACTCCAAGACGGAATGGCCGAGAAGACCACTTCCCCGGTCGAGGGCAACGGCGTGTTCCCGTGTCCCTCAAACCCCATGACCTTGATCGATCCACGCCCTGTGTTGAGATCGAAACTGCCTATGGTCGGGAACGAAAACTCTCGATTCAAGAATGTGAACGGAACGCCGCCATTCACTTCTGCCGGGTTGTTGACCGTGATCGCATCCTGACCGCCAGGGCCTTCCACAAACTCGACCCTGAGACGCCCATGTACCGGTTGTCCCACCAACGCTGGTGTGCCACGATCGAGAACACCGCGCATGTCGATGCCCTCACGGAAAGTCGTTCGATCGTTGTCAATGTAACCCGTCAGGCTTGCTCCGCCAGACGGAGCCGCTGATGTCGTGTCCACATCGACCGTGAACCAGAGCGGCCGTGAGAACCCCGGATTCGAGATGTCCTCTGGTACGTCGGTCGGCCCAAACCCCACCGTGAGAAACGGAGCAGCCGTCTGGAAACTGAGCGTTTGTTGATCGAAGAAGGGCGGCGGTGATGTGATCGTCTGAGGCCCAAGGCCACTGAATGGTGCGTCTGCCGTGGGGACTCCGACGCCATTCATGGCGATCTCGATGTATCCCACGAACACGACCGGATTGACCGTATCGTCTGCCGTCCAAATGTTGATCCGAATGCGGTTGTCGTTGGCCGGGTAGGCAAAGGGTCCGCCCGGATCAACGATGTCATTGAGACCGCCAGTCGGACTCGGAGGCGGATTCCCGTCGTTGAACACGATGAAACCTGGAGAGACAGACGTGACATCGAACGTCGTAGTCGGGCCGGCTACCGAAACCACCATGCCAGGAGGAGCCACAGTCGGCGGCTGGTTAACGTAGGTCTGCATCGCCAGAAACTCGTAGCGAAAACGCGCACCTGCCGAAGTCGCCGTCACGAAGCGCGCAGGATGAAGCCGACTTCCAGAGGCGCCGCCTTCAACCGTCCCGAGGTTGATGATGCCTTGCGCTCCTATCGGAATCTCGCTCTGTGGAGTCTCGATGAGGAGCAGATCGTAAGGCGCAACGTCACCCACTCCCGAGCCCGGTGTGTAGCCTCCGGCAGTCGTAACGGGCGTAGCATCCAGGCTCGTGAGCAACGCCGCAGGCTGCTCGCCCCCGAACGACAACGACGCGAGGACTTGCCCATCCGTTCCTTGAATCTCATCAGGATACACAGCCCGAGGAGCGGGGGCATCGGTACTCACGATCGTCGCGAAGGCTGCCTTTGCCTCACCCAAGCGATCGATTTCCGTATTCGTGACGTACAGATACGGAAGCGTGTAGTCCCCCGAGTCGTTCGTATAGCCACCCGTAAGCGCGGGGATCTCCAGAGGATCGGTCAAGCTGTTGCGGAAGCTCACTTCAGCTTCCAGATGACTGAGTGGATCTGGAGGCTTCTGGCCTAGTAGCTCCTTGAGGAAGAAGATGCTGGGATCGAGGATCGACGGCAGCGTGTTGTCCTCATACACACCATCGCCATCGTTCACACGAAGATCGAAGTCTACGCGATAGCTTGGGAGTCCTTTTACCTCCGCAGCCCGTTGCTCGTTCTCCGAGGGATCGGCCGGTTCAATGTCCACGTCCGGCGGCGTAATGAAGATGGTATCGCCGCGCTCCAGCGTGAGCGGCGTCGCGTCCTCGGGCTCATCGCCAGCCTCAAGAATCTCAGTCGAATCGAGGATAGGATCGCCAGTCGAATTGTTTGAAGTCACGAACGTGAGGATGCAGCCCTGGAGAACCTCTCCTACAAACACCTTTTGAGGTATGGAAACAGTAAAGTCCCCAAACCCAATGTTCACGCTGGTAGCGGACACGATGTCGATGATTTCTCCCGTAGGACGCCCAATCGCTATCTGGGGAAACCTTCGGTCGTCACGATCGAAGGTAGTGAACGCAGGCGTGATCAAGTCGGAATCGCCAGTCGTCAGGTCTGGCAACTCTCCGCCGTTCGCTTCTAACTGCGATACGTCCGGCAAACCATCGTCACGGATGGGAAACTCGTGCAGCGGAAGAACCGTGGCAATCACCGCTGGCCGCGGGTCAGACTCAAAACTCGAATCAAGATCGGGGAACCCCGTCTCCGAGTAGGCAAACACCCGTGCTCTCGGCAACCGATCGGTCACCGTGATACTCGTGATCCCAGTCATCTGGCCCAACACAGGATTCCCGATGATCCCAATGGACTTGCGGAACGTGCTCCCGCGCTTCGGCCGTTGAATCCCTCCCTTGAACGACCACTTCGTAAGTTTCTTGCGGAAAGCGTAGACACCCGGATCGACCGGATCGGATTCGAGATCCGCCAAGAGCCCCGGATCGGTCAGCGTGAAAGCGGTTGCGCGCTCGGGGAAGAGACGTGAGAATTTGTTGGGCTCTCCTGCGATGTCATAGCGCCCAAACGACTCATAGCGAAGCGGCTTCCTTCGCACGCGCTTGCGAGTGCGAGACACCAGCACCAAATCGTCCACATCGTTGTGGATGATCTCGCGCATCTCCCCAAACAAGTCGGCCAGGCGATCAGGATCGAGGAAATCTCCGACAATCTGATCGCCTTGTAGCTCCGCCGTGATCGGCTCTACCAACGGGTCTCGCGTCAGGTGAATGAGATGGCGATTGTAGGCGAAGAACAACTCCGAGAAGATGTTGCGCGTGTTGAGGTTGCCTGTGATGGCATCCTCGTATCCGGGTGGCGCTAGCTCCTTTCCCCGACCAACGAAGAATTTGAATTTCCCATCCCGGTCGCCAATGACGTTGCCAGAGATCGTCTCCAACACCTGTTCGTATGCCAGGATGACATTGTTGTAGAATTCGATGAACGTCCGGGCAGCACGATCTTGGTCCTCCAGATCACTGATCTGCGCCCTGAGCCCCAAGTTGCCCTCTGTGTCGTTCTCGACCGCCGGAGGAATCGCAACAACAGCACCGCGAGACGGCAGTTGCGCTGAAATCCCCGCTTGCAGCGATTCGCCTACCTCTCCCAAGTAGTCGAGCAAAGGCGCTGTGCGATAGAACCATGTGTCTGGGCTGGCAAACGTGTACTCGGCACGAAGAACCTGGCCCAGAATGCCGTTGTCCTCGGACGGCACGATGCCATTGACATACGAAGCAAAGTATCGCGGCGTTACGACAACCTCATCCCTGACGAACGGAGCCAGAACCCTGAGCCGCGTGTGGCGGAGATAGAGCGTCTGACCAGGACGGAGAGGAGCCTGCTGGGGCGCCAGAAAGTCGATGGTTCCTGAGTCGTAGTCCAGCGTGTATTCCGTTGACAGCTTGAGGGTGCGCCCAGGAAGTACGTTGCCAGAATCATCCGTCTCTCCAAACAGCACTACTTCGGCAACGTCCTCCCTGGAAACTGGCCCGAGCCCCAGGAAATTCATCGGTGCCGGTTGATACACAGGGCGGATCGTGACCCGGACCGCATCCTGCCCAACCACAAACCCTTCTGGTGTTGGCGAAGTCAGATCAATCGTAGTCCGGTTCCCGTCCTCTGAAAGCGTTGCGCCCGCGATGATGAACGGGTAGCCGCCGATCTCCAGCAAGTAACCCGTTATTGCATCCTCGACCAAGTTGCCGAAGAACGTGACCGAAACGAAGCCCCGATTGACCGGCTCATACTCGTTGGGAATGTCCTTCCAAATGCCGTCGTCAGCCGCCGTGTTGTACTGCTTGGCGATGGGGCGCTCCGTGAGCAGCGAAAGAACATCGTGCCCTGGAGCAAGCGTGCCGGGCTCCTGGTTTGGCTGCGTCGGGGGGAAAATCTCGACCGTCGTGCTGTTTGCCGACGCGTCGTATGTGGACTCCTTGATGTAGAACGGAAACTCACCGACGCGAAGCAGCTTGCCTGCGATCACATCGCCGGTCCGGTCTCCCTCCAACACAAACTCGTCAGTGTTCGCCGGGATGCGGAAAGGCGGCCGATACACGGGAATCGTAGACACCGTGTAGGACTGCTCGCCCCCAAACGATTCATTGACGGCATACGTGATCGTGACCTTCGTGTTCTGATCAACCGGCTGCTTGAGAATGAGTTGGTTCGCCTCGTAGTCAATCTCGACTTGGGGAGAAACAGCGCCTCCGACGTTCGCCAAGTTGTTCCCCACGTAGATCGTTGCGTCGATGTCCTCACGAACGGTCCTCTCTGTGGGGTTGAAATCCCATCGCCTACCGTAGTCCGCAGGCACGATGCTCCCCGGCGGAACCGGCGGTAGTGTCGCTTCCTCCTGATCTACGAACAGAGGTACAAACTCGATGACCTGAATCGGATCCCCCTCATTATCGAGTGCTAGCTCCCCCGATCCGACCTGGGCCTGGAAGTACTCGACCTCGACAATGGTCTGCTCATCTATGGGAGTGTTGAACAGGATCGATCCCTGAAGAGGGCTGATGGTCACATCCTGACCGTTTTCCGTGACCATCTGCTGCACGAAGTAAGCCGTCGTGGTTCCCCCGTACTGCGCCATGTCGTCTGCCGAGAAATTCAACAGACCATCGTCAATGCGATACTCGGCCACTCCTGCTGGCAAGACCGTTGGGCTGGCGGCCGGGTCCGCGAATTCCTCGACGTAGTAGACATCGGACTGCGCTAGCTCAGCGAAAACCTCAGCGCCGAAATTCAGGAGCCCCGAACCATCCTCGACCTCGATGATGTTGCCCGTCAACGGGAACGTCACAGGTGGCGGGACCTTGACCAGATCTCCCGCAGCGAACGTAAACAGTTTGGTCCCGACTCGAATCGAGAAGTCCTCGTTGACGAACCTCTCACCGCTCGGATCGGGAACATACAACCCACTGTTGACGATCTCTCCGAGAAACTCCTGCTCTAGCCGCCTGAGCGTGGCCGTGGGACTGCCGTTGGGTTGTCCAAACCGTATGTCGATCTCTCGCTCGGAAGCCAACGCGCGGCTGATGTTGGCTTGGAGACGACTGGCTTCCTGTGTCGTTGCGTCTACCGGTACGTCGCCCAGGTCAGTGAGCGTGCGGATCTTGAACGGCTCCTCCAACAGATGGTTGAATTGGAGGTAGTGAGCATCGGCAACGATCCCCGGATCGTTCGTGTCCTCATCTACACCGACGAATAACTCCCAAGTCACGCTGGACGAATCATCGAGAAACGCCGGTTTGACCTGTAGCTGCTTGGGATTGGTCGCATCGGCCGTGACGATGTACGTTCCCTGGATCGCTTCTGCCCCGGTCAGCAACTTGAGCTGATAGCCCTCCGTAACTCCAAGCGCCACGAAGTCCACATCCGGGGAGTTGTCCTCGAATGTCGTTCCCCGCGCGGCAACCGTTCCTCGCGCGCCCAAAGCGACTCGATCACCAACCTGCTGAATGAGCGTGGCGATGCCTGGCTGACCATCGAGCAAGAGCTTGAAGTCCGTGTCTAGCTCTTGCTCAACGAAGGGACCGCCGTCTGCCGACACCTTCAAGCCCTTGCCAGGCAAACGGAACGAATCGGGAACGAGAGAGGATGCTCCTAGTCCTAACTCCGTCGTGGGGCGTGGCACCAAGCCGAACAAACTGTTCTCGTCAACCCACGTGAATTTGCCTTCGCCAAACTGGTGAAGAACCTCATCGTAATTCTGAAGATCGCGAGTGAAAAATCCCGTCTGGAGCCGGAAAAACACACCGTCGTCATAGCCCGGCTGGTCCTCCAAAGGGATCTTGTCGAGAAGCACCACGGGTATCTGCGCGATGTTCTCGGACAACGTGGTGTCCTCTAGGCGATCTCGGTGACCGATGTCAGCGATGTCGTCGCGTCTGCCGGAGATGTTGAGCGGACTACGATACACACCGAGATGCGTGCCCGAGTCGGGCAAGAAGTGAAGGTCATCGACTGAGGGCGGGTTGGAGACCCTGACATGCCAACCAGGCAAGAAGCCCAACGCCGCTGCTCCAGACAAGTCCTTCGTGTCTACCGGTCCCCATCCAACCTCGATCTCACCGTACTGCTTGCCGTTGGCCTCCAAGTCCGTTTGCAGAACGACGCAGCTTCCGACAACTACTGCTGATCCCTGACCTGTGATCACGGCATCGAGACTCGTAGCTATCTCTTCGGCAGTGAACGTGCCGCCAGCACTCGTAGCCACGCCACCGGGGTCGGCCGATGCGTTCCAGAGATAGATGTTGTTCTGGATGGCAAACTTGAGTCGCTCTGTCCCCACCAAGTCAAACGAGCCGCGCACGCGCGAACAAATCCGTGCTTCGCTGGCATAAACAGCCGGTTGCACTCCAGACTGAAGAAACCACATGGGCTCTCCAGCAAACCGTTGCCGATCCTTCTTGCCGAGGATGACCTCACTGCCGCCGGACCCTCGGTTGAGATCGATGTACGCACGGCCCTGCGGAATGCGGAATTTGAACCTCGGAACCTCATCTTCAGGGTCGTCTACAACGCGAACCGAAGTGATTCGTCCCTCGGTCGTAAACAGCACCAAGTCCCAATCTCCGCGCACATCGCGCACAAGCCCGGACTTGTTGTACCGGATGCTGGGATCGATCGCCGGGTCGGGGATGGTTCCCGTCAGATCCGGTTCAAACTGGACGCCTGAGACGCCCGGAGCGGGCTGTGGTTCCGCGTCTGGAATGTAGAGGCGCTGGTCCTTGGAGATCGTCGTGGGGTCTCCTGAGCCGTCTACGAGTCTCACAGGAGCCTTGGTCTTGAGAGGGCTCCGCGTGAGGCTGAGACCGTCGTAGAACACTTCCGCTCCCAGCCAATTCGTGTCGAAAGTTGTTGACTCTGGGTCGGATTTGTCGATGTCAACCTGGCTGAATTTGAGCTTTCCCGTGGACAGCGCAATCCCCACTTGACCTTCGCTGACAGCCGTCACCGCCAAGAGTGCTTCGGTATCGGCCATGAGCGCTTCCAACGGAGTCCGATTGCCGATACGCACGAATGGATAGTCCGTCACCCCCGGAACGGGAGAAAGGAAGAGAGGCTCCTCTTCGCTCGTCTCCAGCTTGCCGACCGCCTCAGCATCTCCTTCAGTTAGGAAACTCTGGTAGCAGTAGAAAACCGACTGCCCCGCGAACAGATTCACGAAGCCGGGATTCCACAGTAGCTCTCCAGACGACTGCCCCATGACGCCCGCTGCCGTGGGAGCGTTGGTGGGAAAGTCGTACTCCTCGACCTCATCATCCGCAACGACAAGAATCCCACCGTAGCCCGTCACCGACACTGGCTCTGCCACTGGCGTCGAGCCCGAGTCCGGGCGAACACCAACACGGATCATCGAGTACGAATCAGGATCGACACTGTTCCCCGGCAGGTACTCACCCGCCGGCACGTTGGGATTCGGAATGGCCGTGTACGTTCCGTCTGCGAGAAGCGTACCCAGATTTCGGGGAGCGGTTCCTTTGAGCGGTTCCCATCTCTGAGTCAAGCCGTTCCACTGGAACCGAGTTGCATAGCGATCGTTTTTGGACCACCAAAAGCGGACCGCCGCTCTCGTGTAGCGCAAGCTACCTAGCCGATCCCTCCGCAGCGGCGAAAAACCACCACTCAGAGCTTGGATGGTCGCCTCATCCGTGATCGTGACGATGCTCGTGACTGGATTGAAGTCGTAGAAACCTTCTGTGAGAACGAGAGTATCGTCGGTGTCACCCCGAGCGATCTTGAATTGCAGAATGGCGGCGATGCTAGCGTTGGTGCTATCGCTGACATAGAACCGAAGCGTCCCATCCTCATAGACTTCAGGATCGGGATCGGATACTTGATTCTCGACCTCAAGCGTTCCATAGAGCGCTCTGATCGAGCCGTCGTCACTGTCGGCCTCGAAGATCTCCAGCGTCGATAGATCAGCCGTGTTGGCGGCCCAGATGAGATACTCGGTCTGGCCATCGTCAGGACGCAGAAGCACTGCTGCGCGGTACTGATCTGCCGCTACCTCGACTAGCTCGGGAGCTTCGCCACCACCGAAGGCCGACGTGACTGGCGGCTTGAAGTCGCGCTCGACACCATTGACCGCCTCATCCGTAGATATCGCATTGGACGGAGCCGTGCGCGGAGCACGTAGAACGAAGCCGTCGAGAGGGAATCCCATAGTCGTGACTCAAAATACCGTCGAGATGGAAGTACCGGCTCCTGGAAGCGGCGCGGGTGTCACGGGAGCAACCCCTCCCACGCCAAAGCCGGTTTGAACGAGCAGAGCTATGCCGACACCGAGTCCTGTGGCGTACTGAGCAGCCAACGGTCCAGCTATCCCCATAGCCGGGAGATTGCTGGACAGCAGCCCTATCAGCGTTGCTGGGTTGGACAGCGAGACCTTCGTGACATCAACGCCAGAGGAAACACCTATAGAAGTGCCCAGGTATTGCGCTCGGGCATTGAGATGCTTAGCGAGACCTAATTCAACTGCCAACCCAACCGCTTTGGATGGTCCCGTCAAGCCCGCTGCCGAAAGCTGGCTGACTACCTGGCCTGCGGGGACGAAGAACAGCTTGCCGGTGGCCGTTCCCAATCCCGACAACCCCGCAGTAACGCCGTTGGAAGTCACGTTCTGAAGCTGAGGAAGCCACGCAAAGACCGAGGTTCCGACCGCACCTGCTATCTTCGGCAGATTCGGAGCACCCGGAGCAACCACGCGCCCGATCGTCAGGATGTCCTTCGCAAGCGTGCCGGGATCAACAGCCATTACGGACCTGTGTGCGGCACTAGAAGATGGGTAGCGCTTCCCATCCCGTAGAAGGTAAAAGGCAACCCCGAAGTAGGATCGATGTCCGACTCGGCAATGATCGCCCCGAATTTCGTCTTGGGCGTGAGTTGTCCACCAAGGACTGTAGCCAAACCGCTCACGCGTGCCGTACCTGATACAGCGGACATCGAAGCAGCACCAACTGCTGTAATGGTCGCGGTCGTAGTCGATGTCATGGACATCGTGCCCGCCGTCACGGTAGCGGCCATGCCAGAAACGGTATCCAAGTTGAGCAGATTGGCTCCCGCCTGCGCACGAAAGGCTCCCACGCCAGTCTGATAGGTCAGGTTCCCGATGATGACGTTAGTGGAATGGTTACCAAACAAGAAGGTCTCTTCACGATCACCAAAGACCATCCTGTAAGTGTCGGTGGGCCCCCCAATATGTCCTGTCAAAGGATTGGCCCCAAACGTTACTGATCGCAGGGGAGCATTGGCGGGGTTGAAGTTTTTGGGACCGGAGTAAAGCGTGGTTTCCTTCGCCAGAACCGTCTTATCGACAGACGTACTCTGCTGCGACACCTTATCTGTCGTAATGCTGACTGTATTTTGCGGCGAAATGACCACATCCTGGCTGTTCTCGATGCGTGTCTGACCTCCCGCGGAGATCTTCACGTTGCGCCCGGCTGTGATGTTCACGCTGGTTGTGGGGGCCTCAACGATAATCCCAGGCAGCGTGTTCTCCTCGAAAGCCTCGGGAGCCGTCCGAGCCGTCACGCTTCCCCGCGTCGTAGCCGCTCCGGCAGTCAGGCAAATCGCACCCGTGGGTGACGTGAAGCAGAATCCGAAGTTGTCTTTAGCGTCGCCGGAAGGAGCCTCAATGATGAGAGGAGAGCCGGTCCTGAGATCCAAAGCTCCGCCTGCCCTGACCTTGATCCCTCCCGAAGTTGCGATCTCGATGCTGTTCTCAGTCGGCGGACCACTGACATATGCCTTGAGCCGACCATCCTTTGTGAACGAGGCAAACGTCGGCAGATAGTTGGGATCTACCGGCGGGTCCAGACGGAACAACGTAGCAGCATGCTCGCTGACGTTGGCCCCAATCGCAGACTCCAGCACGGGCTCGATCGCCCCCGCGTCATCGAAGACCCTGGCAAGAAGCGGCTTGCCATAGAGCGGCCTCCCCTGAGCGCTGAAGGGGTCATTGCCGACTACGCTTCCAAGCACCCATTCAATGAACGGCCGCTCCCCTGCGGAAAGAGGACTACCGTCTCCGGGGGCCGGAGGCAACCGATCTGCATCAAACCCATCCGTCTGCTCCGTGACGGGCAAGCGACCATCCCACGTATGATCGATCTCGACACGGTGCTCGACCAAGGTCTTTTCATCCGCATCGACCGCAGCGTTGGCCGGCTGCCCATCTCCCGAATCCGGGTTGTCCCCTGCCGACACGCGAAAGATCGACTTGCCAGCATACTCCGCGTCTGCGAGCGTGAGATCGGGATTGATGACTTGCCCATCCTCTGCAATGAACAGACCGTTCCGAAGAAATCGATAGGGATCCAGACTCGGCTGAATCCGATAGCCCGAGTCGGGGTCCACGCCGCCCACTTGCACCCGCTTGAAAGCATCGTGGGGCTGAATCTGCATTGCCTTGCGCAGGAGATCTTCATCGAGTTGGAAGGGAGCCGAAGGCAAGCCGTTGGAGGTAACCTTTGGCCCGTCCCATCGCCGTCCATCCGAGACCATTGGGATAGGAAGAAAGCTCGCGTCACGCTGGACCATCCCCGTGTACTGACGCATGCCTCCAGCCGCATGGAATTGCTGCTGCGAACGGAAGATGAACGAACCATCTTGCTCTCGAATCCGAAATTCATCTCCGCGGCGGTCACAAACCAGCACACCCTCATCGAGAACAAGGTCCGCGCCTTGGTCTGACGAGGCGCAGATGTTACCGGGATACATGTGCCGGAGTTTGTGGCGAACCCGATGAGAGATTCCTTCTAGCTCTGTCTGCTTTCGGAAGGTGAGATCAAACTCTGTCGGGTGGAAATCTTGTGTGGGAATCCAGTCGTGTCCCATCCACGGATTTGGAATGTTCCAGGCGAGCACAACCGGCGTGTGCGTGGGCTTGGTAGGTAAGAACCCGACTACACAAAAGGAACCTACGGTGGGGACTGCCCCAAGGAAATGACGAGCGCCGGCCCCCGGATAGCTGATCGGAACAGGAGTCCGAAGCTCCGTTTTCTTGGTCCCGCTGATCATCATCAACGTGACGGTGTGAAGCGAATAGTCCACCCGCGTCACACGAGCGAGCGCGAGAGAGAACCTGCTGTCTCCCTGGTCAGGATCCTGATCCTTGAGCCAATTCTCAGCCTGCCAATCTCTCCAGACTTCTCCATACGTGAGGAGATTCAGCGGGAAAGGCGGCATGTAGTCTCTGGGTGGCATCAATCACTCCCAAACAGGCTGCCTACCTGCCCACCTACCTCCGTCAGTTGTTCGCCCGCCTCAGCCAGTTGTTCTCCCGTGCCGGCGATCAGGTTACGGATATCCCTGACCTTGTTGAAAGCATCGCTCAGACTAGGCGGCCTTGTGTCAAGCTGCTGACCGCGGAGCGCCTGCCTCTGGGCAACATAGTCTGGTAGCGACTGTAGAATCTGCTCCGACAACGAAGCGGTTGCCGGATCCCTTTTGGAATCGATCCCATCGATAGCCACGAAGTCATCCCTTCCAAACGCAGGAAGCACTAGTTGTGAAGCATTCCCCCGGCAGACACAGCCTTGGTGGGCGTTTTGCTGCATGTGCGGTTCCAGGTCAGCAAGGTTGTAGGCGGCGTTCATCACCGTGGTCTTGAGGACCCCCTCTTGAAGCTGGTTCGCGGGGTAATTGGCAAACTTGGTCTCAAAAATGTTCGGTCGTGCGCTGCGGATGAGCAGTGTGCCCTGCTCCATGTCGTTGGCCTCTTCCAGTTGGCGCACAGCATCGGGATTGGTCTTCTGTAGCTCCTGCAAGGCTAGTCGCGTTTGCGCAACTCTGTGGATGTCCGCCATGGTCAGGCTTTCCAGAGTGGACTGATCGATGTCCCTCGTGCCGCCCGCCACTCCCAACAACACATCCCGTTGCTCCTCAGTCAGACGACGGATTTCTTCCGCAAGGAAAGCCTCGCGCCCCGGCTTCGCCTCTTCCCCCTCCTTGGGCGGCCGAACACCCTTGATGCTCGTCAGTGCGTTTAGAAAATCCTCTGCCGCCTGTGCGTCAACATTCCTGAAGGGATCGAGACCAGTGTTGATCACTTCGAAGTTGCCGCCCGGATCGATCTCTAGCCCTCGGCCGTACCGAAACGCACCAATGTGTTCGTAGCCGCCCGAATCAGAGACCGGAAACACAGGCGTGTAGATCCCATGATTGCGCTTGGCTGCCCGAAGCGCGCGAGCCTCCGAACGCTGAGCCTTGATGTCAAACTCGACACCCGTAACCGTCAATGCGATGTTGCTGAAACCATCAGTAATGATCGCCATCCGGTCGCTGAAGCCGAACGGACGTTTCCCTTCCACGAAGCCAGCTCTGTCCCGAGCCGTGGTGAAGTCTCTTACAACCGTCGTGACGATCGTGCTGACGTAAGCAGTAATGACTTTTTCTACGATCACATCGAGCGTGACTCCCTGGAAGGGAGGCACTTGCCCGAGTTTTTTCAGCGTAAGCCCCGCGGCCGACTGACCTTGATCATCCAGCGTCTCAAAGTCGACAGACGTATCATACGGATCGTGCAACAAGATCTCGTTCGTGAACGCCGCATCTTCGAACGTAGGCAGACGGACAACCTCAAAGTCATCGATCACGTATTCCGTATCGGGAGACGCCAGTTGGTCTCCGATCGAGAAGTAGACGGGATAGCTCTTGGCCTCTGGGAAGTCGCGGAAATCTTGCCCGGCGCCCTCCAGAAGATCGTTCCGTATCTGATCGTAACTCTCTTTGAGGAAATCGTTGGGCGTGCTGTCCATCCCTTCGATCTTCGGGTTGCTTTCCTCTTGGAGCCGACGCGTGAGATTCTTGGTCAGGAAGGCTTCGAAGTCAGCCGGTCCGTAGATCCCCTGTTCGTTGGCGAGGCCCTCAACAGTGATACTCTTGTTAACCTCGGAGCGAGTGAAAGTCAGTCGTTGAATCTGCGAGGTATCGACAACTTTGGTCTGACCAGAGTTGTTCACCAGCACCTTGATACCGCGCGTAGGGGTCACATCACCCAGCGCTGCCTCGACAGCCCGCGAACCGAGCGGCAGCACACCCTTTATAAAACCTTGGACTTTCCGGGCAGCACCGCTCAGCTTAGCCGGAGCCACTACTATCCGCGAAGGATCGTTCTGCGCTACGAGACCCTTCGAAGGCTGCGGTGTTGGGGGCTCAAGCTGATTCTGTGTAGCCTCCCCCTCCTCCTGTGCCCGTAGCTCTTTCAAAGCGGCGGCGAAAGCACACGGATTGAAAGCAGGGCGACCGCGACTGTCTACGTTGCCGGCCGGATAACCCCAGGACGACCGCGAAGGCGGTCCGCTCTCAAACAGAAAGCTCTCATCTTCACCCACCACCGCAGCCCACTTTCTCAGACGCGCATCGGTTTGTTGCGCTGACGTCACCATCTCCCCCCGCCGGAGTAAGTTAGTCGCGAAACTGCCACCATTGTTCACGTAATGGGTTGGGGCTGTCGAATGAGGATTGATAGACCAGAGGTTATGCTGAGACCGAGCAATCGCTGACCAAGTGCGCTCGTCCGGGGGAAGCTGGTGTACCCGACCACTCATGACTCTCTGACGAGCACGCATGTTCGACAAATTCGCAGCCATTGCATAGTCGGGATCAAACAACACATAGGGATCGTGGTTTTCACAATCCGTCCCCTCGAAAGTAGCCATGCCTGTCGGGGGAAGAAGCTGAAACCATCCCGACGCCCCCATCGTGTAATGGTCATCGGGAGCCGTCTGATCAGAGAACGCGCCTCGTTTCTTTCGCTTGTTGTAGTCTCTTCTCGCCGTGCCTCCTGACCTGAGCGCAACCACCCCCGTGTTCCAAGTGTTGCCTGTCTCGCGCGCTACCTGGACACGCATGTAGCGAATGTAGGACTCTGGAACACCAAGAGCTTGCGCCCGTCGTGCCACATCCTCGAATTCCTGCTTGCCCGCTTTTCCTCTCGTGTAGTCGTCAAACCAACCGATATGGCTTCCAGGTTGCTTTCGCCTTACGCGGCCATCCTCCGTAACCTTGAGATCATCAGGGACTTCCTCGGGAGGCGCGGGCTCGGGCTCAACAGGTTTTTTTACCTCTCCGCCCGAAGTCTCGGCAGGCTCGGACAACGTCTCATCCTGATACACAAACAAGTCATCTGCTGACCCTTCCGTGAAAGTCAGGGTCGCCTGGCCCTGCATCTCGGGACTAGGATGAGAAGCAGAGTAGAACCGATAGTAGCCAGGCAACGACATGCCGGGATTCATGTTGGCCTTGGTGTCCGCTATGATGTCCAGCCATGTCATCGTTGTTGACGCGTCTGGCATCCCGCCAAACGAGCGCCGTATCACATCGTTGTTCTGAAGAGACTGGACAATCAAAACCAGTGAATTGATGGTCTTGTCGCCATTGGCCGAGAAGTCAGTCACGCCCGTGGCGAACAACTCCGTGGCGCGGCGCAGGGAGGCAGTCGCTTCGTTCAACCGGGCTTCTATCGCGTCAGCCCCGCCCGTTCTTCGTGAGAGAGTCCCTTCCTGAGCAAGCCCTGGCTCGCCGCCGCTCGCCGTCAGGCGCAGGTCATCCCGCAGACGTGCGACCTGTCCCCGTCGTTTCTGAATCTCTGTCCGAGCAGCGTCGAAAGAAGCGTAGTCCTCACGCAATTCGGCCAGCGAAAACTCGATGTCATCCTCGGGGTTGCCGGAACGACGCAACACATACCGTGTGTGCTCGGTGGGCGATGAAGCATCATCCTCTCGCGGAGCAGCCAAGGCAAAAACCCCCGCTCCCTCGCCTGTCGTCTTGACTTGCTGATTGATGATGTTGAAAAGCAACTCGACCTTGCCCTCGCCCAGAATCTCAGTCCCCAGATCCTCCAACCCTGCCCGCAACGCAAACTGCTTGGGGTTGAGCTTGAGAGGATCCAGCGCCATGACCAGATTGGGAAACCCAGCCCAACGCGGTATGCCATTGTCCATGATCTCCAGAGGACGCTCGGGCAGCCACGGCTCATCCAACTTGATCCGATCGATGGCGTTTTCACCCTCTTGCAGCGGCCCTGGAAGGCCGGGAGCAAAGACCTTCGCCCTCCGTGCCGTCAACGTCAGCGATGTTTGGCACGCGCTGCCGAACGAAAACTGGTGGCTCAGTGCCGTGATGTAGTAGAAGCAATCCAGCGATGGGATGTAGACTGGATACCCCGGCCGCATCTCGGGACGCAAAGGAATGGTCACTTGCGCTGAGTGAATGTCGATGTTGAGAATATCCAGCCGATGCTGCGCAACGAAGAACAATGACTTGGGATTAGAGAAATACGTGATCTCCATGTCAGCGGGACGCCATCCGTACTTGCAGACGAGCCGCCAATCGATAAACGTACCTCTGTTTCCAACAGACGGATCGCTACCCGTGTTCAAGCTGTTGATCAACCCGGACTTCACGGTGCAGTAGGTAGCCTGCGGTTCCTTCTCCTGAACAGAGAAGCTGATGATGTCGATGTCCTCCAACCGATAGACCCGACTCGATCGCGTGTCCAGGTTGTAGAAGGGCGGCTTGAACACCAAGTCGCCGTCCACGTCCTGGTAAAACTCGAAACCCGTCGCCTCACAAACCTGTTGGGCGATGGTGAGCTTGGGCATGTACGACGTGTTGAAAACGTTGAGATTGGCCGATCCTGGCGATAAGGTGAACGCAAAGATCGAAGTCATGTTAAAGTCGAGCGGTTCCTTCTCGTCTGACGCTCCTTCTGTCCCCATGCTCGGGGCAAATGTGACATCCAGACCCGCTCCCTCAAGACCAATAGCCTTGGCGACTGCGAAGCTCCGAGAGAAGGGATCCTTCGCATTCGACTGCGCATCGAGATCGAGATGCTGGTTGTGTTGCAGTAACTTGTTGAGCTTGGTGCTGTTTCGCCGTCCGATGTACGCCTGCTGCACTGCGTTGTATAGCTTCCCGTTCACCCCATACATGCGCAGGCTTTGAATCGACGTACGAAACCGCTCCTCCCAATACAACTGCATCATCGAGTAGATCAAGCGATCCTGGCCGTCTCTAGTCGTGATTGTTGCGTTGAGGTTGGTCCTGTATGTGTCAAGACGGGCTATCCCCTCGATGCCTCCCGGTGCTCCGATTATCGACCGATAGAGATCGTAGATAATCGCATAGGGGTGCATGTTGGTGTAAATGTTCCCCCAGATGTTTGGCTGCGCTCTCGTACCATCTGGCTTGACGGCCACCAACGCAGCGTTCGTGGCAATGTTGTGGAATTGCCAAAAGTGCAACATCGACGCGAGTTGGAGTGATGCCGAATAGAAACCATCCGAGTAGCTGTAATCCGCCGACGTAACAACGCCATGGAACACATGGTAGTAGGGGTAGGTCGGGAAATTATCGAAGTTTCCCTGATTCAGCCCCGTCTGCCCCACGGCATCTGCCGTATCCAGATGTGCAAACTGACCCTGCACCGGAAAATAGCCGCGCATGTAAATATGGACTTCCAACCCAGGCTGAAGCAGCATCCGGCCTTCTCGAAATAGCTGGTCCCCCCAGATGACGGGAACCGCAAGCTGAATCGAGCCGCTGGCCGCTCCCGCATGCACCCCGGCCTCGACCGAAACCGATTTCACGAACCGCTGGATGTTGATTCGTCCATTGCACTTGGGACAACCTGGGATAGAGAGATCCCCGTTGACGTAGACCAACGCATCAGGCGTGTACTTCACAACCCGACGTGCGTTGGGCTGGAAGTTGCCTGCATAAGGACGATCGAGAAGATTAGGCATCCACTACCTCAGAAGCGGTGCGCGAAGCGGATCGGCCACGGGTGAGAGGGGAGGGTTGAGCCGTGGGGCCGGCTGTAAGCGACCTCGTGTGGTCCCGATAGGAAGCGGTCTTTTAGTCGGATCAGACCACAAAGGATCGCTCGGGCTCGGCGTCGGTGCCCGGATCGGAAGCACCTGGAAGTTTCGCTGAGCGTTGTCGAATACGAAGGAGGCTACGAAGTCAAACGTGAATTCGATTCCTCCCCGCATAGTGGTCTCTTGGTGCGTAAAGCTGAAGTTTTCGAAGTGCCCGGCATACGTCCACTGGTCATACGAAATCGCAATCATTCCGATCCACCAGTGCGCCTCACTCTCGCCAACGAGATCGTAAATGTAACCGTTGTTCCGAAACAGCGTCAGCAAGCTCATGAGGTTCTGGTACGACGCCGAATCGCGCATCGTGGCAAACTGATTTCCCGATGGCGATGTGGTCGTGGAAATCCGCCCCCGCGACGGGCCACCATGCCCCTGGAAATTCTGGGGAGAGTCTCCATCGAAGTACCGTGTTCCAGCGTAGTAAGCTCCGATCCGACCAGACACGTTGAGACGTACCTGCTCCTCACCCCAAGCCATGAAAATGTACCCACTCCGATTGCGGTCTGAATACTGCTGCTTCTTCTGCCGCACAATCGAGAAGGCCATGGGATTGATCAACAGCGTGAGAGGCGGCGTTGCCAGCAATGCGTTAAGCTGTGAGATGACACTCAGAGCTTGGGTGACATCCGCAATCCCCAACACGTTAGCCTGGTTCGTCTGGCCAGTTTGCGGATCAAAGAAGATGCCGTTGTTCCCCACCAGAGTTTCCAGCCGAGTCTGTTGCACATTCGACTTCGTGACAATCCCGTTGCTACGAAACTCGGTGATCTTCTCCTGGAAAGCCGTGAAGTCGTCGTTGACCCGCAACGAGGCACTGATGACATCGATGGGCTCCTTCCGCTCGCGGTTCATCGCGTCCATGAGAAGAGGCGGAGGAATCACACTGAGCGTGAAGGGAGAGCCAACGGATGAATCGCGAAGAATGCCCCTGGACCCATCGATCGGGACATTCGCCTGGATCTCATACGTGCGTTTCCAACCCGGCCCGGCCGGAAGTGGTTGGTACAACAACGCAGGGGGTGGTGTCCGTGCCATGACTAGAACGACGTGAACCCGGAGCGACGCCGGATTCCCACTTCGCCGGTATTTGGGTCAGCACCAACCTCACCAAAAACTTGGTTGGCATCCAGACCACCAATAGGCTGGTTTGCTTGAGAAGCGCCCGTCGCAGCAATGATGGTGTCCGTAACAGGGTTGAGGATGGTGGAACGAAGCTGTAGCTCCTCCCGGTCGATGATGAAGCGCGAAGTGAGCGTGAATTGGTACGGAGAATCAGCGCTCTCAGTGAGCGTGAAATCCGTGTCAAACCAACCGATGTAAATGCCCCCATCGAACGTCACCTGGAGGTAACCCTGAAGGGCAATGTTCCCGTTGATGTCGTAGACGGCTCCATTCGAATGGAAGAGAGCCAGGATGTCGAGGAAGCGGTCATACGCAATCGACTCTCTCCGACCCGGTCCTCCTGGGCTGCTCGTTATGTTCGATAGGCCGCTGTAGAGGCGAACGAACGCACCAGTAGCCATCTCGAAATTGATGTCCTCCAGCGCATCGCCCCAATGGAATTCGACAAACCCTCCAAGCGTCTGCTGGCGAGTGATCAACTTCTGGTAATTCAACCGCATCGTGCGCGGATTCACATGCAGCACGAGTTTGATGTCATCGGGCAACAGACTCGTTTCGCGATCGGACGCGAGGATGTCAAACACCACAGGCCGCTTACCGAGGCCAAGCTCACCATCTCGATGAGTCTCAAACGCAGAGGGGACGATGGGAATCGGGCCAGGCATTACGCAGTAGCCACCCTCGCGACACGGAGAGCCTGGCGCACGGTCTCGTAAACCTCACGCCGATCGCCTCCATAGATGTTGACGTACACGGCCCCAGCGCCCGGACCGCCTGCTCTACCGCGGAACCCCACGATGGTGTCTCTCGGGTCTGCCTTGATGACATCACCTCGATCGGTAACAACAAAATCCCCCGCCGGCTGCTCAGGACCAGTAAAGCCAGCCTCGCGCCCATATAACAGTACCGGAGCCATTGCGCCTGCCATGGTGCCGCCTACGACAAAGGGCCCTGCGCCAGGATGTTCTGCCAACAATTGTTCCTTAGCTAAATCAGCCAAGTCAATGGCCACGGCACTTCGTTGCTTAATCATTTCCTCAGACATCCCAGCTCCCCTCAATTTCTCCAACATCCGCAAATATGCGGGGTCCTCCGAGATTGTCTCCCCTGTGATCCACTCGACTCTTTTTTGTCTCTTTTCTTCCTCAGTCCCTCGTGTTGGCCTCAACGCCCATGCCTCGAAGGCAGAACGCAACCCCGCCTGAACCGCCTGTTCGGTCGTCTGACCAACAGCAAACTCTCCCGTGCCAAGGGCCTCAATTACAGGCTGCACCCACGTCCCTTCCGTCCCCTTTTTAAGAGCCGCCCCGACAGTAGATGCCGTTTGATACTCTTCACCTGTATCCCCCTTAGCCGTTCCTTTCTTTCCTGTAATGCTATCTATGGCATCTATCAGATCCTCAATTTTACCGGGTATCGTCGTAACCAGATCGTGCAGGTCAATCTGGATCTTCTCGATGAGTTCGTCCTTGAGATTCTCAATATCTTTTGACATCCCCTCGGTTTTGTCGCGTATTCCCTTAGCAAGGTTGGCCTGGTCGGTGAGAAGATCTGTCTGCTTCTTCGTATCCTTCTCAAGAGTCGCAGTCGCAATCAAAAAATCCGTAAACGACTCCACAAGTTTGCCTGAGCCCTTCTCCTGCAACTTCCCATCTTTCACGGTCAACCCATACTGCTCTGCCAGTTGTTTTCTGACCTTTCCCGTCGCGTTCTCCAAGTCTTTCCAGCCTGCTTGCGACCGGCCCACCAAATCTTGCAGTGTATGCAACTGTTCGACCGACATGCTCCAGCCAGCCTCCGAGGCTAGGGCCTCTATGTCATTCAGCCTATCGATGTTCTTTTCGATGCCCCCCAATGGCCGCATGGCCGCAAACAGTTGCCCCAACAATTTGTGCGTGGCTGGCCAGTCTTGCAGTGCCAAAGTAGTCTTGCGCTCATCCACAGCGCCTTCTTGCAACCTGCGGAGACGAGTCAGCTCTTTGAGAAGCTCTGCCGTGCCAGGACCCCCGACGCGAAGCGCCTTTGCCTCAGCCGCTCGGTACTCTTCTTTCGTCATGCCTTCAATTGCTTCCGCCACCTTGTCCGCGCTTCCGCCAAATGCCTTCACGATTGCCAATGCTCGTTTGTCCTCTTGTCCGACCATGTCAGCCAAGGTTTCCTCTACAGCCCGTCCTTGCCTTTCCGCGGCGTCCTTCATGAGCCGCATAACGTTCTCGGTGCCCGCCATCGCAACAAACTGGATCCGCTGCGTGATAGGCATGTCCTTGAAGCTGCGCTCGATTCCTTTGAGGAAATCCGCACCCACCGTTTCTCCCAGAATATGGCTGAGCGTTTTCAACATCCCCGCGGCTTCTTCCACACGCCGGCTGTAGATGCCCATGCCACTGGTGACTTCCAGAACGGTCCCGTAGAACCGCTTGGCGTCGAATCCCGCAACTCTCGTGATCTCTGAGATCTCCGCCATCCCGTGCGCGATCGTTTCCATAGAAAGGCCGGTCTCAAAGGAGAGCGTCGCCATGTCACGCCCAACCTCATCGATCTGCTTGCCAAACATGGTGGCGTAGGTCACTGCGAACCCGATGTTGTCCTTGAGGGTTCCCATGACACTGGCGCCCGCCTTCGTTTGCGCCCTCAGCCGTGCCATGTGCATCCCGGCATCCGCCATGGCCTTTGTGACACCGATCATCTCATCCTTGACGAGACTCCAGTGTGTCTTGAAGTCGCCTTCGTACACAGTTTTGTAGAAAGCCTCCATCTGTCTATCCAAAGCCGCCACCGAAGTCCGTCCCATGGCGACTGCGCCACCCATCTCCAAAAACGACTTTTTGACTATAGAAGCCCCATCTGCAATTTCCACCAAGAGCTTCACGATTATAGCTAAGACCCCAGCCGTCGCGCCTACTACCGCAAGTGTTTTCCCCACCGCTACCATGCCTTTCCCCAACTTCGCCATGGCCTTCTGTAGTTTGCCTGCGTCCCCTGCTTCGCCCGCAGCCTGCCACGCGCGTCCCCTAGTCACTCCCGCTCGTCCAGCGGCCCCGACGATTCCCGCTAACCCTGCTAGCTCCCCGCTCTTCAGGGTTTCGAGCACTCCGGTCATTCCCCTGCCGTAAGTCTCGATCTGCTCTTCCAATTCCTTCTTACGAAAGCTCTCGATCTCTTGCGCAGCTTGCCTGCGCCGATCGTGCATCAGATCTTCGTGTTCTTGCTCCTTCCGTCTGCTGCGTTTCCGATACTTGTCAACCTCATCGAAAAACACTTTTTGTGCTTTCGTGTACCCCTTCCCAAACCAGTCGCCCACCTTCCCAGCAAAGTCCACAAGCTCTTTCCGCGTCTTGCGAGCATCCAGCATCTTCTTGGCGAAGTCTGATGCCGACGCAGCGCGTTCAAGTCCGCGTTTGATCAGCCGGTAACTCGCCTTCATGCCCTGGTCCACGCTGCCCGTGATGGCATCTCCCATCGACTTGTGGACTGCTCTGGCCGCATGGTGAAGGCTGGCGGCGTCCACCTGGAGGCGTGCAGCCATCTCGATGATGCTATCTGGAGCAGGCATCGGCTATTTTCCTCCAGGCTTCCTGGCTTCCACACGTTCTTGTAACGTGTCGGGAACAGAGATTGCTTGGCCGTCCTTCATGCGAATGGCACCCGGCACAACGTCATTCTTGAGATAGCGCTCGTAAAGACGCTCTGATTTTCCTCCTGAGTAGATCCGCTTGCCCTTCGCCCATCCTGGCTCCATTGATTCAATGCGCCCCAACACGTTTCGAAGAGGCGGCTCAGAGACCCCCTCAGTCTCCATTGCCCGATCGACCTCTACAATCCGTTCCTCCCGCTCATGTCGCTCGCGTTCCATCTTCTCGCGAATCTTCGCTTTGTAGGCGTCCACGATCAGATCGTGCTCATCCTTGATGCCCTGACGCCACTTCCGATACTCCTCCTGCATATCCTCGACGGAACGAACAACATACCGCTCTACATAGGGACTGTTGCTCTGCTCCGGCACCCTCTTGGCCGCTAGCTCCTCGCGCCCAATGAATTGATAGTACGCCTTCGTTCGTACAGCCTCGCGCTCCTGGTCCAACCGACGCTGAGCCATCTCATCCGACTTGTTGAGTTTCTTGATCCCCTTCGGAGCCATGGTTTGGGCGATCAACTTCGTCTGCGTCCATTGTGCGACGAAGGACTCCCGGTGATCCTCAACTTCGTTGTAAGCGATCCACAACTCCTGCAACGCATTCACACCCAATCGCTCACTGCCAGGAACGCCGGTTGCTCCCGTAATGCGTGGCCCATGAGCACGCCAGATAAAGCGAGACTCATCCTCGTAAAAGAAAGCCTCCACCCGGTTCAATGCTGTCTCGACTCGTTCGCGAAGATGACCAACCACCGCCATGAGATCGTGCTTGATGACTCTCGGAAACCCCGCGCACATCTCCCGAATGTGGTAGGTAGCAGACGGATCTTCTAGAACCGGCTGCCCATCAACCACCCACACAGCGGCAGCTATGATCCAGTCGAGAAAGGCCGGATTCTCGGACTCGACTCCTCGATTGAGGAGCATGAAATAGTCTCCCCGGTTGAACGTCCGCAATACCAACGCTGTCTCGTTGATACGAACCGTCTCTGTCAAAAAACCAGGCGTCAGTAGATGACGCACGTCCGCATACATGGGACTGCGTTGTTCAAGCGTTGGTGCGGGCGGAGACAACACTACTACGCACCTCTAAACCGCGGGTTTCTTGAGCCCGTTGGTGGAGGATCCACAGGAGCCTTCGTTGGTTTTTCTGTTGGCTTCGATCGAGGACTTAGGGTCTCTGTCGGCAATCGAACACCCTCTACTGCTTCCGTGGCAGCTTTGGGCTGGTCCACTACCGTCTCTCCCTGAAGATTGAGCACGGCGTCAGCCGTGTTGAGTGCGTCTCGGTGTGGCGGCTTCCGTCCTCGCGTCACCCCAGGCAAAGGCTCAAGGGGCTCCGGTTCCGGTTCTGGAGATTCAGGCGCTTCTGGTTCTGCTGTGGGTCTCGATTGCGCCCGCATCTTTTGTTGTCGGAAAGCTTCCAGACGTTTGTGCTCAGCCGCTACAGCCGCATCCCCATCGGCCGGATCGTAGAACGAATCCCCCTCATGTGGCAGCGGTATCCCGTCCGCATCAACAGGTTCGGACTTCTGAGCGCGCACAGGCGGCACTGCCCGACGTGGTATCGTCGGCTCTCGTCTGACAGGCCGCTTCGGGGGCTCGGTCGCGCCTTCAGCCTTGGGCGCGGCCTCGGGCTCGGACTCGGACTCTTCTACAACCTCTCCCGTCACAGTTGCCAGTCGGTCAATGTGATCCTCATGGGCTTGGCTGTACTCACCGAGAGCCTCTCGTGTCTGCGCCGTCATGGCGGCACGATCAGCCATGGCCTTCTGCTCACTCTGAATGCGCTTGAGGTTCTCTAACCGCGTTTGAAGGCGATCGATCTCTCCCCCGACGTTAGCCTCTGAGGACTCGATACTCTTACTAGAAGCACTCTCGACTTCTTGAACCAAAGTCCCGTAGTTGAGGTAACACATGTGCAAAACAGGCCGACTCCACTTGCCGATCATCTCGCGAATCACGAGATAACGAGGCTTCTTGACCTTGTTCCCGTTCTCGTCCTCCTCCCCCGTCTCGACAAACTCCTCCCGTCGAAGGTCTTGATCGCCAATCTGAACGATGACGTGTGACAGAGTGGCTACCCGCACCCGATCGATGTAGTCCGCCAAGGCAGCCCGGTCTTCATCTCCCGAAGCCTCATCCCAGGCTATCTGAGCGTACTTATCGACCTCGATCTCCTCACGTGCTTGAAGCACACGAATGGTGATCGCGTGGTCGCCTGCTTTGAAAGAACGCTCCGCTTGGCCTAGTTGCCCGATCTTTTCGAGCGAGGCTTGCAGAGCCTCAAAGTTGATTGTCATACCGCTACTCCCGTTGAGAGAGCAAGCGGTGGCCTGGAAAACAGCGCAAACGAATCTGGGTCTGATCTATGTGGGTCTGGATCTGATATAGGGTTTAGGAGACAGCACGGGAATCTGGATATGATCTGATATTCATCTGCGTCTGATTCTTGGAAACCACCGACTGCTCGGTTTTAGGCCACTGTACCCTAGCCGAACGGCGTCCCTCCTGCCTGTGGATCGCCAAACCTGACTGATCCAAGCTGGCCTACGGATGGGTCGTTGCCCGTAGCCAGAAATTCTCCGTACTCGGAGGCGAAGTCGTGAACGTCGGTGACCATCGCATCTCCCGTCTCCATGAGCATTCCCGTGTCGCGGGTGATGTTGGTCTTGGACCAAGACGTGAACCAGCACGCCTCGTACATGGTGATGATGGCCGTGTGTCCCTGCTGGCCACCCTGCGGGAAAGGACCGTTGGGAGTCGGGCCGGTCTCGCCATCTAGCTGATCGGGATAGACGATCTGAGCCGTTCCTCCCTGGAAACCCTGACCCTGGTAGCCCACGTTCTCGACTCCAAGTGCCATATCGACAAGAGTCGAAAACACAAGCTGCTCCTCCACATCGAACGGCCACCTGTGATGCTTCAACGAACGCACGGGCCCGTCGATGCCTCCAGCGTAACCAGTCGCCTGCCAGAGATTCGCCATGTAGAGCAACGCTCGCTCAAAGCTCAGCGTCATCTCTGTCGTCACGGACGGCACAAGCTCAGCGATCTGATCGCCAAACCCAATGCCGCGTAGGGGCTCGACAGTGCGACTCTCGGAAGGTGTGAAGTTGGTCAGCACGCCAATCTGAAGAAGCTGACTTGTCGTCCCGTAGGCCGGGGACAAGATCCTCACCTTCTGTGAAACGGCTGTTCTCGTGTTGGGGGAAGTCCCGTAGTCGTAGACGGAGCTAGAGCCCTGGAGCCCTGCTGCGCCTCCCTGGACTAGATCGGTGTTTGGCATACTGTCTCCTAAGGGCGGGGAATGCGCGACGCACCACCCTCGTTAAGCGCTTGAAAATAGACAAGCTAGGGGCGCGGACTTGGCGCAGTAAACTTCTCCACAAAACCCGCGTAGACTGGGTGGAGACAAGAAATGCTCACCACCATCCTCACCGGGTTCCTCGCTCTGACGGCCAACGCTCCTTTGCAGACGGCGCCTGCCGCTGACACGCAGAGCGATCCGATTGTCGTGAATGCGCCTGCGGACGAATGCGATGAAGAGGCACCCCACGGCGAGGACGGCTGCAAGGATGGCTTCACCTGCTCCATCGTGACCACCGTCGATGGCTGGGACGTGAAGTCACAGTGCGTGCCCAATCAGTGTTTCCCCGATGTGGATGAGCGCCCGTTGCTCATCACGTATGAAGACCTGGACGCTTGCAAGGCCGATCTAGACAAGGACAAGTAGCTAAGGCCAGAGCCGCTGCGTCCAGTTGATACTTCGCTCCGTGCAACTAAGTCGTCCCGTGATGAAGTCCTTAGCTGCATCCGGGTCAAACTGCTTGCACGAGTAGATGTCGAGGGAGAAGCGGTTGCGTAGCGGCCACGTGTGCAGTGAGATATGGCTCGTTGTGATCACTACACATCCTGTCACCCCACCCTCATCCTCTTCCGTCTCAATGAGCTTCGAATCGGGCTCGACCACATTCATGTAGGGACCGCCCAGGATCTTCATATCCAGATGGATCACGAGATCCCTGAGAAACGTCTCCAGAAACTCAACATCCGCCAACCGGTCAGTGGGATCTCCAGACCCGACGAGAGCATCCACGATTAGGTGCCAACCAGCAAACGGCCCATGCATCGTCAGGTCCCTCCGCTGTCGAGCCAACGCGCAGCTACACGAGCCGCAGAACGAGCCAAAGGATTCCCATGCGTCATCCGCCAAGCATTCAATGCGTCGCTCATCAACTTGCGTTTCATGGGATTGGTCTCCTTTTCGAGATCGCGTTTCAACACAGTCGGCGGCGTGTTCAAGTAGGGATTCTTCGCTCCACGCTTCGCCTCCAGCTTGGTCTTGCCGTCCGCCAAGCGGACAAACCTAATGATCTTGGCCAGAGCCATCGTAGACAGGCTTCTATCGAAGGATTTGCCCGCGCCCTACGCGCGTTTTGAAATGTAAACTTCTTCGGGGATCTCGCGTAGAGAGGTTGGAGAGCAAAAGATGCACCTTCTTCTCGAAACCTCCCGCGACGACCGGACCCTCGTCTACCAGGACAAGCATCGACCGCGGACTCGCCGGACCCAAGGAGAGGCGCGGCCGTCACATCAACGTGATAACCGCCTCTCGCAACACCTTCGTGGGGTCCTTCCAAGATGCGTTGACAGCCATCGGGGATGATCTCAAGCTGGAGAGTGCTCCCGAAGCCAAGGCGTCCTGATGACCACCGCATGGTTCAACCGCCGCCCCGGCGACTTCGCCTCACCCTCCACGGAGGACGAGAGCATGTACCTCGTGGGCGACGGCGCTCCCGATTGGGTCAGGCTTCCTTCCGAGCTTGGCGGAGCACGAATACGAATCACCGGCTCATTCACCGGACCGTGTCCGGTTTGCTCGTCCGGGCATCCGGTCAAGCATCTCGTGCTGGAGAGCACTGCCATTCGAGTCGCTGAGTGTGTAGACCGAGGCTTCCTCTGGTATCGGCTAAAGGAGACCAACGATGAGCAAAGGTAAGAAGATTCCCCAGGGCGTCGCGGTCGAGCGAGTAGCTCCCGTCCTCGCCTTGCTCGGTAAGGAAGCCAAGATCGCCGGCTCTCTCCGTCGTGGCAAAGAGTACGTTCGCGATGTCGATATCGTGTTCCTCGGCACGCTACCCACACAGGCGGAAATCGAGAAAGCTGGTTTCGAGTGGGTCCAAGGAAAGGATGCCAAGATCCGGCTCATCGTGGGTGGCATGCAGGTAGACGTGATCCGAGCGCCCGATGAAGATGGCTTCGGCGCCGCGTGGCTCTACCTGACCGGCCCGCATACCTTCAACATCAAGATGCGAAGCCACGCCGCCGCGCTGGGGCTACTCCTCAACGAAAAGGGCGTATACAAGCCATGTGATCCCGAGGAAACGGACGAGTCCCAGGGCTACGCGTTCATTCACGTCAAGCGGAAGGGCGAGACTGAAAAGCGCTGGTATCGGCGCATCGCCGGTAAGACCGAACGCGAGGTTTTCGAAGCGCTCGGGCTGGAGTACACCACCCCGCCCGCTCGTGACGATCTCAAGTGCTTCCGTGGCGAAGTCGAATGGGAGTGCGAGATCCCGAGCGCCAAGGATGGTTCTTACCGAGTCTGGCTTGGCAAGAACAACCGCTGGAATTGCGAGTGCGAGGGCTTCCAGTTTCGGCGCAAATGCCGTCACATCGAGACCGCTCAGGCCAAGTACAACAAAGAGTGCGAGATAGCGAGCTAAACATGATCAGCGGCTACCAAAAGATGAACGTCGAATTCAAGCGGCTGGCCGAAAAGCACCGCAACGCTTGTCAATACGACGTGCGCGTAGAAGGCATCACCATCGGCACACTTTGCAAGGACTACGAAGAGGGTTGGGTCATCTCGCCCGGCTGCATCGGTGGAACCTGCAAGGGGCACTGGGCTTGGTACTTTGAGCCTGTCGAGTCTCTCGATGAAGCCCTCTGCCTGAGCAACAATTGGGAACGTCTATGGCTCATACCCAGCGACGGTCTGTGGATGAAGCAAAAGCAAGCCTTCGCAGCCTTTAAGAAGGGTATGGACGCGCCCTTGAAAACCGTGAACGAATACGACGCACCGAGGGTTACCATCTTCTTGAAGTGGCTCAGATCCGAAGCGAAGACATACTATGTAAACACCCCGCAACCTAGAAAAGCTCCGATTCGCCGATGCGAATGAGCGACTATGTAAACTTTCCCCCGAATCTCGCGTAGAAGAGACAGGAGATACGACATGACAAACCTCAACCTCTTGACTCACTGCGGTGCCCATCAGGTTCCTCGGGAAGTCCTCTTTACGCTGCCCGAGCCTGAGGCCGCCGGCCCAAGACACACCCCCATCCCCCACAGCACACTGCTGGAGGAAGTGGAGAACCAAATCACCACCGTGGGGCTAACCACCATCCAAGAGGTACACGCACTCTCTCACGAGAACCTGCGCTACTTCGGAATGCTGGAAGTAGCACCGGCTCCGGTGCTCGATCCTGTTCCCACGGAGATGAACAGCCCGATCCTCGACCCGGACTACAGCATCATCCTCGGGCTCCGCAACGCCAACGACAAGACGTTCCTGGCTGGCCTTGTAGTCGGCTCGGGCGTGTTCGTTTGCGACAACCTGTGCTTCTCCGGCGAAATCAAGGTCGGTCGCAAGCACACCCCGAACATCCTTCGCGATCTTGCCAAGCTGATCGCCGAGGCTCTCCAGCAAGTCGCAGCGCTCAAGGACTTCCAAGACCAGCGCCTCGCGACGTACAAGCAGCACGAGCTAAACGACGCGCAGGTAAACGACCTGCTCATTCGCGCGCTCGATGCCGATGTCATCGCCTCCAGCAAGATCTCGCAGATCCTCTCCGAGTGGAGAGAGCCCCGTCACCCCGAATTCCGAGAAGCGGGACCGACCACCTGGCGGCTGATGAACGCGTTTACCGAGGTTCTCAAGCCCCGACGCGAAAGCAACGATCTCTTCACCCTTCCGGCCAAGACTGAGCAGCTTCACGTCCTGCTCGATGGCTTCTGTGGCCTCCGGCGTGACTTCAACTAACCTGACAACGGCGCGACAGCCCAAGGACGGGAATCGATACCGCCCTTGGGCTTCGGCAGGTGCAACATTGCGATCAAGAGACCTTTCAACCCAGATCGACTTCGTGCTCTCGAACAGGGGCGTCGAGCTTTCCGAGCATTTCCACCTTCGGTTGCCGGCAGGCTACCGCGCCCGGCTGGAGAAGATAGCGAGGGACCGCGGGGTATCGCCCTCTACGCTGGTACGGGCTGTCCTCCAAGTCGCCCTACCACCCCTGGAAGGCTAATATGGCTAACTACACGGGACGACCTGGCTATCGCGATGCCGGCTTCGGACAATGGGAGAAGTGAGATGAGGACGACGGTCGGGCTAGAAGCAACGGCCGCAGGCGCAGAGATCTGTAGACAGGCAGCGATCGTAGGCGAGCAGTATTCGCGCCCCTCAGTCGTGTTCCGGCCACGCATTTTCCCAGACGGAAACCAGTGGTGCGCGCTGCTAGGCGAAGACTTGCAGGTTGGCGTGGCCGGGTTTGGCGACACTCCCGAGAAGGCGTGCGCTGCCTTTGACCTCGCGTGGATGAACGACAGGCCACCCCGCACCACCGAGCAAGACGAGACCGAGATCCAACGCAAACGCGACGAGTGCATCGGGCGTTACGGAAAGAAGTCGGACAGTGGATAAGCGATACGAATGGAGACCTTCCGGCATGTACGCGGCCGACGACGGCGGGTGGGTGCGGTTCGTGGACCATGTATCGACAACAACTGCACTGCAAGACAAGCGCGACGCAGCCGAAGCGCGAGCGGTAGAGGCACGCATGAGCATCCGAGACCACTCGTCCATCCACATCTCTAGCGACTGTCAAACCGTCTCCCTCCGTTTCGGAGACCAGGCTTACAAGTTTTCCACCAAGTCCCCAAAAGACACGATCGAGACTTCGCTCCTGATGCTTCTTGATCTCGTTGGCGCGCTCGATGAGGCTGGCATCGAGGCCACGTTCCACCCAGAAGAGACCACTCCCTGGAAGGTCAAGAAGAAGTGAGGCCGCCGGAAATCCGGCGGCCCCAAGACTGAGCAACTACAGCACCGACCTGAGGTTGAATATACAGCAGCGGGTGACTTCAACTAACCCGACAATGGCGTGACAGCCCAAGGACGGGAATCGATACCGCCCTTGGGCTTCGGCCGTAGTTGCGAAACACCACGCCATCGATGTGCTGAGAAAGCACCCAATGGCTCCCATGACGTGTCGCCCAGCCCTACAAGCTGCCGTTCGTTCGGCCAAGACGCCCCAAGGACGACGCCAAATCGAAGCGATCTGGTTCGCTGGCGAATACGCCGAACCTGGCTACGACTCTTGGCAAGAGGCTTCTTGCAAGCCCCCGTTTCGTCGCTTCTGCAACGAAGCCCGATCCTCTGATGGGAAAACACGACTAGAACGACTATCGGTAAACGGCTGTCCGAGCAACCTTTCCATTCGGAAGCTCAAAGCCAACCACGGTCTCAAGCTCAAAACCACAATCAAAAGCGCACTCTTCTAGACGCCCTAGCAAGGCATCGGAGAGGTTGAGAGCCATAGCGCAGCCTTGAGGCAGCACAGAACGTGCCTTCCTGACCAAAGGCAAGAGAAACCCCTCTACCCAATCCTCCTCGGAACCAAATCGCATGTGAGGTTGTTCAGGATGGTCTGAATACTGCTCAACGTCATAGTAGGGCGGAGAGGTGAATACAAAGTCTACCTGAGGGATGTCCGCGCCCAATGCCGACCCTTCAATGATCTCCGCGTCATGCCGCAGATCGGAAGCTAACCTGCGATTCCCCTCGACAGTAAGAGCATCAATCTCCGTTCCGATGTATCTCACATTCGCCGCTGCGGCGCCCAAGAGACGCCCGCCCCACCCTGCGCAAGGATCCCATGTTGTCTTGCCTTCCGGGCAGTAGCGGTCATACAAGTATCGAGCATAAGCTGGACGGAAAACCGTAGGAACCCGATGATGCATCAGAATCGCCTTAAGCACTCGTTCTGGTGTCGTCGGATGCGACGAGTCTAGTTGAGTCAGGATAGCAAGCCGGAGCTTCTCATCCGAATTCCACGCCTCTACAGCCGATAGCTGATTCTTGTACCTGGCTTGGAAGAGATTGGGGAAATATGCTTTGCAGACTTTGGTCCCAACCCACGAACGAGGAACGATAATCCCGTCAACTAACTTCAGGCGCTTCCGTTGTAGCCTTTCCAACTCCCTCCGAGTCTCCTCTGGATCGATCACCGGAAACGGAAAGCAATCCCTCCGTAGCTCCCGCAGAATTGTCTCGGCCTTGTCCTTCACCGCCTGACGACTCTTCTTTGGTGCTCGCAACAACTCCATGAAAAACTCACGAGATACCTCTGCATCATAGCGCACTTCGATCACGGTATAGCCAAGCTCCTCCGCTCGCTCTTTTTTGTAAACGTCTCGCTCCCGCAACTTGACAAATTCCTCTGGAAGACGGTGCCATCGAGGAACAAACTGGTAATGCTGAATTCCATGGCACTCCACGATCACCTTTGACTTGGGAAAACAGCCGTCATAATTCAGTAACCTCCCCGTCTCGGGATTTCGAATACGATCGTCAGACCATTCCCACTTATACGCTTCGCCCAAAACATCAGCTACCGTCTGCAAGACTTCTCGCTGCCACGCCAATCGATTCCGCGTAGGGATGTCTAGTTTCTTCGCGTATGTCCGCACCGTATCTTGAGCAACTCCCAATCCCTTAGCCGCAGCCGCCACAATCAAACGATGCTCGTCATCCAGGTACGCCTTGAAGTCCGCGTATGTGAATCCGTACCTGGCATGTGTTTCCCGGATACGAGCACGCCTCCGTGCCTCTGAGATCGCCGAATACAGAGGAGCACCAGGATACTTACGCGTGTAGCTCCTCCAATTTAGGTCGTGTGTTTGAATATGAGCCGAAATCGACCGACCTACGAAGCCACACTCCTGGCAAGTCACGTACTCGTCAGTCCGACTTGCCAGGACTTCCCATTGCTTGCGTCGATACTCCTTATGCGCAGAGCAATTCCGTTGATGCCGAAAATGAGACGCCAACCCCCGAGCGCCTTCGAACACAAAACCACACACCGGACACGCATGCGGATCTTGCTTCTTGCTCTTACACGTTGGACAAATGAGCCGCGCAGCCTTGGCCAAACTCATCATTGTACGGTCGTGTTCCGTGCCGCAGTCTTCACAGGCGACTCGTACAACCGTTTGCGTCTTCGGCAATCCTCTACGGTTATTGGCTGCCGTTCGCGCAGCTTGAAGACGCTTTCCACGACTCCGATATACTTCTTCTCCAAACTCTTCGATCCACCATCGTTGAACCTTGAGATAGTGGACACCCAATCTTCGCGCAGCCTCCTTGACTGCCACACCCTCAGCGAACCACGGCAGAGCTGCTGCCCGTTGCTGAGGATCTTCTTTCTTGGGGCGAGAGCGAAGCCTATTCGCACGTGCTCTTACCTCACCGGCACCAAAGGAAGCCTTCCAGACTTTGAGAACACGCTGTCGACCAACCCCCAACGATTCAGCAACCGCGGCAGAAGACAGATCGGACCGAAAGGCTGCACAGATCTCCTCATCCATACCACCACCATACCACCACCACAGACCCCACGGCAAACGCCGCTTTTGGGCTCTGTACTAGCCTAGAGCGCTAGTGTACCTCACAAAACTGAGCGGAGGTTGAAGGTGACGATGATGTATAGTAGCGGGAAAACAGGCTGATACCATGCTTCGACCGCAACCACCGTTGGATCACTCGTTGTCTGAGCCTGCACTCCAGTGAAGGCAGCGATGATCTCCGCCGCGATGAGCCCCTTGAGCATGAAGGTCAGGCGACCTTCGATCTGATTCAGGATACCGGGCAGGAATTTGACCCCGATGAACCTGTCCAGCGTCACGCGAGTCTGCTGCTGTACCTCATCCGCAATCGTCATCACGGTTGGGGTCTTGGTCAGGACGTTGGTGACATCCGTCGTGAGCCCATGGCGCACACTGATTGCCGGACGGCGATCCTCCAAGATCGTCACGCCGCGCACGGCAACCTGATTCTGCTCGACCGCATCGAGGATACGAGCAAGCTCATCGAACCCGAGCAATCGTGCCCGTGTCCATGGCGTTGCCACGTCGATGTTCGGGCTTGCTCGGTTTCCTGCCATTGCCGCCGAGAGAATCGTGCCGTCAACCAGGAATTGCTTGTCGTTGTTCACCGCATCGGTCAGCGTGATCTTGGCGATGTCTGGGTAGACCATCCTCATCCGGGTGTTGCCCAGCAACTCGGCCAGGTCTCCCGCAGCCGAGGGCTGCGTCCCCGAGGAAACGCCAAAGATCGAGGTTCTCTCCGATCGCAGCCGGATGCTGGACTGGAGATCAACATGCTGACTGATCTTCTGGAATAGCTCCTCCGAGTCTCCACGCAACGGAGTGAGCGTGCTGAGCCTCGCCCCACCTGGGAGGACTCCACGCACATCGTCCACGGCATCGAAGTAGTCCGTGATACTGCCCTGATTGCTGTTGGGCTGCTTGGGAACCTGTTTGAGCCCAACGACAACCGCCCCGTTGATGATCGACACATACGCCGCCAGGGACAGAAGATGCTCTGGCGATGTTGCACCAAACACACGCTCGATCGTTGCCAGCCGTGTGTACAAGCCAGTGTCGAAACTTTCCTTTTGGTAGTTGTAGGTCGCGTAGTAGAGATCGCCCACGGCAGGCTCGCTGCCCCCGCGCTCGATCGTATCGACCACAGCCGTGTCCCCGACCGCGACGCCAGTGGTGTTCGTCACCAAAAGCTCGATTCCGGGGATTGTGTTGACCGGAAGGTTGCTGTCCGTGATGACCTTATTGCGTACCTCGAAAGTGAAGGTTGCACCCACACCAGTCGGGTACACCCCGCCACCCTCACGTGCCAGAACCGTGAACGTGAGACCCGTGACGGTATCTCGATACGTCTGGCCGATCACGCCATCTTGACCCACTCCGTTGTTGAGCCTCGACGTGTTCGCTGACCCGGACCCGTCTGTCGGATCGGACGATGTGACGTAGTATCCGTTGAAGCCTTCCTCACCGGATGCGCCGTCACCAACCTCGGCATTGATGCCCGTGCCTGGAAGCAGCCAGCTACCGTTTCCAACCGTGGGCTGTAGCAGCGCAATGCTGCTCGACAGACCCAGACCTCCGACCGTGCTCGCCTGACTCTGGAGGTACAGGAATTCGGCATTCGCCGCATCCCTGATGACACCAGCAAGAGCCAAGCCAGCGAAGTAGGTCACTCCTGGCGAGGAGTAGCTCAGGAGCTTGGCCGATACCGTTGCGTCGTGATGCGCCATGAGAGCCGAAGCAATCTGCTCGGGCTCTACCTCCGTCCGTGCCGCCGTGCCGCCAGACGAGAATCCCAACACATCGTTGGCATTCCCGGCTCCAACCGTGATCGCTGAGGACACGCGAGACGTGCCGCTCACGATCCGAATACCAGCGCCTTCTGGCAAGAACGTGCCCGCGGGCAACCCAGCCGCCACTGCGGCGGCGTCTAGCTGTGCCAGAATCGTGTTCGCGATCGTTCCCGGCCCCAACGGTACGTCTGCTGTGCCGCCAGCCGGAATGACCACACCCGCAGCATCCGTGAACGTGACGTTCACCATGATGCCATCGATGTTGATCTTGAACACGTTGTTCTGCGGCTGTGTGCCTCCGTCTGCGAAGAACGTCACCACCGGCTGCCCGTCGCGAGCATCCCCGTAGGCGCCTGTCGGCACCTGACCGCTGACAAACCCCACTTCGCCAAACAGCGTCGCTGGCTGCACGACCGCCCCCATCGCCGCCAACCCAGCGTCGTTGGGCTGGAGACCCGTCTCCGTGATCGCATTGTTCCCCTCGATGCGTAGCTCTGTCTGCGCAAGCTGGGAAGGCCCGGCCACGCTGCCCGATCCAGGCATGATGCGGTTGCGGAGAATGATGCGATCGTAGATAAGCGCACCGGAACCGCCCGCTACCGAGAAGCGCCGAGCGATGTCTCCGTTGAGCAACTTGGTCTGCAATCCTCCCGGTGCCGGAGCCACGCTGATGCCTGCCAGAATCGCGAAATCGCTGGCAAGCGTCGGTGCGTCCGCAAACTCCAAATAGCCACCTGCCAAGTCCGTCGCGCCCGAAGGCTGTACGAACGTGAAGGTTGCCGGAGTTGCGGCGGATTCGACCATAACGACCCGGTTTCCGAGCGTACCCGGAACAGTTGGCACCACTGGAATCGTCACACCAACAGCGCCCGTCGTGGTCACGATCGAAGCCACGTTGTTCGTCACATCTTGAATCGCTATAGCGATCTGACCAGCGATCGTGGCTGCCACACCGGACGACACGTCGAAGTTGTTGCCGCCTGGCGTTGTGGCCGTATCTGCCGTGAGTGCTGCCTGGTTCCCAGCCCAATCCGTGAAGATGATCTGGTCACCCACGACCGGCACTAACGCCACGGTGATGACACCACCGGCCGCGAAAGTGCCGATGTCTCCCGTCGCCGCCTGCAACGTGAATCGGAGCCGGCTATTGGCATCCACAGTAACGTTGATCGCCAACCCGGCAAACGCCGGACCCAAACCACCGACTGCGGCTGCAATCACTCCATCCAGAGCCGTTGCCAGAGCCATGGGGCTGGCGTAGGTCAGCGGCGGAATGATCGCCGTGATCGCACCCGATGGGCCTGCCACAGCACCATTGTAGTGCATGACCAAAGTGTCGTACTCGCCGGCAGTAATGACCGTCGACCCCACGAAACGTGTCTGTGCCGTGTAGAACGGAGCAAACTGTTGCAGCTTGGCGAAAGCATTGAGCGCGTCAACGTAGTTGTCCGCGTTGACACCCGTTCCTGCCGCAGCGATCGACGTAATGAGCACATCATCGACCGTGACCGAAACCTCGTCGTTGGTCCCGGCCGTAATGTCGTAGGTCGTGCTGCCCGAGGCTACGTCATACTCGATCTCCTCGCCCAGCAAGCTGGCCGACACGCCCAAGCCGGTGATTCCGTCCACACGGGCAAGATCGATTCCCGCTCCGCCACCAGTCGGTGCCGTGCCGTCGATCAAGAAACGTGCATGATCAGAGGCATCCTCGATCGTGAAGTACGGTCCCGATCCGGGCACGCTGTACTTCGCAATCGTGTCATCGATGCTCGCGAACGAGACCGTGACCGTCTCCTCGACCGGACCGTCCGTACCACTCTCGAAACGCACGTCCGGGGTTAGCTCGCTGCCGCTCGGGAATTGGATGGTGATGCCCGTGAGCGCAGCCCCCTTCACGCCAAACCGCGGCGTGAACATGTCGTTGCTATTCGAGTCTTGGATGAAATAGGTACCAATGCCCGAAGCACCAGCCACGTCACAAACCAGGCTGTACTCCTCATCTACGAGCGTGTTGTAGTAGAACGTGGCGTAGACCGTTGCACCCACGTCCACGGGATCCTTCAAAGTGATCCTGGTTCCCTCGACCGCTGTCACGTCCACCGGACCACGCTGCAAAGCATCCTCGACCGAGAAGCCCCAATAGGCGATCACCAGATCCGGGCGATTGGTCGGAAGATCGATACGGTTGTTGCTGACCGTCTGGAACAGACTCAACCCGATCGGCGTGTTGCGTCCGTTGCCCGTCGTGGGCTGGAACGGAAGGTCGAATTTCGTCCGACTCGTAACTGGCGGGCTGACCGTCGCATCCGTGACAGGAGTGGCTTCCTCCAAGTACGTCTGCGCATCCACCAAGAGCGCGCTGACCTGGCCTCCATCTCCACCGAAGTACGTGCTTCCTTCGGTGTGAACACCCGAAGTGATGAGAACCGACGTACCCCAGACAATGACATCATCCTTGAGCACGAAGTCCGCACCCTGCACGAAATCGCTGTTCCCCGGAACGATGCCGACTCGGGTGATCTCCGTGAGGTTGATGTTCGCCAGATAGTCGAAGGTATCTTGCCAACTATTGAAAAAGTACTCGATGGTGACGGTCGAGCCAGCAGCCGGAGCAAAGGGCAACGTCACCGCTCGCGTCGATCCATTGACGGACGTGGGGATGACCTGGACATTGTTGACGCGGACCGTCACCTTCCCGGTGTCCGTGGTCGTGATTCCTCCGTTGGAACCGTCAACGATCGGACCCTGGAATGTGTAGAACGTCGAGCGCCGATTGGTCGCGTCACCCGTGGTCAGACCAAGAAGTGTGTTGGCCGTACCGGCACCAACGATGAGGTTTTCGTCGGCCACGAATTGGATGGCAGTGCCGCCGAAATTCGTGGTGTAGAGCGAAGCCACAAGAGACGTAGAAGAGGCCGCTCCGTTGATCAACGAGACCACGGTAGCTGCGGGCTTCACGCCCGGCGTCCCCAGGCTGATGGTGGTCTCGACGCCATCGATGGTCAGGATCAACTCATTGTTGTCCACCGTGATGTCGTAGCCGCCTGCGGGTTCCTCGCCGCTCCCGTAAATGAGCGCGGGATCCGCAGTCACCTGATCGCTCACGTCGTCCGTGATCAGCGTGTCGGTCCGGTTGAAGAAATACGTGCATCTCACGTCGTCATGGAGCCCTGGAGCCGTCGAAAGCTCAAGCACCCCTCTGTCCCCCTGGACGTTCAAAACCACGTCAGGCTGCCCGTTGATCGTCACCTGGATGCTGGCTGCATCCGTCGCCGTGGTACCCGTCCCGTCGCCCGTGACGATGGGATAATTGCGCACCTGGATGAGCCGCCGATCACCATCGAAGTCACCCAGGACGACCTCGCCGGAAGCCAGAATTGCGACAACCGCGCGGCCGGTCATGTCCTCCTGCGGAACCTGCTGGTCAACACTGGAAGACGACCCGCGAACCACCGCGAGATCCGTCTGAGTCAGAACCTCGTTGCCCGTGCCGATGAACACCGGAATGCGAACACCCTGAATCGGTGCTTGAACCGGCGTGTCAGTCTGAGTCTCGACGTAGACGTTGGGGGGCGCGTAAATGTGACCAGGAATCTGGGTGCCGTCTGGCATTGGAACCTCTGAGTTTTGGTTGCGGGTAAATTCTCCCTGTCGGGTGAACCCGCCTGGTTGCAGTCAGAAATGCGGCTGCGAACAGCCTGTCCTCATCTGGGTCTGTTTCTGCTTCTGCGACTTATGTGTGCGTTCTTATCTGGCAGCCCGAAGGCGCGGTCGTGTGAGGCGTGCGGTGCCTCGTCCCAGAGTCATCTGCGTATGGGTCTGATCTGTGTGTTCTTATCTGGCACTCTCCTCGCGGAGAGGCATGACTGCTGACTCAGGGGCCAGCCGCTCCCGTCACTCGTGACGCGAGCCAATCCTTCCCTTTCTTGGTCTTCAAGATCTCACTTTGAGCCTCTTGATGGAGACCTCGCGCAGTCTCCGCAGCCTTCCGTTCGTCGGGCTGCATGACGCGGTAATCGCCGTCCGGGGTCCGGCTCAAATCGAAGCCGGTCGCGCCGGGATTGGCCGCAAGAACCTGATGCTTGCGGTCTTGGCGCGCAGCTACCTTGGCCCACTGCTGCTCCGCCTCTCGGCCGATCACCCGATCAACCTCAAGATCCAAGCCGCTGACTCCCGTGTTCTGCGGACCTGCGCCATCCGGCGCGTGCGAAAATGCAAACTCGGGAGCCGAAAGTTGTGCTTGTACGGACCCACCGCAACTCAGGCAATTGACGGCTTCCTCAGCCTTCTTCGCCGGGCGCATCCTCTCGAAGTGGAGCCCACAACCCGTGCAGTGGTATTCGTAGATCGGCAGGATAGACCTCCGCCTACTTTGTGTGGGATATAGGCGACCTAGCGAGGGACGCGCACTACTTGAGTTTTTCGTAGGTGCCCGCGTAGACCTTGAAGAACAGGTCGCGGAAAGACCGCAATCCGAGCCCCAGATCCTCTACCGCAGTCGACGGATTCTGGACTCCGAGCAGATCCTCCACCGGTCGAATGTTGGACTGGATCTGCGCAGCTTCCTCATCGGTCAGTCCCGCAAGATCGATCGATTGCGCAGCCGTCAATGGTTGCACCCGTTGGATCATTGCCGCGAGCGGAACATGCAAGGACCAGTCTGTCTGGACCGTGAGCGAGAAACTCGCGTTGTAGAAGTAGTCGTCGCCCGTCTCATCGTAGACTTCCTCGGTCTCGCCGCCCAACGAGATGGTCGAAATCTCCATCCCCTCCGTTCCCAGCCGCGGTCTCATCACACTCCAGATGTACATGGCAGTCTGATCGAGGATCTCGCGCTGCGTATGGGGGTCACGAGCAATCACGTCGAAGTCGAAATTCAAGTCCCAGCGACCACCAAACTCCTGAGCCGAAAGCGTCCGCGTTCGTTGAACGACAACCGCCATCCGATCACCAGATTCGATTCGGCGCCCAAACGCCAACACCACTCCAGGTAGCGGCTCAACGAGCCCTCGATTGGGCGCTCCTGTCCACGGCTGGTTGTCTGGCCGCACAGCCGGAGACTCTTCAGGTGTCGTTGCAGGCCAGCGATAGTCTACAGAGAGAAAGTCCTCTCCCGGCAGCGCGTTCATCAACGTAATGAGGCCCGAGTCGGGGTCGGTCGTGTAATTCACATTCTCGAATAACTCTTGGTTCCCCGGCATCTGGAACACCTTGAGGGTTCCGTCGAGAAACTTGCCAGCGTTGACGCGCCCCGTCGTGGGATTGACCATGAGCAACGACTCATCGATCACGTCGAGCAACGGATCGATGAAGAACGTGAACGTGGACTGGTTTACTTCATCGATCTCGATGAAGTAGACACCCGGAGGCGTAGGAAACGCTCCGTCGTTCTTCCTGATCGCCTGTGCATCCTCGCGAACCCACTCCAGCGCAACGCCGGGGTAGTTTTCGAGCCGCGCAGCCAGGACGTAGCTTTCGAGCGTTCCCTGGTAGTTGTCCCACGTGAGTTGAAACTGGTTCCCGCTCGCGTTCTTGACGATGATCCCGATCTGCGGGCGCTCGCGAAAGCTGTACTTCCCTTGGATGTTCGGTACTAGCTCATCGCGGAATTTCGGATGGTACGACCAATACCTCCGTAGCTCCAAGATGAAGCGTCTTTGAACAGACTCCGTGAGTTGAAAGTAAATTTTACCCTCCTCTACTGGAGCCCATCCTATAGGGAACCTAGCTAGTCCGGCTCGTACTCCTGTAGAGCCTGGATCAGCAGTCCTTGCGCAACGGCGTTGAGCGGATTCTCGGCGTGTCGAATCTCTTTGATCTCGATGGGAAACTTCTTTCGCTTCCCCTCAAACACCTTCTTGAAGAAGTCCATGAAGCCGCCGCAAAGACTCGTTCCCCCGCTCACGACAAGAGGTATTGGTCTCGGGATCGCAAACTTGTCTCTGATCGCGTCAAACTTCGTGGCGAAGTGCTCAAGCACATACTCGATGAGCGCCTTGTAGTAGACCGCCAGAGCCTCTTCCGCGCGATCCTTCGGACCCATCAGGTCGATGCCCTTCTCCTTGAGAGCACACATGCGAGCAGCAGTTGAGTCTAACGACCGCGCTGCCCCGGCATCCACCCAATCACCAGCGCGTCCAACGGAAAAACTCATGCCTTCAACAGTGCTGAGTACCAACGATACGTTGGTCATCCCCGCGCCGAAACTCATGCCGATTCCGCTGAAACCATCCGTTGCCGTCTCGCTATAGATGACGGACAGAGCCTCATTCGAAGCAACCGGCCGAAAGCCGCACTCCGTGATGATGCGCTCCATGACACCCTTGTGGTAGATCACGTCACGACTCGGATCATCCACAGGCATCGCGGGCGTCGAGAAATAGCAGTACTCGTTCTTCTCCAACGGCTCCTTGAGAACGTGCTTGACAAGCACACCCAAGATCCGAATCGCGTCGATCTCACGGGGCGAAATGAGCCCTGCCTGAAGCGGGCGACGGGCCTCCTTCCCGAACAAATTAGCATAGTCGATGGCTGCATCGCCAACCACCGCCAGCTCATCATCGACCTCGACGTAATTCACATTGCTGAGCTTGAGATGCTTCTTGGCTTCCAGGGGAAAGTCCAGAAACGCATCCCGCATGCGCCGAGTGACGACTTCCTTCTTATCGTCCTTCATGCGCATTCGAGCAGCAACGAAATTCATCGTTCCAACGTCGAGACCTATGCCGGGCATCATGCCCTCTTGGGTCTCTATAGCAACGCTGGCAGCATCATTCATGTTCGCTTCCGTTTCTTCTTGAGAGCTTTGGCAGCATCATCCAAGTCGTCACCCGTACCCGCCGTCTCCTGCACGTCTACGACACCCTTTGCCTTTGGTTCCACAATACCGCTCGGGATATAGAGAGGTTCTTTGTCCTCCACCTTGGGCTCGCTCGGAGCGGCTTGAGGAGAGGCAGCCAAAAGCCCTTTGAGAGCGTGGTCCAGTGCAGCAGACAGAGCCTCGGGATCGATTTGCTGACCTTTCTCCGCCAAGGCTGCCGCAATCGTTGTCGCCAGGTTGTCCTCCAGCGCCGCCATCTGGGCCTTCACGTCCATCATCTGCTTGGAGACCTCACCAGCCACGGCTGCCTTGACGTGCTTAGTGAGCAAGTCTGGATCGACGGAATGCACGACCACAGGAGCGGGTTGCTCATCTCGCTCGATCTTCTTGTGCTGTCCGGGCGACAGCCGTCGAAAATGAGGGGGTGCCTGGTGTGCTGGAGGCTTGCTCACACGGGCTCTCTCTTTCCAGACTAAATCTACCGCGCCAATGCGCTTGGCGTGTCGGAGATCGGCAGAAAGCCGTACTTGCTCCTCAGACAGCCAGATCTCCTGCCCAGCCGTAAGAGTCGTTTTCAGGTCTGGTAGCCCGATCTGCGCGCAAACACACTTGACCTTGGCTTCCCTCACGTCAGGCTCAATCGTTTGTTCTTACGAAGGAGTTTCTTCAACGTCTTCTTGGCTGTCTTGGAGATGTCCGTTTTAGCCTTCCGAAAGCCCCGATCGACAAAGTTGTGCCTCTCGAAACCCGGATGAATCCACGCATCCTCCTTCCGCTTGGGAGCCCATCGAAAGATCACTGTACCTTTCTTGGGCTCCAGGGGAACGATCCCCACTCCACGGTCTCTCGTGAGCCACTTCATCCGATAGCGTTTGCGGCCCTCGATGATCTGCTTGATCCACGGCCAGGTCGAGACAATCTCCACCTGGGAACGGGTCGCTACTCGGTAGTCGAAACTCTCGAAGAATTTGCGATCTGCCGGTATGCCCTCGGGCTCGCCGCGCGGGGTACGTCGTCGCCCCTGTAGAGCCAAGTCCTTCCGGGCTTCCCGAAGCACGTGTCGGAGGACTATCTTGCCTACCTCAGCAAGAAACTCGGGATTGGTCCCAACCTCACCAACAATATCGCTCCATGGCTTGCCGTATGCACGACGCACAACCTGGGGCTTGACCGTCGCCTTGAGAACCAAGCCATCCTCCTAGTAAGTCAGATTGATCCAAACTGGCGTTCGGCCTCTCTGTTCGCGCTCGTCTGGGATGTTCTCCTTCTCCGTCTCCATCGGGATCGTCTCGGCGGTTCCCTCCGGCCACGGACCAAACGGCTCAAAGGAGCGCCATGCCCCGCCCGCCATCTGCGGCGGATTGATGCGAGTCTCCGGCCACTGGTACGATGCTGGGTCGGGTAGCGGCACCTGATACCTGATGTCTTGCTCATCCAGGTAGCCGATCTGGAAGTGCTGTTGCATGAGGTTGCCGCGAGCGGACGGCTTTCGGACGGCTCCGATGCTGTAGCGTTCGTTCGTTTGGCGAACGATGAAGTCACGTTGCGTCACCGTTGGCGAGGGGCCTGTCCAAACCTCCCAGACGTGCTCCAGGCGTCGTCCGTTCGGCGTCTGCTGGACACGCCGCTCTGCGTCGTCCGGCGCGATGATCATCGAATAGGGCCCCTCATACCCACCTACCCATCCAGTCCCATAACACATCGGGCACCGATTCACCGGGTGCTCATTGATCTCGATTTGTCGTGGATCTTGTCCGTGGAAACAAGGGATACCGCTGATCTTGCGGATCATCACATCCACCCGCTCACCACCTTGCTCCAAAACCCAATTGTTGCGTCGGATGGCCTCACGCCAGATCCAGTCCAGCGTCTCGATCTGCTTGTTCGTGACCGGCTGGCACATGTTCAACGGAGTCTCGATGAACCCACTTGGCGTGACCGGGTTCCCTTCATCATCCGTACACAGAGCAACCGAAGCGAAGCGATACCACAACTTCGTATCCAGATCCGACTTCACCAGATTCCGATTCGTGTGGTACGTGACAGAGACCGTATCCTCCGCACTCCGCGGGAGAGTCGGTTCATTGATTTGCTGCCGAGCAATGTCGAAGGTCGGCGTGTTGATGAGCGTAATCTCTCCGGTTGGCCCAAACACGGCGTGAGCAGGCACCACGCGACCGTTGATCATCACGATGACATCGGACGGCGAGTCGGCATGAATCGCTTGCCCAGACCTCTTGACGATGGGGCATCGGACCGTCCTGAATTTCCACACTCCCGCGTTCGCCTGCTCGCCACGATTGAGCCAAGCAGTTTCCCACTGGACCGTCTCGTTCTCGATTAAAATGTTGTCCGTAACGTCGCGGTAGAACGTCCCGCCGATGGGGAAACGGTTGATCCGGTGATAGGGGCCGCGATCCGAGGTATCCGACCTGTAGATGTTCACCCCGACGATGGTGAACATCGTGTTGCAGGGGTCGGTACGAGGGTCATCCCATCGGAGATCCAGGGCCCCAACGAACAAGGGGCTCACCACCTGTGGATTCGCAGGGGATGTTGGATACTCTCCTTGTGATGGACCCCAGCCCGGATCGGCCATGTTCACCTACTGAGCCTGTGCTCTTGCGTTCGCCTCCGCGGCAAGCCTCGCTGCTTGCAAGAGGTTTGGATCAATCTTCCTCACCGTGCCATCAGGAAGGATCTGCCAGGGTTCGCCTTGCTGGATGCCAAACTCCGTCCCGATGTTGTTGAGATACTCCTGCGCCGTGGCTTCAGCCTTCGCAAGCTGTTCTGCCACGCCCTTCTGCTGCTCCCGGACCTCATCGACTTGGCTTTCCATGCGCATAAGCCGAGCCGTGACACGACCAAGCTCCGCCGTCAGGGTTCCTACCTGCTCCCTGTAGTCCTGAATCTGCTTCTGCTTGTCGCGATCGACCTGGCCGAGAATGTTCGCATCCTCGCCTTGGCCGTCACCGCCGGGGGCCGTTGTCTCCGCTGGGGTCTGAGGAGCCTCGGTCGTCTCGGGAGCCTCAGAAGCCTCGGTCGTCTCAGTGGTCTCGGTATCGAGAGTGATCTTGCTGTCGTCGGTCATGATGCTCACACCATACCCAGGCTAGCTCTCTTCCTCGGCCCGATCCATCTGGCCGAGAATCTTCTTGACCCAAGACTTCCCAGGATCTCCTCCCCATAGAAGCCAGGCAACATAACCTTTGTCGCGCCATGGCTCGTTTTTGAATTTGGAGTCAATGGCCTTGTTCTTCTCGTGTCGGGAGAAAAACCGATTCATTTGGCGAATCGTCGCCGGAGAGAGTGTATCTCGGTTCTTGAGGTTCACAGCACGCTGAACGCCAGAGCCAATGCCCTCTTTGGCTGCCTCTGCCGGCGTTAACCCCGCTTTGTCGCTTTGCTTACGACGGTACTCCAAACCCTTCGCCGCCGCGTTCGCTACGGAAACGGGTGGTTTGAAGTCGATGCCTTCATACACACTCTTTGCCGTTTTGCCAGTTTCATCCTCCTCATCGCCAGGGCGGCGCTTCCGCATGAATTTCCGCCCTTCCGCTCGAAACTTGGGAATGAAGTTTTCAACATGCGTCCCAATGCGCGATTCCAAAGAGAGGATCTGCGAAGTGGTGATCATCTTCGGCCTACGCGTGAACGAGTAGTACACAGTCCCGTCCTGGCCTGTGTACTTGTAGACCCGAGCTTGCGATTGGGCTTCTTTCTTCTGCGTCATTGGTCCAATTTGGGGGGCGCTTCGGGTGGCCGCTGCTCGATGGGAGGAGGTTGCTCGACTTCTTGCTTCTTGTCGGGCATGTCATCCTCCTTGTCGAAGAAGAAGGGATTATCAACGGGTTTGATCTTCCCGGCTTTCTTCTTCTCCTTGATCATCTTCTTGATCTTGTCATGCTCGTCCGTGATCTTATCGACCTTCTTCTCCTGAATCTCGACTACTTCCTGTTGCGCCTGAGCCTGGGCTTCGGGATCTCCAGCAGCCCCAGTCATCTTCTGGACTGCCTCTGCACTCTTCTGCCCCAAGAGAGCCATCGCTTCCTTCTCGGGGATGCATCTCTCCTCTACTTCCATAAAGCCCTCGGGACAGTCGTCGCTCGGGCCTGGAATCGCACCCGAGGTTATCTGCTCGGACTCGACACCAGACTGGTCCACTGCGGTGGGCTTTGCAGCACCACCGTCACATGCAAGAAGCAAAAGGCTACTTGCTAGCAAGTAGCTTCTTGATGTCATTGGTACTCTCCACCACCACATCCAGTTTCGTCTCCAGCTTGACCAACGCGGTCGTGTTTTGCTGCACGGAGACAGCGATGTTGCTGTTCTTCTGGACATCGGCTTGGAGTTTCTCGATGCGTTCGCTCTGGATCGCATTCGTTACCTCCAGCTTCACAACCCAACCAAACACCGGAATGATGAAGAGCGTCAGGATCTTCCAGAGATCCCAACCCCCTTTTCGGGGCATGCTGCTAGTTTGACTCGCGGAAGGCATCAGTGCTCCTTAGACGAATTGCTGAGCCTTGTCTTCAGCCTTGCTGATGAGCCGCTGCACGGCGGCTTTCTCAGCACCCCGCAGCTTCTCCTCCCGAACCCACATCTTGAGATACTCTGCGATGCCTTGAGCCTTCTCGGAGCCCGGCTTGATCCTGTCGATCCGAATCTCCGTTGCCCTCAACGCGCCCTGGAATCCCTTGCGGTCGATAGCATCGAGCCATCGCCGCCCAGCACGCAGATACACATCCTTCGGAACCCTGATCCCCGCGGGAGGCAGCCTTCCGTACTTCTTCAAAAGCGGAAGCAGATAAGACCGCAAGTCCTCTTGATCATGAGCTAGGCGGATCAGTTGGCGTCGCAGAGACATCAGAGACTCCTGGGTTGAAAGACTCGTCAAGGGGAAAATATAGACGGGCTACCGCGCCAACGGCGCTTGGGGTAATCTTCCTCAGGAGTGGACAACGAGCCTGAAACGATCAAACAAGATGGAGGGATCTACCGCATCGAAAGCAGCGGCGAATCCCACACCGTCAAGTACGCCCAGGACGGAACGTTCACTTTCGTCGGACGCGTCAAAGGCTACAAGGCCGCGCGCGAGATCGTCCGCTGGCACGCCAGGCAACGCGTACTAGGAAAGCTCCCCAAATGAGCGAACGCGCACAACTTTCAGTCATCGTCCACGAGAATGACGAAGTAACCGTCCGCGACGAGCGCAGCGTGGCACTTCTGTGTCGCGACTGCTGGTTCTCGGGCTGGCTAACGGAATGGGAGCGTGGCACAAACCTCTATCCGTATACCTGCCTGCACCACTCCGGGGGCGCAGATGTAGTCGACGGCGATCGAATCTGGACAGACGACGATTCCTACTGGGAGCACGACCGCGCCGTCAGAAAATGGCGGAGCACGTACCCCTGCTGTCACCGCAAGAACCACGACGGCGCTTGCGAGGACTACGTGAAAGCGAAGCCGCTGCCTTGGTGGGGCAACTTCTGGCTCAAGCTGTTTCGTCGCGAATGGCGAACCAGGAAGATGCGCGAATGACCCTACTCGTTAAGCCCAAGGAAATCGTCGGAAAGCTCAGGCGAATAGTACGAAGCATTCTTGGCAAACTCATCCTTCCAGTCCCAATCGTCCTCCACGAATCGGGCGTAGTCGTAGGCTGACAGGCTGACAACCACATCGTCGGTCAACTTCAACATCCCTAGCGCGCGATCGTACTGTGCCAAATAGTGCCGTGGACCGTGGACTAGACTGATTGAAGTGCTTGGGGTGCTTTCCGGCCTTCGCCAACTCTAGGTTGTTCATGGCATGTTCGATGAGCTTCCGCTTGTATCCCTCGACGTGTGCCTCGTGCTTCTGACGATTGTCCGTCAGGATGCCGATGAGCTTGTCTCGCTCGACTGAGATAGTGAGACCGACCTTCGAGCCTCTGAATAGCTGTCCCATGTTGGAGTAGTACCCCAACCCCGCGTAGAATGCGCCCGTGGCTGTCCTCTTCCCCGGCAAATTCATCTATCTGGCAACGCCCCACACGGCATCCATCGCAACCGTCCGTGCCCTCGCCGTGCTCCCCGGAGCCGTCGTCAGCGACCTCAACGAAGTCAAAGATCTGCAATTCGAGCACACCTTCCCCGGAGGCACCCACCACTCCACACTAGAAGATCTCAAGAAGCAGCGCCCCGAATACATCGGCAACGAAACCACAGTCACCACGATCAGAAACCCCTACGATCTGCTCGTGACTTGGTGGCTCCGCCAACGGAGAAACCTCATCAAGACATGGGGCCACGAACCGACCTTCCGAGAATATGTCGAGGGAGTTGACGAGACGACCTCCGGCGGACCCACATCCGAGACGGCCGTGTGTTCTGGATGGATGTCAACAGGCACATGCGCTACGAGAGGCTCCAGAAAGACCTGAAACAGCTTCTCAGGCGATTCAGGCTCCCGCAGGCCACGCTAGAAAAAGCCAACGTGACGGCCAACAAGGAGCCCTGGCGCACATACTACGACGCCGAGACCAAAGCTACCGCGAAGCGACGCTTCGGTGACGAGGCCGAGCGTTTCGGATACAGCTTCTAGGCGTCAGGCGGTTCGTCCATCTCTTCCAGTTGCTCAGCGATCACGTTCTGAGCGTGGCGCCGTAGGCCCCGGTTGAAACGGCGGACCTCCTCAGCCGCGAATCGGTCACCGCCGCAAATCCAGCGTCGTTCCCAACGCGCCATCACAGCTTTGGTTCGGAGGTTAGAGATCCTTCGATCACGGATTGTCGGTATGCGCATCCATGCGCTCTCCTGTTTGGCAACTTAATGGCCAACCAGGAGAAACAGTGCGCAGGCGGTACCTCGAAACATCTCTCCTCTTCTACGCGATTCCACGCGCAGAGTATACTGCGCTGTCTGCGCTAGTCCTCTGGCGGCAGAAACCTCTCCCACTCAGGCGGAACAACACCCTGCTGGCCGTACTCGTAGAACCGAACCTGCATCGATCGTAGTTCCTCAGGTCTCAGGCTCACGGCCGGGCCAAACAGAGAGCTTGCCGATTCCTTCTCCGCACAGACCTTCCGCTTGATCTCCTCTAGCTCATCTTCATCGGCTACAAAACAGTCTGCACCAAACTGCATGGTCTACTCCTCGACTGCTGGGAACAACTCTTTCGGTCCAAAGGCAATGGTACGGGGCCTCTTCTTTTCCCGCACAGCATTCCATGCCTTGATGACCAACGCAGCGAACAAGTACTGCGGCGGCCTCATGCCACGAACCTTCTCCAGCAAAAGCTGGTCCAACGCCTCACGCAACTTGGGAACTGGCCCGGCCCCCTCGCACCCACAGATCAAGTCCTCCATGAACGCATCCGCCGCATTGGGATCGGTCTGGTAGAAGCAGAAGTAGAGCATCTGCATGAGCGACGGAGGATACAGAGCACGCTTGGCGTCCGCGCGGCGGCATCTCTCGATGACGTGAGCAAGATCCTCTTCGTTCTCCTGCACCCATTCGAGCGCCTTCTCGCTGTTCCAACCAAACCGATTCTGCTTACCGAAGGCGACGTAACGATCTGGCTTCGTGTACTGGAGATCAAGCCAGAGTCGGTAGATGCGGGCAGACTCGTTGGGATACTGCACGTCAGCAAGACTCAGGTCATCGGCAATGGTCCGACGCCGATGCTTGTCCCGCACTTTGAAGTTGTCCGGGTCCTCATTGTAGGTCACGTCCATCTCGACCGCGATGCCGCTTTCGATGATCGCCAGCAATCGATGCTGCCCATCCATCAGATGCCCATCCCAATCGATCGCTATGCCCTGACCCGTAGATCGCCAACGTCCCGCTTGCATCTCCTCCACGTATCCCTCGACCACCTTCCGCCTGACCGGACGATTCCGCCGCATGGTAGCGAGTAGCTCTTGAGCACGCTTGGGTGTGATCCGTTCCGTCTTGGTATGTCGTTTCTTCTTCACGGCCTCACCGGTCAAAGTACAGTTGCCTGTTTCCGATCTGCAACACACCCACCAACTCTTCCTCGACCATCTCCTTTAGCAGCCTTCGCACCATCCCAACTCCATAAGGCACATGGGATGCGATTTCCTTGGCAGACGCCAGTCCGAGGCTCGGGTCCTTCATCGCGGCGTAGATCTTGCGCTTCACGGACGAGTTTTCCTTCTCGGGCTCCTCCGAAGGCTCCTCCGAAGGCTCCTCCGAAGGCTCCTCCGAAGGCTTGTACACATATTGAGGATGCCCTGGCCCCACATAGCGTCTACGCAACTGACCGGAGCCACCACGCTTACGCCAACCAATCTGTTCAAGGACGGCTTTCAACACTCCGTGGGTTACCGCAGGCCGCACGTAGTCGTGAACCTGTTGCACCCGGACTTCATCGTAATTGGCAAGAAAGTCCTCGACTACTTGGTACAAGTCAGCGCTGGGGCCTCTGTAGGGTTCAATCTTCTCGGGCCTGCGTATCTGCTCCTCGTAGTCGGGAAGGGCATATTGAGCCAGCCGTCTTTCACCGACTTGCTTCAACAACTTGGCGGAAAGCATGTAGCCTCGTAGAGCCAGCCACCGCGAAGGCGAGATCTCTAGTTCTTGCCTGATCTCTACAGGCCAAACAGGGCGCCCGAGCTTCTTCACAAACTCTACGATCTTCCTGGCCAACGCATCGCGAGCCCGAATGGGTGCCGAGTCAGCCACACGCTTGGTTCGTAGGATTTGAACAGCAGGCACAGGCTTGATGCGCTGGACATGACCAGCATAGGTGCCAACGAGCCGATAGAGAGGATTCTCCAGCCGAGTCTTCCCGTCGCCGGACTGGAAAAACGCATCAATCTCTCTCAGAGAACGAGTCCGAACCCAGAGCGACTGCTCATCATGAGGCCGACTCTTGGGTAGCTTCGGATCACCACGAAGGCGATTGGTTTCACCGGGATCCTCAGGGAAACTCCGAAGAGCAACATGCTCCCAGCCCAAAAGCTCAAACAGGACCGCCATCTTCTTACGATTGCCCTGACTATGCTTGAGTCCTAGCGCGTCAAGAGCATCCTCGATGAGAATCCACTGGCGACACCTGAGCCGCGTGTCGTCCAAAGCCAGCAGGTCGACTTCGGCAACTTCCAGCCTCTCAAGAGACTCAGACACGTCTCCTGTATATACGCCAACAAAGCTCCTGGTGTGCTATCCTACGATTCGTGGCAACGCTCAACCTCACAGAAACCGAGCTAGAATGTCTCCTCATCAGCCTCGGCGAAGGCCGCAAGCTGGGGCTGGATCTCTCGATACCAGACGGAGGACGCCAGCGAGCCTGGGCCTCCCTGCGCGAGAAAGCCTGGAAGATGCTGGAGGCCATTCGAGCCTGGCGTGGTTGACCTTCTATGGAGTAGTAACAAACATGACCCTCTGGACCACTCCAGCCCAAGCTGGCCCTGGCCGAATCACCAAGGTTATGGAATCGCTCGAAAAAACGCACACCCCAGAGGAGCTACAAGCCTTGGTAGCCCAGGCGGTAGAGTCCTCTCGCGAAGAGGTAGAGCGCATGACCAAGCCCTACCGCGACGGCTGGAAACGAACCCAAGAGATATGCCGACCCTTCTGGAGAAACGACTGGCGATGGCCCTGAAGCAAAGGCAACGGCTTGGGCTGTTCCTTCTGATAGGAACCTACGTGTTCTGGCCGATGTTTCCCGGCTGGGAGCCATTCAACATAGTCGACTTCGCATCCATTCCCTTGCTTGTCGGCAGCTTCATGCTGCTCTTTCATCCTTCATGTGGCCAATGAAGTGGCTCCTCCTGCTCGCTCTAGGGCTTGGAGCCATTCGTCACGGACCACGCGACCACAAACAGATCGCACTCACCTTCGATGCGTGTCCCACCCGCGGCGACGGACTGGACCACGACATCGTCCGAGCCCTACTGGAACACGACATCCCCGCCACAGTGTTCGTGAGCGGACGCTGGGCCGAATCTCATCCAGAGCACGCCCAGAAACTCGCGCAACATTTCGAGATCGGCTCCCACGGACACCGCCACATCTGGCTCGATGAGCTTCCATACGATGCCGTTGTTGCTGAGCTTCGTGCAGCCCAAACCACAATCCAACGCATCACTGGCAAGAAGCCCAAGCTGTTCCGTCCCCCGTCCGTTCGCTACGATGATGAAGTCCTCGCAGCAGCCGAGACCCTCGGACTGCGCACGATCACCTACGACGTAGCCAGCGGCGATCCCGATCCCAACCTGCGTGCAGATGCCATCGTTCGCTACGTGACGTGGAAAGCAAAGCGCGGCTCCATCGTGATCTTCCACATCAACGGACGCGGGATCACCACAAGTGCAACTCTTCCCCGGATCGCCCAGATTTTCCGCAAACGCGGCTACCGTTTCGTCACGGTCTCTGGGCTTCTGACCCGGTCAACGAAGTAAGCGGCCCATCGAATTGCTTTCCGAAAGCCCTCCGGGTCTTGGTCAAAATCCTCAGCTAGCTCATCGAGTACAGCACTGTCGGCTACCTCCGCCAGCAGATTCGACACGGGGAAACGTGTCCCCACGACGCAAGGTGTGCCTCCGTAAATGCCCGACCGTATATCGACAGCCCCTTCACTCGGGTTCGGAGCCTCAGGCAAGAAGTCCGCAGAGTAGTCTGGCGTAGTCGGCCAGCCCTTAGCGCGCAAAGCACTGCCCTCTCCGGCGGCCCAGTACTCTTCGGGCGCTGGCTCTCGATCACGGCAATTCATGAACGACGCACGGAAACGCCGCACTTCACCATCAACGCGCGTACCGGGCCAGTCCTCTATCCGCAGCAAGTGCGCTATCTCTATCGGCGTGTACTCGTGATCTTGGCGTGGTGGAACAGGATCCTTCCGAGCGCACCGCTCCTTCTCATGAAGACCGCGACACTCTTCCGAACACATGAGAACCGAACAGCCTTCGTTCCGGCAGGGGAAAGCCTCTTCTTCTCTCACTAACGATTCGCAGCTTGCGCAGTTGTACATGGCTTCATCGCTTTCTTGTACTCCGCGAGCATCCTACGCATGAAGTGGCACTTCATCGCGTGGTGTTCTTGAGCCGGGTCTTTCCACGCCGCTCCGCAGTGAATACAGTGATGGCCGCCCTCGCTGTCGCGATGGACGTACTCTTCTAGCGCCATCTCCAGCGCCTCGGCCAGCTTCTCAGCGAAGGTCTCGGCTCTGTCGGCTTCTTCCTCGGCCGCATCTCGTTCATCCTTGGCCACCTTCAACCGGCTCTCGGCGTATTCGAGAGTCTCAAGCACTTCAGAAATGTGTCGCGGGTTGTCTGGATCGTTGAGAGGCCGAACGTATGTCTGATGCCAGACTAGCTCGCCCTCCAACCCTTCGCAGCGCTCTTTCAACTTCTTGACTCGGGCCTCAGCAGTCGTCATTTCCTTCCAACGCTCGGGAGGAATGCCTGTCTCTTGGTGCCAAACGTTCCACGCCTGCGCCGCAATGGTTTCCGACGTTGTTCCGACGACGTATCCCCTCCCATGCGTCGCGGAGTCGTCCCCGGCCCAGTACCATCCAGGTGGTAATTCAGGTTTCATTGGTCGTCCTCAGACACTCCCAAAAGCGCTCGCACGAATTCGGGCGTCACATCCACTTCCCGTGGGCCTTCCCGCTGTCGCCTCCTGAGAGACTCCCGCAAAGGCGTCTTGATCTCGGCAACACTGAGTTGAGACGGCCCAACGGGCCACCACTCAAGGCCGTACCGGGGCTCCCAGGAGCCCTCACGCTCTGCCTCGGCCGGAGTGGCGATCTGCGGGGCCTGGAATTGGGTCAAAAGAGGACCATGCCCCTCCAAAACATGCTCTGGACGGAACCGAATGAAGGTATCCGCCTTCCCGATCAGATCCAGAGGAAACGGACTAAACGAGACGGCCGTGAGATTGGTTGGCATCGTTCACTCCTAGTCATCGAGGAGATCTGGATCAGGTGCCTCGTGCTCATTCCGACAGCCACGAAAGCGCCTAGTGTACTCGAAAGTTGCCACAGGCGCAGCACATTGTCCACAACAACAGCAGTAGTGAGGGTGCTTGTACTGTTCGGGAACGTCTTTCAAAACCACACGCCGCAAGGCACTCCCATGTCCGTATCCCCCGGCCCGCTCATGTTCGCATGTGGGGCACACAAAATGGAACAGGACATGGCCACAGGCTTCGCACTGTGCCTCCGTCTGAAGCAAGGGGCTTTCTTCCCCGCACTCGGGGCAGACCTCAACGGCCATGCCGTCTCCGCTTCAAACCCTTCCTGAGCGACAAGACAAGCAACAGGAGCGAGAAGCCCAGCCATGTGAAGGCCACCCATCCGGCCGGAATGCCATCGCGCAACCAGTAGTAGCACAAAGCGGCAGAAGGACCGCCCATCCCCATCGCTCGTTCAAAGCTACGATCCTCAAAAGACATGCGCTCGCGCGTCCAGAGTCAGGTAGTAGCGACGCCCGCAGCCACAGCAATCAGCGTAGAATTGCGGAGGAGACGACGATAGCGTCATGGCGTTGCTGTCAAAAAGACGCGTGCCGCAGTTGTCGCAGGCCAATTCGATGAAACCGCAGCCACGCCCTTCCAGTATGTTCTTGCGAAGGGTCTTCCTGAGATTGGAATAGTCTCTAGCTCTCCCCATTTTCTCAGACGGCTGCCGATACACCGGGATGTCCTTCGCCACGATCCATGAGACGTACTCCTTACGGCGGTCTAGCTCGATTTTCTCCGCCTCGCGGGCAGCATCGATCGCCGCATACCGCCCCTTCTCCCACTCGCTCACGGCTTTTGGAGGGAGCGCAGCGTTGGGTAGTACGCCGATCTTGCGCTCCGTTTCGGCCATCTCGATCTTGTCAGCGAGGCTGGCCGCGAACGCTCTCACACAGCTATCCGCCGTCTCCTCGCACACTTCCCTGAGCGCCTTGATAAGTTGCTGAGCGTCCATGCTACTGGGTTCTCCTGGCTAGGTCCACCCACGGTTTCGAGGCCGCAAGAGCAGCACGGAGACTTCCGATTGCGGCATCCATGTCTGCATCGGCCACGTGCTGCCCATCAACGTGTAGGGCGCACACGTCCCGAGCAGCCTTCACCAGACAATCTGTATCGACTCTCGCTTTCCACGCCAGCCACATGGCACCTGTCATCGCCTGTCCCATGGGATCCATTCTCTCTGGCACGGGCTTCCCAAGCGACTCCAGCCACGTCATGAATTCCAGATCGTCTCGCCACGCCTCACGCACGATTGCCTGCCTTCTTGGCAAGAGCCTGATCAACGATGTTCAAGGCGGTTACGATCCCTTGCTCTGGCGAACCGTCGATCGGAATCGCCCCCACGACATCCTTGACACGCTGTAGCGCCTTCTCTAGCTCGCCACACGCCTCACACCCCCTCGGCTCAGCCTCGTTGATGAGCACGCGAGCCTTGTCCCGTGCAGCGATGGCCCTGTTCGTCAGTGCATCCCAGCGAGACTCGACTTCATCCATCGCATCGACGCACTCCTGCAACGCCCCTGTCACAGCGTTTACCCTGCGCATATTCGCCTCGGCCTGGGCCTTGAAACTGTGACGCTCACGCTGCCACTCCAAGCTGACGCGTTTCGTCTCCGCCAACTCGCGCTTGAGCCGTTCGTTTTCCGCTTTGTCAATTTCAGCCATCGTCTCGCCCACTCAGAGATAGACAACCTTCAACCGATACCTCTCCTTCTGCTGCTCTCCTGCGCAGGCGATCTCGTCAGATAGCCCATACAGTATGTCAACAAAGGCGTCGGCTTCTTCCTTGGAGTCGAAATCGACAAGCGCTTCGCCGGTTCTCTTCGCATGACCGAGAACACCGCGTGCCTCGGTTTTGTCGATCTTGGCCATACTCTGTTCTACCCCGAACGACTGTCATCTAGACAACTCAGATCTTTTTGCCGTTGAGCAGCCGAGTATCAGGCCGATCTCGATAAGGCATCAGATCCTTCCTCTGGCTGTGAATGATGCCCACTGGCAACCCAGCAGCACAGACCATGCGCCGGACCGACAGCGCCTTTCTGCACCCGTAGCATCGGTACAGCAGGCCAAACGGCTGCGGCCTGTACTCCGGGATGCCAACCGGGCACGCGGGGAACGGACTCTCGTCTCTGGGAGGCGACTTACCCATCTTCCTCAGCTTCCGCGAAACGATAGAGCACTGCAAGCTGTGCCTGTGTCTCCGCCTCGGCTTGATCGCGACCGTATGCGAGCCCCATGGCAACCGCGGTACTGCTCGTTTCTGACTCATTGCGTAACCTCTGGCTTCTGCTGTGGTCCGACGCCGATGGCAGTTCTGAGCAACCCTAGCGCCGCCAAGCCCGACGCTGTCAGTAGAGGGCGCCCCCTTCGAGGATCTGGATCGCCTCTTTCACATCGGCTTCGAGCCGGTCACACTTCTCGCATCCAAGCTTGACCCACTTCCCCTCGGCCTCGTAACGCCACACCGCGATCACGCACCCGTCGCGATCCTTTTCAAGGTACAACGAACCTACGGGTGGAGTCGGAAGCTGGCTGAGAGATAGCGCATGGGGCACGCCAGAGCAGGTTCCTCGTTTCGTGCTCATGGCGAAACCTCCCCGAGAACGGCAGCCAGCAGTACGGCGCAAGTCGGTAGGATCCCGACCACTACCACTGCTGTGCAGATTGCGACCATATCCTCTCCTTCCTTCTCTCGAATGGCGGACACCACGCAAGCGAGGCCAAGCGCCGCTCCTCCAACCAGGAAGAAAAACATGATGGCGACGAACACCAAGGCGCCAGGGCTGTGTATGTGGCGCACGGTGACCGCCATGAGCAACCAGGAAAGCGGGGCCATTGCAGCCGTGGCGCCAAAGCGTTGGGTGTTGGCTACGACCTTACGCCAGCGTGTTGTCGGGCCGTTTCGGGCACTTGGAGTGTCTTGAGTGCGGTAGGTGTCGTTCATGGCGAAACCTCGGGATAGAAGTAGGAGTTGGATGGCTCGTTGTCGCTTGTCGTTCCGATCTCGACTCGTTCAACGAGAGCCTCGTACATCTCGGCGTATACCTCATGGTCCTGTCGGACTTCATCGATGAGGCTACCAAAGCCCTTCCGGCCCCGTAGTTCATCGAGGACTTCATTCACGATGTTCTCGGCTCGTTTCCGTAACCTCCGGCTCCCACGCCAACGTCGTGTTCATGTTCATGTCCGAACATGTCGAACGGCACCCGTTGGGACATCGACCAGCGACGAGCGGAGCGCTCATCCCAACCTGCGCCTTCTTGTTTTCGGGGACGTTCTCGGCGATGTTGAGAACCTCGCCGCAGTCGCGACACCTGAGCGTCCCACGCCACAGCCTCTCGCCGTCTTCGTGCTTTCTCATGAATCCGTAACCTCCTCCTGGTCTACTTTCCCGGCGATTGTGACGGCGATCCCATAGCGGCCCTCCAACGTCCTCACAACGTCGTAGATAGCGTCCTTGAGAGAGCTGAGAATGCTCCACTGACGATCTGCCACACCGTCAAACTCGCGCTCGACCTCCTCGGACCGAGGCGAGTCGCAATAGGCGTCGTACGCCCGATCGAGTAAGACCTCGGCCTCGCGCACCTTCGCGAGCGCCTCCTCCAGTTCGTGCCGCCGTTGCTTTGTCATCATGGCGTAACCTCGCTGCCGAATACCTCTCGGATCGCGTCGTTCCAGTTCTCTTTCGTCGGCCATCCCCAGCAGAGCTGGTGGCCCGAAGGTGGGTTGGGGTTGCGGGCCTCGAAGCACGCCACGACGTGAGCAAGGTCGGTGTCGTCCTCATCCACAATCCGCTGGAGTACCTCGCAGAAGCGATCAAGCTGGGCGGCCGTAGCGCCCTCCGGCAGCATCCCCAGATCCACCTCATAGCGGTAGGGTCGCGGTCCTCGTTTCCTCATTCCGTAACCTCACTCCACATGCGGCAGCCGAAGCAAATGTAGCCGGAGCCATAAGCAAAGGCGCAGCGCGAACAGAGTAGTCGTCTGCAAACACTACACTTCACCAGCCAAAGCGGCCATTCCTCGACGCGCTTGCATCGTTCGCATGTGTTCTGCTGCTTCATTCCGTGACTCGCATTCTCACACAGGGCTCCCATTGATCCCCCAGTTTGCGGACCCCGCCACGTTCGGCCAGCCAACAAAGTACGCGACGGACTCGGGCCGTGCCTAGTCCGGCATCCTGAGCCAACTCCCACGATCGCATCGGACCCTTGGAAGATAAGAGCGATAGAAGACGCCTCGCTATGGTGCTGACCTGTGCCTTCCTTGAAAGCTCTGGTCTCTTGTCCACAGGGTCTTCGGACGACATTCTATCCGCCTGCCAGAACGCCCAAAGAGTAGCGTCTGCATGCTTGATCCTCTCCCGCGGAAAATCCCGCTCCCTGGAAATCCTGGTGCGACTCCAGCCTTCACGAAGCCTGCTCTCCAACACAACCCCAACCGTCTCATCCTCTCCTTCCACGTAATCCTCTAATTCAACCACGACTACCGAGCTTCGGTCCGGTAGCTCTGGAGGAGCCGCCATCAGAATCTCGCGCCGAGGCAGACCATCCAAAGCATCGTATCGGTAACCATGTTGCTCAAGAGCCATGACCACCCCCTGACGCCGACGATGCCACTCCCTAGCCACCATGTTGCACGTCATGCCGTTCACGGCCCAGTAGAGATACGTGGTCAAGGCCCCTGCGGCGGGATCGAAGGGACAGTCTCCCTCGTTGCGAACCAGAAGACCAAGGTAGACCTGCTGGAGCGCGTCGTCAAAATCGATCTGAAACTGACGCAGACGCGGAGCGAACGTCTCCGTCACGAGTGACCGGATGTAATCCGCGTGTTTCGCTAGATCGATCACCGTCAACCGATCTGCTGCGAGACCAGCACGTTCAAAGGAAGCTCCGACGCCCAAGAAATTGGCAAACCCGCGATGATGTGCTCCCAGCGCCCGTCACTGCAACAAAACTCGACCCACACGACCTTCCAGTCGGTCTCATCGGGCTTCACATTGTCGAAGCCGAGCTTGCAGACCGCCTCGTAGACCTTGACGATGCGCTCCCCGACAGTGTTGCCCCCAGCAAGACGGCCGTCAGAACCCTCCACCACGCGAGGAAAGATCACCCGCCTGGGCTTCGTGATTGGGGTCACTCGTTCATCTGCATCAGTCGCAACCCAAACCTGACCCTTTTTATGAGCGACGATGGAAAGCCACGCATACGACTCGGCAGGATACGGACACTCCACGACGTAGTGATGCACACAATGCGGCTGCGGCTTGTCAGCGAGCGCAGAATGGGGAAGGTGTTGTGGGAGAAGATGGACTCGCAGGGGAACGTACTCAAATCGCTCCTCCGAAATGAGTCGAAACGCGCCAGAGCTTGATACCTCAGCCCTGGCCTCAGCAGGAGCAGCCAAGGCCACCGCAGCGACGGCAGGCGTGGTTCCTAGGAAGGTACGACGATCCATGTCGGCATTCTACTCCGTCTACCCCAGAAATGCAGCTATCTTGGCCCTCACGGCCCCGCGATCAGCCTTGACCTCGGATTCCCACACCACCAAACAGTCAATCCCGATCTCGGCGTAGGCTTGGACTAGCTCAGTTTCGTGATCGAATGGTGCCTTCCCAGTGAACATTCGAGAGTGCCAGAAGTCCCCAAAGGCTTCAACCACACGCCTCACACCACGCTTGGGATGCTCAGGATCAGGACCCGGCTCGATGAAATCCGGGTTCTTGTGGTGACTGAGCTTGGGCAACCACCGCCAGAATGTCCGATTGCCTGTAAAGAGAAGCTGCGGAGCAAGAGCTTGAACCCTGCGCTCTAAGCCATTCGGCTCTCGCGACGGCTCAGCCATCGCCTCTAGATGCAATCTCGCGTAATCTTTGTGCTGCATCGGATGTGTGACGCCGTAGCGATCTTTGAGATCTTGCTCGGACTGCGCAGGAGTGTCGTACTCGGAAAACGCCACACCGACCTTGGCAAGACATGTGCGGATGACTCGTTCCATCTGGAACAGAGAGGCAAAAGTGCCCGTTCCTCCCCACCGTTCTAAGTAAGTCCGCGCTCGTTTGTCTTTAAACTCTCCCAACAACAGAGCGTGCTCAACCCCGTATTTTGCAAGCATTCCTCTGCGCACTTGCTCCTTACCTTCCTCCGACGCAAAGAAATGCGAACCCCATCTGGCCTCCATCGCCTCAAGCTGTTTGCGCCGAACATCAGGATGCATCGCTGTCCAAGGAACACCCCACCGCTCCAGGTTGGTCTGACGAGCCTTCCCAACAACCTCCGGCGAACACGATGGCGCAGGTCCGCCATATCGCTTCATGTTCGTGACTTCAATTCGCTTGCGAATAACCGGTGCGGCCAAGGGTTCCTCATGACCATAGCGCTCCAGATTCGTTGCTCGGGTACGAGCACGGATCTCAGGAACCTGTTGCGGGCTCTCGGCTCCGTACTTCTCCTTCATCCGTTTGCGAATGATCACCTGTGTCTCGGGCTTGGAGAAAGGGTTGTCCTCGGGAGCCCAGACAAACCGCTTACCCTCCAAGCTCGACTGCACCTTCTCAAACGTCGAGGCTTCGCGGGCAAAAGGATTCTCAGCCCCGTAGCGCTCCAGGTTCGTTGCACGGAGTCTCTCCTCCGCTCCTGGCACATGACGTGGGTTGGTGACGCCAGGTCCGTAGCGGTCCTCCAACGTGCTCTCAAGACGTGCTTGGGCCGTGGCCCTCGAATCCCGGCTCTGCCACACCTCACAGGTGCGGCGATGCCTCTTCATCTGAGTCAGCGATGTCGATTCATGCCCGCAGAGGCACGGCTCAGGAAACGCCACATCAACCCATCCCTCACAAACAGTCTTATGACGGCTAGTGATCTTGCGAAAAACCCCATCACAAAACGGACAAGTCTCGTGCTGCCCTGAGGCAATCAAACGCTCACGGCGTTCTCGCTTCCGACATTTTCGTTGTTTAGCAAGCTCTTCGTACCGAAGAGCCGTGTGAAGCGCTGACGCAGCCCCGTAGCGCTTCAAGGTTGTCTGTTCCGTCCGCGCACGAATCTCAGGTACTTGTTGCGCATGAGCAGCACCATATTTCGCTTCCATTGTCTGCCGAATTTTGGCCTGAACATCGGCTGAAGCAAAGAGATTGGAAACGCCATAGCGCTCTAGGTTCGTAGCTGCTCTCCGTGTTTGAAACTCAGAAGACTGTGCAATGTGCGTTACCCCGTATCTTCTCTGAACCGTCGCCCGCGATTTGGTCTTTACGGACTCGGCCTGAAAGACATTATCGACGCCATACCTCTGCTGCGTTGTCTCCTTCCGACGTTCTGCCGTTTTCTCAAGGCGGATGTCGTAACCAGGGTATTTAGCCTTGTACGACGCTTCATCCAACCCATGAACCTTTAGATGCTGAGCCAGGCGACTGAATCGAAAATCTAACCCAAAACCCCAACACTCCTGGCACCGAAGGTAATCAACTCCCTCAACGGCCGTTTCAGCAAAAAGCTCTTTTTTGCTAGACGGATCGTATTTGAAGCGAGGAAGAGGCGCCCCAAACATAGCCTTCCACGCTAAACACGTCTCGCTATGCTCTCCAATTTTCCTAGGCGCTACGGGAGCACCACACGCGGGACAACTACCAACACCGCTTTTCCCTGGCATCGAGAGAAGCTACCACACGCAAACTCTTATAGCAAGCCCGTACCCTGAAACACCTCTAAATAGTTGAAAACACTAAAGAAAAACCCAAAACCGAGGAACCCGCGAGGACTCAACACGCCGCGGCCAACGTGAGGACCAAAGGCACTTCTGATCCCAAGCCCGTAGCGGGGCTGAGCTAGACCACGGATGTACTTCACCGTCTGCTGCTTCGCTTCGGTTGCTTGCTGCACTTGCGACTCGGCGTTGTTCTTGATCGACTCGTACTTGGATGACTTTTCGATCGTGAGCGAAATGCCACCAATCGAATAATCAAATTCATTCGCAATCCACTGAAGACTCAATGCCATCGTCGCGTGAACAATGCCTTGCATGATCACGGCAGTGACCCACTCGGGTGCTTGCGCAACGAGTTGATCCAATGTCCGAATGCCCGTGGATGGCGGAAACATGTTCCACCAAGCAAGTGCTCGGACCAGATACTCCAGAAGCTCATGGTCCTCCCAAATAAATCCGAACACTTGGTTGTACTGGCCGATGGTTCCTTCTTGCTCTGGCGGCCTGAACATGTAGTGTTTATCGGGATTCCAGTCTCGCAACATGATGCGGAAACTTCGGATGAGTTGTAGCTCCGCAGTCGTGTAACTACCCGTCCCTCCCGACGTACCAAGCGCAGGATCAACAACCGCAAACTCCTGCACGACTTGCTGTTGCGGCGCGCCTGCTAGCTCACGAAACGTCCATCGAATGTGGTAGTCTCCAGCCGTCACGTTAGGCGGAACCTGGAGCGCTGCGTAGTACTCACCCACAGTCGGGTTCTGCGGAATGCGAACCGCCGGCCCTACGAGCACCTCGACCCCGCTCACGGGATCGACGTAGTAAATCGCGTAGGAGATCTCGTAAGCATTCGCGCTATTGCCGACTGAATTCTGGAGATACAAGTCCAAGTCTCCGCGCGAAATCGATTCTCCGGGCTCAAAGGCGACACTCATAGCCGAATCTCCTGCCGACCATTACGATCAATAACCAAAATACGGAAGTCCTCTAAAGGATATTCCGCTCGAAACTTGGCAATCTTCTTTCTAGAAGGATGCTTCTCATTAAACCATCCCTTCACATCCTCAACCACATGACGAGTCTTGCACAAAAATCTCCTGATGCATTCTCGATCTGGACAAACACCAAGCACCTTCTCCGCTTCTTCGCGAGAGACCTCGGCTATCCAGAAGTCCGGCGTATACACCCCTTCTGAAAGCCCAAACCCCCGAACCTCATAAAACCATGCAACACCTGACGCATCCAGTTCACGCGCTCGGGCTGCTTCCGTACTACTTCTCATGCAAACAACACCCTGAAAAGGCGTCTTGTAGTATGTTCTACGGCCACGCCCTGCCCTTGGCGACAAACTGATCTTGCCTTGGCTTCGCAGAACCGCCTGTGTCCTCTGCGCCTTCTTCACCGCCCAAAAACGCTTATCTACCCCAGCTTCCCGAAGTGCTCTAGAAACAACTTTCCATCCGCATCCTAGTCTTTTCGCAATCTCTCTCTGCGTTTGCATTCCAACAGTGAAGTCGCGAACAATCTCCGCTACCACAGAAGGAGAAAACGTAATACGAGACGTAGGCGTCCACGGCAATGGCCTGGTTTTAGAGACCTTCCTTGCTTTCTCTCGCCACCATCGCCGAACATCCACACCTTCCTCCCTCAAAACACATCGAATCTGATAACGATTATAGCCGTGTTCTTTCGCCACATCATCCAAAGACTGTAGCCCTGTAGTGGCCTTGGCTATGATCTCTTGTCGCTCTGAGCCGGTAATCTGAGCCGCCAACGCCTTGGACCCTGGAGGAATGTCTTTTGTAGCTCTCCCTCTTCCAAGACACCAACGGACCTGATGATAGGAAAGAGCCTCCCGCTCTTGGATCTCTTCCATTGTCAAACCCCGAGCGTACAAATCTCGCGCACGTCCGCGAACCAACTCCGAAAGGTTCCGATTCCATATCGTCTTGGTACAACCAATCTTGTGGGCTCGGTGGCGGATTGCCGCCACCGAGCGCCCCAATTGCCTAGCAACTTCCACTGCCGAAAGCGTGGCATAGAGCACACGTAACCGCCTATCGTCTTCGCTACTCCATGGCTTTGCGCCACCGGCCAAACCTGCTCCTTAGAACATCGAGTCCACGATGTGTTTGAGCAAGTTGTGGGCGGTTCGTTGTGGCGAGCCTACGCCAAGCGGATCGCTCCAACCCCAGCCGGGGAAGTGCCTCAAATCGACTTGGGTCGTATCGAATCCGTTGCTACAGGTCACGGCGACCATGTAACGGGCCTTCTTCCTGACGCCTGGCTCTGACGTGCTGAGCTTCTCGACCGGGCCAGGGATGACCTGGGCCTTGATGTTGGGGAGCCCGCTTTGCTGGAAAATGCCATTCAGGGAGTCTGTGAGCGCCCAGGGCGTGAGATTCTGGCTGGGCTGGAGCACTCGCAGCAAATCGTCACGCATCGACTGGAGCGGCCCTGCGCTCTCTGGCTGGGTCTCCGGCTGGGGAGCGGCCTCTTGGGGCTCTGGCTCCTCATGCGGCACTTGCACTACCGCCGCGTCGGGTGCGCTTTCCACGCGCTGTTTGTCTCTCTGCGCCTGTTCCTTCAGGACATAGATGAGATCTTCGAAGAAAGCCTCATCGGACTCATCGATCGTTTTGTACCGAATGAGCCGGATGTACCAATCGCCTTTGGACTGCACCGTGTCCGCAAGGATCGCGGACATCTCCTGCACAAACTCCTCGACGGACATCTCATCGGGTTTGTTGGGCCAGATCTCTTTTTCGACTGCGCGACGGGCCTCGATGGAAACCGGACGAATCTCGACTAGCTCACTCTTCGGAGCCTCGTTCAGTACGGTATCGCCCAGTAGCCCATTGAGGTTCATCTCGCGCCTTTCATGATCTCATGGGTCTGGTTCTTGAGGTTCTTGATCTCTTGCGTGAACGGGAGTGCTTCGATCTTCACACGACGTTGGTAGTATCCAACCTTCAGGTCATCGATCTGTCCTTCGTCTTTGAAGTGGAAGAACACTCGCCGCTCTTCGTTGCTCTTGACTAGCTCCTTGATTGGGACGCCTGCAACGATCAAGAACGCTGCAAAGTAGAGATCTGCCGTGGCGTAGTCCTTGATTTCGGTCTGCGTATTCGTCTGCATCTGGGTCCTATCTGATGTTCCACCGTACTCCGAAACCTACTCAAAGGTAAGCATCGGATTCGAGGCTGTGCCGGTCCCGCCTTGGCGGCGATACCCCGGTAGTAAACCTCCGGCCTAACGGTACAGGCGCGTTCGTTAAAAGTCCTGCGGAACTGGTCCTCGATCCCCTTCGGAAATCTCGGAATCGCCTTCGCAGCAACTCCCTCACGTCTCGATGGTGATCGTTGAGGTCAACCTGTTCGTCCTGAGAACGTCTCAGCAGGTTGATCCCTCCCGCCACGTCGGCGTGAGAACGTCTGCCGCATGAACGGCAGACGAAATCGGTTCCCCTCCTGTTGGTTTAGCATGGAAACGGGTGGTTGGTTCTCTCAGGAATGCTTAGGTTTACTGGGATTTGGCGGCAACAGTTCGCAACCCTTGCGGGTGCGGGAGCCCTATGCCGGGCTAGTAGAGCGTGCCGTCATCGTTGTAGACGGCGATGGCTTCGCCGTTTGTTCCTCCGGCACCGAGGTACTCAAAGTCGTTGCGCAGGAAGCCTGCGAGCTTGCCATTGTTCACAGAGAGCGTCAGGGACGACGTGTCGTAGATGTCTCGCAGGGTTCCGGTGATGAACCGGGGACCATTTGCGCTGCCGACTGGGGGCAGTACTTGGAAGGTTGTTCCATCCAGGTCGACTTGCACGCCGTTGGGAACGAAGAATTCCCGTCCAGCGAGGATGTCGAGAACATCCGGTAGCTGGCCTGCGGTGATCTGTCCTGTCGTGAGAGCGCCGTTGATCGAAGCAAGATCCAAAGCACCGGCAGGGTTCGCGAGATCGCCGTACCGCAGGAGAGTCAGAACGTCCGTGGCGTCCTGCATGGCTTCTGCCGCTGTGAGCGAATCGGCATCGGCACCACCCGCAAGGGTTCCTGGTGGTGTTGGAGGAACCATCACGATCTCGCCCGGAGGAGGCGGAGGGCCTACCGCCGAGAAATCAGTGAAATCGATGGTGTTGCCGGCGGTCCCAACCGCGAGCGCTTGAACCAAGACATCGCCAGGCGCAGGGATATCTGCGGCGGCGATGACGAGAGCATTCAGGCCATTGACCGGATCATTGATACGATTGGCGATGTCATCGCTCATCGTGCCGGGTCCGGGCCCGAGTGGAAGCGTGGAGTCAAACACCCCCGGTATTCCAGGGGGAATAGGACCCGGAGTCGCCACAAACGCCACACCACCAACCGAGAAATACGGAACCCCTGGCGCGGTCAAAGGCGTGAGCGCCGGAGTCAGAACACCTGTCGCAGCCGCACCCGTTCCGTCGTTGACGTTGGTGACAAACCACGCAGCCAACCCGCGCGTATCTCCCTGGACATTGATGGGACCAGCACCTACCAGCGTGAGTGCATCGTTTTGGGGCGGATCGACGTACTTCGACTGACCTGGCGTCTCGTAGATCTGATTCCGCTGGGAGACGTTTGGCTTGAGATCCAACGCCTGGAGCGCTCCCGCCGGGATGTCACTCCGCTTCAGGATGATGTAGGGCATGGCCCCTCCCTAGAAGAGAGTGCCGTCGTCATTGTAGACGGCGACAGCTTGACCGTTCGCTCCGCCGACTCCCTGGTACTCGAATCCGGTGTCGAGGAAACCAAGAAGCTCTCCGGTGTTCACCGAAAGCGTGAGCGCCGAAGTGTCGTAGATCCGCCGGATCTCTCCATAGAACGGACCGCCAGCGGCACCGATCGCAGGCTGGACATTCAGAGCACCAGCCGCCTCGACCTGCACGCCTCGCGGAATCGTGAACGTCTGGCCTGCCAGAACGTCCAAGATGGCCTGAAGCTGACCAGCCGCCAGGGCACCCGTGGTGAGCGCACCGTTGATGGCTACCAGAGTCAGGGCACCGGCTGCGGCTGCGAGATTCCCAAACTGGAGAAGCCCCAGAACGTCCGTCGCATTCTGGACGCACTCAGCCGGAGTCAGGCTGGCACCACCACCGTCAGCGACGTTGGCAAGGAACCACGCCTCCAGACCGGAGACCTCCGCAATGGTGGTGATCACGCCAGCAACGTTCTGCACCGCCGGAAGGGCTCGGACTACCGGATCGACATACTTTGTCTGGCCGGGCGCGTCGTAGATGAGGTTTCTCTGGCTCTCGTTGGGGAAGAGATCCAGTACTTGGAGCGTTCCTGCGGGGATGTCACTCCGCTTCATGATGATGTGTGGCATGGTTCTCCTACCGCCCCATATAAGAGCGTGTGATTCTCTACAACAAGCTCCCGTCTTGAGCGTAAACAGTGATGGCGGAACCGAGGACACCGAGATACTCGAATGTCGCCGCCTTGAAGTCGGCAATCTGTCCAATGCCGTTGGAGATCTTGAAGTCACCCGTCTCGTACAACTGGTTGATCGCGTCGTTGTTCGTGAACGATCCCCGAATCGTCGGATCGAAGGCATTGGCTCCGTCCTCGACTTGCGACCCGCCAGGTAGGAGATAGACGCGACCCGCCAAGATACCGAGCACGTCCTCGATGTCGCCCGTCGAGTTGCCAGCCGTGAGAGTGGTTCCACCAGCAGCACCCGCAGCGACTAGCTCAGCAGCAACGGCCACTGCATCGCAGGCGGTCCCAGCCTGGGCAAGTGCAATGATTGCCGCCGAAGCCGTGTTGGTGATGGCCGCCGTGAGAGCAGGCGTACCACCGGCCTGATCTTCAACACGATCGATGAGATACGCACCGAGACCGTTGTAGTCCACGTTGGTCGTGATCGGTCCCAAGCCTGTGGTTGCGACCGTATCATTCGCCGGAATGTTCTTGACGTATTGCGTCTGCCCCGGCGTCTCGTAGATGTAGTTTCGCTGCGAGTCGTTCGGCTTCAATTCCGTCAACTGAAGAAGCGCGTCGGGAATGTCCGTTCGCTGCATGACGACGTAAACACGCTGATCAGGCATTGGTTCCTCTTTTCGGCTTCGGGCGCCTCGTATCTAGGCGAGATATAGGGCGACTATTGCGCACCTCGCGCGCGGTTTTAGCGCGCTCCCTGGACGGTGGAGATCAGCACGGAGAAATTGGGGTTTCCTCCCGACCCTGCAAGAACCAGGGAATCCTTCTGACCCGAGGTATGGGTCCAGTTTTGCTGGGGATCGACCTGCATAAAGGGCACGTCCCTGCCCATCGATAGAAGCAAGGGGATGCCCGCATCGTGGTTCGTGACAACCAGGCTGTCCCCGTAGAACGGGACTCGGAATTCCAGCGAATCCGGCGGCGGCATGCCTCCCGGCACCGCACCCACGTTCGGGGCTGTTCCATACAGGGACAGCGCAGGTCGCGGAACCACCGCAAACGTCGGACTTTGGAGAATCAGGATCGGGCCTTCCGTCCCGTAGACCCCACCCGAGGCAACGGTAGCCGTCTGGACTCTCAGAAAAGCGATGTCCTTGTCTGGCGGAGTGGCCTTCGTGGTGGGCGGGTTGTAGTACTCGTCAGGATCGTAGATCAGGCGCGTCTGATTGCGGTACGACTCATCAACGAGCCCCAACCCACGCTGCCGGATTCCGTGCGACCGGAAAAACTGTCCCTGATTCACAGCGAACAGGATCTCCGTCCCATTCACCCCCACGACTCCATTGTGAGGGCTCAGGTTGGCCCCGACGTAGGCATCGTTCAGGGTGTTCGATGCGCGCAGTCGATACGAGAGAACGCCGTCTTGATTGTTGAAGTACAGAGAGGCGTAGTTCTTCGCCCGCTCGACAACCAAAGGAAACACGTCCGTCATGATGCCTTCTCCTCTTTACGAGCGAGCCGGTCGTACCCCGAAGAATCTTTTCCCTTGCTCTTGGCGAGCTTTGAAGCCTCGGACCAGCTATCGACCTGTTCTCCGCCGACGTTGGGCATCAGCTTCGGGACCTGACCGCTCCGGCCATACTCTTGCTCTTTCTCGTGGAGCCGAGCGTTCTTCTCTTTCATCTGTCCGGCGATGCGATTGTTCTTGGTCGCCCAATCGTCGCCTGGAAAATTCAGACCCACGGCCGTGATGATGTTCTTGGAATCCCACGAACCACAGCCGGGACACTCCTGTGGAGCTTTCCGTTCATCGATCTTCGCCGTTGCTTCAAACTGCATCTTGCAGCTTTGACATTCGTACTGGTAGACGGGCATCTGATCTGTTCCTATATGTGTTTTCCGAGCCGTTTTGCCGCCACGCGACGAGCACTCGGGGATCTGTAATTCTCGCTACTATCGAGCAAATACCGACCAACCTTCCTTGCCGGCTCGGGGATCTTCAGCTTGGTCGCCTTGATGTAGTCGAAAACCGCCACCAAGTGCTTGCAGGCTGCGTGACGAAACTCGGGATCTCGGATGTACGGGAAAGCCGCCGTTCCTTCCAGCTTTCCATACTGGTAGTCGTGCTCGACGCCCCAATGCTCGGGGCCTTGCCAACGATGAAACGGACAGGAGCATCGAACCCGAACCGGCATGTTGATGAGGTTCCTCGCCTTGCTTTTGGGCTCGGGCATGACCCGAATCCACTGCTCCCAGTCCCCGGTCTTGAATTTGAACACCTTTCGACCGGGCTCGTAGCCAATATACTGAGGCGCGTAGCCCTTCGACTTGGTGATGATTGCCTTCTCGCAACGGCGACGGATCATCGGGATGGTGTCGGCCGTCTTGTCGTGGGCAACCTTGAAGCCCCGGCTCGGGGTGGGCTTGTCTTTGTTCCGATAGCTCAGGTTTCCGGTCTCACGGTTCTCGTCTGGGATGACCTTGGCCGACCCGCTTTGCTCCTCCACGGCAGGCTGTGGGAATCCGCTCTCGATGTCGGGATTCCCGTGTGGCTGCCCTGGATGCTTGTGGTCCTTGTTGGGCGTTTGGATGCCTGGCTGACTCGTCATGGGACCAACCCAGGTGGTCGGTGGCTCCTTGCCCTTGGTGCCTCCGGGCGACGGTGGTCCGTAGGTGTAGTCGTTACGCTTTGGATCCTTGCGCGGCGTTCCCTTGTTCTTCTGCTGGACGTTCTGGGACAGGTTCTCTGGCTTGTTCTGGACCCGGTAGAAGGTCACATACGCAGCCAGCCGCTCATCGTCATCCCACTCTTCCTCCAGATCCCAGGCAGCATCCTCCCACGAAGCCTCCAGAGAGTGTCCTTCCTCGAAACGCTCGTCCACCATGTCCCAGACATCCTCGCCAAACGCTTCCTCCATGAGATCGAGGAGCCAGTCGATGTCCTTCTCCTCGTAGACCACGACTTGCGTGAGGAAGTCTTCGAAGGGCAGCGAAAGCTCGTCTCCCGTCTCGCGGAATGTGAAAACGACCTCGCCCGTTTCTTCATCAAAGTCGTTGATCAGGATGGGCAGCATCTCATCGCCCAGCAACGCGGGAAACTGCCAGATCTCCTCGGAAGCTCGACGTTTCTCCCGTTGCCGCTGACGTTGTGCCCTCTCCCGTTCCCTCTGACGCTCCTGCGGAACGCCTCGACGCCGTTCTTGCGTCTTGCGCTTCTCTCGCCATTCCTTCGCACGTTGCTTGTTCTGGCGAATGCCCGGCGGCTTGCGCTTGTACCGACGCGGGTACATTTCGCGGTAGCGCTGATCTCTCTTGTACGCCGGACGGCGACGGATCTTCCGATAGCGTCGTCGCATGTATCGCTTGATCGGATTGCGCTTCCGCAGATACCTCATCCTGTAGTAGCGCTTGGCCGGTCCTCTCTGCTTGCGCTGTCGTTGCCTCGGGAACAGCCGCTTGAGACCAGCCTCGACTGCTGCCGCCTCCATATACCGGCGCGTCAGCATGTTGTAGTCAAACTTGGTCGGGTGGCCGTACTCCTTGCCAGGCTTTCCGGGCGATCGGATGGGCGTGATCGTCTTTGTCCGCTCTCGACTTCCCGGCGGCGCGTCGGGAACGTTCACGACCGGACGGATCAAACTGCGTGTTCTCTGCGGCGGGTGCCCTGACGGAATCGGAAGCGGTCGTTGCTTCTCTCGATTCGGTGACTGCTGCACCGGCCAACGGCTCGTGTCGAGCCCCTGGTTGTCGTTCGGATCACCAGCTTGAACCTCGCCATCGCTGTTGGGCACCTGACTGGTGTCATCCGAAACCGGCTGCTCGTGAGTGTCGTCCTTGTCTCGATCCCGAGTAGGCAAGTCGTGCCAGGACTTCGGGCTCACGAGGTAGTGAACCCACTGACCGAATTGTTCATTTGGGGGCGGCGTGTAGAAGGCCAAGTACCGCGCGGCCACGCGCTTCGGATCGGCCACCTAAACCTCTTGTTCCCCGGCCAACCTCCGGGCCTTCCACCTGCGCGCAACGCGCTCTGCGGATGTTCTGGGCTTGTGGCTGGGGAAAGGTTTGGCCTGGGTCACGCCGTCCTCGACCAAGGCCCTGTCTGAGATGGGCAGCCGGTCCTTGAGATGGTCCTCCCCAATCTTGGCGAGGGCGTAGCTCGTGCGGTCCAAAGCCCTCTCAAGGCGTCCTAGGCACTGTGGAACGCTCATAATCAGGTCACCGGCAAGTTGGTACAGATGCTCCCGGTGGCCCGACCGTTTGATGAGGTTTTCGGCCTGGGTGACGAGTTTACGAAGCCGATGCGCCTCCAGCCGGGCTGCTGTCGTTCCTTCGGTGATCAGCGCCCAACCCGCTTCGCTCGTATTTGCCTGTTTTGGGTCCATGGCCGCCCGTTCACACAAGGGCGGCCTATACAGGAGCTACCGCCCTAGATCTCGACTCCGGCCTTCTTGAGTTTTGTCTTGATGTGCCTTTGCACGTCTGGCGTCTCGATGCCCAGAATGCCTCGAATCCAGTCGGGCTTCTCAGCATAGTTGTCCACGGCATCGGCGACGCGAGCCTTCCAGGGGCGGTCCAGGTTCCACGCGAAGTCGGGAACGAACATTTTGATGCCAGCGATCTTCTGCTGGATCTCGGGCGAAAGTGTCGATCCCATCGGCGGCGCGGCAGCCCTCTCTTCCGCCTTCTCCTTTGCCTCCTCTACGGACGACACGACTTCGCCAGCATCCTCAGCACTCTCTTCCACGACCTCGAATTTCGCCTTCTTCCCCATGGGCTTGCTGAGCTTGCCTACCTCTTCCGAAACCTTTGCCGTGTCCGTCACGTCTTGACGCTTCCTCGGCTTGCCCAGCGAGGCGATGGGAACACCATCTTGGTCCTCGACCTCGACGGGCATCTCTGTCTTGCCGGCTTTCGCCTGCCCCTTCTCAGTACGAGTTGCCGTCACCATGAGCGGCTTCGCACTACCTACGTCCAATTCCCCCGCTGGTTCGTCGGCTCCTGCGAAGTTGCGTCCGCTGTCCGTGACAACTTCCGTGCCACGAATCGGACCACCATCGAGGGGTGGCTGCTTCGGTCGTGCTGGTCCAACAACCTGCTCCTCGCGAGTCGAGACAACCATCCTCTCACGTAGCGTCTTGGGCTCCGAAGCGGGCTCCGGCGCAGCCTTGGGCTTTGGTCTGGGCTTGGGCTGGGGCTTGGACTCTGCCTTCGACACACCGTACTCGGCAGCGATCAGATCGAAGTCGCGAATGAGTTGCCGTGCCAGCTTGGACATCGCCTTCGGCGGCGTCTTCGCCTGTGCTGGTGCCTGTGTCACCGCAGGCTGCGCTGCCTCTCCGCGCCGTGCCTTTCGCTGCGCTTCGACAGAACCCACCTGCTGCATGTCGTCATGCGACGTAACCATCTGAGAGGCCCCTCGACTCGGATCATTGCCCATCTGCCTCGCTGCGTGGACCTCGACTCCTGCCGGTTGGGGAACGTACTCACTCTCCGTGTCGTCCGCCGGAACCATCCACTGCCTCATGAGACAGCCCTGAAGCTGCGGGACCTTGACCTGCTCTCCGTCGTCCATCTTCAACGTGGTCCCGTCAAACTCGAAAATTTCATCTTCCCTGAGCGTCGGGAAGGGGGCACCATGCGGCATCGCGATGTCGCGCGTGGCGCGGAACGAATAGAAGTGCCCCTTCTGCCAGGTCCAGCTAGTTTCGGTCATCATTTCCTCCACGATACCGAGGTTTCCGGCCTACTGAATCGCCTCTTCCCCAACCACCACGGTGTCGCAGAATTTCTCTTCCGCCTCGGCCAAGGAGTCTCGAATCGCCGGCATGAAGGCGCGTCTAACGCGCACCCTCACAGCCACCTCTGCGCGACTTTCCTGAGCCGAATAGACCATGAAGTCGAGAAAACAGTCGGGGCCTGCTTCCTCGACAACCCGAAAGGCATTCGCGAACGTACCTACCTTCCGCTCGTCATCAACGACGATATCAAAGTCTGCGGGCACCATGTCCCCCCACCTTACCCACCTTTGACGAATTCAGTCGTCGCTCTCCCAACCACGGACGTGACAAAAATGGTGTCCGCATCGACGGCGAAGCCACCCGGAGGAGTGTACTCCAGGGTATAGATCCCGCCGATGTCTAAGGGTTGTGACGCAGGCAGCTTGTACCAGCCTGGAGCGACCGCTCCGTTGACCTCATCGAGCGTTCCCGTCACCAACGCGGTTCCCGTTTCGTCTCGAAACGCAAACGTGACCGTCAACCCCGGCGTCGGCACGCCTGCGCCGTCCACATAGTATTTCCGAACGACCTGTTCCGCGTCCGACCCAATTGGGACCGTGTAGTGTCGTGCCATCTACTTCTCCGGGGAAACTTGCGGCCACATGAAGTGGCCCATTGGGAACCCGACCACAAATGCCACGACGGTGTAGCGAAAAAGCACATCAGCAATGGTCGGCAGCGCCACAAAAACCACCACCAAGACAAGGAGAATTGTAAACAAACTCCAATAGACCAGCGGCGGTCGTTGCTGCCATCTCGGAGACATTGGCCAAAGCAGATGCCCCATGATCACACCCAAAGCCCACGCGACACCTTTGTACTGAATGGCTGTCCGAAGAATAATCTCGCTCTCTGTGTCACCAAGATCCGGGGTCAGTGCGGGCACGATGTCCCACATAATCAGCAAGCCAGCTACCGCAAGCAATAGCGCCGTGGTGATCGTCCCTACGTGCTTACGAAGTCTCATTTGATCTCCTGCGCCACCACCATCGTTGAAAGAAAGTTGCCCGCAACAACTTCTCATATACGCCTCGAATTTCCCGCGCCCTGAATAGAGCTGACGGCGACTCCGAGGAGAAAGGTATCCTCAGAAATGAGCAAATATCCTCTAACCGTAAGCTTTCAAGACCACAGGAAACAAGATGTTCCCACGCCAGCGTTACGATATCAATCCGGTGAGGAGACACCAATTGCAAGGTTTCCTCAGAGAATCTCTTGCCCAACATCGTCAGAACAAAACGCATGTCAACTTGAGTGTCGTAGCCGACTACAACCGATCCCGACAGACATCTGAGAACGCTCTGAGCGATGCCACTAAAGAGTGGGCTGGGTGCCCACTCTCCTTCATTGTAGCGCGCCTCTTCCAAGGCAGAGGGTTGAGCTGTTTCAATGCGCTCAGGAGCTACTGCGGTATGCAGTAGTGTACTACCCCCACCATCGATCATCGCAATCTCGATGATCTCGTGCTGATCCTCATCCCACCCAGTCGTCTGGGTGGCGATGAATACGAGAGAGCGATTTGTCAGGCTCCGGCTCACTCTTCTTCAGCCTCTTCGTGCAGAGGCGTCAGGCTCATTCGGATGCGTCGAATTACTGCTGTATTCGCTGTTCCGATGCGGTGCCACTGAACCGCAAGTGTAGGACCGTCTCCGGCCGTCAAAGCCACAATTGCGCTCCCGCTGCGGCTATCCCATTGTGTAACGCCAGAGATCCCGGTGCTAACCTCCGACCCGTTGAAAGTTACCGCGACTTGGCAAGCGCTCGTGTCGCTCGTGTCTTGTATCTTCAACTCGTAATAAAAGGCGATAATATAGTCGCCGGCTGGGACCGGCTCAGAATCCAGCACAGCCGCATTCTCCCACGTGGTCGTGGTGTTTGTTTGTTCCGCAATCACGTTGACGCGCTGAGGCCCCTCATGAAAAGGCTCTCCAGTGTGATTGCCGACGATCGTGGCGAGCGTCGTTTGCTCGTCCCCCGTAAGCTCCGTGTCGAAGTCGATCGCCACATCGTCTTCGCTGATTGTGATTCCCGTGAGGGTTGCCGTAATGGTCGAACCCTCAATCTCCGCCGTCAGAACAGAAGGATCTACCTTCTGGTTGGGGAAATCGTCCTGAATTGAAAAGTGATACGTTGCCACAATTTTCTCCTTTAGCTGTTGTTTGTTGAAACCGCATACAGAGTCGCCACAGCCATGGTTCCTCCGAATACCTCATCATTCTCCAGGCAAATCTTGATCCGCATCCCCTGAGACGCCACTAGGTCGCGCGTTGCGTCTTCCTGATAGGGCCACCGAAAAAGATGGATAGCCTGAGCCATGCCTCTCCAACTCGACCCACCGATAGCCGGAATAGAGGGATAGCTCCTCTGCGCCTCGGCGATGTAGTCGTACATCGTCTTGTAGATGCGAGGACTGTCGAGAGGAATGCGCGTGCCCGTGGGAAAGCTCGTCACATAGTCAGGATCAACATCGTTGACGAGTTGGGGAGCAAACACTTCCACGAACCCCTCCACCGAGAAGACCGCAGAGTCGTTTACCTCCACGTCGGCCGTGAATTGAACTTCCACAGCCGTTAGCCGGACGGTCCTCCCCTCGTCAGGCTCGACGTAGAAGACGCTGTTCGTGGCGTAGCTGTACGTGGCCTTGACCGTCTTCCCCGCCTGACTGGCATTGAAGGTCACGACTCCCGTGTCATAGTCGATCTGGAAATCGCCGTCCGTCGTCCCTGGAGAGCTTTCGGTCTTGGTTACGTCGTCTACGGTAATCGCGACGCCATGGCTATCCGCCAGGCGATGCTCGTGCGTGATCCTTCCATGAGTCACGTCGATCCAGTACTCGTGGTCGGAGTTGAAAGTGACCCCGTCTCCGTCGTCCGCGAGCGTCTCATCCGTCACTCTCGTGCTCTGCGGATACCACGAGGTTCGATCGCACCAATTGAAAGTGATGAAATCGCAGGCAGAGCCTTCACGCCAATCAGGCTGGAAAACGGGGGCTCCCTTCGAGTTGGTCGGAGGCGGCAAGTTGACCGTCACGACGCCCTGGTGTGCCTCGACAAGACCGTCGAGCGTAGTCTCATCCGAGGACGAGAGAGCGTCCTTCATCTTGATCGACAACACATCCCCCGCCGTCGCAATCCCGTCCAACGCGGTGACTATCGTGGAGGCACGGATCTCCGCGTCCAGGCTGCGGGGGTGAACCGCTCCGTTCGCCGTGTCGTCGGCAACGCTATAGGTGTAGGTTGTGACTGCCATCAGCTCATCCTCCACAGAGTCATATAGGCGTCCCAGATGCTCGACTCAGCCCACGCAACTTCGCTGGCGTAGTCAAGAGTGAACGTGTACGACTGTGCTGACAAATCCAAGTGAAAGATCCGCGTTGCGACGTGTCGCTGAGAAGTCCCTGTGAAGCCAAACTTACCGCCGGCATCCTTTGGCTCCTGCTGGTGTATCTCTCCCACGGGGCTGCCGTCCTGCCGCACACACGCTCCGAAGTCACTCGTTACCTCGTCGTGATTCCATCCGTAACTGACCTCAAGTCGGTATGTCCCACCCGTGAGAGTTGCCGTCACCAGCGTAATCTTGTTCTGCCAACCGATGCTTGTGGTGGTAGAAACAAAGGTGCTTTGAGCAGCGTGGAGATCGCTTCCGAAAACAGGCGTAGGGACCAGCCTAATGTCGCCGTACGGCTGCCACTTGTCATTGTCGTCCTGATAGACGACAACAGCGTTCTCGTCTGCTATCCACGCCGCGAATCCAACTGACCCCTTCTGAAACTGCCATGTCGTTCCGTTCCAAGAAGCGATCTTGTCCTCCTGCCCAACCCAGGCTCCAGTTGCCGTGGCAGCCACAATATAGTACAGACCAACAGTCGGAGACGCGGGAGGATCTGTCAGATCACGATCCTCAACCTTGAGATTCCAGCCTGGTGCGCTCATCGGAAGGCAGAGACACGGAACTCCCGCATGCTCGGCAACGACCCCACCCAAGGTCGTCTCATCCTCGCTGGAGAGAGAGGACTCGAACCAGATGTCACAGATGTCGAGATCCTCGTCGGTCGCGACGTACTCTAGGGCGGTCGAAATAGAAGAAGACTCGATCTCCGTCGTCAGCAACGCGAGATTGACTTGCTGGTTGGGGAAGTCGTCGAGGATACTGTACGTGTACTTCTCGGTCACTACTCATCTCCTTTCAGTGACAGCATCACTCAACCCGGTTGTAGCTCATCCGGGCACGCCGAATCCGAGCACTTCCTAATCCGGCCGACCTTCGATATTGAAGTTCAAACGTGTGCGACCCAGAACCAGGCTGACCGCAACAGAAACCGGCCTCTCCCTCCATCCAGGTAACTCCGTTCGTGGCCTCTCCAAGTACCGTCGAACTGTCGAGAATTATGCGAACCTCGGTCTCCGTTCCACTGCCTGTGTTGGAAAGCTCGCAGTACCACCTTATCCGACACGTAACAGAAGCTCCCAATGAGGGTGTGACAAGCGTAACCTTCGTCTGCCAAACAGAACTAGTGGTCTCAGAAAGCCCGTCGCTACTCTCGTAAGTGAATCCCTCATCGACAACATTGCCACCTTGGCCGACGAGTCTAGCCCAGACCGCTGCACCAGACGAAGCATCGAAACAGAGGTAGGTAACACCGTCTGTCATGTCGAACCACATCGACCCGACAGAGTACCCGGCCAACGCGTCGTCGTTCACCCCTGGCGCCTGCGAGGCATCCATGTTGTGCTTGATGCCTTCAAGGTCATTGTGGGGGTTCAGGTAGGCCAATGACTGCTCTTGGGTCAGAGCAACGGTATCTACTGTTAACGTGATGTAGCCATCGGAGACCTGCGTCTGAAGCTCGCGATCTTCAATGACTTCTGCGACGTATACGTCGCCATCCTGACCCGTGATTGCGATGCTGCTGCTCGCGGGCACCGTAACCCCAAGCTGGACGAGCACGATGGGGGAGCCCGTCTGATTGTCGAGTTGAATGACGGGAATGGCCATCAGGCGCTCCTCCACTTCACGCGGACCCACGCGATAACATCTTTCATCGCGTTGGCTCCGTCATTACGAAGAGATAAGACATCCCCCTGATTAAAATCAGCATCGAGAGTCGTGCTGTAACCAGACGTTGCTGCCGAAGCGACCGTGGCGATCGTCACACCAGCTACGGTCACGGCAAAGTCTGCGGCATCACTGTCGCTGCGTGTGTACGCCAAACTCACGACCGTTCCGTCGAAGTGAGCAGTGAAGCCCAGGGCTCCGGCCATCCGAAGCCAGCCCACCCTGAAATAAGTACCCACCGGAACGTTCCCGTTGTCCGAAGCGTCAAAGGTTCCCGACTCGACGCTGAGCCACTTAGACCGCAGACCGTCGTAGCGCATCTCCATTTCGAGCGTCGTGTTGTAGTACCGGTCTCCTTCCGCTGGCGCTGGGTCTGACGGATCGCTGGCCGTATCCGCGTAATGCTTGGTCCCGTTGACGATGACGACGCCATCGACTCCCGCGCCGTTTCCCGACCCTGGACTGATAACGACGTCGCCGCCGTCACCGCCGCCGCCCGTTGAGCTTCCTGCCGTGATGGGAACATCCCCACCGTCTCCGGCTCCGTTGTCCTCACCAACGATCGAATCTCCATTGGATATCTCGGCGTCGGTACCTCCTGACGTGTTTCCGGTGGCGAGAACCGCGGCCCACGTGGGGGTGGCTCCTGCCGACGTGAGGAGTTTCGCCCAGCCCGCGTTCGTGCCGTCCGTGTTGACGTAGATTTCACCCGTGGCTGCAAGAGTCCTCTGATAAACGTCTCCTTCGTTACCGGGCGTTCCGGCTCCTGCGTTGGGATCGGCGGTTCCACGTTTGATGTTGTCCGCCGTGAGGACGCCGCCGCTCTGGAGCGTGAGATCGACGGAAATGAACAGATCGTCTGCCGCGACGTCAACGGTGCGGCTCAGCCCCGTCGTGTCATCGTTGAGCGTCAGATTGTCGATCTGGTTCGCCATCTAGGCTCACTTCACCTTGCTCTGCCCCGCGACATCGAGATCCTTGACGGTGACCTCCCACCCGACGGGTTCCACCTCGCCACCGAGACGACGCCCGATCAGCGCCCCGAGACGGTGCTTCGCCACCCGGACCATCATCCCCATGATGTTGGCCTCCTCTTTCTTGGTGAGGCCCTTCTCGGGCTCGACCTCAAAATCGACCTTGAGCGTGACCTTCATGGCTCAGCTCCCTACCTACGGACGAATAGCGATGAACTGTGGCTGGTAGACCACGAGTGGACTGGTGTCGGCTCCGTCCGCGCCCTGGAGGATGCCGATGATGTATTGGACATTCCCCGATGCCGTGGGCGGCGTCAGGGTGGCAACGCCCGCAGTCGTGCTCACCCACACGGGGTCGCCATTGCGGTTGGCGGCCGGAGCCGCCGCGAAGGTCACTGGAATTAAGCTTCCTGGAACCGTGTAGACCTTCACGGGATTCGTGTCGTTGGCTCCGATGGCGACGACCCCGATGCAGAGGCCGTCGATCGTCGTCCCCGTGTTGGAGTCGGCCTTGACGACGTCGCCGGTCGTGTCCTCGATGGTCACTACGTCCCCCGCCGTCAGGTTCTCGCCCGCGGTGAGGGTGATCCCAGCACCGCTGCCAACGATGTCTACAAACTGGTTTAGCTCAACGGCTTGGTTCGCCGCCGTGGTGTCGAGTGTGATGTAGTTGTTGGCGGCGTCGTCGTCGAAAGTAACGGCCGTCGCATTAGCGCTCTCGAACGTCACGTCGATGTCGTCGGCCGACGTGAGCGCCAGCGTTCCAGAAGTCGTGGTGCTCAGCGTCAGGTTCGCACCATCGACCGTGAAGTTGGAGGCTACGTCAGCATCCAGGCTGATCGCGTCGGTAGTGTCGAAGTCAACGGTGACCCCGCCACCGACGATGAAATCTTCAGTCCCGTTGAAGGTAACATCGCCTTCGGTGGCGTTGGTCGTGATCGTGTTGCCCCCGACGTACGCGTTCTGCAACGTGACCGTTCCACCGGTTGCGATCGGCGTCCACGTGTTGCCCGAGCCATTCGACGTATTCAGGTAAAGCTCGGCGCTCCCTGCTGTGTCTCGGAACCAGAGCGAACCTGCAAGACCCGTCACAACTCCGCTTGGATCGGAGTCGCCAACGAACATTTCGATCTTGTCACCGTTGTTCCCCGTCGTCTCCAGACTGAAAACCGCTTCATCCTCATCATTCGGTCCAGTAACATCAACCGACCCCGCAGCCCCGGCAACATTGCCATCTCCGGGTGTGAGGATGATGGAAGCACCCGCGTTTCCCCCACCCGTGGAAGATCCCGCAGTAACCGTGATGTCGTTCCCACTCGCGTCTGCAACATCGGCCGTGTTGAGAACCATCGTGGACCCGGCATCCAGGTCCAACTCGTCAGCCGCGGAAATGTCAACATCACCACTCGTAGTCGTGGAGAGGGTAAGCCCCGCGCTATCTACCGTGAAGTTGGAAGCAGCGTCCGCGTCAAAGCTGATCGCATCCGTCGTATCGAAGTCAACCGTGACACCGCCACCAACGATGAAATCCTCCGTCCCTTGGAATGTGATGTTACCCTCGGTGGCGTTGGTCGTGATCGTGTTGCCATTCTCGTAAGCAACTTGAAGGGTGACATCGCCGCCCACGGTGATCTCAGACCACGTGTTGCCCGAGCCATTCGACGTGTTGAGGTAAAGCTCCCCACTTCCGGCTGTGTCTCGGAAGAAGAGAGATCCAGCGAGTCCGGTGACTGCCCCAGACGGATCGCTGTCGCCAACGAACATCTGGATCTTGTCACCGTTGTTCCCCGTCGTCTCCAACGTGAAAACAGCCTCATCCTCATCGTTCGGTCCAGTGACATCCACCGAACCTGCGGCCCCTCCAGCATCACCATCTCCGGGCGTCAGGACGATGGAGGCTCCCGCATTCGCTCCTCCTGTCGAAGAACCCGCCGTGAATGTGATGTCGTTGCCGCTGGCATCGACCGCATCGGCCGTGTTGCCTACGAGTGTCGATCCGGCATCCAGGTCTAGCTCGTCCGCCGCGGAAATATCTACGTCTCCGCTTGTGGTGGTGCTCAGGGTGAGACCAGCGCCGTTCACCGTGAAGTTGGAGGCTACGTCAGCATCCAGGCTGATCGCGTCGGTAGTGTCGAAGTCCACCGTGACGGAGCCACCGACGATGAAATCTTCAGTCCCGTTGAAGGTAACATCGCCTTCGGTTGCGTTCGTGGTGATCGTGTTGCCGCCGACGTAGGCATTCTGCAACGTGACCGTTCCGCCCGTTGCGATCTGGGTCCACGTGTTGCCCGAGCCATTCGACGTATTCAGGTAAAGCTCGGCGCTCCCTGCTGTGTCTCGGAAGAAAAGAGATCCGGCCAGTCCGCTGATGGCTCCGCTCGGATCAGAGTCGCCAACGAACATTTCGATCTTGTCACCGTTGTTCCCCGTCGTCTCCAACGTGAAAACAGCCTCATCCTCATCGTTCGGTCCAGTGACATCCACCGACCCTGCCGCTCCGGCTCCGTCGCCGTCTCCGGGTGTGAGGATGACCGACGCGCCGGCATTCCCGCCACCCGTCGAGGAACCGGCTGTGAACGTAATATCGTTACCGCTCGCGTCGACAATGCTTGCCGTGTTGCCAACGAGTGTAGTTCCCGCATCGAGATCCAACTCATCGGCTGCGGAAATGTCCACATCCCCAGACCCCGTCGTGCTCAGCGTGAGTCCCGCGCCGGCAACCGTGAAATTCGACGCCTGGCTGGCGTCTAGGGAGATCGCCTCTGTACCGGACACGTCGAAGTCGCCGTTCGTAGCGTCCGTGACAATCGTGTTGCCCACCACGTAAGCCTGCTGAAGGCTGTTCCCCGCACCTGTCGAAAGCTGAGTCCATGTGTTGCCGGAGCCGTTGGACGTATTCAGGTAAAGCTCGGCGCTTCCGCCTGTGTCTCGGAAAAAGAGAGATCCAGCGAGACCCGTGATTGCTCCTCCGGGTGCGCTGTCGCCAACGAACATCTCGATCTTGTCGCCGTTGACCCCCGTCGTCTCCAGTGTGAAAACCGCCTCATCTTCATCATTCGGACCGGTAACATCGACAGATCCGGCGGCTCCAGCAGCGTCTCCGTCTCCGGGTGTGAGGATGATGGAAGCACCCGCGTTTGCGCCACCCGTCGAAGATCCCGCCGTGACTGTAATGTCGTTACCACTCGCGTCAGCCGCATCTGCGGTATCGATGACAATCGTCGTCCCAGCATCGAGATCTAGCTCATCAACAGCATTGATGTTGATGTCCCCGGTTGTGGTAGTGCCAAGATCCAGGTCCCCCGAATCGACCGTAATGGTCGATGTGGCCGTACCGGCAACCGAGAAACCATTGGCTCCCGTCATCTGGACATCGAAAACGGTCCCGTCGAAGTCAAGCTCTGTATCGATGTCGATACCGCCCGTCGCGGTGATCAGGAGTTGCTCCGTCCCCGCGATGATCACGTCGCCATACGTGTTGCTAGTCGTGATCGTGTTGCCTTGCTCGTATGCCTCCTGAAGATCAACAACTCCTTGCTGCGTGATTGTGTTGTAGGAGATTCCCGTCGTGGTACTGACCGTGGCGGTCTGCCAGTTGCCGCTCGAATTGCCCTCAAGAACATTGACGTTGACGACCCGAATGTCGCCGCCGCCCGTTGCATCTGTTACAAAGTCATTGACCACCCAAGGAACTGTCGTGCCCGTGATGCCGACACCCTTAACCTTCAAGATTGCGCCAATGTGGCTCAAAACCTCGAAAATTCCGTCGTTCCCCTGATTGTTAGCCCCCGTGATCTGGATGATGTCGCCAGCGGAGAACGTAGCCGACCCCACCGTGGTAACCTGCGGGTTAGCCACTCCGCCATTACCAGCCACGAACCCTGCCGCCGCAACTGTATCCGCAGTCGCCGTGGGCAAAACATTGACGACAATTCCGCCTGTCTGCGAAACCGCAGCCGTGGTGTAATCTGCATTCAGATACAGATGGTTGTCCCGAATGTTGACCTGTTCACTGTGAATGGTCGTAGTTGTCCCGTTGACCGTCAGATCACCATCCACGAGCATGTTCGCGCCCGAGATCAATTCCATGTCCGTAGACAATTGGATCGTGTCGGGGGTGCCGCCCGTCTCGACAGTACGAATCAATCCTGTCGTGAGATCGAGGAGCGTAACGTTGTCAGTCTGGTTTCCGGCCATTTTCTGGTTTCCTTACCGCCGCAGGGCAGTGAAATGGGGCCTAAAGACAACAGTTGGTGTCGGAGAAACTCCATCGGCTCCCTGCAAAACACCAACCTGAAAAACCGAGTTACCGGGCGTTGTTGGAGGCGTCATCGTTGCTCGTCCGTTTGTCGCACTCAGAAAAGCGGTTTGCCCGTTCAACGCCGCTGGCGGAGGAACCGTAAAGGTCACTCCCACCGCCGACCCGCCATGAGTGATCGCCTGCACTGTGCCTCCGGGCGGAACGGCATTCGTGGCAACACCGACCACTTCCCAATTGCCTCCCGCTATAGAGGAATTGGCGAGAATCGCCTGGCCCGCGGCATCCAGCGCGATCAGGTCGCCAATCGCTAGCGCCTGCGCCGCAGTGAACGTTTCTATCCCGAGTGCCGAGATGGTGACGGGGTTGTTGGCTCCCCCATCTACAATGGTGATTCCAGTGCCCGCCGTCAGGATGCGCTCCTGCGTCAGCGTGGCATTGGGAGTCATCGTGACGTAAGTCGCGTCTACAGGAGCACCGCCGCCTCCCCCAGCATTGGGGAAGAATTGGCCGCCGATGTACCCGTAGACGTTGCCGCCGAAACCACCAACATCGCCGCCGCTGTTGAATTGAGCAACGACCCGACCGCCACCGCAGTCAGCACTCAAGGCCAGGTTGACTCCAGAGAGAGTCGCCGCCAGGATGTCCGGCCCTTCTGAGGGAACAACAACGAGGTAGCTACCGGCCTGCGCTCCGGCGAGGCCATCACCGGGAACCGCATCGGAGATCACGTATTCGGCATCGAGCCCATAGAAAGCACCCGTCAGGCCGGTGATCTGCACAGGCTCCCCGACCATGAAACCAACCGAATCAAGATTCGTTGGAATCACGTTGTCGGGGATAACGAAACGTAGCTCGTTGTTGACCCGCTCCGCATTCAGGACCGCGGGTCGGAGTTGCTGACCTGTACCAGCCGGACCTCCCGCATTCCCCTTGTCGCGAAGCTGGAGAATGACTTCGGCCGTGATCTCACCGTTCTTGACATGCTTGCAGATCGCGCCGTTGTGGTACGAAACCAACGTTCGCGTGGACATCGGAATGTCCACAAACGTCCCCGGTGGAATCGGAACCGCCCGCGTCCGATTCTTCTGAATCGTAATCTCGTCAAGATCGTAAAGAGTGACCGACCCGGCGTTGGGCCGACCATCCTTGTAGACCCCGGTGTGGGTACACCGAACGATCAAGACGGCGACGATATTCGTCATGGCTCAGGGAGCAGCCATAGCGGCTCCTACCTGGGCCGACCTATGCAGGGAATACCGCTCGCGCTTTACGCGCGCGACCACTCATCCTCCAGGCCGTCGAGATCCTCATCGTCCTCATCGCCCGGTAGCTCCGAGTGTCCATCAGGCAGTGCAGGCTTGTCCCTCCACGAATCCAAGTCCTGCTCATGCTTCAACTCGGGAAACGCCCCCTGGCGCTCCAGATACCTCCGAGCGACACGTTTGAACGAAGGCGGCATTCAGCCAAGGGAGATCTATAGTCCGGCTACCGCTTCCCTAGGCACTCCAGCCATCCGGTGATCTCGATGCTGTTCCGAAACCACTCGGACTCCATTCGCAGATGCTTGAACCGCTTGTGGGTCTCGGCCTCATCAGCCATCGTCCCCGGAATCTTCGCTAGCAAGATCAACTTGTAGGCATTTCCTACCTGCAACTGTTCGATGCGAGACGCAACATCCTGCGACCACCCGATCTTGATCGGGCCACCTTCTCCAGCGGACACGAAGTACACGAATCCTTGTTGCTCCTCCGGTTCACGTAGCTCGGAAGGCAACTCTTTCATGTACGTAACGGGGGCGACGCGACACTTCCCCCGCACCCAGGAGAAATGCTCATTTCGCGTGTGCCACCAATTCCCCGTCTTGGGGTCCTTCAGGTACGAAGGGAAGTACAACATCCGATCGCCGCCCAGCGGAATCCCGCGCGTGAAGTCGCAGGGCGTGAAGGCTTCCTGGTAGCCGGACAGGTTGGGCACGGCGTCCAGGTACACGTAGTCCTTCAAGGTCGCCGTGCGGCCCGCTCCGTAGGCATAGAAGTCCACCACATGGGACGGCTCGAATGGGTGCTCGACCGTCCAGCCTACGTCGGGATCGTCCTCAGTCTCCTGCCAGAAATAGCGAGCTAGCTTGACGCCAGGATAGTGCCTTTGGAGATCGTCTCGGGTGACGATGCGTGCCTTCTTCTTCGACACGCACGCATTCTACCGTTACGGCAACAGAATCAGAGCAAGCACCGGAAGTCCCCACACCAAATGAGGCTCTGTCCCAAGAACGATGAAAATCCCGCTTGCTGCAACTCCAGCACAAGCGGGCATCGCGGCGGCCAAGACTTGATCTACTCGTGTGTATGGTCGCATCCCGATCTGCTCCTATCGCTCTACAAACGTGAAATCCTCATAGCCATCAGACAAGTCTTCCCACTGCTCGACTGCCTCTTCCCACGTGAGCCCATCCAGATCACACTCGTCCACATTCAAGGACTTGAGATGATCGATGGCTGCCTCCATGGCCTTCTCGTGCGTGGGATAGACCCCAACAACCTCGGTGTTCTCTTTGTGCCTGTACGACACGACAATCTGTGACTTCTTCCTACGTGCCATCGTGCCTCGTCTCGACAATCATAATCGATTTGGCGTACCGTGTGATGAGATCGGGCATCAGGGGGATGATCTTCTTGCTGAATTTCCCCGGCGACATGGGCGGCCACTCTCCATTGTTCGCCACCAAGAACGAAAGCAGAATCGCCTGGACTCCGTAGTACTCCGCAGTCTCGGTTTTCGCGTTGCGAAGCTGCGTGACCATCTGCCTGACGCTTTCCTTCGGCCACTTGCCTAGGCTACCAAACCACTGCAAAGCCGCTTCGGTCATCTCCTCGGTAGTCATGGAGATAGGCGTCACCACACGGTCACCCCTGTTGCGGACTCGATGACATCCTGCGCCGCCTCCGTGAGCACCACATGCCCATACGGGTTGGCCTCATCTTCCGCGGCCGGTCCTTCAATGAACCGGAGCCAACCCTTAGCTCGGAGTCCGTCTTGATCGAGCGACCCTTGGGGCTGACGCTCTTGACGTACTGGACGAGCACGCAGTCAGCGTCAGTTGCAACAAGACCATTGGTGACGAGTCGAGGATGACGTGTCAACTGTGTTGACACGGTGTCGATGATGAACCGCTCCTGAAAAGAGAGGCTTTCGACTGCTTCTCGCGCGAGCTTGCGGCGTCGTCGGTCAAATCGTCTCGGGAGTTTCATCATCATCCAACCGTTTAATTTCTCATGGCTTTGCCTCATCCGCCGAAGGATAAAGCTCGCTGCCCTGAGTGCAGCGATGATCGTCGCCGGGGCCGACGTACTCGTGGCACGCATCACAAAACCAACAAAGAACAAGACCGCGCTCATGCGGCGTCAACGCCATCAAAGCCTCCATGGCCTTGCCCAGTGGGAGGAAGTGATCCTCGCCAGCCTTTGCGACCGCGGCAAGAATCTGGGGATGTTGACCGCCCACGATCCAGTCGGGAACCTCTGGGTCGGATTCGTCAAACTCGCTCGGAATGGCCACTCTGACCCTCGCGCTGATTGTCTGGCCATCCACCACGTCTACCTCGGCCGTGACATCAATCTCGGCCTCGCGACCCTCCTCTACCTCTCACCCGAAGCACGATGTCGAGAACGAACGTCCCGGCCGGTAGCTCAGAATGGTAGTCTGAATCGTTCACTTCGACATCGATCACTTCAATGTCGAGGGGAACAAAGGTGTCATCAGCAATCGTTGGCATGGCCTCTCCTAGCCTCTCTACGCGGAATTCCCCCAAGAGTATACTTTCGCGCTTTTTACGCACTCGCGGCCATCGCGCGTAGTTATCCACCGTTCCGGCCCAGGGGCCGGAAATGTTCCACGAAAAACATCAGCTACGAAACGAGTCGAGCACCCGGTTCAACTCGGCCCGCAGGAGGCTCCCATAGCCTGTCTGCATGAAGAACGCGACCGGGCTCTCTACGTCCCTCTGCCAGACCTTCTCAGCGATCTGGCCATCCTCCATGAGCTTGCGGACACCGATCCGTAGCAGCCAGCCTCGCTCCCCCAGAATGAACCAGAGCGTGAGCCCGACATCGGAGCGAGCGAAAAGAACCTGGAAACTTCCGTAGGTTCCTCGAAAGCCCTGAAACTCCATCCCAAGTGCCTGCTGCCAGGACCCCACAACCACAATGTCCTCGAACAGAACCCGGAGTCTCGTCAGGACCGGCTTCACTTGCGAGTCACAGGGCAGACCTACACGAGCCTCAGGTGCAGCCCTGTCTGCTTCGAGAACAACGGGGCTAGCTGCTCAGCACCAACGTCCTTGAACGTCTTGACCTTCTTGGCCCCGCGAATCGAGACGTTGAAAAACTCCATGTTGTAGGTGTCACGACCTCTGTCGAGCGTGATCTTCACGCTGTTCCCACGACTCCTCTGCCGGTTGGGAAACAAGAACGACACGGCATCCCCGTGATCGACAAACGAGTGTGCTCCCGTCATCGCACGAATGCGACCCACTCCGCCCATCTGATCGAGAATCGTGGTGGTGAGTTGAGAGGCGGTCCTGGCGGGCGCGTACTCAAGAAAGATGTCCGCGAAGCCTTTGGTCGGAGATTTTCCACCTTTCGTAGTGGACTTCTTGACCTCGGCCCCCTCATCGTGAAGGAGACCCTTGGCGAGCGTTCGGATATGCTCGACACGCTGCGGCTTGATCTTTCTCTTGAGCCCTATCCAGACCTTTCCCCCAAGCTCCTCGACCCAAGCAACTCCCGGCACTCGCGGGATCTTGTGCGCTTTGGATAGCGCCTTGGCAAGCACCGCAAGCAACTTCGATCGGCTGTCAGGACGCTCATACGCCAGTCGAATCAGAGCCTTGCGTAGTTTGCGCTCTCGCACGACCAAGATCTCCTACCCTGGCCGAACCTATAGGAGGACTACTCGTAGTCCTCGAAATGCTCTTTGAGCAACGACTCGACCTGATCGAGCCAATCGTCATGTATCCACCAAGCACCATCATCAGGTTTCCACACTCGCTTGGTGCTCGGGAGTTTCGTTTTGAGATCCGTGATGAAGTCCTCGTTGAAAGGCACGTACAGATGGGTGCCTCCGCGACGACTCTCACCCCACTCTGGAATGTCAACCGGCATCATGACTCCTGTTGTTGCGTAAGATCTCTTGCGCCCGCCGCAAATGAAACTGTACCGCAGGTATACTCCATCCGCACGAAGATGCAATCTCCCGTTCAGTCCACTTCTCCAGCCATCGCTTCCTCACGACGTACAAGGTCCGTTCGTTGAGATCGGAGTGAAGCAACGGAGGAAGAAGCCCCTCCAGGCAGTAAACCTCAACTGGAGTCACTCAATCTTGGGTAACATAGACGAGCTAGTGATCCGGTCGTAGAAGGACTCGAATTCTGAGCCCCACCGTTCGTTCACGATTCTGAGAGCCTCGTCATCATAGTACGTCTGCCATGGCTTCTTGTCTGGCGTCGGGTTGGTCTGCGGCAACTCGATGGGCGGAAGATCCAAGTCCTGAGCCAGCTTCCGAAAGTCGGCCTCCATGCGCTCAAAGAAAAGAACACGCTTGGCGTCTGGAAGGTGGAAATACATCTTGCCGTTCACGACATACGGCTCATCCGTCCAAGACCGGGCAAACGACCTGAAGTCGCTTCGGCCTCTCGGAACACCCCTCCGCAACCACCACGACACGATCAGATCGTAGGGGTTGCGAAGAACCGTCCAGACTAGCTCGTTCGTAATCTGAGGAAGGTGCGGATGCCCTTGAAGCTGCTTCTTGATGTCGGCCAGCAGGATGTGGTGAGTCTTGATCTCGCGACCGAAACCCCTATCCCGCTCCCACTTCCGAAACACCGTGATCGTAGAGGACGATGCCGTGTGCGGCGTCGCCAGGTAGACGAATTTCCCTGGGACGTAGTACGCCATCGATCATGGCTGTTCTTCGGGCGCAGGCGGCGGCTCATCCTTGTCGCCCGGAATCCTCTTGCCCTTCGTGGCAGCGTATCCCTCCGCGAAGATCAACCGAACACCCGGTGTCTCCTCCTCTGCCAAACGCTGGAGGCGGCGACGTTTCTTGAGCATCTTGCGACGACGGTCCATAGCACTAGTTACTCCATATCGCCGCCTGAGAATCAACGCCCATGGAAACCTCACCGATGCCGCAAGCCTCCCCGCACTCAGGGCACTCCATGAAAGAAATTCCCAACATGCCCACAATTCCCCACCGAGCCCCACATGCGCCACAGATCACGATCCGAAGGTCATTCAAGTCGAGCATGACCCTATCTCCAACCTTGAATCTGTGACGTGGGTTATCGTTCATGCATAAGGTACTCTACCTATGCAAGCCAATAGCCCGACTAGCGATCACCCAGAGTCGTCCTTTACCCATCGGAAGATGGGTTCACGTCGCATGGGAGGATTCGGATCACGACCGGGAGCCTCCCGTGCAACGTTCCAGCGACAGAAGTGCTGGGATCTCCGAAGCAAGAGAAAACACTTCGGACATCGCGGCAAATGGTCGGGGTTCAAATACTGCGATTGCTCCGCACGAGCAATCGCATCCACATGCGAAGCCTGCATCGCAACGAGCCGATAGTCCACAACGATGCGCTTCATGCCCGGACGCGATTTCCGGGGCTTGGGGTTTTCAGGCTGGTTTTTGGGATTGGGGTTGGAGTTACTCATCTGACGTGGCCGTAAAGGTCACGTCAGGGTGGTCCTCGCTGCCAATCAAGTTGTAGTGCTTCTTGCACTTCGCCGGGACTCTACCGACGCAGGCGCTCGGCGTCAAGGATTTTCTGGCGGTCGCTGAAGACCTCGCTCACCACCCTCTCGTACTGGCGAACACCCATCTCCGTGGGCAGCCTCCGCACGATCCACGCCTCAAAGTCCACGTCGTACTCCCAACCGTAGTCGGTCCATGTCTTCGTAGTCCACGGGCGCGAGCAGAAGATCAAGAAAGGCTGCCCCGGCGCGATGCCGTTCTCCATCGACCACTCCAACACACCGCCCCATCCACGGAACGAACCGCGACCACATCCGACGATATCCTCCAACCCTACGTCGCTGAGCATGTACTCCACCCAGGGAGGCGGGTCGGTTGCCTGATCAAACGCAGCATCTTCCACTTCTAGGTCGGCATCAGTCTGTTCCAACACCACCCAGAGGTAGCAGCCTTCACTGTAGTACTCGTTCACCAACGGCTTGACACAACCCGCACCCATCTCTGGTGACGTGTACGGCATCGGATGACCACGCGGAGGTTCCGGTTCCTCCGACTCGGGCCTGGTTCTTTCGACTAGGGGTAACCACTCCACACCTTAACCTACTCCAAAACGCAATGAATGGCTACCGGTTGTTGATCTGACGTGCCCTCCAGAGACCAAGTTATGCGAGGCTCCCTGCGATCACAGTCGGAGAGCAAGTGAAGTTTCCGTTTCGCGAAAAAACGTTTCGATCTCGCGCGAACAAAGTTGATTGAAGCTATCGACCTCCGAATTGCCACGTGCGACAATTTAAGGGCAAGTAAACATTCTTCCCAAACCCGCGTAGAGAAGACAAGGACCAAACCATGACCCAAAACAACTGGTTCGCCGTAGACAAGGAGGGTCTGCGCAAGCTCATCGATCATCGAGGCCGCGGAGTCGTCCTCTATGAGCTAGTGCAGAATTGCTGGGATACCGAGGCGACGACCGTGGAGATCAAGCTAGAGAAGATTCCCGGTCGGCCCTTCGCTCGCATGATCATCCGAGACGACCACCCGGATGGCTTCTCAAACCTGGCTCATGCGTACACCCTGTTTGCCGAGTCCGAGAAGAAAGGAGACCCGACCCGACGTGGCTTCATGAACCTCGGAGAGAAGCTCGTGCTCTCTCTGTGTCGCAAGGCCGAAGTCCGCAGCACCAAAGGCACCGTCACCTTCAACGAAGATGGCTCGATGACCAAGGGGCGTCGGAAGACCGAAGCCGGAACCATCTTCGAAGCTGAGATGAGGATGAACCAGCCTGAGTACCAAGAAGTCCTCGACGCCTTCTGGAATCTCATCCCAACCGGCAAGTGCAGGACCACGCTCAACACCGAGGAGCTTACCAAGCCTGAGCTAGTCTGCTCCTTTGAGACCATCCTCCCCACCCGCATCTCCGATGAGGAAGGGAACATGAGGATGACCAAACGCAAGACCGAAGTCCAGGTCTACCTTGTCCTGAAGGAAGCCCACACTCCCTTATACCCCATCCTCACTCCCGGCCGCCATGCTTGACCCACGACCCTCCCCGAGCATGCTCCTCAAGCTCCTCCAGCTTCCTCTGAGAAGCCTCAGCCGTGTACCCCTGGGCCTTCCAATAGCTCCGTACAATCCGGCTGTGCAGCGCTCCGTTGATCCAGTCACCACTCCCGAATGCCACGGCTCCCAGCCACGCCAGAATGTGGAGCATGTACGGACGATGGTACGCCGGACCGAGCGCCATCAAGATCATGTACGCGATCCCGTAATACAGTCCCAACGCAACAGCAAACCCAACGAGGCGCGCGAGGATCTTCTTCATTTGGATGCCTTTCGTACCTTGAAGAAACCACCCAGGAGAGCCGGGGGCTTCTTGGGTTTGGAAGTAGGCGGCCCTGCCTGTTCTTTACCCTCTTCCGTCAACTGCCAACGACCATCCTCGTAGACGGCCCAGCCTCGTTCCTCCAGCGGCCGAAAGGCAGAGGACTCCGAGTAGCAGAGCACGGGGTTGTTTCGGATGACGCGAAGCACATCCAACGGATCCGTGACCCCATCGAGCAGTGGAGAGCAACTCACCAGTCCAGCATCCCTAGCTCGTCAATAGCTACTTGGACATTCGCCTCTCGCAACATCTCGTCTAGCCCGTCGTCTGGAAGACCAAAACCTTCACTTTCGAGCGCGCTCTGAAGCTGTTGTAGATCCCCCTCCTGGCCGCTCAAGCTCGATGTCAAGGCATCCAGCACAGGCTCAGGAATGTGGATGCTGAGACCCCCAGGCAACTTGAGCAACGCCATGTCGGCTTTCGGATAGTCGCCAATGGTGATCCCCTTCGCCCTGGCTGCCTCTTCCTTCTTGGCCTTGATCGTCGCTTCGACTCGCACGGGATCAGGGTCGGGATTCACAACCCAGACAGTAGCATCATGCCCCCGCGGCGTTTTGCGCGTTTGCCCGCTGTCCAACACGAGCCCCGCATCAACGAGATCCTTGCGTCGCGGCGAATACTGACGACCCGCTTCGAGCCCAAGCGCCTCGGCTCCTTCGGTGTCCTCGACTCCTCTCTCTCCAGCACGAAGAATGTGATCGTAGACCTGAAGGCGGCGAGGAGTCAGGAACGGAGCCATGCGTTTCGCTGCTTGGCGACTCGTTGTGGGATTGGAGTACGGAGCCGTCCTGGGGAGACTCGCCAAGATCTCGATGGCTCGCTCAAGTAGCTCTTGGCGTCTCATAGGTTCTCCTTCGCCCACTTCTCAGCTATGCAAACAACCTTCCGAAGTTGAGCTTGCTGATTATCAGGCAGAATCGAGCGATACCCAGGGATCGAAAAGTCCTCGTACACATACGGACCATGTTTGCCAAAAAGCACCGTGTACCAGACACCACCCGCCTGCACACGAAGCATGTGTACAGAACCGCAGTCTTGCGGCCCATCCGTGTACGTCCGAATCCGTGCAAAGATGCAGAACAGCCGCTCGGAAGGATGAACAATGGTACATATCCGTATAGGGCCACGGGCTCATGTTCGTGGCCAGCCAACGACCATCCACGTACTCGACCATCCCCAGATCCTTGCCGCTCAGATCCTTGCCGCCTTGTCGAAACCCAAGGCGCCCGATCCAAAACTTGCCAGGCTTGAGGCGCTTCATCGTCAGACGGATGGGATGAAAAGAGATGCTATCGACTCTCACGGCTTACTCCGGCTCGGTGGGGGGGGTTCGTAGGATTTCGGCCAATTGGCGTAGTCCCCGAGATACTTCAAAATTTCGTCCGCGCAGGTTTCGCAAACCTCGACACCCCGATCAACCCCGTTCACGAAGGCCACGGCAAGGACTCGATGATCCGGGCAGAAGTAGCGTCCGCACGTCGTGATGAAGCAAGACCCATCGTGATTCTCGACAGCCTCGCCTCCATGCATGCCGCCACAGCAGTAGGAAAGCCCACGATCGATCTTGGTCTCGCAGCCCGGATGATCGCAAGTTGCCTCGATGGCGTAACCTATCGGCCGCCCTTGGTCGTCTTCACCGCAGTGTGCCCAGCCCATGCTCTTCTCCAAAAAGGGCTGACATCTTGGCACCCTCACGACCAAAGTCCCGAGAGCATACGCGATCCCAAGACTGCCAGCCCACAAGCATCCTACCTACGCCTGACGATCTTCAAAGGATTGGCCAGCTTCTCTTCGACCTTCTTGACGGTCTTTTGGTACGTGAAGACCCACTCCTTTGCCTCGACATTTGAGTTTACCTGTTTCTGAAGCGTGGGCCATGCCATGTTGGCCAAGAGCGTCATGTCTTGAAGGGCCTCTGCCAAGTCCCTGCCACGCGCCTCTTTCTCCTCAAGAAGATCCCGAAGCCGGTCACACTCGCTGCATCCTGTGTACAGCCGAGATCTGGTCTTCTCCAAGATCTCTTGAGTCATCTTCTCCAATTCTTCTCTGAGATCCTGAAGCAACGCATCCAGTGCCGGATTCTCAGGACGCTCATCCGGTGCCCCGCGATGCCTTCTCGTATGCTCCACGGCTTGACAATGACGCCTCAGACGCTCTGCAAACTCGCTGCTCCAGCCACCCTTTCCTCTTTCGTTCAAGCCCCTCATGTCCCTGAGCACCGACGGCCACGCTTCACCCCAGCCAGAAATCACAGCATAGATGGCAGCAATAGACGGATGCGATCCCCAATCCCCCGGCCACGTTGTAGTGCAGTCGCCAGCAAACGTCAACGCAGTTTCCACTGCCGTAAGGCGCTCCTGCGCCTCTTCCAGCCTACACCACAGACAGCGGGCAACCGTGCGGCCTCGATGCTTCTCACAACTCATGGCTCGTCCTCCGGGTCTACGTTGGACGAAACAACATGAGGTAGAAACACGCGAAGCGCCTTCTCCAGCCACTCCAGACGCTCGTTCCGATCTCGCTGGAAAGCGTCCTCAAACGTACTCCAGACGAGCTTGGAGAGATCGTGAATCCTCGAATACTGGCTCGCGAGGCACCGAAACTCCTTGTTGTCGATGAACGCAATGCTCAAGTGCATCGCCCTGCTCGGATCGAAGCTGGTCTTTTCTGTCGCTGCGTAGCCCCCGCCAAACGATGACTGAAGAGGCCCCGAAACCTGAAGACGAAATGTCACCGCCAACATGGGGAAATACGTCACCGCGAAGTACTCGGCGTCGCGGAACCAACTGATCTTCCCATCCGCCGTCGCCTCGATCAGAAGCTCCACGATGCGCGTGATCGTAGCTACCCCAGGCTCAGCCGCGCCGCCACGCGCCAGCGCATCAGACGGTCTATAGCGCAGCCCGTAAGGCTCCCCCTGGGGCGCAAGAGTTTGGTCATCCGGGTGATCAGTCTTGATGGGAAACTTCTTCACCAGCAAGCCTCCAAAGCAGCCATGTGCTCACAATCGTCATGAAAGAGAAGCGGATCGTCGCTCCTCGCCAGACAGTCCTCAAGAGCCTCCTCGTAGGCGACCAATTCCTTGTCGTTCAAACAGAGACGACGCCAATCGTGGCATTTCAGCAGACAGCGCCCCCGTTCCTGTTTCTCCAAACCCACACACGTCTGCATGCACGGATCATCAGCCGACCCCGGCTCTACCCCCCTCGGAGGCGGAGCAGGAAGGTTCACGTCAGAGACCAACCTCTTGTTGTCGCTCAGATCAACCTGCTTCTTGGTCTCCCCCTTCGGCTTCTCTTGCGTCTTCTCCGGCACGAGCGGAGGCACGCCCTCCTTCTCCAGCATGTCGCACCAAGCGTACCGCTTGCCGAGTGGTGAGCCTTGAAGCGTCGCCATGCACTCGTAGATGGTGCGCGCTCTCTGCGTTCTGTCGTAGATGCGCAGAGCCATGGCAGCCAACACGCAAAGCCCAAGCCAACTCACGGTCTTGACCACGTGCCAGGGAAACATGCGGTTACTCGGGTCGCCCATCGGCAGCCTCCGTCACCCGGTCGAGCGGATTCGGCCTAAAGCCCGCCGCGACATCCCGAATGTGCCCGTTGTGAGCCAGCCAATTCCAGAACATTTCGAGCACATCGATAATGTCGTAATCAGCGAGCCGAACCCCCTTCTTGTAGGCTTCGGCAGCGAAGGCTTCCCAGTATGTCGGCATGGACCCTCCTATCGAAGCGACTTCTGCTCAGCACGAGTAAGCAACGCCGTGTGCCCAGCGACGCTGCCAGTAAAGCTCCGAGTTATGCCCGACAGCCCTTCGGTAGATAGCGGCCGTGTCAGCATTCACATACCCAAGTGCCGTGACGTGCGCCTCATCGAATCGAAGCGTCCCATCTCGATCGACATAGACCCACTCGCCCTCAGTCCACCGCTCCGTCACACTCTTGGGAAACGTGACATGCCTCGGAGCCCTGTAACGGAGATCGTGAACGGCCTCCCAGTCCACTTTGGTCGAGTCGATTCCCAACTCGTAGTGACCCTGGATACACCTGCCACGAAGCCAAGCAATGTACGCTGGATAGCCCGAATCACCAACCGAATCCGCGTAGGACTGAACGTTCTCGTCCCACACTTCTTGACTTTCCACTTCCATCAACATCCCACCGCACTCTGGACAGCAAGGCAACCCGCTGCGCTCACGCTTCGCAACCTCATAGATGCTGCCCCACCAAGTGCAGCCCACGCCATACACAATCCGAGCGTCCTCAGCATCCTCGGCAATTGCCACTCCTCGCTCTCTCAAAAGTTGCTTCATTCGGTGGTCCATCACAGCTTGCCGTCCCGGCGGAACAAGACCAAGGCATCCGTGATCTTGAGCAGCCCTTCTCGTGACTCGTGCGGATCGTGAAGTAGGTTCGGCCCATCGTACACGACGGCGTGGTGAATTCCTCGCGGCCCCGGTCCTCCTGCAATCCACAAGCCGTGGCTGAGGAAGTGTGACCATACAGTACCCTCGTGAGGCAACACCATCACCATCGAAATCCCGCGCTCTCGACACCACGCTGAGAGATTGCCTACCCACTGATCTTCATCTGGCTCGTTGAACGCGGGCACGTCCGCGTACTCCAGACCAAGCACCGTGGCTACGCAGCAGCGAAAGCAGTCGCCGTCCGTCCGCATGTCGTGCATCAGTAACAATTACCCCATCTAACCGGAATCGTGTCCCATCTCTTCAAGACAAGCCAAGCACTTGGGGCACTTCGGCGCTCCTGGGGTCTTCGTCTCCATCGTCGCGGTGCCGTAATCGCCGCAAACAGATACCACAGTGCCGTTGTCGACCACATCCGAGAAAACAGATCGGAAGCTGTCCCGGTCAGTCCGACGATAGGCATGGTAGTAGCCAGGACCGAGATGCTCCGCTTCCCCCCTCTTGTCCGGGGAGTAGATCCAAGTCACATCAGGCTCGGGAACAGTGTGAACCCCCGGCCCCGGAATCGGCGGGAAAGGATCAGCCCTCACCATCCTCCAGCCACGAGCCGCCCCGAGACCGCTTGTAACCTCCGCCTCGCCAAGCCCCTCAGCCAGATGAACAACCGCGTCATACAGACGCCAAAGCGCGCGGGGCTCCTCTCCGCCATGATCAAGAATCTGTAGAGCCGCTTGAAGATTCGCTCGCGCTTCCCGATTTGACCGCGTATCGTCCTCGATCTCGGAGGCTTTCTGGACCGCAACCCCGCCCGTAACAATTACAGACGGGCTCTCCATCTCAGGACTATCCCACGGCAGACCAGAACCCTTGATCACCACCCCTTCCTCCGTCTCAAACAGCTTCTTGAGCCACGGATGCGGCTCCATCTGATGCCGTCCCGCCAGCATACAAGTCTCTTCCCAATAGCCCTTCGCCACTTCCCAGTCGCCACGATGAAGATTGTCGAGAAGCCCGTTCACCGCATCTCGAAACACTATCGGCTGAAGATCCGAAAGGTCTTTGTCCCGTAGCTCCGCCGGCATCTTCTCGACCGTGATCCGCCCCCCTTTGAGAGCACTCTGAATCCCATACAGAGAAAGCTCCGTCTGCTTGGTAGGCCACAGCGTCGTCGGGGTCCCGGCAGGCACTACCAAAATACCTCCACGCGTCTCCCCAACAACCCACAACGGCTCCTCTCCGGTTTCCTCATACATGAGCACATCGCCTCGGCGAACCTCCTGAGGCTCCCTCTCGACGCCCCCTTGGGCGTAAGCTGGATGAATCCCAGGCCCAGGAATCGGCGGAAATGGGATCGTCTTACCCTTCGACCTGATGCTCTCCGCCGACACGGAGATCCCACCTTTCATCAGGGCTTCCTGTGCGCGGGGATGTTCGACAGGAAGTGTCGCCACCACCCGGCCGTCCTCTACGGTACCGCCTATCTTCTCGGCCAAAGCAGCGAGCATCCCTTCGCTCAGCATCTCCCCGTTCGGCAGATGAGGACCAAACGTAACCGACGCCATCTCTCCATCCTGAGGCTCCTTCTCGATGCTCTCAGCGACCTTCTTTGCCCACGCTAGCTGTTCCTTCGACAGCTTCGGAGGCTTGTCCGCAAGGTGTCGAGCAGCATCCATGCTCAAGTCCGCGATTCGGCACACAGTACGCAATGTTCGTGTGTCTGGGTGCTCCTCCTGGGCATCCTTGATCACGGTCTTGTCCGGCAAGTACACCTTCTCAGCCTGCTTGAATATGCCCTCATCGGGCTCGATGGGGAACCACGACTCGCCTCGCTTTTCTACTCTCACACCCTTCGTAACGATAGTCCGGTAGAGCGCCGTCGCCTCGACGTAATCCCCAGCGGCATACTTCTTCCGTCCCTCTCGCTTCCGCGCGGCCTCTTCGATCTCCTCCCACACAGCCTCTTCACGATGTAGCCACTTGTCGTCCTGCGGGCGCTTCCACTTGCCCTGGATCGCGGTTTCAACTTCCTCCTCCCCGAACCCAAACTCGACAAACCCGTCCATCCCTGCTTGAACCCAACCACGCTTGCGTAGCTCCTCCTCAGCCCGACGCACCACCGGATCATCCTCGGGCACGGGCGACCGGCTCATCAACTCGTAGTACTCCTCCAGATCAAAGAGCTTCTGCGCGTGGGCAGCCTCTCTTCCAATCTGGGCCATCGCCGTCATGTACGATTCACCCGTCTTGGCCATGCGCGCACGAATGCGCTGCTTCAACTTCTTCTTCTCGGTCACGTTCTTAACTCTCCCCCCGGCTCCGGGCTCAGACCCACACTCCGAACCCCGAAACCGATCAGAGAATCGAGGAACGCGACCCGAGGTGTGGAAGCCCCTTTGTCTCCGTCCCAGGCCAGGTGTGGGCTGACCTTTGGAGATCAAGCGATGGATCACCGCTCAGGGGCCAGTATACCCCAAACGGCCTGAAACACGCACCAGGGGTTAGGCGGCGGCGACCGCGCTGGACAACACTTGTTTGTCTGACAACTCAGACTCCATCCAGGTCTTGGCCTGGAGCACACATTTGTGAGCTATAGCCCGCCGCGTATTGATGATTTTCTCTTGTACAGACGAATCCTCCAGCGCAAGCGGCCCATTAGTCACCGTAGGCAGGCCGCCGTAGTTACTAGAAGCATCAACCGCGCAGTAAAGAAACAGAGCCAGCTTATAGAAGTTCTCGAAGGACTCTGCCACGTTCGGGTCCGCCGCCTCGTACTCCTTCCACTCCTCTTGAAATTCTGGGAGCAGCGCTGACCAGTACACGATAAACTTGTTCTCCTGCACGAGCCAGGAGAACGCTCCTCGTATCGGGTCCTCGGGGAATCCGGCTGTTTTCCAGACCTCATCACGCAGGCTCGAAACCTTCACATAAGTGGGCTCGGGAATTCTCCTTCCCAACTTCCTCGTGTCTTCTCCCTCAGGGGGCTCGCCTTTGACCTTGGTAGCAACGACGATCACAGGCACACGATCTTCTATACGCTTGTCGCCTACCTTCAAGATGACCCGAATCTCTCCTGTCGAACCTACGACGGCCTCTTCTGGGCATACGAATCGCACTCTTGCCCGGCCGTTTTTGAGCATGGTACCCCCTCCCATCTCGACCCCCTCACTCTTAATCACGATCGAAGACACATCCATGTTGTCAGGATCCCAGTAGCGCCCCGGAGCATTCGTCTCAAACTGAAGCAATCGCTGCCGCCCAGGGACGAATTCAAGCTCATTGGCGCCCAGAGACCACCGAATGCTTGTCGGAGGATCCACGATCTCTATCTCGGGCTTTGGCGGCCTGAAAGTTGTACCTCGCTTCAGGATAGTATCCCCAATCCCGAGCTTCTCAAGGTAGCTCTTGGCTAGGTTCTGCATTGCTCGGCTCATCCGTGAGGCACGCCCTTTGATTGACCGCGCCAAAAACTCGCGGTTCAGACGACGTAAGTCATCATCTTGGCCTAACCAAGTCAGCAAACGACGCCTAATCTCCTCTGTCACGGAATTGTCGCAAAGCGCCTCTCGCGTCGAGGAAACTACGAGATTTTTGCCCACCATTGTCAAGCCGTCGCAATTCACATGAACGATAATCTTCTGTTCAAGACTCGGCAGGTTAAGATCGGTGGCGATGAATGAGCGTGTCCACGAACCGTGCGCAACCCCGTTGACGGTGAACACCACAGGATGGTTCTTCTTGACAAACTCCTCCGACTTTTTTTCCGACTTCTTCTTTTTACCCTCCTGCGCTGGGCGATCGATAACGAAGTATTCTGCCGTAAACGACCCAACTTCATACTTGCAGCCGCGGATCTTGACTGTTCCTAGCCACTCAGTCGTTCGATCGTAAGCGGCAATTGTCGTTCGGTCTTCCGCACGGCCGCGAAAGGTCTTCTGGTCCCGAGCACGGACAAGAGCATTGCGGCTGCCTTTGATGGTCCGATGGGCTCCCCACTCAACCGAGCTAGTAGCCGCTCGACAAGAGGGCAGTCCGTAATTCTCCAGAAAACATGGCCACGGGCTATCAAACAGATAGTAGTTGAAGGCGCCGTATAGGCTTCGATGTCGAGCCTTGGCCCTGTACTCCTCAGCCGCGTACCCGATGTGCCTCACAAGGGTTCCGGCTGGAAACTCCTCCTCGGGAATATCCAACACGGCAATCTCCTCATCCCAGAGCATGTAGTAGTAAATGGGTGCTTTGTACCCCGGTTCAAACTCCTCCTTGACCACAGTCAGCGACACACGACTTGTCCCAAACTTGCGCGTCACGATGATCGCGTATTCCCCAAACCGAAACGTTGCCGCCGCGCCTTGACCAAATTGCCCCACCACATACGGCATCCCGATCTTCAAACTGTCGTTGAGTCCTACAATCGTGTGGGGAACCTCCGCGGGGGCTAGCCCAATGCCCATGTCGCGGATGTCCAACATAAACTGACTCACGCGTGCCCCGGAGTCAGGACGCCAAAACCTCACCGTAATCAGTTTGGCCAGCCGTTCACGGATGTCATGATCAGACATGTCAATAAGGGCTTCATGAGGAACGCCGAGCCACTTTTTCACGGCATCCCTAACATTCTGTTCCTCCGCATAACCGCCCTCCTCCTTGGCCCGCATGAGCAACGCATCGATCGAATTCACGATCCGTTCCACAAAAGCCCGCATGGGATCCGTCGAAACCCCTATCACGCCAGAGTTACCCTTGCGCTGCCCTACGGGAGACCATGAAACATGAGGACTCGCGAAAAACTCTTCAAGGATCGCCTTGGCTTCGGGAACCAGATCCTTTTTGAAAGTGGCCCAGGGCCGCAGCCCTCTTTTCTTTGTTCCCTTGCTCTTGCCCCGCGCCCCTTTGTCGACGTATACAAACTCCTCAGAACGCGCGAGGGCATAGTACAACTTGGTTGGTGTCCATGTTGACATAGGTTGTCTTTCTGGCCGTCCGGCCGTCCCCGCACGCCTTCCGGCCGTAGCGAGGGTTGGTTTCCTGTTGACAGTTGGACACGCCTCGTGACGTAGCCCCAGTGCATACCGCTTCAGAGAAACGCTCCGCTCCGTCCGCTCCAGCTTGAGAGCAATTTCGGAGTCTGTCTTGCCGCGCCGAAACATCCGTACGATGGTGCGTATCTCCTTGTCGGTCCAATACCTTCGTTTCTTACTCATGGCGCAACCTCCTGCTCCCACTCGATGGTCGTGTTCATGTTCATGTCGGAACAGGTCGAACGGCAGCCTTTAGGGCATCGACCGGCGACAAGCGGCGACGCCATGCTCACCTTCGACTTCTCATGTTCGGGGACGTGCTCTGCGGTGTTCAGAATCTCGCCGCAGTCGGCACATCGCAGCGTTGCCTTCCACAGCGCCCCGGCATCGTCTCCTCGTTTCCTCATCACTCCGTAACCTCTCCCTTCGGCCCGACGACGTGCAGTTCGATGCTCAAGGTCGGGCAGAAATCGCGACGGTGCCGCTGTCCGCACAGCTTGCACTCCACGAGCCCCTCGTCTTCCGGTTCGGCATTGTCGGTGTGGGCGGTGGCGATGGCGTAGATTGCCGACATTTCCTCCTGGGTCATCTCCTGAAGGGTCGAAGATACGGGGCCATCAGCCGCCATTGCTCGGCTGTCCACTGCCTCGATGATCTGGGCGACCCGCTCAAGCCTGGCTTCCAGTACGCCACAGTGGGCACATCCTCGTTTTGAAGTCATGTCGTACCTCGTGCACGTTTTCTCATCTTCCAGTGTGCCAGAATGGCTCCAACCGTCGCGGCCCCCCGTGCCATGAGGCTCAACCACATACGTTGTCGTGCCAGCGTCTCGCGCAGTTTGGCCTTCGCAACGATATCCCGGGATACGGCGTCGAAGTGATGTACCCACCACAGACACACGACGGTTGCTCCCCACTCTACAGAGCGAGGCAACAGGGTGTCGAGAAGATAGGCTGTGGCAAGCAGCGCAAGAGATCCGAGCACGCGCACTCCGTAGTAGACGGTCCGGTAGAGCGCCCAGCGCAATCTGGAGCTACCAAGCCACTCCCGCAGCGCTTGCTCTCGCTCATTGTCACCTCGTTTCTGACTCATGGCGAAACCTCGCGTTCCCAGTCCTCCAGGTCGTCGCACTTGCAGGCCCACGCTGGACGGCCACAATCACATACCGGATCGGGCTGTTCTGGATCGGCGCAGACGCACTCGCGCTCGGTGCACGCATCGGCGTGCTGCCACTCGGATTGTCGTTTCCCGCTCATGGTGAAGCCTCATCGCACACACACGACGGGCAGCCGTCGTGGTGGTAGTGGAGCGGGTCTCCGTGGGGGCAATCCGTGTGACCGTGCCAGAGGCACTCCGCCAGCCACGGCGCGTCCTCGCCGTCCTCCTCGCGACACGTGCAGACGAGCCCGATCGCGCTCTCGCCCTTGTCCATGGCGAACATCAGCTCAAGCGCGTTGCTCGCTACTCTTCCGACTCCTCGATTTGCATTCATGGCGAAACCTCCCGCAGCATGCCGACTGCCTTGCGACTTGCGTAGCACGTCCAGATAAAACCATCTTCGTCCCGGTGGACGTAGCCGTCGCCCTCGGGCGTCCGTTCCATGCCCACCGAGCAGCAGTGGCACTCAGCGGCCACAAGCTCTCGCAGCGTCTCGCGGCGCACTCTCTCATGCATCGCGTCGTGCATGCGCCAGCAGTGCTCGACGGCGCCTCGCTCGCTTGAGGCGCTGAGCATCACAAGGCGCGGCACGTAGTGCGCTTCAGCAAGCTCGTCGCGCCTCGCCTCCTCCTCGCTGATTTCGTTGCCCTCCGCGTCGTGGCAAATGAGCACGACCTCGTATCCGATCGGCGGCTTGCTTCTGTCCTCTGCTCGCTTCGTGCTCATGGTGAAACCTCGGCGGGTTCTAGATCTGGCTCGTGGAGTTGAAGATCGAGGCCCGCACGCAGCCGGCACATCTCCCAGTGCGTCAGCGGTCGCCATTCGCCGGCAAAGTAGCAGTCCGGGTCGGGCCCGCTCGTGAACTCCATCCATCCCTCAAAGATCAGCAGGCCCCCACGAAGGGCCTTCGGAATGTCGTGGTCGCTAATGTCCGAACCGCTGTTCTCGATCTCTTCGCGGAACACTGGGCCCGGATCGAGAATGGATCCGCGATCAAGTTCCGGCTCCACGAAGGCGAGCATGCGCCCAGGTACGAAATCGTTGTCCATCACTCGTTTCTCAGCCATTTTGCAACCTCTCTCGATCCTCGTCTGTGACATCTACGCCATCAAACCCCCAAAATAAACCGCGCAAGCAGCGCGATCAATTGCCGCGCTGACGCAAAAGTGCGAAAACAATGCCCTACGGGCCGTTTTTGATAGCTTCTAACCCCGCGAAGTAAACATTTGTCTAAAATTGGCGTAGACCAACCGAGATGCCAAGCCGAGATCAGTGCGTCGAAAAAGACTGGATGAGGGACCTTCGAAGATGGCGGAAGCGATCACAACCGTTTTCGACAGCCCAGTGGATGGGGACGTACTACGAAGTGCTTGCCGAATCGGAAGAACGTGGTGGCGCCGACCAAATCCGCTACACGGATCGAAGAGACGGACGACCAATAGGGAAATGGATAGCTTATCAGCGCCGAATGTACCGCAACGGAGAGCTAACACAAGATCGCATACGGCTGCTTGAGAGCTTAGACGGGTGGACCTGGAACAACCGAGTCCACAATGACGGCAAATACCCACACGCCCGATGGCTTGACAGGATCACCCGACTCAAGCACCTAACAAAGTCTCAATCTCTTTGGGAACTACGCTCCCAGAAAAAGTGGAAATGGTGGCTAGAAACATGGCGCAGGCGATACGTTCTCGGAAAAATCGAACCGAAACAGAAACGCTTGCTGGAAAGCCTGCCGGACGGAAAGCATTTTTTCTCTAAATCGTACCGCAGAGAATACGCATCGGCCGACCAGACCAAGGCTCAAATCCAAGCCTGGATGTCTGCTGGAAAAAAGGCAGGGTGGTACGCGCCTTTCCAGATCGAGACTAGAGCCTGGAAACAAGAGACTCTTCAGAGAATCCTCCGACAAATCTTCCCACGAAGGTTTCCCGCAGAGATTCCGAAAACCCTGACCAACTTTCGATGGCTGCTGAATTACATCGCTTGGTGCAAGACGCCCGAACCCAAACGCAGCCGTCTCCTCAAACGATGGGCTTACACTAACGGACGCGATTTCGACAGTTTCTCCGAATGGCAACAGGAGCTTTGGAAGGCCGCCCCTCCACCATCGCAGCGCTGCAAAACCACCATAGAAGCGAATGTTCTTCGACAAATGGTGATGGAGGGAGCAACCAATCGGACCATCGCTCGGGCTCTGAAAGTGTCTATCTCGACTGTGGCGTACCATCTCCACAAGCACGGGATCAAGCGGCCAAAACCCAAGCCCCTCGATGCGGATGTTCTTCGACAAATGACGATGGAGGGAGCAACCGATCAGGCCATCGCGCGGGCTCTGAAAGTGTCCCCATCAACTGTGGCGTACCATCTCCGCAAACACGGGATCGAGCGGCCGAAACAGAAAACTCTCGATGCGGACGTTCTTCAACAGATGGTAGCAGAGGGAGCAACCGATCAGGCCATCGCGCGGGCTCTGAAAGTGTCCCCATCAACTGTGGCGTACCATCTCCGCAAACACGGGATCGAGCGGAAGGTTGTGGCAGAGAAACCCAACCAAACCACCGCTCGAAAGCTCGATGCGGATGTTCTTCGACAAATGGTGGCAGAGGGAGCAACCAATCGGACCATCGCTCGGGCTCTGGAAGTGTCCCCATCAACTGTGGCGTACCATCTCCGCAAACATGGGATCGAGCGGCCGAAACCCAAGCCCCTCGATGCGGATGTTCTTCGACAGATGGTAGCAGAGGGAGCAACCAATCAAACCATCGCTCAAGCTCTGGAAGTGTCCCCATCAACTGTGATCTGCCATCTCCGCAAACACGGGATCTCTTCAAAAACGCGCCAACCACCCGTCGCAATACATGCACCGATCCGAGGCTCCAAGCCGATCTCTCAAATCATCTCAACCTCGATTCCCATCAAACAAACATGCCCGCCAAGTTGCCCCCTGCGCGACAACGGATGCTACGCACACCCTTGCAACTCAAAGCGGCTTGAGCGAATAGCGAAAGACGGAAACTGGACGGCCGACGAAATTATCGCGGCTGAGGCCAAACTTGCGAAGGAGAAATTTCCCGATCCCCAAGGGCTCGCCTTATGTCTACACGATGGTGGTGGAGACGTGACGACGGTCGGTCAGGCAAAAATGGTTGCTGGGCTCGCGGACTGGTGGTTGGCGAACAGGGGAACGGCTCTGTGGACGTACACTCACTCGGCAGCGTGGATCCCACGCGCCGCGTTTCGGCGGGCGAGCGTCCTTGGCTCCTGTGACACGGTGGAAGACATCAAGAGGGTCGTGTCAATGGGGTACGCGCCTGCCGTCATTGTGCCTGCTCTATCTCCCGACGGTCAGGTATTCCAGGTACCTGGGACGGGTTGGTCGCTGGCCCCTTGCCCGGCGCAGACCTTGTCCGGGTTGACGTGTAGCGAATGCAGGCTGTGCTGGGCAGACGACAAGCTCAGGGCAAGGAATCTCGGGATCGCCTTCCGAAAACACGGAAGGTCACTCTGAACCCTGCGCAGATGGCCGAATCACACGAAGCGAGTGACACACCCACTTCCCCTCGGGATCCCGACCCAAGAAACATATCTCATCCTCATCGATCTCTCGGGTCGTGATCACGAGAGCATCCCACAGGCGACCCATTAGCCCTTTCTTCATCAGCCGGGCACGAGTTTCCAAGCGGATGCTGTCGCTTGCGTGCTTACAAACCTCATGGAAACTGCGCGCCGACATCACAATCGCCTCAACCGAAACATCGAATTTCTCGACGTGAGCAAACACATCAGCCAACGCTTCTCCAGAAAGCGGAGCAACGATCTCCGCAGGATCAGGATTGGTCGGAAACGGAGAGGCACTCTTCCACCAGCCCTCTAGAGCCGACGACACCTTCGCCAGCATCTCTTCCTGGCTGAAAAGACCCGCGGCCTTGCAACGCCCTCGCGGCGTCTGCATCAGGCCCCAAAGCTCTCGATGTTCCCAAGCGACCGTTTCAGTCCAGGCAAGAGTCGGCTTGATCCGTATCCAGTGGTACTTGTCCGTCTCGGTTTCCACAAACCCGACAAGCCCATGGTTCGGATGATCCACAGACATGACACGGCCCTTCACCTTGTACAGCGCCGCCACCAACGCATCAAAGTCCTCATGAATCGTGCCCTCGGGCGCGGGTCCGCTTTCGTAGACAAAGTCCTCTTTGCGCTTGGAGTCCTCCAAACGACACTCGGGAAGATCACCAAGATCGTCCTTCGGGTTCTTCGCCCACTCGTTGTCCTGGTACGCCTGTCGGATGGCTTCCACGTATACGTCAGGCGGCTGGGTGATCTGGATGGACGTAAGCTCAGGACCCGACACGTGAATCGTCGGCGTCCCGTGCTCGTTATGCGTCAACGTCAGCGTCACAACCTTGAGCCCTGGGTTGTCCTTCACCCACTGACGATTGACCTTCTCGCGCTCTAGCTGAGCTTTCTCTAGCTCACTAAGCTCAGCATCCACTGCCTTCATCTCCTCGATCAAACCCGCAGCCTCATTCTCGTTGCGTCGAGCAGTAGCGTAGGATTCGCCCGTCCTCTCCATACGATCACGCACGCGTTGCTTGAATTTGCTTTCCTTGGTCACTTCCTCGTATCTCCGCTAGCTCCGAAGCGGACCCGCGCTCCGACTTCTTCGCCGGTCAGAGATTCGTAGGACGTGACCCGAGGTCCGGCAGCCCCTTTACCTCCGTCCCAGACTCCGCGCGGGTGAGCCTTTGGAGGTCAGGCGATGGATCGTCGCCCTCACAGGACTATACCCCAAATCCAAGCAAAGGGCGTATATTAGCCCCATGCCCTGTAAACGCTGCGCCAACCTGACAACCGCGCTGCAAAACCTCGTAGATGCGACCCCAGGTAGCGACGAATGGCATCACGCACAGAAAGACGCACGCGCAACGCTCACCGCCGAAGCCACCAAGCTACCGGAAGGCTGGGAATGGTGGTCAAAAGAAGACAACTTTCGCCTCAGTGGAGGCGAAGAACGTGTATGTGCCACAAGCAAGGAAGGCTACACCGTCGAAGTGTGGAACGATGACGGTGGAGACTTCCTGAACGCAGATGGTGCCTGCTTCGAAGCAGTCGAAGCCGCCATCGCTCGCCGCAGACGTGACCGGAACGATCCCTAGAGGATGTCGTCTCGGAAACCCGGCAGTTTCCAGACGCGGCCTACTGGGGGTTCTTCCTCAGCGTACCAATCCGGGAATGCGCCGACATTGGCGATGTCTTCGGATCGGAGGTTCCGCAAACGCTGGCGTACCCCTGGTGGCTGCTGCTCGATGAACGCTCCCGGCCGACGCTGCTTCCAAAACGAGCGGAGTATCCGCGCCCGATGCTCTGACGGAGGCGCCGTCCCTCGGATGCCGCCGTGAACGATCAGGGCCGAGTGCCCCTCCCATGCTTCATGGGCTAGGTGTGCCAGGGTGGCGGCTGGGGATCGTCGGCTGGTTGGGATCTCATCCATCTTGTTCATGCCGCCTCCCATTCCTCATCAACCTCGCCCGTAACGTAGTCTACACCAAGGCAGCTTCGCAGGTCATCTCGCATCGTGCCATGGCAGAAACACCGGCCCATGAGATCGTCTCTGATCCGCAAGCATACCTCGCAGGTGTACCAGCAGACAAACTCGCCCTCGCACAACCCCGTCACGCGCTCCGCAAACGCTCCCTTCGGAATCGTCTCACCGCACTCATCGCATAGAGGGCTCTCCTGCACCGTGAGCCGGACAGCCTCGTAGTCGAGGATAGGCTCTCCGTCACAACACTCTATTTCGCACGTGCATTCCATGCTGTCACGCCTTCCGTTCCTCTAGCCCACTTCCTTCCGCGCCCGCGCAGCCTTCCGCACCGCATCAAAGTCCCCAGCCAACAACGGCTCCAACACGGACCTGTCCATCGGAAACTCATCGAGAACCTGATCTCGCGTCCGTCCGGCCAACTCACCTGCTTCGATCACACCAAGCATCCCAAACTGGACACGCAGTAGCACTTGGTCGGAGAGAGGCGTCTCTGGCTCGGACGGCTCGCCTCCCACGAACCTTTCGAGCTTCTGCTCCACGGAACGAAGGCGACCACACTCGGGTTCGGGAGTGTGGCTCAACACCTGGAAGTGAACGATCACGTCGAGAAGCGCCTGCGCTTCCTCTTTGGTCAGATCGAAAGGCATCTATCCTACCCAAAACGGCTGAACGGGATCCCGAACCTCGCCATTCTCCAAACGCACCTTCCATCGGATCTGGTACTCGCCCGGCAACGCGCTCAAAGGAACATGAAGCGCAGGGTAGTACTCCCCCGGTGCCGGGTTGACCGGAACGCGATCCACCGGGCCGATCGCGTAACCGTATTTCCATTTGGACGACAACGGACCCACCAAGGTGTACGTCACCGACTCGACGGGCCCTCCCGCGGTGAACAGGGCCAGGTCCCCTCGGACAAACTCGTAACCGGGACGGAACGGTCGCCCCTGCGGCACCGTGGAATAGCCCAATCCCCCACAACGTCGAGGGTGAGTCATGCTCGCAGTCAGCCTACGGCGCCCCTCAGGACTCTTAAGGAGTTTGGCAATGCGCCTTTGCTTCTCAGGAATGCTCAACCCCTCGGACCCTCTCGCGATGGAGGGCAGGAGGCCCACACAAGGGGCCAGAGCCAAACCAGTCAGTATCTCACGACGACGCATGGGCTCATTCTACCCCGATCCGTGGATTGTTTTCCACGCTTCCTTGAGAGGGTTGCCGTCCGTTTCCCACACGGGGCTTTCCCCCTGTCTGACTTCCCACACGATTTTGGGATGAATGAGGGGACCCAACAATTTCTTCGTTCGCTGAATCTCCGGCTCGTACCCGTTCGAAATCGTTGATCGCAACCGCCCTCCGTAGCGCAGAGAGCGGAAACCTCAACGATCAAGCCCATCCAGGACATCATGCGGTTGTAATCGCAATCGCTCCCTCTCCCGAAATGACGTACCACCTTGATTGTTGTAATCGAAACCGCCCAAAAGGGCGGACCCAACGATCCGGGTTCAACTTCTTCCCGAGTCCCGCGTGTTATAATCGAAACCGCCCCTCTACGGGGCGGCACCTACACGACGTGGGTGGAGGTTGCAATCGAAACCGTCTCCTCGGAGACGGAACGGAACCGTCGTATGGCGCTGAGGTCAGTGGGGTTGCAATCGAAACCGCCTCCTCGGAGACGGAACACGAAAAACCGATCAGTGAGAGCCAACGAAATTGCAATCGAAACCGCCTCCGTGAGAGGCGGACACGGACACTGCATCCCACATCTGGTTGCAATCGAAACCGTCTCCCTCGGAGACGAACCTCGTACCCTCGTGGGCGGCTGAGCGTGCAGGTTGTAATCGCAACCGCCCCGCAGGAGGGCGGAAACACCCAACCGTTCCGCGATCTCTCGGTAGCGTTGTAATCGCAACCGCCCCGCAGGAGGGCGGACCGGGCAGACGAAATTCGACCTGTGACCGTCACGTTGTAACCGCAACCGCCCCGCAGGAGGGCGGAAACGTGCGGGGTTCTCCCTCGGCGGTGGAAACCGATTAGTTGTAATCGCAACCGCTCCGCAGAGGAGCGGAAACCACTGTCCGATGCGACGGTGCTCGATTTTCTGATCAGATTGGTGTAGCTGTCGGTCCGGTAGTTGTAATCGCAACCGCTCCGCAGAGGAGCGGAAACCAGAAGGAGTAGAGAACACTGAGGCCGGTGAGAGCGTTGTAATCGCAACCGCTCCGCAGGAGGGCGGAAACGAGATCGCCTTGGGGCCGAATGGCGTAGTTGTAATCGAAGACTGGGAAAAAGAGCCCCCTCGTTTGAGGGGGCTCTACTCGGCGAGGATTCCACCACCAACATACTGCAATCGAAACCGTCTCCCCGCGGAGACGGAACGCAATCCCATGCTCCAACTCCCTGACCGCCGTTGGTGTTGCAATCGAAACGCCTCCCCGCGGAGACGGAACCCACTCTGGATGTCTCGACGCACGACATGTTGCAATCGAAACCGCCTCCCGCGGAGACAGACTTGGAGAAGACGGAGTTTCGCATCCGCGTGCGTTGCAATCGAAACCGCCTCCTCGATTCGAGGCCGGAGACGGAAGAGAGAGCGGAAACCCCTCGTAGGCCGTGCAATCCTTGTAATCGCAACCGCCCCGTAACAGGGCGGAAACTCAACATGCTGGCGCGTGTCCACCGCAGAATCTCGATCTTGTAATCGCAACCGCCCCGTAACAGGGCGGAAACGCAGCGGCCCTCGAATCAATGAGCGCCAAGCTCATGGCCTTGTAATCGCAACCGCCCCGTAACAGGGCGGAAACTCGGCCAGGATTTGGGCGCATTCCTGCTCGTTCACGGCTCTTGTAATCGCAACCGCCCCGTAACAGGGCGGAAACAGCTTGGTGGCTGCGCTCAGGTCCAGCGGCTCTTCCTTGTAATCGCAACCGCCCCGTAACAGGGCGGAAACCCTTGGCTTAGAACCTGCTGAAATCATTGCTCGTAATCGCAGGTTATGCACGAGGGGTGAAATCGCGCGCCTGAACAGCGCTGACGTGTTCTACTCTGCGAATGTCAGAAAGCTCGTTGTACTCGCAATCGCCCCGCAGAAGGAAACCTCAGGAAAAGGCACGCAAAACTAGGAGGCGCTCACGCGACCCGTAGCGTGCTTTTCTGCCTCTAGGCAGCCTGACAAGCACGACGCGTAGCCGCTGCCTTCTTTGCGGCCTCGGATCGCCCCTTCTTCCCCCTGGTCTTGTTCGCTTTCCTGGCGGCCTCAGAGCGCTTCTCAGCATTGGCCTTCCTGGTCCTGGCTGCCTTCTCGGCGGGGCTCTTCCCACCCCCACCGTCTTCCGAATAGGCAGTTTGTGTCTCATGTATGATCTTGATCTCCTTGGGGTGCATCCCGACCCGCTCACATGCCCATTTCAGAATACGCTCCCTGACGACATCATCAAACGGTTCAAGCGCATCAGCGATCACACGAACCGCCTCCAGATCATCGTTCTTCTTACTCATTGTTCGGTGTCCTTGTTGGTCCTAGGTGTATCCGAAGATTCAATCTCCGGTTGCCTGGTTGGTCAGGCGTTCCTCCTTTGTACAGGTAGCCCTCATCAGTGAGATCAACCTGTGACAAATCTAGATAAGGCTCCAGAGTCTTGATCACGTCTTGAGCAAACTCCTCGCGAACACTGCCTCGCATCGAGTAGTTCAGAAACACCATGAAGGCCCCGATCGCCCAGAACTGGCGTGTGGCAAACTCCATGACGATCCGCATCTGTTCGGGGAATTCGAGCAGACGAAGGCTGTTGTAGAGATCGACATTCAGAACCCCTACGTTAGCGTACTTGTCCGGTGAATTAGCTAGCTCGGCAAACAAGTCATCGGCCAAAACCCACTCGCAGATCTCACTCCCGTATTGCTCCTCGCCCTCCCGGACGTACTCGGCGTTACGATCCAAACAAACGAGCTTGGACACGCCCGGTACGAGATAGGATCGAAGGATTCTCACCATCGGAGAGCCTTCGCCCGGCACCTCCAGCCAATCGACTCGCATCTTGCCGCCCGAGAACAGCAAATAGCTGTTCATCACGTGAAGGAGATTGTTCTCCCGCGAAACTTCCTTGGCCTTACCGAAACGCATGCCTCAAGTCTCTCAAACTGTTGATGTCCTCTGGCTGGCCTTTCAACACCTGATGTCGTAGATCGCGATCGAGATGACGCATTGTGTAGGTCCCTGGGTCCAAGCCAAGAGGCCCGGAAAGGTCCTGGAGAACCTTCCACCGCCTTCCGCAGTGAACCAACTCTTGGCTAACAGCCTCAACAGCAACCTGATAGCTGCGAGGCTTGAATTGTGTCAGACGGTCCACCTCTCGCTGCATGCGACGGATAGTGTCCACATCGGTGTTCATGGTGGCCGCCATCTCCTCGTATGTGTCCGTGAAGGTAACAATGTCGCCATGCTTCTCAACCAACTGATTGAGAGCATCTGCAAGCACGGAGCGAACCTCATCTGAAACCTGCTCAGGACTCTCCACGAGCGTAACCGATTTCTTCTTGTCCAGAAGCTCCCGAATCAGCCGCGCGGTCTCTTTCTTGGACTGACCCTTCTGCCCCAACAAAAGAATCAGGGCTCCGAGCTTCCGTCGTCTCGACCACTTTCTCTTCACGACCCCACGCTTCTTCTCGTCCCGCGACTCTAAGACAATCTCTCTGATGTAGTCCGAAACGGACACATCGCCTCCGAGCCGAGTCTCGATCTTTCCAAGATCAGCCCGTATTTCGTCCATCTCTCTGGGCTCAGGGTTGAGGGCCCCCAGGATACGGATGACCTGCAACTGGTCCCGGTACCCACGCACATACCGCGACAACCCCTTCTGGATCTCATCATGGATGAACGACAGCAGAGTACCTGCCTCTTCATTGACCGTGGTCGCCGCGATGATCATCAACAGCTTGAGATGATCAGGGCTCCTCAGAAACTCCGTTCGAGCTTCCTCTGACACAGTCGGCACAAACATGATGAGCCACGCCTCATCCCGAAACCGCTCAGGGTAGCCCTCGTATCTCGTCTTCGAACGCCAACCCCGTCCTCGAAGCTGGGCCAGGAGGGTCTCAGACGAAATGAGCCCGAAGTTGAAGACATGAGATACCGGAGGCCAGTCGAAACCACACTCAACACGTCGAATGCCCACAACTAGCTGTGTCCGTATCTCATTGGCATGCCGCACACGGCCATCATGCGCAATCTGGGCCTCCAACGCCTTGTTCACCTTGGAACCCGAAAGATCCACAACGGGCCACATCTTGTCTACCTCTTTGCCCGAAAGATCCACAACGGGGCGCCCCACCTCCTCAGCCTTCAGGTGGGGACACTCCTCCTCGACAATTTCTTTCAAGCGCTTGGTCAACGCCTGGGTTTGGCATCGCATGAGGCCAAACGGGCATCCCAGACCAACCCAATGCCGCACCCCAAAACGGAGATCGTCATCGGTCAGAAGCTCTACAAGGGTTCCTTCCGTTCCTTCCCCTTTCACACGGACATCCACTACCTCCGTCGCTGTCTTAGCGACGGAGGGAAGGAGAACAACCTTTACAGGAAAGCGACTTGGGCAGAGGCCAGCCTCAATCAGTTTGATCCGGGGAATTTGGTGTATGTACGCACCAGGACAAATCGGAAGCCCGTCCGCTCGGTACATCGTAGCCGTCGTGGCAAGGATAGTGGCACTCTTCTCCTCACAAGCGACTCTGGCCTTTGCCCATGCTTTGAATTCTCCTACAGGGAACCGATGCGCCTCATCGAGAACGACTAACACATGGCTCATGTCGCCAATGCAATCTAGGGCTCTGCGAAAGGTGTCCATAGTCGTGGCAAGGATGACTCTCGGCTTGCCGGCACCTGTGACGTGGTCCACGAGATATTTTGGACCAGCCACCATAGGGTCTATCAGCTTCCCTAAGTCAATGTCAGGGACCGAGATGACAGCTTTGTTGTTCGGGCCCTCCCCAGCTACGTCCTCAACAGCCCCAAACCGGACTACAGACTTCTGTCCTCTGTACTGGTCCCGAATGATCTGGGTCGGGACCACAACGACTACTCTAGTGATAGGAGACACCGGAGACTTGGCCAAGTAAGCCGCAATATACGTCGTAAGGCGCGTCTTACCACACCCTGGCTGGCCAGACAGCCCAACTTGCTTCTCCTTCCGATTCAGGATGTGGTCTACTACATCAAGGAACCCAAACTGCTGATGCTCCCACAGAGAGTCGGGGCCAGAAGATTCGGCCTCTCCTCTGTCCGAGGAGAGGCCGGTGACGAATTGACACACGTCAATCATCAAGCAATGCCCTGGCGTCTACGTCCTGGCCATCCGCGCCCTGCTCGCTCTTCTTGGCGCTCTTGGCATCGCGCCCCAGCCTATACAAGTAGCTTTGACGGCCCTGCTCGTAGAGATACCCCAGCCAAAACTCGTTCTGCTCCCGAACAGCAAACCGATCAGGAATTTCGATCCCGCTGGTGAACACGCTGAGACTCTCAGCGTACTGATTGCCTGGGCGCTTGGGCAAATGGTGGATGATGGACTGCATCGCCCGGTGAAACCCAACAGACGGGTTGTCAACCACATTGTGCGCGATCACCCCCCGACTGTTGGCTCTGTTCGCGCTGTACCGAGCGTCCTCCATGACGGCACAAGCCCGTCCCATCCGGTAAGCATTCGACTGCCCGTCTACGCTGATGTCCGCTGTGAAATTTCCTGGATTCTCCATGTTCCGTTTCCTATACGCTTGAAAGATGGCTTTCTGGATAATGGTTTCTGGCGCACCGGAGGGCCACGCACACTCTGGTACCGGCATTCCTTTGAGCGCCATGTTGGCTAGGGCAAGGATGTCACGGTGTACCACCTGCCTATCGGACCACGCTGCGTACAGCCGCGAGAGAGACGTGTGACGAGCTTGGACTTCCTCTTCCCCAACTGTGATCTCGACTGTGAAGTCCTGAACGAACCGCCTCAGATTGGCAGAGAGCCTGCCGACAGTCGTTTCCTCCCACTCACGGACCGCGAAGCGACCCATATTCCCAGTCGTTGTCAGGAGGTAGGCGGCCTCCGTGCTCTCATCCCACTCAGGATGAGCGAAGAGGTCACCAACGGCTTCCTCTTCGCGTTTCGTTCGCTGTTCTCGGGACTCCTTCTCTGGCGCAAACAACTTCGGCCCGAGAGCCTCTAGCGGGTGGCCTTCCTCAGTCCAGACCAAGACATTGAGATCGGGCGTGAGTTGGATTCTACGATTCCGGCTCAACCACGAAAGCGCTGAAGTCATGAGTCGAGATACACCAGGGGCGATGGGAGCCGTCAAGAACCGATCCTCGGGACGCCCCTGGTACTGACTTGTCCCATTGAAACTCACAAAGGACGCTCCACTGGAGTTGGAGCTAAGTCCTTTGGTGTTTGCGTGGGGCGTCGTCTGACACCGCACCCACTCTCCCGTAATCAAGCACTGCCTTTCGATGCTGTCCACGCTAGGAATGGCATCTACAAATTTCTCAATCACAGGGCGAAGCTGCGGAACGCTGGGCAGGTATTGGTCCTTATAGACAAACACATACCGCTGAAATCGCCACCCCTTCGGCACCTTGTGCTTGCCCCTTAGAGACAAGTCGTAGAACCGCGCGACCGCCTGTGTGGCTTTGATCCGCACTTCCTTGGCGATCTTGGCATAGGCTTCAGCAGCGTGCTCCAGCGCTTTCCTAGGCTTCGTGGGGTCCTTGTACTCCTTCGGAGTCGTCCCAAAGAGATACATCTCGTTCTCGACATACATCCCAATGCGCAACTCGGAGTTGGTGCGATTGGGCAAGTCTGGGACGGGAACCGCCCCAGAGGATTTGCGAACAGTGATGATGTGGCCCTCCGCATCCAACACAACTTCCCCATAGGGCCGCTGGTCATCGAGCAGATAGCCGAGTTTTTCCCGTTGCCCCAAGGCAACGAGTGTGTCGAGACGAATCATTGACCCGCCCTCAACCCGTAGCGGGCCTTGAGAACATCGAAGAACGAGTCCACCTCTACAACCCCGTCTCTCATCACCGGATGAAAGACATGGGTGATGTTCCCCGCCTTACGGTACTCGATGCCGTGCGTCATCATCCCCAAGTCCCGCGACTCCTGAATCGGCGTGTCCTCGGGCCGGGGTGCCCTGAACAGAGCTTCGCAGAATTTCGACCCCAGCCAAGGCGGGTGCTGACACTTACCCAGGCGGATATACTTCTCGTACATCGCCATGTACTTCCGAAGATCCTGGCTCTCCAGCACCCTCTCATCGAACTTAACGATCTCTTGGGTCTCTCGGTCACGCCAACACAAGCGCAGATCGAAGTCCACTGTATAGGCCACGTCGTAGAGCAACGTGTTGTTCATCTGATGGGCATCCGGGAGCGTGATCTGCGACATGCCTACCGCATGTTTGAGGCCGTTCGTCTTGAAGTTCATCGTCCGAATCGGCCGGTGGTACGTGATGCGGCGGACATCCACGTAGACGCCCATCTTGAACAGGATGTTTTCAATGGCTCCGCGGAGAGCCGAAGGCGGAGGGCCGGGAAAGGTAGTCCCCTCGGCCTTCAGCAGCGGGTTGGAAAAGTGGGCGAAGTCGCCCTGAAAGTAAACACTTGGCATCAGCTAACCAGCCAATCCAAGTTCCCCCGTAGCTCAGCCAGTCGGATGATCTCAGCCCCCGGAGGGAGGTTCTTGTCATCATAGCCAAGCTCGATGTCGGCAAACGAGCGCGGGCACTCCCCATTCCGCATACGCACCTTGAGCCGATCCTTGAAATCGATCAGACTCATGCTGCCTGTGGGGCTCTTGTGCTTGACCACAATCAACTCCCGAAGGCCGAAGGTTCCGCGCGCATTCGATGTCGCGTTGTCGCACATCGTCAGATAGACGGCAAAGAAATCCTTGAGACGCTCAGCATCGACATGGTTCTTCTCAGCCCGAAAAGCATCAAAGGTTCCCACAGTGCGAATGAGCGCGTAGCGAACCGGTTTAGAGCGCGCGAAGTCGCGAGAACGGTCCACCGCATCACTATCAGACGCCATGCGCGTGTTGGTCATGTTGTGTAGCTCCACAGGATGAAGAGACATGCCCATACGCGTAGTGACGGCGCCGTGAATGGAAGGGGCTGTGTAAACTGTGCTCGTCAAGACCGATCCGTACATCGCGTCATCGATGAACGTGCGAGTCAGCGCATCGTGAACCTTCTCCTCTGGATACTTGACACTCGACCGGGCTCTTGTCTTTTTCTTCCCCTCCTCAGCCTCTTTGTCGCGCTTACTACGGGCATCCTCCAAGATCTTCCCGGCTTCCTTGGGATCAGCCGCAGCAATGGCTTCCTCAGCAACGTTAGCAAGCCGGGCTCCACGCTGAATGTGGATCGCATTCCCCTTTGCGGGCAGCTCGCCCGTCTCCACCATGCGCTCGTACTGATTGCGTCCCAGACGATTCAGGAAAGGACCGCTGATCACCAGATAGCCGTCCTCCGTCATCCTCGGATAACCCGGATTGTCCGGGTCTCCATTGCAGATGCCCAACTCCGATTCGAAGAAAGCCATCCAATCGAGTCTCTTGAGACTTGGTGTTTTCATCTGATCTGATCTCCATGTTGGTGGTAGATTGAGACAGCCGCGCCCCGTGCGCCGCCACCCGCCACCATACTTGGAGACCTGCGCCGAGTCAACCCCTAATCAGGCCGAGAACAACCTTCCACGAAAAATTCAGCGAAGCGAAAAGGAGATCTCTTCGTCAAGCGCCAAGCGCGAGAGAAACCAGGACAACCTGGGTTCTCTTGAGAACGCGAAGAGTGACCTTGCCGTCACTCCTCAGCGTCGGCAACTCCGACCGGTTTCCCTAGAAGATGTCCTCCCGGTTCTCCCACACCCACGACCCCACACAGAGGCCAATCAGCAGAAACGATCCCCACCCCCACAAGAAGAAAGGCGTGTTGTGGGGGTAGACCGAAATGCCGTCTGGACTCGTGACCCTCACGCTCTGGCCCTCATCGAGCAGCGTCTCACGCACCTTCATCAACGTGTTGCTCACCGTGAGCGCGTCGGAATCAGGCGGTAGCTCACGCAGATCGGTGAGCGCTTGGAGTAGATTCTGGCACCAAAATGACACGTTCTCATCTGGAGTCGTGTAGACCACCGACGTGTAGAATTCCTGCTTGTCGGGGTCATGGCACCACTTGCCTCCGCCTAGTCGGTCGTCCATGCCCTCAAGACCGAGAGCCAGCCGATCCTGTGCAAGCTGGATGTTGGACGCATCAGCAGCGAGCTTCAGGTGACCACCAACCTGCCGGTCGTACTGGATTGCAGCATACGCCCTGACGCCGATCTAGGCGATGAAGGCGAGGCAACCGAGAATCAGAAGGTACTTGCGCATGAGAAACCCAACCTTTCGAGCATCTGGGCTATTCCCGTATACCCCAAACACCGGTCAGGTCAGGCATCCTCTGGCTTGCTTCCCGCCCAGATGCAGTCCTCGTAGCTCTCTGCCGCGGTGCCCGCCGTGACCCAACAGTCGCCCCCAGACAACATGTGCATCCCACGATGCCCAAGAGGCAGGATGCACCGCTCGCCATGGATGGTGCATTCCTCACAACGGAAATCTGGCTTTCGGTAAGGACCGGGCTGAGTCACTGTGGTTTCCGATCTGTGCAGGTGCAAGGATCGCACCGCGGACACACGTCGTAGCCATGGTCGCACTCGATAGGAACGGCACACGTCGCAGCGAGACGGAAACGACACCCATCCTCATGCGCGGCCATGATCTCGCAAACGCAGGCGATGTGCCCACACGTATCGCAACCCAGGTTCATGGCTCCCCTGCGAGACGATCCAACATGCGGAAGCACTGGGTCCCTGCGTCCCCGAATCCCAACAGATCAACTCCGTCCCGTCTCGGCAAGACTTCGCCCTGCAACCAAGCGCGTGCCGCTTCGACGCAACCGGCATCGCACAGGCGCTCAAGCTCGATCCAGAAAACGTCCGTCATTGTAAGCTGGACGGCAAGGCGACGTGGGCGACCACCGGGCCATTGGCGCGTTGGCGCGCTGTACTGAATATCGTGGGCCTGTCGCTCTAGCTCCTCGGCCTCGGAACGAAGCTCCTCGGCTCGGGCGCGAAGTGATGTCCTCGATCGTGTTCATGGTTTCACCCATGCGTGGCCCCTGGTGCGGGGATCGGCTCTCCCCACTGGATGACAAGCATAGATGACGAATAGCCACCCGACATTCCCATCCTGACGATGAAGTCAGGCCCCTTGAGCAACACGCACTCCCAGCGGCCATCGATGAGCGCCCAATAAAGCCCAGGTTCGTCTGGCTCAGTACGCGTCATTGTACGTCCCTCCGCTTCGATCTCTGGAACCCGGCAGTTTCCAGACCCGTCCTACGGGGGATTCGTCCGCCGCGTACCAATCTGGAAACGCACCAACGTTCGCTATGTCGTCAGACCTAAGCTCACGCAAACGCTGGCGCACCTCAGGAGACTGTTGCTCGATGAAAGCTCCCGGCCGACGCTGTTTCCAAAAGAACCGGAGAATCGACGCTCGATGCTCTGAGGGCCCCGAACCTCGGATGCCGCCGTGAACGATCAGAGCGGAATGCCCATCCCACGCTTCGTGAGCCAAATACGCCAGCGTAGCAGCCGGAGATCGTCGGTTGGTCGGGATCTTGTCCGTCTTGTTCATGATTCCTCACGCACACCCGCGAGCCAAGAGAACCTCGGTCGCAATCTGCATGTGTTCCAAGTCCGCCAGACCAACGGCCCAACCCCCGCATCGGCACGTCCAGATCTGGTAGTCGGGTGTCTTTCGCATGAAACGGCCACACTTGAGGCACTTCTGTTGACCGCGGAAGTGCAAGTCATCGGTCGCTGGCTTCTGGCTCACATCGTCACCCATTCCTCATCAACCTCACCAGTAACGTAGTCTACACCAAGGCAACTTCGAACGCTCAGATCGCTCCTCAGGCGTCCCACGCACGGGATCGGGGTCCCGGTAACTCCACCACGTCTGGTATTTGCACGAACAGGCCCACTCGTGCTCGATCAGAGAACCGGCACCCCTGGTCTTTCCCGTGGGATGGACGGGCCCACCATCACAAGGCAGCCCATCCTGGAGATAGGGGCACTCGGGCTCCTCGGGCTCCTCGTAGACGACGCGCACCGTCTCCCCTCTCATCCACGTGGTACGCCACTCCCTGTCAGGATGCCACTTGACCCACAAGGAGTCGCTGTAGCTCTTGCGCGTCACCGTGAAGTGAAACGAGATCCCGCTTCGACAGGCGGTCACCGTGGGGGCCTCGACGAGCTTGCGGTCGTCAATGAAAACCCTCACCGTCCCACGTCGAGCCGGACGACGGGTCCAGAAGGAACCGAACGCGGCGGGCTCGCCAAGGGGAAAGGACTCGACCCGGAGCACGCCCTCATCCTACCCCGTCAGGCACCTCACGGAGACGGGACGCGAAATCCCTGAGCACAGCAACGGCGTCCTCCGCGGCCTTCACGGGATCGTCCTCGGCAGTCTCAGCAATCTCTCGAAGCCGCTTCACGACCTGCTTCTGCTCGTCCTGCTGCTCGTGAGCCATTATCCTACCCCTCTCGTCCAGGCACACAAGACCTAACCCAACCAAGCCGCGCTCGTCCCCGTCAATTTCGCCTCGGTGCCTTTGATCGAAGAAATCTCGGCCTGGACACGCGCGGGAGCTTTACCCCGCTCTTCAGGAGGGAGCAAAAAAGGCTCCAAGTAGCGAGTCATGGGCATTCTACTCGATCTCCCAACCACAAGCGTCTCCACGACAGCGGAATCGGCTGCCATCGGTCCCCACGTTTTGCAGGTCTCATGGCGTCGGCCTCGATACGGAAAACGTCTGTCGGTCGGCCCCGTTGATCGAGTGTCTGCCGAAGCACACACCGAACAGTATGATCCCCGAATCGACGGCTAGTCGAAGCCAGGATCTCAGAGGGCTTGCGTTTGCGTTTGAGTGCCATACAAAACCTTACCGCTTCTGCTGCCCCGGTCGTCCGCCTCAACGCTCATCGGATTTCGACCCACTTGGCCGTGACCCGAACAAGGCGTTCGTAGTTTTCACGTAAAAGCCGCGGATAATCGGAGGCATCATACGCAGCAACACCCAACGCCTCCCGCGTGTAGCGGTCCAACGTGGTCTGTTCGTAGCCCGCATCCCTCAATGCCTTCATACTCCGCCCAAAAATCGCGTGCGCGTCCACGAGACGTGTCGAAGCGTCGCTCGCGAGAAGGTAATCCAAAGGATCTCCGTCGTAGAGACCTCCAACTAAAAGCACCTGCGGTCGCCTCATACCGTCAGTCTACCCCTCTTGTCCCGATTGAGAATCTTCGCGACGCGACTCCGACCCTCCGGCGTCCCCATCAGAAACTCCAGCCCGTCAACCGTGGGGTCGGCCTCAACGGCCTCGGGCCTGAAGCGCCCCGTCGTCTCCTCTCCGCGGAGAGCGGCGACGGGCACAAGATGGAGCACGGATTCCCAGCCCTCTCTCACCTCCTCGAACCCGAAGGACCTCTCGTCGGGATCCTGCGACGGGTAGTCGTGCGAAAACACCTCCACGGAGAGCGACCTCAACGCCGCGAGGAGCGACGGGAAGTCCGGGTAGAGCGTGCCCTCCAGCGGCATCCCCGTCAGGAAATGACGGCCGCGCCAGCTCGTGCCGGCCTGTTTCTCCGAACCGACTCCCGCGTCAGCACATGGCTTCTGCATCACCTATCTCCCTTCCTGATGTCCAGGCACACAAGACCTAACCCAATCACGACCACAACCGCCAACATCATGTGCAACCCAAAATGAATCGCGAGCCCCCAGTCGCCAATGAGCCCCACCAGTCCCACCAATGCGATAGCCAAGACAATCAACCACTTAGGTGTCGATTTCATGACATTCACTCCTTCCGAGACGCGATAACGGCCTCCAGCTTCCTCACCATCTCCTGCTCCTCCTTGGTCAACTCCTCCTCAGACAACAACGCACGACGCAACAACGCATTCTCCTCAGCCAATTGGTCTCGTTCGGCTTTCAACGCCGACATCGGATGCTCAGGACACTGCTCGATGTGCTCCTTGAGAACCTCCGCCATCGTCGCAGGCACTTCATCATCCGGGCCATAGCGATGTCCGCAGTAGACGCAGTTGATGTACATGCCAGCTTGACAATCGTGAACCCACTGCCGTAGCTGCTCTGCCCGCTCCTCCACGGCAGCGTAGTCGGTTGCGAGCACATAGTCCCCATCAGAATCCTCGACCAAACAAACGTCCACCGGGTTGATGCTGTAGCGCTTAACCATCGGTCTTCTCAGTCCCGTCTGCGGATAGATGCTCTGCCTCCGCTTGGTGCTGCTCCGTCTCCCGCCGGATGTGCCGAATCGCGTTCACGAGATCAATGATGTCCACCCACCGCGTCGTCTCAACGATCTCGCGAGCCAAGACATTAACCGCGCGCCGAGCCTCGTCTTCCCAGGTTGATGTCTTGCGATTGCACTCGATCATGTCTCCAGCCAAAGCAGAATCGACCGCAGCAATCCCCGTCTCAACTCGTTCGTACAAACGGCACGTTGGAGTCGAAGCGTGAGCATGCTCCTCCTTCTTACCTCTATAAGCCGAGTTTTCAGCAACCAGCTTCCGCACGCCCGCGACTGTATCAACGACCAAGTCCGGGGAGCCAGGAAGCCGGAGAATATACGAGATCTCCTCAAGCGCGTCTCGAAAAGCTCTGAGAAAATAGGCTTTCTCTTCCTCTTCCGTTTCCGGGCGCGGCGATTCCTCAATTGTCACTTTCTCGTCTGTGTCCATCTCCCTATACCTCATTATCTCGTTGCTCATGGCCCGTTTCTACAGCGAGCGCGGTGTCGATGATCGCGATCAGGAATCCGCGTTGCGGCGTATCGCCTGGCATTGACGCTTTGAGCTTCCGCAACGCCCTTTCAAACCACGTTGCCCGCTTCTTCCAAACGTCTCGACTCTCCTGCACGCCCTCGAAATGGGCTAGATCAACCGGCAGCCACTCATCGCACATCGTGTTTCTCCTGCACGGCCCTGGCAACCTCTTTCCCGAGATCGCTGATCTCACAGTGCGAACCTACAGGCTCGCCGCTGCCCCATACACACTTGCACTTCATGAAACGCTCAACGCTACTGAATTGCGCCTCACTTGCGGGTCGAAACTCGCCGTCGAAACTCCACATGAAAACCAAGAGCGCCTTGTCCTGACTGCTGAGCTTGTCCGCGATTTCGAGGGATCGCATCATCCATCTCCTTAGTCGCTGTAAGGAGCTTCTCCCCACGACCGCATCTCAGTGGAGAGACCTTCCTGCGCGTCCCGAAGTATCATTCTCAGGCGTAAGACTTCACGGACAACCTCAATCACGGGAGGCGCATCAGCAGGAGTCTCCCCTGAATCGAGCCACTTCTGCAAGACGCGCGTGGAAAGCCCCACGTCGTGTGGAGCAGAGAAAACGGCACACACCTTCGGCACAGGATTGTCGGCGAGAGCGTCCTCAAAAACCCGACGCGCCTCTTGGCGCGTCATCTTAGGACGGACATGTTCCGCGAGTACGGCCACAGCCGCCGTTGCCATCATTTTCAGCGCTGCCGCTAGGCGACTGCACTGTTCCTCAATCTCAAGCAGTTGCGGGGTCCCGTTCGGTTGGCACACGGGGCAACGCGTGTGCAATTGGGCCAGAAACAACTTCGCTCGCTCCACGGCATCAGCAAGCTCGCCCTTGAGCTTCTCATTCTCCGCTCTGAGATCGTCAACCTCAGCCATTCACGTTCTCCGTCGTCTCGTACTCTCGCAGACCCCGCCGCCCAATCTCCCTCCGCGCCTCATGGTAACACCACCGCGCCCTCTTGGGCGTCGAGAAACTCCCGTCCAAACCCTCCTGCCGAACAAACTTCAACTTCCTGTACCACTTGATGAGATCCCCATCGCGAAGTGCCGCGATCTGTTGACGGGTGAGGAGTCTGGGTAGGCTCTGCCCCACAACGAGATCTTACCCCATTATGTGTCGCCTCCGTCAAGCTCAGGCTCCCACGCCTTGGAAAACTCTCGATCCCGAAAAGCCTCAGCAAGTCCGGTAATCTGCTTGAGCCGCAAGACCTCATCAGGGTCCATACCAAGCTCCTTCGCAATACGCTCATCCTTCCACTTGCGTCGTGACAACTCAACCACAATCTCAGCCATCCCGCTGACTTGGTGCCGCCCCCGAGCACGATTGTGACGAATTGTCGCCGCCATCCGATCCCTGATCCCCCTGCGCTCCTCGTTGATCACTACCAGCGGCAAGTACCCGTGAATGCGCTCCCGAATCTCACCATCCTCCTTCCCCACCCGATTCCGATGAAACCCATCCACAACCTCATACTCGCCCCCCGTATAAAAGCCGACAATTGGCTGCGTGTACCCATCCGACTTGATCGAGTGGGCCAAAAGCTCCATCTCCACGGGAGACACGACGTTGGGATTGTAAGAGTTGGCCCTGACCCCCTTCTCCGGTACCCACTGGAGACAGTCCACAGGCTCCTCTCGAAACGGACTATGAGCATGTAGGAGCTTCCGTAGACCATTGAGAGCCTCCACACGCTCCTCAAGGCCCATGACGTCTAGCTCAGCAAAAAGCTCCTCCGCGCGCGCCAGAAGCGTCTCAGACATCAGAACACCTCCCTCTCGTAAAACAACCAAGCTCCCTTCTCGCGCCGGACGCGCCACCCGCGCTTCTTGAACGCCCTCTGCATGTCCTCATCACTGGTTGCGGTATTCACGCGCGCCACCCCGCGCTCACGCAACCAGTCCATCTTGAAATCGTAAAGCCGCTCCCACAAGCCCTCCTGTCGCCATTCCGGCACCACGTAGGTCCAATCAAACACAGCAACTCCGTCCTTCCGAATCCGAAACACGGACCACCCCACGACCTTCTTGGCCTTCCGGGCAATCACCCAAAAAGATCCCGCTTCATCATAAAGGGGCGAACCAAGCTCTTTACTTACCTCGGCGCTCGCAAAGAAAGGACCCATATCCGCGTAAAACTCGCGATCCCGGTCACCCTCGATCAGAGTCAATTGGACGTTACTCATCTGTCACCGTCTCTGCAAAAATACCCCACTCTCTGCGCCTGCGTTTCATGAGATCTTGATACTTCTTGTACGCCGAATTTCTCTGAGGACCGAAACTCAAACTACTTGCCCAGAAGTCGTTTTTCAAGATGCAACGCGCCATCCGACGCCAAGACCCCACATCCCGCGACCCTGTATCACCAGGCACGGAATCAGGTACGTCGTCCAAACCCTCGTGGTCCTTGTACCACTTGAGATAGACCGCAAACTTGTTCCTGTAATGCTCAGCCGTCGCCTGCGGCATCGTATCGAGCAACATCATCGTAAACGATTTCCACGTATGACCATCAGGTAGCGTGACCTTCTGATTTCCCAAGATGTTTCCACGCTCGCCAGCATACAAGGCGCCGGAATTCGCCCCCGCAACACGGGCCATGATGCGGCTCCACGTCTGTGGCTCGATCACGTGAAACAACCATAAGCCCCGGCGCTGCTCATCTCCATAGGGCTCGCAAATCCGCATCTGGTGCAGCGACAACCCAGCCTGGTAAAACCGATCATACAACCGATTGTACGGCTTCTCAAACGCCCCGTAATATGTCCAAACGTCTTTCGTTTGCCAATCATAGATCGGGTAGACATTGAACGTCCCCGGCTGCCCTACCTTGGTCGTCCACTGCCTCCCATCCTTGGTCACCTTCCGATCGCTAATCAACGTCCGAAACCGATTCAACGACTCCCCAGACCGAAGACCAATCAGACACGCGGCGGAGCCGGCATCCTGGCCAAACCACTCGCCGAATTCTGGGACAAAGTCCTCGAATGTCATCTTGTCTTCGTAGAAGGGAAACCCGCGAGGATCTGATATCACACCCTCAGGCAGCGGACGTACCCACAAATCCTTCTTGGCCGGGTCCCAACAAACCCACTCGGGCTCGTATACGCTGACCGCATTCGTGGTCGTCAACGGGAGACACACCCAATAGGGAATGATGTGCTCCTCATACAGCTTGAAACAATCCCGCACGTAGCTGATCGTGAGATCGTATTGCGCCTCCCAGTCGATGAACATGACATGAACCTTCCGACCCCGCTTGATGGCTTCGTCCATGACAAGATGCAACATGACCCCCGAATCCTTCCCGCCCGAAAACGAAACGCAGATCTTCTCAAACACATCAAATGTCCAAGAGATACGCTGACGCGCTGCCTCCAGAACGGAAATCCCGAGAAACCGCTTGAACGATCCGTCGCTCATCACTTCCTCATACGCAATCCCTCACGATTTTTTGAAGCATGCCGTTCAACCCAACCTCAACCTGGCTCGTTCTGCCTTGGAAATGGCCAAAATCCCGTATGCCCTGCGTCGTGCCCGAATCGGCGTCTTGCTCACGCCGTAGATTCTCCCAATTTCCGTGTCGCTTAGCAAATCCTCGACGTACAAACGTTCCAAAACCTTCCGTGTCAAGCCAGTCAATCGCGGAGCAGTCCCACGCCTCCTCTCTTTCCGTTCCTGACTCGTCATGGCCGGAATACCCCACTTCTTTCGGACTCTCCGCACAGTCTCCGCACGAAACGGAGAAACACCAAAGCGCTTGGCAACACAAACAGCAATCTCCCCATCCGTCATCAGGTCGCCTTCGTACATCTTCCGCAAACGCTCCGGCGTCAGGGCAGAAATAAACTCGGGCCTCCGATCCTGCCTCTCCGCAACAAACACATAACGTTTTCGGACACGCTCAAGAGGCAGCTTGTAAACCATACACGAATGCACATGCTCTCGGACCAAGCTAAAGAAAAGATCATCTTGCCCCGGAAAATGAAGCGTGCGCCCCTTCTTGCTCGTGTATACCTTTGGAGACAAACCCAACATCGCCAAAGCCTCCAAAGCTCGGTCTAGACCCTGAGCATCCAGGCCGTAGGAGATGCGTGGGTAGTACCTCCCCCACCGGCTCCCGTCATCCATGTACCACACGGCAAGCACAAAAGGCGTCATCAACTCAGGTAACTGCTTCGGAAACACCTTGTGCCCGCTGCCGTAAAACATATCGTAAAAAGGACGCAGCCGAGTCGTCGTCCGAGACGAATACCACCACGCCTTGTACGTCTTGCCGTCCTTCCGTTTGGTAGCCTCATACTGATTGGACACGTAAGATCCCATGATGCCGGCCTTCCAATCCGTGTACTCCCGCTGCTTGAGCGCATGCCCCTCCGCAATCCGTGCCGTGCGAAAGCTGGGAGCACTCATCGTCCCGTCCCCCAACAAAGATCCCACGACGAGCGCCTGCTGAATCGCGGTCAGAGGCGGCAGCTCCCGATCAATCTTCCCCGTCTTACCCAACGCCTCAATCCCATAATGCCGCAGCCAGCGACTCACCGTTACCTGAGCCACACCATAACGACCAGCAATCTGCTGTTGCGTCAAAAGCTCCGCGACCAAGCTCTCCAAGACTTCTCGCGGTGGCCTCTTGCTACGCATCCCGCTCCTTCCGACGCACAGCCTGTGCCTTGGCCAAGCACAGAGAAGAACAGTACTTACGGTTGTTGGCCTGCGTTTCATCCACAAACCCACCACCGCATGTGGGACACTGTTTGGTTCTACGCAACCTCCAACGCCGCTCTCGTTCCTGAGCCCGCTTTTCCTCGCACTCTGGACAAACCAATCCTCTGACTCTCCTGGTCTTCCACCGCTTCCCACAATCAGAACAGGTGACTGTATGAAGCATATCCTCAGGAGACGGCTTTCCTTCTGCTGCTTTCAGATAGGCGATGGCTGAACAAAGCAGCTCAGGATCATCCTTGAATTTACCCAACCCCAGATTACAGCCAGCACACAAAAGCCCCCGGATTTTTCCCGACTCATGGCAATGGTCTACAGAAAAGACCTTACGCTTACCGCCAGGCTCTTTGGTCTGGCAGATCGCGCAGGCATTCCCCTGAGAAGCCAAAAGCTCCTCGTAGTCTTCAGGCGTAAGACCATAGCTGCTCTTCAAACGCCACTTGTGGAGTTTGGCAGAGCGTTCATGCTCAGGAAGCTCTCTCAAACGAGCGTTGGCTCTCTTACTTCCCGCCAACACCTTGGTCTTGTAGTCAGAGTCTTCCTCCATCCGTCGAGCATGCTTGATTCGTTTGGTCTTACTTCGCTTGGCATGCTTGGCAGGATCGGCCCGGACCCGATCCCAATCATACTCCCGCATCTCACGATACTTAGCCGTTCCACGCAATCCCTCACGATATTTTCGAAGTGCGTCAGTCGAGCTAGACATGGGTTCTCCGATGGTTTGGATTCCCCTTGGTCCGGGGATGCTCGATCCCATTTTTCCGAAGATAGCGATCCACCGTGGAGCTACCAACCCCAAGAATCTTTGCTATGCGCCGAATTGGAATTCCCTCGGCCGCAAACTCCCGTAAGACCTCGGAATCGAGCTTGCCCTTGATGATGTTGTTTCGACCGCTGTTGTAACCGAAACCCCTGAGTTTCCACGCCATGCAGACCGGGACATGTGGTGTGATAATGTTGAGAAATTTCTCGGCAGTGTCTTCGCGTTCCATGTGAAAGGTACCTGTCTCCCGACCCGCCATCTCTTTCGCCAACCGCCACCGAGGTTTGAGACCGAACTTTTCAAAGATGGCCCACGCAACCTTGCGGCTTTCCCCATCCGCACCGAATATGATGTCAGGCCACCATCCCGCAGAACCATCATCGAGGTACCAGATGGCCAGCGCGAATTCGTCTACATGATCCACGATCTCAGAGACAAGACGCTTCCAGCCGCGATCACGCCGTTCGTAGAAAAGCGCTTGCCAATCATTCAGAATCGCATGGGCGACCGTGTTGAATCGCCATGAACGGTAGGTTTTCCCATCCTTCTTCTTGACACTGGGCTTGGGCTCCGTACGCACCCAGGACGACCCCCATTGAGCGACTTTCCACTCAAGATAAGCCTTCTGAGCCTCCTCATGGTTCTCCGTGTAGTGGGTTGCGTGCGTCCTGTAAACGAGCCTCCCATCACCGAGCATTGAGCCAACTAGCAAAGACTTGAGTCGCCCCTCAATCAGCGGCACATCGTAACGCTCCCATCGATGAAGCGTGCGAATGCCAAACCGCTTACGCCACGATCGAACACGCTTGACCGTCGCCTCCTCACCGATGCGTTCGACAATCTGCTCGTCAGTGAGTTTCTCTACTCGATAAAGCTGTTCAAGCTCCTGTGGAGAAATAGGACACGGGATGGCACGCATAGGGTCCTGGGTATCCTACCGCGCCCCAAATACGCCCCACAAGCAAAAAGAAAACCCCGGAGGCCGAAGCCACCGGGGTTCCATTCTGCCTCTCAGCCGCTACTAGCGGGTGACAGACAGTCGAGTGAGCCCACGCGGGTTGTAGGCACCGATTCCGAGATTCTCAAAAACTGAGAACCCGATGGTGCGGGCGCGGGGGTCGTCGGCCGAGAGGACCGTGAGTTCTGTACGCACCGGGATGCGTCCGAACAACTCGGGCTCGCAGCACACATAGACCGTGCCAACCGGAACGAGCCGGCTGGTGATGATCTGCGCGCCCCACAGGGTTGCCTGGAGACCGGTCTTCAGCAAGTCGCGCTGACTCTCGATATCCAAGATGTCCCGACCAAACTTCCTGATGTCGGCATAGTCGCGCGCATTCATGTACACACGAGCAACCCGAAGGTCGTGACGCTCGATGAGACTGAATGCGTCGGCCAGGACGGCACCAGAAATGGGAGCGACCACCGGCACGTCGGGGTTCAACTGGCCCGGAAGCGAGTCGAATCCAACAGTGGCGATAGCGTCGAGGATGGCGAACACCCTCTCGTCCTCCGCGGCTTGGATCTGAGCCCTCGCCAGATCTTGCGCACGCTCGATCAGGTCGAAGCGCCGCTCCTTGATCTGGGTCAGCGGGATCTCGGGCAAGCTCGCGATCTCGAAGAGTGGGAACACCACGCGCCGCGGCTTGGTGACAGCGAGAATGTTCTCGCCTTCCTCGCCGACGACATACGCCGTGACATCGGGATCCTTGTCGTAGATCGGCAGTGCGCCATCGGGGAGTTGCTCCACGAGGAACGTGCGCCGACCCACAGACGTGTAGTCACGCCGCGTGCGGAGAGGCTGCGTCATGGACGCGGCCAGCTTGTGACGCCCAGCAGCGGTCTTGATGTAGTCGCTGATGATGCGCTGTTTGACTGCGTTGTCAACCGTCATCGTTTTGTCCTCCCCTAGATGCGCTGGTCGTAGACCAACTCATTCATGGTTGCGTCAGGGGGCATCTTGAGGATGCCGATGAGGGTTACATCTGCTACCACAATGCCGTTCGTGATCTCGACCGAGTGGGCCGCGTTCAGGAACGAGGTTGCAGCGCCAGCTTGCGCCGACTCCATTGGCTGCAAGTACCCGTTGCGTGAAGCAAACAGGCGCATACCAGTCGAGTAGACGATGTCCGTACCGGCCGCCAGGACGCCACCACCAACGGTAGCTGCCTCGATGACCTGGCTCTCGAAGAGGGCATTCCCGTAGGTTCCCTGAGCCGAGACGTAGGGGCCCTTCCCACTTGCGGGACCGGGCTGATTCTCGAATGCGTTTCCGACCGCGGTGTTGATGAAGCATCCGACCGGCTTGATCTGGAATGCTTGATTGCCAAGACCGTGCTCAACGGGACCACCGATGAAGTTGTCCCCCGCGTCAACGCGCGTGAAAGCGACCGACCCAGACAGAACACCCAGCACTGACGTATCGCACTGAGTGGAAATCTGAGCAGCCACCGTAGTTACGGGAGGGTTGGTTTGCGTGAAGCTATCCTCGGTCAGAACCCCCACGGTGTTACGCACACCCACATGGAGAATTCGGAGAGCCGAGGACGACTCCGTGAAACCACCACTCGCCTGTCCAAGCAACGCCATTTTTCTATGGCTCCTTTTGCTCCCTGTTCACAGGTTTGGTGGATTGCGGCTTGACGGGGCGACCCCCAGAATGGTGGTCAAAGACCAACCCTCACCAAGCTCCGATACTTATATGGGTGCGTATAGTCATTCCACCGATGGTGGAACCCGATTACCTACCTGCCCTCGATGAAAAGGGCAGGTAGGCGAAAGTCCTACTTGAACACTGAGGACACGTCGGGAGCGTGCTCCCACAGGCTGCTGAGATCGCTGACCTCGCTCGACGCCGACTTCTGGACGGTGCCGAGAGCCTGAGCCCCTGTGCTGGGCTCCTTCGGCTGCGGACGGAGATCAGTACCTTTCTTCTTGCCGCCTTCCTTCTCACCCTCATCCTGGGCCTCTTCCTCCTTCTCCTCGGCCTTGTCCTCTTCCTTCTTGCCCTCTTCCTCGTCCTTGTCCTTCTTCTCAAACTGCGAAGGGATCTTGCCCTTTTCGGGCTTGCCGCCCTTGTCCTCATCGTCCTCGGCAGTGCGGTAGAGAAGCTCCAGATCTGTGTCGCTGTCTGGGGCTGACGTATCCATCAGGCCCATTGGGTCTTCAAGCTGGATGTCGAGGGAAGCCTCTTTCTCCTCGGGCTCTTTCTCCTCCTTCTTCTCCTCCTCCTCGGCCTTCTTGCAGGCGCTCTCCTTGTCCTCATCGGCCTCCTCATCCTCATCGTCCTCACCCTTCTTGGCCTTCTTGCCGCCCTCCTTGTCCTCTTCCTTTTCCTCCTCCTCGTCGGCCGCGGTACGTCCGCAGAGCATGGCCGCGAGCATCTCTTCCTCGTCGTCATCGAGATCGTCGTCATCCTGGGAGAGCATCTCCTCCAGCATGGCGTCTTCCTCGACTACCGGCTCATCTTGAGCCAGCATCTCTTCCAGCATCGCGTCCTCTTCCTCCAGTGGAGTCTCCAGCAGGTCTTCCTCCATGGGCTCTTCGATGATCGGCTCATCCATCTGGCCGAACAGATTGCCGGCGATGCCCATCTTCTCTGCGATGCGCTCCAGGCCAGACTCAAGCCTGTCGAGACGGGCTGTGATGTCCATGGAGGCTTCCTTGTCGGATTCCTCATCGTCGGCCATTCCGAGACGCTCCAGAGTCGACTGAAGGTGATCGTCGGGAAGGTCCATGAGATCGAGAGCCTGGCTCTCGATGGCCAGGACATGCTTTTCCTCATCGACGCCCTCGGGGACATCGCCGAGCATCACGGCAGCGACGCGAATGCACTTCGCCGCCTTCAACTCGGTGGCCCTGCGAATCTCCTCCTCGCTCTGGTCAGACGCACTCATGGGCTTGCCGGGTTTGGCGGCCGGGTGGTCTGCTGGCTCTCTGTAGCCGGGCGTTGCAGGAGCAGCGGCCGTGTCGTAGGGACCAGGATGTACGTCCTCGGCCCAGGCAGACGGGTCGCCTTCCTTGTATTTCGCGTAGTCGGGATCGGGCTGTGCCGCCGGATGCTCGGACTTCTCGGTCCGGTCATTGGCCGGAATTTGCGGTGGCGGGGACGCTTCTTTGTCCGATGCAGCGGCTCCCTTATCCCAGGTCAGTCGTTGACGATTACCCATTGCGAGATTCCTCGACTTTGTGGTTGTGGTTGGTGAAAGCCGCCATTTGATCGAGAAGTTTTCCAAGGCGCAGAAGCGTCTTGGTCTCTCCCAAGGACGGTGTACGGTTGAGTGCGCTGTGAGCATTCACAGCCCACTCCTCAATCGAGCCGTGTTTGGATAGCGGCCCTAAACTCAGAGCGGCCATGTAGAGCGCTCTGGGAACCTTCACGCCCATGCGCGAGTTGAATCGCGCAACGGCGTCAATCAGATGGGCGTCTCCTGAGGCCGACTTCACGATGGCCTCGATTCCCAGCCGATACGCACGCTTGTGGGCGGCTTGTTTGATGATGTCTTCGCCAGTCGAATTTGCAGGCTCTTGCACGGAAGGCTGTTCCCCCCGCCCTGCTAACTCGTCTTGAACCTTCTGAGTCACGCGGTCGAGAACCTGCTGGTAGACAGCATCGGTAAGCTGGTCCAGCGGGCCCGCTTCCGGCTTCTCTTCCGGCTTCTTCTCCTCTTCGCCGCCGCCCTCATCGTCACCAAAGTCGAATCCGAGAATCTCCTCTGGGGCACTGCCGGGCTCTCCGATGATGGCTCCGGGACCATCGGGAGCGTAGTAGTCACTAACCCGAGTCCGCGACTTCGCGGGAGACTCGGCTTGCGAAACTTGGATAGCCTCGCTGAAGTCTGACGGTGGTTCTTTGCTGGCTGCTTTCGCGAGCCCATCGAGCCACTGTGGCGGAGGCTCGCTCAGAACCCTCTGAGCCTGGCGAAGCATCTCTGGGCTCATGCCCGTGGGCGTCAGGATGTTCCGAGCGACAGCGCCACCGAAGGCCGGGGTTGCGACCCAGGAAGCCTCGATGAAGTTGACGCCTCCGTTGGCCAGCGTGGGGTGGCCGCAAAGCTCAGCAACTCTGTGCTTGTTGCCCTTGTCATCGTAGAAGTAGTTGCCCTTCTCAAATCGGACATGATTGCAAAGTTCTGTTTCATCAGCGCCAACATTTCCACACTTCGTGCAGATCGTCTCGGTGACCGAACAGTTGTGAACTGCCACACCCTCAACCACATAGGTGTGGTCCTCCTCTACTTCCATGTTGTAGACCGGCCCTTCGTACCAGCCCGACTCAACAGAGGTGACGGGGAAAACCACATGGTCATCTAAAACACGAAGCTGCTGCTGTGCCTCTGACGGACGGCCAACCTTGTCAGAATACCCCCGAAGCTGTTGTGCAGAGGACAGCCCAACCGCGAGAGTAATGGCCGGACGCTTACCCGTTTCAGGATCGGGCATCCAACCGGCGCCTACAGCCTCCGCAAGCTCGATCGCTCTTCCATTTTGCGCGCATTCCATCCGCACAAAAACACCGCATCGCGTCAATAGCAGATGCAACTGACACGCCAAGGCATAGGAAGTCGTCGTCCCCGAAAGCGTCTTGTTGTCCTTACCCAACGTGCCATCACCATTGATCCAGGCGCCAACAAGATGCCGGTGTAACTCCGCGGGTACGTGCATCGCCTCAAACGACACCCGCTTGCCGTGGCTATACTCACCGCAGTGTTTATAGAACCAAGCCACGGCATCACGGCCAGTCATGTGGACCACACAGGTGTTCCGACTAGGCCGGTCCTGAACCCAGGGTTCGTTAGCCTCGGGAAACTCCTCCTTAAGAAGCTCGACTACCTCACGAACATAAGTGTCCTTCTCCTCCATGGAGAAGTTGAATTGCACTTCAACGTGCTCACCCTTGTGTTTGAGATAGGAACCTTCGGCCAAGAAATAGCCAGCCAGCCTTGCCTTGCCAACCGTCCAGCCTTTAGTCTGTAGATGAAATCGAACCTTGGGAAAGCACAAGAAATCACCAACCTCAAGCTCATCCGCTCGTACTTTCTCGAAACGAAGCGCTTTGAGATCAGTAATCTGCTGCTTCCGCCGCCGGGCTTCCGCCAGCGAATAGGTGTTGTTGGGGTTGTAGATCCGTTTGTCGTGGCCTCGTTTGAAACGACGTGTCGTGCGGCGCGTTATAGAGCTTGTCTCCCCAAGGGGCTCTCCACACCCACAAGCGCACGTCTTCGGAGCCCGCAAAACCTCAAACCCATGGTTCGCCGTCGCCTGAATGGTAGAAGAAACCCCAACCGCCTTGATCCGACGCAACTCTCCTCGATACGTCCGAATCTGCGTGTTGAGCACCTCGCGAAAACGACCCTTGTGGGTCAGCACCATATCCCCTGGGACCACCTCCTCGATCGCCACCCGCTGGCCGTCCTGCAACGACACCTGCGTCCCGGCCAGAAAGCACCCCATACTCAGAGTGCTCATCTTGCCAGACTCGATGTCCCTCACGAGACCTGTGTGCCGACGATCCGTCGCGAGCAAAATGTCAATGTAGACTGATGGTCCAATATCGCGAGCCACGGCATCGATGATTCGGCCTTTCGACTCTTCTTCCTTCTGCAAGTGCTCGCAGAAGTTTTGTGCCCCGATGAACGTCCGGTACGACTTCATCAACACCGGACGAGCCCAAGCATCACAGTTGTGAACAGCGACACCGTTAGCAACATACGAGTGGTCGTCTTCAACATCAAAGTTGTAGACAGGGCCCGCGTAAGCGATCGTATCGAGGTTCTCGATGATTTGCAGGTGGTAGCCATTCAAGAAGCGCAACTTGGGCGCAGCTTGAAGTCCTCCGCGCTCCTCGACGGCTGCAAGATACGGCTCTTCGTACACCGTATCCTGCACGAGATCTTCAACCCAAGCACCCCCGCAAGCAAGCGCCCACGATACGTTTCGCGGCTTCTCGGGATCGTTGACAATCTTGATTTCACCATCAACGATCAGCCGTTTACGTCCTGGCGATTCTATGCGTGTCAGGTGGGAAGAGATCCCGAGCCGCTGCAAGATGATCTGCATCTGACTGGCAAGGGAACGATTCGAGGTATCGCCAGTCAGCCGGATATCACCAGGCTTTTTCTCAGTGCGTGTGTCCTGAAAACACCCGTCTCCTTCCAGCCACCCCCGCGCGATTTCCATTTGTATGTCGGCAGAAGCAAACAGCAGATCAGGATGGAGAGTCTTTGTCTTAGATCCACTTCCGCGAACCCACTTGGTGAAGAAGGCCGCCGCGTCACGATGGGTCCTTGTCGTGACATGAATCCCGTTGTCGTTCTTGTGGGGCCGTATGACACACTCGACCCCAAACTCCCGCTTCATGAGATCCCGAACGAGCCGCGCGAGCGTAGGAGCTTCATCTTTGTGAAAAGCCCAGATCGCCCCAACTCGCTCATTATCGTTTCTACTATCCTGCTCGTAGTAGCCTTCCGCCAAGAACAATCCAATCAGACGGGCTTGCCCAAGCGTCAGCCCAACATCCTTTGCACCTCTCAGTACGGGAGAAGCAGTGAAATCGCGGTCTGTCAGATCCTTCGCCTCGACAAACTCTCCCCGTTTCTCTTCCAACAATTCGCGCTTCGGAACCCGCTTCGCGTAGTAACACTCGCTGGAACAGTAAAACTTCCCTATGAGATGCGAAATGCAGCGTGCATTCCATGAGACATGCTGCCGCGCCGGGCTTCCACAATTCACACATGCGTTCTCACGAAACACATAGAACGGATGCTCTGCCGTGACATACAGCCGCTCCGTTGTTCCTCGCGGCTTGATCTCGCGTAATTCCTCAACGACATCGCGCCGCATCGTGGCCGTCACTCGCTTCGGCCGACCAAGATGCGTCAGAACCTCATCCCCCTCACAGATGTCCTCGATGGCCTTGACCGTGCCATCTGCCATTGTGATGAGCGTCCCAGGAATGAAACAGTTGTTGTTGATGAATTTGTCGCACTCAGGTATGACCCGGTAGTCGGTCCACTTCCGGTTGATCCGGCGTCCCGTGTTGGGATCGAGGACTGACCCGAGCTTGACGTTCGGGACTTCTTCCACGTCCACGGACGCGACGATCGTGGCGTGTGTCAGCAGATACCGATGGGGGTCGAAGTTTTCCCCGAGGATCTCGCTGGCCTTCTCGACCAAATTCGCATCAGACCCGCCGCTTGCCGTGCGGATCTTGCTCCAACCGCGTCCCGATATGGCGGGCTCGACGGTCTGAGCGTATGCGTACTTGAGGAAAGCCACCTAGCCCTCCAACCCGGCGTCCATTGGTTTGATCAAGAAGAGACACCTATGACAGGCCAGAAGCCTTTCAGTGATGCCGTTGCGTCGTTTGTAGCGAGCCATCCCCATCGACCCTTTGCATCGTGGGCAGATGTATTCGCCAGTCTCAATCTCCTCTTGTGTGGGTCGGTACTGGCGATCTCGTGCGGCCCAATAGAGCGCCTTCTTGACGTATGCTTCCGCAACCCGGCGCACGCTAGATTGCTTGTTTGCCGGGCCTGCGCTGACAGGAACCGTACCCGCACCGCCTGGAACTTGACTGTGCTCGGTCTTCGGCGGCGCATACGGAGTCCACTTGTCCAGCCGGACCACATCCTCGACCGGCTTACGAGTCCACCCCGTGGCAAATTGCAGATCGAGCATTCCGATCGCAGGCCAGACGGCAACGACGCGGCCTACATCGGTATCCTCGCCGTTGAATAGCCTGACAGAATCCCCCACGGTGAATTCCCGTGTGGTCTCCTGCCAATTCACATCGTCTGACCTGCGTTCCATGCAGATCGCCTACTCGGCGCCGTCAAGTGCAGCTTGAAGCCCCTGAAGCTTGGCGATCATCCGGCTGGCAACTACGGAGGCTGCCTTCGCATTGGAGAACAACCCTTGCTCCTGCCAGTTGCGAAGCTCGTTGTACTCCTTCTGGAGAAAGTTGCCCTTCATGTAAGGCTCATCGGGCTCCGTCTGCGGGGGCGTGTTGTCCTGCTTGCCGATCTCGGCAGGGTTGAACGGCTGCGACGGACCCTTGTTCGTGTTGTCGTCGGAACCTGGCGCTGTACCCTCTCCTGTGCCTTGCTGGTACGCCTCTTTCTCCTGGCCGGTCAGACGGCCAATCTCGTCGGAGAGCAGATCACAGCGATAGGCAAAGTCGAGCGCAATCTTCTGCGGAACCCCCAGGGATTCGTGATTGTGCTGGAAGAGATTGGCAATACGATCAAGGTCATCCGTGACCTTTTGGGCAGCCTCACGAGTCAGCGTTGACATTTGTTTTCCTCTCTTTGAGACGAAAAAGGGTTCGACAGCGCGGACAGAAGGCTGCCCCGCTGCTAATACGTGCCTACTATCAAGCGAAAAACGAGAATTTCGTCCCTCTTTCTTCCGTTCCGCACTTTCAAAGTCTCCTTCTGGAGTTTCAGGTTCGGATCGGAGGAAATTCGGGTTCTTCGTTTCCAAGAATCGTTGAATTGCGCGGTCTGCATGCGACTTTGAAGGCTTCCCAATTTCTTTGGTCACAAAGTCGTTGAGAGCCCGCAAATACTCCAACCGCATGTCCAAAACAGGGCTTTCCTCGGGAGAATCTGAATCTGCCAGTCGGACCCTTTCTCCATCTCGGAGAGTCCACGCTGGAAGTTTCAAACTACCGGAGGAAGTCCGAGTTTGCGCCATCGGAACATCCGGTTTTAGGTACTTCTCGATGAGTTTCTGCCACCAAGACTTTCCAGTAGCTTTTCGCGCCGTCTCGGCCACATACTTGGCGTCTCGGGCCTTCTTCTTCTCTCCGGCTTCTTCCAGTCGGGAGCGGATGAGGCGGTCCACGACGGTCATGTTGTCTACGGCCATGTCGATGATGGCCTGGCGCAAATGCCGCTTCTTCTCTTCTGGGAGCGCTGGCGTCTCCTCGGTGCCTACGAGGTACTCATCCATCCCCGGCATGGTGTCCTTGACGGACCGAGCCAGGTTGGCGTCATCGAGGCTCTGCATCGCAGAGTGGACCGACTTCTGGCCCTCCGCGCTGTAGAAATCCTCGACGGGACCTAGTAACAAGTCAATTTTGCCCGCCTTCGCCATCGCTCGCGCAACCTCCGCGAATCCCTCATTCACTTCGCGGCCCGGGATCTGCGGCAGCTTGTCTTCCTCGCGTTCATCAACGAGCGCAGCCAGGGCGATGCCATCGAGGATGCGGTTTAGCTCCTTGGCTTCGGGGCTCTCGGGATCGACGTTCTCCAGCCGCTCTTGAATCTGGGAGGCAGCAGCCGTCCTCATCTGCTGGGGCAACTCCTGGTACTTCTCGAAAGCCTGGAGCCCTCGCTGACGGGTTCCAGCGTCGTCCAGAGCAACCTGGCCGACCTTCTGTCCGCCGATCGTGAACGGGTCTGCGATCAACGTCTGTGCCGCCATCGCGCGTGCTGTGGCGCGTCCGATGTCCTCGGGGCTGCCCTCGTAGGATGGTTTCTCCAGCGCCTCCATGGACTCCCTGAGAAGCAAGGGCGGAATCCGTTGTGCGCCGGTTGCCGGATCTGTCTCGATGCGGTTCTTGATGTCTCGGTACTCGGCCTGGACAGCCTCGACGTACTTCTCTTTCTCCTCTAGATCGAGCCCTTCCAGGGCCGGGCCCAGCTTGTCCATGACATCCGAAGGGACTTCCTTCGTTCCGAAGATCCGTGCAGTGGACGACACCGCTGCCTTGTTCGCCTGATGCTTCGCCTTCTCACGTTGCTCATGTCGCTGGACGACGCGCGTGGCTTGGATGGCTTCCGCGATCTGGTCTCCCTTCGCGTGCGGATCGTCCATTTCATCGATGCGCTCCTCGAATTCCTCCAAGGACGCCTCTGCCGGAGCTAGAGCCGTTGCTGCATCGAGGTTCTCTTCCTGCTGCATGAGATGGAGATGGCGCTCGACGGCACCGATGACATCCTCGTACTTCTCCTCTTCCATCCCCTCCAGTTGCTTCTTGAGCACGTCCTTGACCTTCTTCGGGATGACGTACTTGGAGTCGCCCGACAGGTCGCGCACGACTTCTTGCATCTTGTCGATGGAGTCGGTGACCTTGCGCTTCTTACCGCGTTGCTTCTGCTTGTCCTTCTTGATCACCGCGTTCGCGTGAGCCTGCTCGACCACTTTCTGAGCTAGCTCATCGGCTTTGAGCGCTCCCGCGAAGTCATAGTCGGCCAAATCCTCTAGCGCCCGCTCGGCCTTCTGGACAGCCTTCGGCCCATCTATCGCGAGCGTCTTGGCTCGTGAACCGTAGCTCTGGAGAGCGCTGTTGAACGTTTTGATCTGCTCCGCGTCCATGTTCTCCAGCGCTGTCGTGATCTCCTTGCGCACGGCTGGAGGGAGCGAAGCACCTGCGATGTTGGATTTCAGAGAATCCGCAACGCCCTTCACGGTGTCTTTGACAATCTTCTTGCGTGCGACCGCTTCGGCGTCGGGCGATGGTTTCTTCCCCTTGTCTGGCGGAGGCTCATCCTTTATGTCTTTCCAGAGCTTCTCGCCTTCTTCCCCGACCTCAGCCTTGTCCTTCTTCGACTTCTCTTCCTCGGGCTTCTTTTCCTTGGGCTCGGGGTCCTCTAGGAATTCCTGCCAGGTCTTTTCCGTGTCCGGGTTCTTCTCTTTGTACTGGTCAAAGAGCTTCTTGGCGGCTTCCTCGCTCTTGGCCTTCTGCCAGGCTTGCAGGTAGAGAGCCGCCACGTGTTTGTAATTCAGGCTGCGATCCTTGTCCTCATCCGCCCGGTCTCCCTTCAGATCCTCATCCTCTTCCTCGATGCGATGTTTTCGAAGGTCGTGACGGGGCGGCTTCTTCTTGGGATCGGGACGGAGCAGTTTCCTGATCTGCTCCTCTTCTTTCTCGGCCTTGCTCTTGGTCGCCTCGCGCCCAAACTCGGGCGTCCCGTAGGGAGGCAGCAAACCCTGCTCCTGCAAGTGAGGAGCCGCCTCGGGAATCGTCACATCCCAGCGTCCATCACCGCCCGGCGACAACACGGCTCCGCCGTGTTCACGAATCTCCCGGCTCATGCGCTCCCACAACGCACTAAAGTCAGCCGGAACACCCTCGTTCCAAACCTCATCCGCAGCGTCACGCCAAACACTGCGTGAGACCACGCGATGAAGCATCTCGGGCGAAATCGCGTAAATGGTTCCGGTATCCGTGCCCACTTCGGCCGCTGTCTTGGCCGCAACGCGCCGGAACCCTTTGTGCCAACGCACTGTCCGCTTCCCCTGGACTGGCCGATCCAGCTTCACATACGGGATGCCCTTCTTGTCCACCACAGTGCCGGTGAACACGTCCACCGTCATGAACGGCCCCACCTGATGCCATTCCACACGATCTCCGAACCGGACCCCGACTTCCTTCATGGCACGCTCGGCATCTCCGCGCAGACTCTTCCTCGCCTCACTCTTCGCCTTGTCGGACAACCGTTTGATCACCGGGTAGGCTTCCCGGTACTCGTCACTCGACAGAAACTTGTTCTTACCGCCGTACTCCCGGCTTTTCTTCTTCACCCACGCCATAGCCTCTTCGTAGTTGCGGAATTTCGGGGCGGCTGCCGTCTTGTCCAGATTCGTGAGAACGGTGCCGTCCTTCCTGTACTCGTCCTCCAAGTGAGGAACGAGATACTGGCTTCGCAACGTGCTCGGCTCGTGCCCGACAATTTCGGCCGTCTCCTTCAACGCTCGATTAAATTCGTCTTTGAGAATGCGGTCACGCTCCGTGCGAGCCTTCGGCAGCTTCGATCCCTTGCTCCTGACCTTCTTTAGCTGCCCAAGCATCTCCTCATTGGCATGGAGCCCTCGCAGATCCTTGGCCGTGATGCCTTCGGGCAGATAGGCATTGATGTCCTTGGCTGTGATGCTCGCGTCATCTGTCGTGAGGATCTGCTCGTCTGGCTTCTTGCCCTTCGTGATCTCCTTGAGCAGCTTGACCGCAGCCGCGTCGTTCACGATCTTCTTCTGCTTGACGCCAGACTTCCCGACGTAACTCAGCGTGGCCTTGTTGCCAGAGAACGTGACGTGCTTCTTGAGCCAGCCAGTAACACCGAAATGACCATCGTCGGCGCTGTCCTCGTTACCCGGACGCTCGTAAGTGTGATCAATGAGTGCGACCGCCAGAGCGGTCAGTCGGGTCTTGTCATCCTTGCTCTTGAGATCGCTCTTGACCTTCTTGATCAGGTCGCTCCGGCGTTGTCGGAGCTTCTGGATGCGCTCGGCCTTGTCCTTGTCCCGCAACGCAACCTGCCGTTCGCTGTACTCGTAGACGGTCGTATCTTCACCGTCTTGGTTCTTGACGACCTTCTTGCCCTTGTACTTGGTGTCCTGAGAGGCTCGGTACAAGGCCGCAACTTGAAGCACGGAATAGTCGCTCACGGCCGTTCCTCCTTCAGAATCTTCACAATCTCATCGTCCGTGAGCCCCTTATCCAACTCCTCCCCGATGATCCTGATCAACTGCTCAATCATCTTATCCATCGCGGATTCGGACTTGGACTTCTCTTCCGAAGCCATCACCACCTTACTCACGGCATCCCAAATCTGACCCAGACCAGGAAGAGCACTCGTGCTGACTGGAAGCACCGCCGAAATGCCTCCTGCCTGAGCAACACTTTCGGCTGCTTCGTAGGCCAGGAATCCCTCATCAGCAAACTGGTTCATGGCCTTGATGCCGATGTGCAGGCTCAGGCTATGCCCGAACGCTTTAGCGCCGGCCAAGGCCACTCGCCCAATCGCTCCGCCTGCCGGCCCTCCGGTGGTCATGGCTAGAACCGTCCCTGCCACATACACACCGACTCCATAAAGAGTCTTTGCCTCTGCCTTCGTGGGAGCGCGTCGTTCTTTCGCCAGCGTGGCGAGGATGCGCGGAGTCTCCTTGAAGATTGCCTTCAACTCGGCTTTGCCGGACTGGATGACCGCGGTCTTGATCTTTCCAGGGGCTTCCTTGATCGTCTTGGCGGCTGCTTTGGTCACGTCATCGCGATAACTCTTGTCCACGATGAATTTCTGGACCTTCTCGGGAGCTTCGCGAACCGATTTGGCGACCGACTTGCTGAGCCCCTTGATGCTCGTGAACACGTGGTCGAGCTTCTGCCGGACCGTTTTCTTGGGCTTTGGAGCCTTCCCCTTCTCGGGCTGGACAATCTCGTGTCGCTTCGGATCGGCTTTGGGGTGCTTGCGCTTGTACTCTTTCCACGCCTCCGGCGTGAACCGCTTGGCGAGGTACATCCGGGCGACCTTTGCCGGCATCCCAGGAGGGTCTTCACCCTTGATCACGACCGTGTCGAAGATCGACTTGTGGGGCTCCGGCAGATTGCCGAGGAGGTGCATGGCAAGCGCCTCACAGAAGTGCTCCTCCCTATTCGTACTGGCGTAAGGGGTCGGAAACTGCCCCCGTTTGGCTCGGCGCTCCAAAAACTTCCAGTACTCCCGCTTCTTGATCTTGGCGTCACGTCCAGTTGGCTTGTGCAAGACGTGGATGAAGCGATCATCGATATCGGTGACTATCGGAGGACCCCCGCGCCTCATGCCCTGCATGGGGATCGGAAGAGGCTCACCAATCTCAGGTAGATCTGTGGGTCTAGACCGCTCGTACTGCCCAAGCCCGTACTTGATCATCGAGTGGTGATTCGCCCATTTCGTCTTGACATCGCGAGACATGATCTTGTCCCAATAGCGATGCCCCAACTCATGCAGGAAATTGTGAAGCTCGCCCTCTCCCACCTTGATATGCGGTCGTAGGTAGAGCTTGTCGTCATTCGGGTTGTACCAGGCCAACGTTCGCGGCTGACCGCCCGTCTCCCGCACGGTGTTGTGGACCTTGAACGGCCCGACCGTAAACAAGTCCTCTGCTCCCCCGATGCCATTCTCAACCTTGTCCGGCCACCCGGCTGCGTCTACCAAGTAGCGATACTTGCCCTTGTTCTTCTCAAGCCACGCGACGATGTCTCGTGGAGGCCGCTTGGCCGCAGAGAAGGGCCGTGCCGACAACTCAAACTTCTTCGCCTGGCCTCGCGGAATCGATTTGGTTTGAAGCAGGTACTCGACCCAGAGCTTGGCAGCCCGAAGCATGTGCGGCCAAATGACCCGGCCGCTAGACTTGAGACGCATGAGCAACGACCGAATGTCGTACTCGTCCAGACCTTTGAACCTGTTGGCCAGGAAATCGGCCCGCGATACCCCGCCCTTTTGCAGATCCTCATCGACGCTACGGTTGAGAAGCTCCCATTTGCCCATCAGGTCCCCGAGCAGCTTGCTCATGGGAGCGCGGGCAACCAGATGCCGAATCGCTACCCGCTCTGCCATGCGGGCGGTCTTGTGTCGCGCTGCTACCCTCTTGGAAGACGGCAATCTCGTTGGCGGCAAGACGAGCTTGTTCTGCACACGCTTCCACAACTCACGCACTGCCCGTTGCCACCGCTTGCGGTCGTATTCCCACAGAGTCGCGAAGAACGGATGCGTGGCAATGGGGTCGCCCTTCTTGAGAACCCGGCCTTTCGACTTGATCGGCCGCGGGTTGCCTACAAACTGGTCAAACTCCTTCTTCTTGGGTCGGGGGTCCTTCTCACCACCAACCACCCGCATGGTGCGAACCTCATCCAAGAACGTCTCCTCGCTCTGACCGAGCCACGTGAAAAACTCCTGCGGCAGTAGGTAGTACTGTAGATTCTTGGGAACGTCCTCATAGAGCGCAAAGCTGCCAACTTCGTACTCCTTTGGCGCACCTCGGCTCAGCGACTTGCGGATGTGTTCTTGCTCTTTCGGGCTCAGCTTCTCCCAGCTCTTGCCGCGCTCCAGAATCTTCCTCTCCATCAACTCCGCTTCAAACTGGAAGAACATCTGCTGGACCATGTGCCGAAGCTCATGCTTGATGATCGTGTCCATGGTCCGAGCAGCTTCGCGGTACTTGAAGATCTGGTCAGGCGCTCTACCGTGCAGCAGAATCCTCAACTTCTTGGTGTTGCCGTTCCACGTGCCGTGGACAGCGCGTTCTCGCGGAGCGGGCTGGCCTGTAAACTCCACCCCGACGCGAATCTTGGGTATCTCCTGCTGCAACTGCTCGATCGGGTAGTTTTTCGGCATCCCCCCCAGGTCCGTCACGAAGTCACGCTTGGACTTTTTCCGACCACGGCCCTTCGCACCATCGCGGATGGCTTCCTTCAGAATCTTGCTCGCTTTGTCGATGCCTTCTTGTCGTACCTCGATACGATCCTTGAGCCGCTCAATCTCTCTTGGAGTCGTTGCCTCCTTGAGATCAGCCTTGAATTCCTTGATATCCTCCTTGTGCCCCTTGATTTCCACACGGGCTCTCGTTGCAGCCCATGTGGCATATAGCGACTTCACCCAATCGAGGATCTCCTGTCGCATCTTTGGCGGGTAGGCCAAGATGCCGGCGACACGCATGGGAGTCGTCACTTCCACTTCTTGACCACCAGATCCGTGAGCTTTCGGGGATCGTCAGCCAGCTTCGGGTCAGCCAGAATTAGCTCGCGAGCTAACGGTTTGATGCGGCTTCGCTCTGGCGGCGGCAGCATCAACTCGTCAATGACTCTCTTGTTGTCCACCGGAGGCTTGATCAGCCTGTCTGCAAACTTGCTCGCCTCATCCTCTGGCATCCTCACCGTGGTCTCGCGAAGCCACTGCCGTTGTTTGGGCGTGAGGAAGTGGAGCGGTGTGTTCGCTGGGAGACCGAGATCCATGAGATCGAGGAGAAGCTGCACCCGTCGGTCGCGCTTGAGTTGGTTCGCCATGAACGTGGCGAACGGTCGCTTCTCCTGAATCATCTCGCTCACCACGTCGAGCAGCCCAAGCTCCTTCATCTGACGTAGTGACTTGCGGGCGGTAGGCTCCTTGAGAATGTCTCCGACCAAGATGTTGCCGATGGCCTCCCAGGGCATCTGCTTCATCTTCCGTGCGTTGCGCTTGATGGAAGCCGCTACGTCTGGCGGGATCTTGAAGCCGTACTTCCCCGTAAACTTAATGACCCTCAACATGCGCGTGGGGTCATCTGAGAACGTCTTGTTGGGGTCGGCCGGGCATTTGACCGAACGCTCTTTCAGGTCTTTCAGACCACACCCCGTAAGATCGATGATCTCGGCCTTGTCTGGCCCCTTCGCCAAGTCCAGCAGGCGCCACATCAATGTATTCATTGTAAAGTCGCGCCTTCGTATATCCTGCTCGATGGTCGCCGGTTGTACCTCCGAAGGCTTGTAGCCTTTCCCCTCACCCTTGGCGTAGGACTCGCTACGGGCGTTGGCGATCTCTATGACCTCACCCTTCATGTTGTCGCCATCTAGCTCCCAATCTCCGCTCACAGTGAGGATGGCGACCCCGTACTGATTCGTCTTGAGGTTTGTGGCTGCTGGGATCCGACGCGCTAACTCCTTGGCAAACCACTCGGAGTCGCGCCCGGCCGACATGGAGTCGATCACGAGATCCAGATCCTTGATCGGCCGCTCGATGACGAAGTTTCGTACCGCGCCACCCACCACGTAGACATGCTTCGCTACGCCGAGGCTCCTCGCAGTCTCGGACAGAAACTTCATCAACGCGATCGAGCGTCGGTGCGCACTCAGAGCCAAGTGCTGGGAAGCCACCCGACCAATGAAGATCTCCGGCTCCTGGTCTCCTTCCAAAGTATCTTCACCACGGAAAGTCTCATCATGGATGACCGAGACCCGAGCTTGGAGCCTCTCTGCCAGGTCTTCTGAACGAAGCGTGGCGTGCTCGCCGAACCCCTTGGAGTCCTCACAGACCCCCAGCAACTCCTTGCGGTATGCCTCCAGGTGCGCGGGACCTTTCCCTTCTTTCCACAGCCGCGCCAACGCATGCCACAGATCGTCGCTCCAGAACATGATCTCGTTGGGTTTCTTCCCCAACCACTCGGCAAATTCGATGAGCCACTGGTTCAACGGCTCCGACTTGCTTCCGTAGTTGAAGCTCCCGTCCTCCAGAATCGGACCCATCACGAAATTCCATGCCTCTTCTAGCTCTGTCCGGGTCGCCGGTCGGCCCCAGGCAAGCAGATACTCTCGGTCCACATCCCGCATGGCGTCACCCAGGATGTCCGCGGGACGATCCCCGCCATAGAGCGCCCCTTCGTTCGGGTCCGTGCCTGGGATGGCGTTCATCAAGCCACCCTTGTCGACTGGCGGAGGGTTGATGCCCGGCTTGCCCGGCTGAATCGCCCACCATCCAGCCGTCTTGAGCCTGTACTGGAAAGCCACGCGCATTACGGGCGGAGCGATCTTCAGGAACGACGCCACGTCCTCGTTCCACTCCGTGCTATCCACAACGGGTCCGGCTTTGGCAACTCCCAACAACCGCGCGGCTTCGGCTACGAGATCCTCCGCCGTCACTTCCTCATCCTCCTCTTCGGCCCGGTAGAGCACGTCGGGATTCAGCGCCAGCCAGCTATCGCTTGGCTTGGCTGTCTTCAAAGAGGGATCTGCCCTAGCGTCTGGTCCTTCCAAGGGAACCAAGCTGTCCTGGTCCTCCCAGTCCTCAATGCCTTCGTCATCTCGCACCAGAACATCTGGATTGAGGATGTCGTATCGCTCCAACTTCAAGACAACGCCATCCTTCCAAGATCCGTCTGTATAAGGGCCGATCTTCACGCGCTGGCCTGGATAGAAACACTCTCCATCACCAGCGCACTTCTTCTCTCCCGCCTTTCCGTCGATCTCCCATTGCCTACAGACCTCTCCCTTCCCGTCCCCTTTGGTGGACCACTCCTTGAAGTGCGGCTTGCAAAACCACGCATGGCCGATGCCCTCAGCCCAGATACACTCGATCTCTGGAGCCTTCTTGCAGCCCTTGTGCATGCACTGGCTCACGGAATGGCGTGCGATCTTGATCTGGGGCAGAATCGTCTTGAGCCACAACCGAACCTCCGGCAGTACGGTGCGTGGTCCGTAACCGACGAGCATGCCCAGAGCCTCGCAAAACGCTTCCTCCTTATTCTTGTGGGCGTATCCCGTGATCGGCTTGCCGTGGACCCGAAACTTGGCCGTGCCGCCTTCTGCGAGGTACTTCTTCAAGTCATCCATGCCCAAGACGTAATCGAATACGCGCTTGGTCTCCGGCATGTGCCACAGCCCTTGGATCTGAAGATAAAGTAACGGGTTCTCTTTCTTGATCCGTTCGTTATCGTAGAGAAACTTGTCGCCTCCGTACCTACGAGCAACTTCGTTGAGATCAAGCGTTCCGTAGTTTCCTGAAATCGCCCGAGACCAGAAGTCTTGAGCGGTTTTGCTCAAGTACGTCTTGTAGACGTGGTGCCCCATCTCATGCGCAATGGTCTTAGCCAGCGCGCCTGGATTTCGCTCCGCCGAAGTAGGATTGATGGAGATGTGGTCGTGCTCGTAGACCCCCGCTTCATCGAGCCTCGCACGGAAATCGACAACCAACGGAAGCTGACCGCGGAGCAGAAGCGGAAGCGCTTGTCTGGCACGCTGTTTGTAGCGTTTCAGACCTACCTTAAATCGTTCCAAAAAGTCGGCGTACATCTCAGAGGAGTCGGTCGGAAAACCTCTGATTGTTACCGGAAGACCCTCAATGCTTACCCGCTCCTCTTCAGGGATATCCACGCCCAGCGGTGTTTCAGAGATTCGCGAGTACCACTCCGCAAAGTCCTTGAGCACACGCCATGCTTTGCGCGCTGAGCGACGCACACGCCCTTCCCACTTTGGAAGCTCGCGCTGTAGCTGCGCAAACAGCCCCTCTCTAGACGCCCTCGGATCATACTTGACCACAAATTCGTAGCGCTCTAGAGGAACACGAAAGTCGAGATGCAAATCCCAGACCTCGTGCCCGATCTTCTTGTCCCAATAGTCTGCATCACCTTGGGTAATTCGCCTCTGAAATCTCAGGTCTTTGATTGCCTTGCGAAGACGATCAAGAACGAAAAGCTCAAACCGATCACTCCAAGTCTGGACCGCCTCTTTCCACTTCAACGCCTGTTTATAGTCCTTCACGACCTTGGCGTTCTTCATCAGCATCAAGAAGTCCTTGCGAAACTTCTCGATCTGCCGTAGGTCAAGTGGCTGAACGCGAGCCAAGTACTGCCTGGCAACACGTTTGGCAATTTCCCCATGGACCTCGACTCCGAGCGGACGACCTTGTTCCTTCTGTGTGTCGCTCCAGACACGCCCGGTGAAGTACCCGCTGTCCTCGAATAGCGACCGCACTGGCCCGTTGAGAAACGTCTCCTCATCTCTGTTGTCCGGCCAGAGCACAAATCGATGGTTGTCCGCTGCATCCCAACCCGACTCCGCGACAAACGCTGACTTCTGCCAGTGGGAGAACGTGCCATCAAAGTCAAGCTGCGCCTTCGTGGGGATGTCCCGAGGACTCCTTTTCTGAGCACCCAGCTTGCTCTGGAGTGCGGACCCAAACTTGACTTTGTGGACCTTGGGCAAGCCCCACACTTCCATTTCATCAAACTCCCACGTACCGGTCGGCACGTCCCCCTTGTACGGCTTGTCAAACCCAGGCGTGTAATCCAACGTGACGTGCGGCATGTAGACGGGAAACGAGTCCTTGACCTCGAAACCCGCTTCCTCCAAGCGATTCTTCACCCGGTCCCGTAACTCAGCCATCGGCTGACCGAATTTCACGGCCACGTGAGGAACGATCCGCCCCTTGTCGGTGTGCTGGAAGTAGTTGAGATCGCCCAGCGTGGCCTTGACCCTGGGCCAGCCCTCGCCCTGGAACGCATCGCTCAAAACCCTCAGAAAGTCAGCTTCCCGGTCCTCCGAAACGTCACCTACGAACAGGAAAGTGGTGTGCGGTGGCGAACGGTCCTCAGTGCCGAGTGACGGAAACTGCCTGGCGAGAGCGGCGGGCAGCGGAATGAACAATCCCACGCTGTCCCGGTAGCCAGTTTTCTTGCCATTCGCCTGCCGTTGCAGGTAACGTTTGGCGATTTTGGCGGCTGAGAACATAGCCCTCGATAGAGGGCTTAGATAGGCTATCTATCAGCCTAGAACCGTCCTCCGCCGCCTTCCTCCTTCGGCTCGTACTTGAGCCCAAGCCGCTTGGCGATCATCTCCGTGAAGTCGGTATCGTCAGCCAGCTTGGTTCCCACGCTGGAGTAGGCACCGCGGAGAACCTCGTTGAACGTCGCGTCTTGGAAGGTCGCGAAGTCGCGCTCCAACTCCTCCGCCGCCGACTCTGGATCGATGTTGAGAAGGTCCAGAATGGTCGAAACCGGGATCGAGCCTTTCGAGTAGAGGTTGTAGAGTGCGTCGTAGGTGTCCTGATTGTCCCGAAGCGCAAGCCGAGTAAAGCTCAGCTTCGGATAGACGACCTGATCCCTGCCATTGACGGTCTCGATGAAGCCCATCCTCGCGCACATGGGCTTGAAGCAATACTCCTCGATGAGATCTTGAACGATCTCACGCATGAGCATGTAGCGGACGTTGATGACCTCCAGATTGATGCGGTCGCCACTGTAGCTCGACTCGCCAGACAGCAACGACTCCGTGACCCCGAGCCCCGCGTAAAGCTCCCGGTTGATTAGCTCGTACTCTCCCGAAAGCTCCAAGAGACGACCCTGCGGTGTCATCTCTTCCCACGTCACCTGGAAGTTGGTGACGATGCTGTAGTCGGGATCTTGCAGCGCCAGATCGATCTGATCTCGGAGGGCCTCGGTCTGCGCTTGGTTCATATTCTCAGCGTAGACCAGGCGAATTGGAGTCATATGACGCGATGCGATCGATGTCTGGGCTTGCCGACAGTTATGCAAAAGCAATCCACCGCCTGTATGCGACTCATCTTCTTCTACATCAAACGAATACACCGTACCCGTGTATGGAATTCTCTCCACTCCAGTGATTCTTCGAGTCAGCCTATTATGATCAAACCGCGAACGCCAAGTATACTTTCGCTCAACCCACTCTGTTTCTTCTCCCTTAACTGAACCCCTACTCCACTCCCTAACACTAGAATAATCTGTGCTTCTCAGCGAATAATATGTTGCCTCCGGGTACGTGTATGTCTTCTCCCGCATCCCGGATTTTGTTTTCCAGCGGCGCGTTATCGAAGTTGCAGACCTCGTGCATTGCCCAACATACGACACAAGCCCCACACGATTGCACAAGAGATGTAACTGATCAATTAATGTAGCGTTTGCCAACTCAACAGAGATCTCGACAGTTTTATCGTTAGAAGGCAATCCAACCTTCAACGATCCGTCCGTATCAAGTAGGCCACACAGCAACGCCTTGATTTGTTCATCTGCTAGCTCAAACACCCAAAAAGGCAACCGCTTAGTATAGCAGTCAACGCCCATCTCCTCGGCTACCCATCGTGCAAACAATTCATCCTCAACACGAACATAATGAATCGCACTCTCCGTGTCGTATTCCCCCATTACAGGGGTAAAATGCAGATTCTCATCGCTGATCAAATCTCCTGCAATGCGGGCGATCCGATCTCGTACTTTTAACGAAATGGCGTCGCCGCCGAACGACCACTCAACATAGCAGGTATTGAGAAATCTACAATCGCTGTGCCATATTGCCCCATCACCCAAAAAAGCACCAAGCAAATAACACACGTCTTCCGTCAGAGGAACTTCGCAAAGACCCGAAGCCAACGTATGATACTGAGTCTCATCAGGAACCTCGGCGTCTGGGGGCGCGGGATGCCACGTAGTCTTGCGCGGACCTGCCCCTACTGGAGTTGTATCCATCCGCAGACCCAAACGCTTTCTTAGTGTAAACGCGTAGTTCCTTAAGCGAACAGGAGAAATGCCAGTAACCTCAGAAAGAGCCTTGTAAGAAACCTGAGTAGGTCTCTCCAAATCTCTGAGCCATTCTAGCAATTTCCTCATTCCTTGTACGGCCCCGACACGATTGACATGATCCTGCGGAAAACTAAATGTTACATATAGAGTGTTGTCCTCTTCGCTTACCTCACAAACACTCAAGTGACGGTCCACAATACAAGTCTCCCCCCCGCAAAGACTTCTTCGTTGGACCGCAAAATGACGATTGCCCCACCACTTTCTAAGATCAAACGTCCTCCGCCTATCCCCGTTATCAATCGAAGGCTCGCAAAGCTGCTGCCCCGGCCTCAACTCACCTGCTTCGATCCATCGCTCAACACCATCCTCCACAACCAACACTCGATGATCCCTCGTCACACAAAGCGGACGCCGGATTCCCTCCACCGCCAGAGCAACAATATCTTCTTCAATTTCCCGAGACCCGGTTATAGCCTTGCGAAATCTCCCCTTGTGCGTAAGTAAGAATTCCCCGTCTTGAATCGTCTCTACTCGGACCTGCTGCGGGATACCCTTTCTCCTCACCCAAACCAAGCAGCCCGGAAGCAGACACTTGTCCTTATAGACGAGCGTGCGAATGCAGCGCTCCAGACGAGAGTGCCCGCGGGGCTCGTACTGGCTGCGCTTGTTCGCCATGTAGTAGCAGAACGACCCTGCCTTCGGATTCGTGTTGAGCGGGATGTTCTTGCCATCCGTAACCGCACTCACGACATCCGCAGGCATCGACTCCACAATCTCTTTGGCTCGTTCGTCGCCGTTGCCAGCCATCTCGATGATGGCCTTGGTCTTGGAGTCAGGGATTAGCTCGATGAGTTTCTCATCCGTAAAGGGAAAGCCCTCAAGATGAATCTGCTCCGGCGGAAGCACGCGGATCGCCGTCCATCCTTCGTAGTTTGCCTGCATCCAGTCGGCAGCGCGCTCGTCCGCGTTGTCGCGCTCCTCGGCTTGCTCGATCAGCTCCGCACCCTCCTCATCCGGCAAGACATACTTCCGCTCGACACGGATATCCTCGGGCATCTCCGGGTTGCGGTCCTCAAAGAAGATGAAGACCTCACCAAGGAGGTTGTACTCGTGAACGATCTCGATCAGCCGATGCAACAACCCGATGTTCTTGCACCAACGTTTGATGAAGTCCAATGACTGATCGCCAAGCTCCTTGCTCTTGGCCTCGGGGCGACCGAGACGAATCTTGGACAGCGGTAGCTCCGTGTGTAGATCGATGGCCTGACCAACAAACGGATCAGCCCGGTAGAAGAACCGGAAGTAGTTTCGCTGCTCGTCTAGGCTCTGCGGTAGCTCAAGGAAATCGGTGGATAGCTCGGGCGAATAGAAGTTGCCACCACTTCCGAGCGTGGATGATCCCGCCGACCCAACACCCGAACCGCCGCCAGAAACACCTATGCCTCCTACGCCGCCGGCTCCTCCGTAGCCGCTGAAAGCCGACCCACCACACGTAGCGATCTTCGACCTCATCGAGCCACGAATGAGAGGCTGCGGCTTACCTACCGATAGCTCCTCTCGCCGGTCTGTCCGCGTGGGTACTCGGCCCACGAGTTGAGCATCTCCGTTGGTCGGAACATCCGCTGATCCCGCGATGACCCGTCGCTTGGGGGTCACCCGCAGGCATGTCCGAGCGCGAACGCGTTTCCTTGGAGACGCCACAATTAGCCTTCTAAGTCTCTGTCTCTGATAGCCAAATCCGGGTCGCTGTAGTCAACGAGCGACCCACGCTTTGCGCGCCTGACTGCGGATAACGCGTCCCCTATGTTCCCGACCAAAAACCTCATTTCCCGGTGCTCTGGACCGCGCTTGGCTATCCGAATGCTCCTAAACGCCCTCAGAGCCCTCCTGAGAGCCCTCTCAGCCTCTTCCAGCGAACCGGTCCCCCGCTGCAACAAGGCAGTATTTTCGGCCTCCTGGGCCTCCTGGCGGCTCCTGGCGGCCCGCCACGTCGGAGACCGCTCCAGCACCGCGGCAGCCCGTTCCTGGTCCCCTTCATCTAGATACCGCAGGTATGCCTGGCGCTGCCGAGGGGGCAGGGCACGGACTGCGGGATCGCGCGCGGAGAGTAGCGTCATCCCTTCCCACTGTACCCGCCCCACTTTGGCGCAGGGCTGATTCGTTTGGTCTTGATCGCGTTCTTGATGATCTTCTTGAGCAGATCAATCTGCGCAACGCTCCCCTTCGCCGCTGCCTCCCACGAACCCCCCAGACCAGAGAAGCACCCACAGACCCACTCGTACTCTTGGGGAAGGTGCTGGACCTTCTCCGCCTTCCCCATGGTACGGATGAGATCCTTGATCAACCGATGGTCAGCCCGGAGGAGATCTGAAGGCTGAAGGATCTTTGCCATGTCACCCCTTTAGCCTTCCTCCGCGAACCCCGAGCACTGGACGCACATAGTGACCCTGGCGCTGGCGAACAGTCCGATGCTCATGGCTACCACTCTGCATCGCCCTCATTCGCGCCTTGACAACCGCACCTTCTGAGATTCGGTGTCGATTGGGGCCAACGCCCTGAGCTATCTGCCCTGAGATATACTTGATGTTTCCAAGTCTCTGCGAAGCCAGCCACACCATGCGCACCAGAGCATCCGAGCGGTCGTCATGCTTACCAACGAGATTGGGAGCCTTGACCTCCACGATGTACTTGGACTTGATCGTGGCCTGTAGCTCCAGCAACTCTTGGAGATACGAGATAGGCCCTTCTTCCTCCTTCGGATCGTCGCCCTCCCCCATCTCGTCCTGCGCCGCCAGTGCCTCCCGGTACGCGTCCTCGCTCATCCCCGTCTTGTCCTTATCGGGCATGTCATCGTAGAGAACGAGCCGCGACTCTCCGCCGGGAAGCCTCTCGTACATCAGATCCTTGAAGTTTTTGAAGATCTGGCTCGACAGAGGACCCGTCAGGTGTTGCGTCTTGATCTGGGCAAGTCCGCGCTTCGCAAGAGCTTGCTCAAAGATGATCCCGGCCCACTGATCGAACATCCCCTCCTCGATCAGAAACTTCTTCGACAAGTCCCGAATCCAGTCAGCCACTTCCTCGTAGTCGAGCCGCTCATGGTTCTCGTAGGGCCCTGGCGTCCCGGCACGGATCTCATCGATGTAGTCGAGGATGACCTTGGGGCCTTCGATGTGACCGATGGCTACGGCCGTGCCGTCTTGAGCCAACGCGAAGTCGATCCCCATGAAATGAGGAACACGAGGGAGCCCGCGTGTTCGCTGGCGAAGCGTCGGGTCCACGCATTCGAGCAGATCCTTGCGGACCTCGATCCAACCCAGCGTCCGGCTGGAGAATTCGCCGCCAAACTCCGTGATGAATTGGATAGGATCTTTGGCGTACTCTTTCTCGTACTCTCCCGGCGGAATGGTCGGGTTGATCTCCCACGTCGGTGCCTGAATCGCCAGCATGTTGGCCGACCCAGAGCCGCCCTTCATCGCCATCTGGAACAACTCGAAAAACTTGCCCTGCCGACCAAGCGGAGATGAGATCAGAATCATGCGCCCATCGGATGTTTCCGTGAGCGCCTTGGTTCGGTTGTCGGGATCCTTCGGAGTAAACGTCGAGAGCGACGGAGAGATCGCCTTGTAGACCTCCTCTGCCGACGACTGCCCTGCATCTGTGAAGTGAGCGATCTCGTCTAGGATGGCGACGATGTTACCGGGACCACGCAGCCCCTTCGCGATGCACGAACGGAAAGTGACGTTGATGCTCGCCTGCTGAGCATTGCCATCAAACCGACCGAAGTCTTGGATGTCCCTCGCCGTCTGAAACTTCGCAAAGGTCTGGGTCGAGTTGGCCCGGTGAGCCGCGAAGTAGTCCGTGTCGTTGAAGATCGCCTTGACCTTGCCGTAGAGAATGCTCGCCTGATCACGATCAGTAGCAACAGAGATAAGCTGAATCGTCTCGCCGTTTGGGAGCCCGTAGAAAAGCTGCGGATCCCCCTTGGCCAGCAGCTTGTACGTCTCGTAAGCCGCAATGATGGCCGACAACTCAGTCTTTCCTGACCGTCGTCCGACACTCAGGATCATCTCCCGGCGTTCTTCGCCGGGAATGACCTCGCGAATGTTCGCACGCTGGTTGTCGTACAGATAGTGCAGGTACTCGCGCTCAGTCAGCCACTTCGCTGAGGCTGGCGTCTTGCGCCAAGGAGCATCGTCATCATAGATGACGACGGTCTTGCGCATGATGGTCCGAATGAGTTGCGCTCGATCTGCCTGACCACTGACCTTGGGATCTTCCTCCAGCGCCAGAGCCAGGAGATCCACGGTCGAGTAAGACGCCAGTAGCTCCTCTGAAAAGCCAGCCGGGCTGTCATCGAGAGCCAGCCCGTAGTGGGCCTTGAGGATGACTCTTTGTGCTGGGAAAAGCCTGCGGCCTGCCCACTCCTCGATGAAGGTGATGACATCCACCACCTCTGTCTGCCCGGAAGCCGCGTTGTTGTCCCAGAAGGAGCCGACCGTTCGGGCTATCTCCGCTAGGCTCGACCGGGTCACTGCTTCATCCTCATCCGAGCCTCGTTCCACCAATCATCAGCCTCGACACGGTGACTGAATTTGGTGAACGTCAGCTTGATGGCCTCCTCACGGATATTTGCAGAGGACATGGCCTCGCGAAACGTCTCCATGATCAGGTTGTAGACACCCTTGAAAGCCGGGCTCTCCAGATCGATGCCCTTGGACATGATCTGGTCCATCCGCTTGAGCCATGTGTCACCGATCTTGGTCAACGCCGCGATGCGACGATTCGAGAGCATGGCTGAGCCCTCGCCTTTGCGGTCTGCCTCAATGCGCTCGAATTCCAGGGAGGAAACCTCGTTGGCTATGGCCTTGATCGTTTCGTGCAGAACCTCCACCGACTCCGGGTTCTCGCGAACCGCAGCCAGAAGAGGATCCTTCTTCATGTGTTCTTCTTTGTCCTTGACGATGACCTTGACTAGCTCATCTTTGGGATCCCGCTTGGGACGGACCTTCCGCCCCGGCTTCCCCGTCATGAAGATGGGCCTGCGCTTCTTGCTGCTCAGCGCAATCGTGTCGGTATCGAGAAGGACTTGCTCCTCGGGGCCAACCAAACCAGGAAGGATTCGCCACTTCTCTTTCCCTTCGGCCGTGACGACCTTGACCCGTGTGGCATTTGGAGGACTGTCAGCAAGGAGATCTAGCTGTTCTTTCGTCGGCATTCACACCTAGCGATACACGCTTCCATGGCTGTCGAAGTTGATCTTGTTCTTGCGCAACCAGTCCGTAAGCTGATACCAAGACACCCGTTTGAGCGCGTCAGGGTTGACCTTGAGCATCTTGTAGAGTTTCCGCGCTCCTGTCGGAGACTTCGATACGATCACCGTGTATGTTGGATCGTGCGATTGGAAATCCGCACCTGGGTCGTATGCCTTGAAGTCGGTCCACGTACTTTGAAGAGTGAAGTCCTTGCCCTTGATGCTGAGCGGCTTGTAGTCCGAGGGCTCGACCAACAGGTAGTTGATTTCGTCTTGGCTGATGCGAGGAAACCAGGGATCAGGCTTGCCGTCGATCTTCTGCTCCTCCCACTCCTTGGTCGTCAACTCCTCGGCTTTGCTGAGAGCCTTCTGGAGTTTCTTGAGAGCCTGATCGTAGGTGTCGTTCTTGCCAATCTTGGCGCCATCGCGATGGTGAAGCAGGTTGTCCACAATGAACGCATCGAAGGGCCTACTACCCGGTGCGTTGATAGGAATCGACAGGGTGCGAACACTCCGACGCCTGAGCGGCTTTTGAGGAATTTCGACCACCCTGATCATAAAACGATCCGCATAGACACGGATGTTCTTGCCCTCAAGAATCTTTGGAATTTCCCGCGCGACCTTCTTGCGGGTCACGAGCGGAAGCAAAAACGACCGAAGATTTGGCTTCTCATAGGCAAGACGGATGACGCTCTTACGAAGGCTCATAACGACCTCACGCGGGGAGAATCACGTTGCCGCCACGTTGCGGATCGCCCGGAGCCAAGAACCCACTGTCTGGCGTGATATTCGAGAAGTTGGCTTTGGCGCCAAACACTTGTGTTCGCCACGTGAGCACCTGGCTACCAAGAGGCCCAACGACATTGACAACTGCTGCCGCGGGCGTACCGGTGTAGCCTGGCAGATTGCTAATCGCTAACGCCAGGTTCGTTGCCGTGGCCCCCACGTTGGCCCCAACGGCGAAGTCCTCTCCTGCCTCCAGCACAAACCTACCGATGAAAACGAACGCGCGCCCGGTGGTGAAGTCGTTGTCGTTGATCGTGACAGCTCCCGTCTGGCCCGTCCACGGAGGATTCGTCAGAAGGGAACCCGTCCCTGTTGCCACGACCGTATTGCGAGCAGCGTCGTGTCCATACGACAGGTAGCTCGTGTTCTGCCACTCGAACCCAGACCTCGTGCGAATGGGATTGCTTCCCGTCGTGCCAAACTCGGGCGTGTGCGGCTTGGAGAAATTCGCTACCAATAGCTGATAGGGCGGCTGTGCCGACTGCGGCGCTATGAGCAACGGTGTGATCCTGAGTTGACCCATGCAGTCCTCCTATCCGGTCGCGGATAGAGTCCACCCTTCAAAGGGCTCTTGGTCCGTCTTCGGCATCTTCTCTCGTTCGCCGGATTCTGCTAGCTCACGTAGCTCGCTCCACTGCGGAACCGAATGGAAATAGCCCTCATCGTCCGCGAGACTTTCCCATGAAGCATCGAGATCCAGGTCATCGGCATCGACTTCCTCGTCCTCATCCTCCTCGCCACGGCGAATCGGCCGGAAGGACGAATAGCCACCCCAGGACTTTTCGAGAGGCGTCATCTCGCCAGGCAATCCTGCCCATCCTGGCCCGTATCCCGGCCCCGGCCCATATCCACCCCAGCCCGGTCCTGGCCCCCGGCCCGGCCCCGGCCCATATCCACACTCATATCCACGTCCTGGTCCATATCCTCGTCCCCATGCCTCAACCAACGTAGCTACCCGCGACACACCACCAAGTGACTGCTGCACCAAATACGTGTGAGTCTCATGGGTATTGGCAATGGCGGCCAAAAAATCATCAAGCCCCAACGTCAAAGAGCCTTCCTTCTCTAACTGATCGTAGATCAGACGCAGACTCTCTTGAAAATCCTTCTCAGCTTGAAGAGACCTACGACGTAAATCCTCAATCGAAGACCAACGCTGCAACCATCCCTGCATCAAAGAAGCCAGCGCCACAGGCTCAACAGCTTCCGCACCGAAGAAGGCAACCAACTTCTCAGCAAGAGAATCGACTTCCTCATCGATTGCCTCATAAATGCGCTGGAACATGAGATGCTTACCGTAGAAAGGCTCCCCACGCGTTGTCCAGTGTGCTGTGTAGTAGTGCTGATACATTGCCTGCAACAACGCCATCAGCGCTCTGAGGTTGACGCATGCTTGCTTAGTGTTCTCCATTGAGGACCACCTATTCATCAAAGCAGCCTGCTTCTCCCCACCTTCTGTTTTCTCTTCCTCTTGTTTGAGAACCGCAGCGGCAAGGCTGGCTGCGTTCTCTTTGGACTTCGCCTTCCCGACTAGCGCCATCTCGTCATCCGTCACGTTCGTAAAGTAGTCGAGCAATGCTTGCTTGAGATCATCAGGCATGTCGGCCAAATCGGCGGCTGTCTTGCCTTCCTTACCGCCAGCCCACTTGGCAAGTTTCTTGGCGAGCACTCCCAACGCCCCGAGACCTGCCAACACCGTTGCACTACCGGGAATAGCTCCCATCGCCGCTCCTGCCGCTCCTGCGAGCAGTGTGCCCTTGATCCCTGGCAACATCGTTGCGAGATCGCCAGAACCCAGAGCATCAAGCCACTCAGGCCCCAGAGCAGCGCCTACCGCAGCGCCAACAGCGATACCCGCTGTAGGTAGATGCTTGAGAAACTTGCTTGTCGAGCCCTCAGAGATACTCAGGAGCTTATCGACACCATCCGCGATCTTCTGCGACTGCTCGCCGATCGCCTCCTTGAATTTGCTCTCGATCTTCGGCTTCGCGGCCTTGAGCGCCTCCTTGGTCTCGTTCGCTTTCCCCTTCGGCTTCTCAGCCTTCTCCTCTTCCTTCCCACGCTCCCTCTTGCGCTCACGGATCGTATGACGCTCCCGCTTTGCGCCAGGGTGATCCTTCTTGTACGTCTCCCACTCCTCGGGGGAAAACTCCCGCGCCACCCGCTCTACCTCGGGAGCAACGATCCAGCTTTGAAGAGCTAGAGCAGTCATCAGATCACCGTCCGTAGTAGCCGTTTCTCAGTGCGAAGGCTTCGTGGTGAATTCACACTTTCTCAGTGCGAGTTTCTCAGCTTCCTTCAGACTCTTGGCCTTTCCGTGTTTCTTGGTCCTCTTGCCGGATTGAGCCACGAGAAAATCTCCGTCTTTCTCTACGTGATCGATGAAGATCCCGTAGTTGTACTTGTAGCGCGTTCCTCCGTACTTCATCCCGTGGATGATCTCTGGCTTGCCCAACTTCTTGGCGGCCTCCTTGAGCAGCGGGAGGATGGCGTCGCGCACTTCGCCAGGGTTCTCATGAGCGAGTCGGATGAGGTGACTTCGCAGACTACTCATCATTCCACTCCATGCCTCCGAAGGTGTACTCTGACAACTTGGACAAAGGCGGCCCCTCATCGATGTCGAAGCCTTCAAGGTTATCGTTGCAGAGATCAAACTCGGATGGCGAGAAAATCGAAGCCGTTATCTCGGCATCCGAAGCATCGGCCAGCCGTATCTGCTCAGCCTGATACACGAGTGGGTTTTCGACCGGCGGCGCATCCACCAACATCTTGTTGTACTTCTGGCACCGCATCGTGCCATCTTCCAACTGACTCCGCGACACGCACGAGCTACAACGTGACATAGCCAAAACGGTAGGTAGTGCGTTCGCGCGGTGAATCAGAGCGCCTTCCTCACAGCCTTTTGTCCCGCTCGATGAAGCATAGGCAGCGGCATCCACATACACGCGCCCCGAAAGCCCTTCATGCTTCTTGCGGATCTGAGTCAGTTGCTTGCTGGCTGCCGAGAGCAACCGCGGAGAGAATTTCCCTCTGAGCAGATCGGTCAGACCCTTGCCTGCGAATCCTTCTGTCATCTGTCGCCTGGCCCACCGCATCATCTGTGTGACCTGACGGACATTCTCACCCTCTGGCTCTGGGACTTGCTGAGAAGCCACACGCTTCTGTAGCTCCGCACCCTGACCCCGCATCGCCTCGAATGCTTCTTTCGCCGTCGCCATTGGCGGCAGACGACCATCCCCTCTGTAGACCCCACTCTCCTTGCGTGCTGTAATGATACGCGCTGCTTTCTTGAGCATGGCGTCTGGATGTCCACCGGACTCCAGGAGAGTACGCGCCTCACCTTCTGTGAGGAGACGAGCGTTGACCCATTGTCCAATCTTCGCCTGCACCTTCTTGCTCTGGTGCTTCGCGGCCAATTTGGCCGGATCGACCACTTCACGCTTCGCTGGGCCAGTTTCCGCAAATGCCCGACGCGCCTCCTCTGGCGAAATCTCCGGCTCGGGCACCACATCCTTGGGGAATTGCTGCCGCGTCACCGGCACCACGTTCCGCTCGTGACGCAGGAATGCTTGTTGGAGCGCCAGGCGCTTGTCCATGACCGTAGCCATACGGTCCAGTCGCCCTGTCGCCTCCAGACGCGGCGCGTAGTGGGCGTATGCCTGATTCCAGTCAACCGCCGTAACCACTTTCAGGCCCAGCAGAGCATTGCAGGCGCACTCCGAGCTGTTGCCGCCCTTGCACGCCGTGCATTGTCCGCACGCTATGAGATAGCGTGCGGTCTTGTAATTCTTCTTGATCTCCTTGGCCCACTTCCCCCGGAGCAGTCCAGGGAAAGCGCTTGGACGCAAGTACACATTCCCAACGAGCCCATGCTCATTCTCCAGAGCCTTCATGGGCTTCGCCAGCCGTGCTGCTTCATGGCCGAGAGCTTGAACGACCTCTTCCTTGATCTGAGCAACCGAAACGCCGGAAGCGGACTTGCGCATTGCCGAAGCCAGAACACGCCGAAGGTCAGCATCGGAAACCTTCGTTTCGGTTGGGGCTGCGTCACGATCGACTGCCTCGATCCGACGAATACCATCCGTTCTCTTGCCCCATGCTTCAACTAGCTCTGGGATCACTCGATTGGTCGCCAAGCTCGGAAGCCGATTGGGATCTTGCTCAGCATCCTCTAACCAGGAGAAGTCCGTGACATCAGGTACCGAATCCGTATGGGCCTCATCCTCCTGATACTCCGGCTGCGGCAGACCGCTGTCGGCTACCAGATCCGTGCTGGTCAGATCGAACCCTTCTTCCTCCGTACGCTCGACTCCCTCGGGAATCGCGAGTTTATCGTCCGCATCAACGATGCCATCGGGCAGTCCGCCGAGACCATAGGCTTCGGGAAGCCTGGCGCCATCGACAACACCATCCCCATACTGCTCATCGAAGTCGTACCCCTCCAAGAGATAGTTGTATCCCATGGTGGGCGTGAGATCGTCACTTGGCATCTTGGAACCCATTAGGCACCTTCCAACCAACGGCTCGCTAGTCGGCTCGCGGTCTTGGCAACCCCTTCGTTGCCTTCCTCAAACTCTTCTTCGATCTGCTCCTCGGCCCACTCCTCGGGATCGCTGCGGATCTCCTCCACGTCCTCGATCATCTCCTGCACTTCACGTTTCTGCTCGGAGTCTTCTTGACGCGAGAGCACGGACCAGTGCGGAGCATTCACTTCGTCATAGAGCGTGTCCGACAGAGCCGACAAGGACTCGACACAATTCATAAACTGCCGTCTCATGTCCGAGATCTTCTGGATGAATCCCTTGCCACCCAGACTTCCGTCCGGGCTCACACGCGCCGACTTGGTTTTGGCAAACACGTTGTAGGCCGAGAGAACATGCCCCAATCCAGCCAGCGTCGAGCGTAGCGCCCGCGCCAGAGGCTTGAGGTTCTTGGGCGAATAGTTGAAATCCCCTATGACACGCTCGGATGGCCCAACATCAGCATAGGCCCACTGATTCTCGTCTCCGCCGCGATCCTTCCTGAAGATGACCTCTCCAGCCGTCTTGATGCGGCCTCCCGTCTCCTGGCTCGCGATCCGGTCCATTGACGCCAACAGGCTTTCTGCCCGTGAATACAAGCACCTAGCCTGGTAAATGGCTGCTACACGCTGTGGGTCGGGCTGAGTCATGGGGGTCCGTAGGGGGTTTTTCTATAGGAGGATTCGCTACTTACAGCCTAGTAGTGCCACTTCGACGCGGGATCGCTCCACTCGCCTTTGCCCTTGTAGCCCTGGCGCAACACCCCAGCCGCCATACCCGGTCTTGAAGCCTCCCAGGCCCTTGATCACCTTTTCCACCTTCCGCTTCTGGTTCTCGTTCGCGACCTCGATCTCCCAATCCGTCCCGCGACCGCTCACCTCCCCCGGAAGATTGTGTTTCTTGATCAGAGCCTTGACCTGGCGAAGCGTCAGCTTGGCGGCCAATACATCAAGCAACGCTTCCCGAAGCATGCCGGGATTCTCGTGTGCAAGGCGGATGAGATTCTTGCGAAGCGTCATGGCCTAGCCTTTCAAGGGCTCTCCCGTGTCATCAAACAAACGGCTGATCACATACTCGCCGTCCTTCTCCTCAAAGCTCCACAGGTCCTTCGTGCTCTTGTGGACTAACTCACTTGTCTTGTCGTCCGAGCTAATGAAGGTTCCGTGCAAGTCACCAAGGCTGGCGAAGCGCATGGTGGGAGGGTTTGCGTCCTCGGAGGTTCCTGGCCGAAGGTGGTAGCGAGAGACGGGCATGAAGTACCCGTCATCCCATCTCACGAACACATTGTCTCCCAGGCTCGTGCAGTCACCCTCTGCCGTCCGCACCATGATAACCGATCCCTCGACGCCCTCATCAGGGATGTAGTCATAGTGAAGAACCGAACCAATGTTTGCCACGAAAGCAACGCGCGTACCCGCAACCGCCGGAACCGCCAACGCATTCTTCTCACGCTCACGATCAGTCAGGCTCCGAACCGCAACAAACTGACCCCCATCCAACTTTTTGCCCTGGATGTGGGAGTCCATCACATCGGTGTCGGGGCCCAGCGTAATGCTGGCATAGGGATCGAAGGGGTCACCACTCATTGATTACCTCGTTACCGTGAAACCGACCGTGGTCGTCTGTGGTGCGCCGAACGTCACCGTGAAACTGGCTGCCGATCGAGAAGTCACAACCGGAATGTCCGCAACCGCCCCAGGCAAGATGGCCGAATCGAGATGCACGGTGTAGGCTGCATCTGGCTGGGGAACCGGGAACGTGAATGTCGCTGCTGGTGCAGCGGCGAATGCGAGCGACCCAACCGAGAGAGTCTCCGCTACGGTGGAAGTCCCGTCTCCAGTCAGGGTGCCGCGTGTGCAATTCGTCAGTGTAGCCGCCGAGGAACCCGTCACATCCAGAGCACCCAGAGACGAGTTTTGCGCCGTGAGAGCGCCTCCCCCACCCACCGTCGTGGAAGTGCTCACGTCCGAATTGGCAATCAAAGCCGTCCCGCCAGACAACGTAAACGCTGCGCTTAGCCGAGACGAGCGAACATCTAGGCTCCCGACCACCCCAACAAACGTTGCCGTGACCGCCGTCGAAACCGTCATGTCGCGCAACGTGTAGGTGGATGTCGCGATGGACGGCAACGTGCCGCCTGAATCGTAACGAAGGTCGATTCGAGAAACGTTGCCGAGTCCGACAACCTCAAACCGAGCACACTCGTGACAGATCAACGTAGCTCCGGTGCTCGATCCGGCGCAGTCGCCGCCCTGCACGTAGATGTTGTTGATCGACGCCAGGTTCATGTACTGGCCCGTCACTCCGGCCGGAACGAAGTCGCAGTTGAGAAACGCGATATGATCGTTCGCAACCGTAGAACCGGCAGCCGAATCTACCCCACCAGCCAGCGTGGCTCCCGAAAGCACAAAAGTTGCCGGCACAGAAGTTGCCATCGTAATCGCATTTCCAGCCAACCCAGGTACCTGCGCTCGAAGCGTGATCACCGGACCGCTGGAAAATGCCTTAACCGTCGTGTCAAGCGGCGTGTTGATTGGATCGTTGATTGCCGTCGTGAGATTCGTGGCCGTGTCGATGAACGTGGCTCCAAGCAGAAATTCTCCCGCTACCGGAACACCGGACGCAATCGCCGTGAGCGTGATCCCGGCAATGGAAACCGTGTCTCCCGCAAGCGTCACATCGGATACCGTGATCGTGCCTGTCGCGTAGAGCGCAGAAGTCACCGTGACACAAGCGCTCGACACGTCGGTGTTCTCGAAGCGCACGCCTTCAAAGGTCACACGCCGAGGCACCGAGAAAGGTCCCTCCAAGATAGTGAGCGTATCGTTCGCAGTGGCGTTCCGAACGATGACGTTTCCGAGTCCCCGGACCTGGACGCCGTCACGATCAGCGTAAACATCCTCGATGTAGACCCCCGGCATTAGAAGAATGAGCCAGGGATTCGAGGCGCTCGCTGACGTGGGAACCGCCGCAAAGGCTGCCTGAAGGGTCGTGATCGGGTTGTTGTCCGCGTCCTTGCTCACGCCATCGCCAGAGCCGCAAACGATCACACCATCGACACCCTGCAAACCGATGATTTCGGCCAGCTTGCGAGCGCTTACAACAGCATCCGAAAAGAGAAGCTCTCCGGTTGTCGCGTCCGACTCGATTAGCCGAACACCAACGCCACTATCGCCGACGATTTCCAGAGCATCGAGTTTGAGCGGGGGCTGTGCCATGAGTTGCTCCTAGAGGATCTCCCGCGTCATGGCGTTGCGCCCCTTCGTGGTGATCTTCATCGCCCCAGCCCGGTTGGCTTTGATCATCCCCTTCTTGGCGAGCGACTGGAGAAGGGGGTTAGCCCGAAAGTCGTAGGGGCCAAGGTTATTGCGTTCGAAGTAGCGGACCCGGTGACCGCCCTTGATCCCGCCGATGATGTTGAGAGCCTTCTGCTCATCGGGAGGAAGTTTGTCCTCATCCCCAGACGGAAGAATGGCCGACAGGTTGGATGGGTTGACTTTGATGCGGGCAAAGGAGCCACGACCACCCGATTCGCCAACAACCACAGCTCCGTTGGCCGGGATGGGGTAGTTGCGCCGATCCAGATCAACCTGCTTGCGCTCGAAGGGGTTGGGGCCGCCCCACGAGCCCATCTCCGTTTTCATCTGACCCGTCTGCATGTTGACGACGATGACGTAGCCGCGCTGTCCCGAAGCACTGGCCGACCCTTCGCTCGGACTGTAGGTCGTGTCCGGCTCGACTCGAATGTCCTTGCGCCGGTATCCCACGGACTTGAGAGCCCGCTGAAGCACCGGAGGCAACTCGCGAAGCTCCACCCAAAAGTCCTTGGCCGTCCGCAACACTCCCGGCTCTGTCTCCAAAATGAGTTTGTAGGGATGTTCCGAGTAGTATTTCTGGAACCTCTCGCGATGCGTGTCCCACCCCACCCCCGGACGACCGAAGGGATCTAGACCAGGGCTTGGGGACAACATTCGAATCATGACAACTGGATACTTCGATACCGCGCGGTCTAGCTCCTTGCGGACGAGCCTCGTTAGGTGTTGACGACCTTTCGTAGCTCCAATCTCAGCGTCCATGTAGATCCCAAGGATAACCTCTCGTTTCCCGTTCAAAGTCGGCTTGTCCGAAATCACCTTGACGCTATCGACACCCTGTAGCTTCTCAATCTGCTTGGAAAGACTACCCAGAGCGCCCGCATCCTTCTCGATCAAAGGCAACAGATAGGACCGCAGATCCTCCCGTTGATAAGCCAGCTTCAAGACTCTCTTGCGTAGCGACATGAGTCCTCCTACACGAACAGATCGAAGCCCACGAACCCCGTAAACGAGATGCTCGCGTTGATGGTGAAGCCGGTGAGAGTTTTGTTTGTCGTCCAGAAGTACACCGGGTCTTGTTGAGCAATCTGGACGCGATAGCTCGTGTTGGAAAGGGGTGTCGCGAACGTCACCGTTTGACTCGTATCGTTCGTGAACGTCAGAATGCCATTGATCGCACTTGTGGTAGCCAAGATATTCTCCACCTGGCCGATGGCCGTCTGCTGATCATCGAGAACGAATTGCGGAATCTGTGTGTTGGAATCGCAGAGAGGACCGTAGGGCGAGAGGATGTCTCGAATCCCAAGCACACCATTCATGTTCTGGACGATGGTGTAGTACCACGACTGTCCGCCGCTCTCCGAGCGGTACGTGAACGCTGACTCGATCAGTGAGAGGGTCATCGATCACCATCTCGGGTCCAAATCCACGACGTATCCATCCCCTTCTTCTCAAAGAAGGTCTTGAGCGACATGATCGCCTTCCAGTCTGACGACCATACTGTGAAACCGCCGACCTCTTCCTTCACCCCCAAATCGGGAAGCTGGTCCACACCCGCGAGCTTGAAACGACCATCCCGAAAGCTCCGCAACAAACTCACATAAGGCGCCGAATCCTGGTTGTGGTAAACCCGGAATCGATACTCTGGTTTGGCACGTTTCAGCAGCCAATCACGGGCCACCTTCTTAGCCATGATGATCCGCCGCTCAGATGGTTTCTTTTCCATGAGGTAGAGGAGTCCTACTCAAATGGGACGGATAGGCGGAGTACCGGCCCAGGAGCCCCTGAAAGGCCCAGAAACGCAGAAACCGGACCCTGGAGCCCAGAGCCCGGTTTCTGGCTGCCGTGGGCGGAACTAGCGTCTACACTCGTCAAACGTGATCTCGACAGCCGGGACCGAGATCATGCTACCGGGCTCGGCGACCTGATCGGTGATGGGCTTGATCAACCCCCGAATGTACGCAATGGCCCCCAGCGCGGCGACCCCCTTCTTGCAGTCGTGCTGCTTGAGTTTCTTGGCGTAAAACTCGCCGGTCATGAGAGCTATGCCGGAGACGCCCTCGATGAGCGGAACCAGATCTTCGTGTCCCTGCGGCGTGTCGCCCTTGATCGCCAGGCACTCTTCAAGGTCTAGCTCCATCGCAGGAAGAACGATCTTGTCCTGCATCTTCCCCGACAGCACATCCTGCGCCGAACCGAACCCCGAGATCAGAACCTCCGTTGCCACGCACCCGCCGAAATTCTTCTTCTCGATGAATTCGTTGCGTCCGATCATGGCGGCGGTCTTGCCACCGTCCAGGGCGATGAGAATGAGCGGGTAGTAGTCCTCGGGACTAGCGGTTTGCTTCTTGACCTTGCAGCCCGTGGACCCAGCCATGAGCCCAATAAGAGCAACCACCGACATGAATTTTGCGAATCGAGACATGACCTTCTCCTGTGCTTGACGTGTCATAGGCGGACTATCGCTAGTCCACGACGTGCGTTACTCGGGCATCCCAAGCGTTGCGTTGTACTTCGCGAAGAATGTTGAGGTTTCTGCTGATGGCATCGAAGACCTGAGCGTAGGTCTCCATCTCCTCATTGTTCTGCATCTTCTGCGTGGCTCGCATGAACCGATGTCGCACGAGACCTTGCGTGACGCCCAGACGCTTTGCGACCTCGCTCTGACACGTGGTCTTGTACATGAGCACCATGATCTCAACATCCTTCGGATCAGCCAAGAAGCCACGCATTGCTTCCTCGATCTCCTCCGCCGTCACATCAGGCAACGAGAGCATAAACTGAATGCGTAGGGTTGCTCGTTGCAGTCGGTAGCAGACAGTCGGCTGACTGACCTTGAAGATGTTTGCAATGTCTGTTTGTTTCAGGTGACGAAAGAAGTACAACTCCACGAAGTCAGCTTCACGCGGTGGGAGATCCTCGATGATCTCCCGAATGCGCTCCAGGTTTCGTTGCGCCTCTTCGGAAGGCTCATCGTTGACCGTTGACTCGATGAAGTCCATCAAGTCGTCAACCGAGTACCGAGCCTCTAACTCGGCAGGATCAACTGACCGGCAATCCGTCCATCGCGTCGCCATCAAACAACACCTTTGTCAATGCTCGCATCCAGAAACACCCGAGGAATCCGGGCCATCGTCTGCAACGACCGCAAACCGATGTGGACTATAGCACAGTCGTCCAAGATCAGAAGCACCTCTCCGTCCAAACCACGATACTTACCTTCGGTCACATGAACCTTCATGCCAGGTGAGATATCTGACGCAATACGCTCCATCAATTGTCGACGCAAACTCTGTATTTCAATATCCGCAATCGTACTCAGAACCTTCACACCGGAGGGTGAGATTGCAGACATGACCTTTGAAACTAGCTTCGTGTCACTCTCCAATTTGAAATAGTCTACTTCGTCCAACCCCGAAGCTATGAAAGCATATCCTTCCATTAGGTGGATGGTGATTTGCTTGCCGCCTTTGGCGTAGACCTTCGCTGGCACGAACACGGGCCAGTCCTCATCTACGCCCAGAGCTTCACGGATATCGGTGACCAGAGACCCGTCTTCGACCTTTTGCTCGCCCTGCTTGGATAGCTCAAGAGCCACCCAGGTAACCCGGTCCCTCTGATCTCCCATTCTCGTCAATCAACTCCCGCAGCCGTTCATCCAAACGCTGCGCAAAGTCTTCGGGAGACAGAGTAGAGGATTGGCGAGAACCATCTTGCGGAGCGCCTTGCCGGTTAGAACGTGCAGCACGTGGATCACAAAACACACCCGTGGAAGTCACGTACCCCTCTACAATACCAGCCTGCTCCTCAGGAGCCGGGTCCGGTAAAGGTTTTTCAGGGGACGGGGAAGGTGCATCTTCGGTCTTTTTCGGTGCAGGCGGAGCTACGATTTTCGGCTCGGAAGAACCTTCACTCACGGTGGGCTGCACGGCAACAGGAGTCTCGGTCTGCACGATCGTGGCTACCGCTCCAGTCGCCAATTGATGAAGTGCAGCCAAATCACAACGCAGCATTGCAGACGAAACCCGGCCCGGACGCTTCGCAAATCTCGACCCGGCTTCAATCAGAAATGCCCCATGGCGATCTCCGACTTCTTTGAGTTTGTCCTTGTCCAAAAATGAAGGTACGGTTCCTACTCCCAAATTTGCCAACCGATATGCCAACATTGCCAACTCGGCCAGGTTGTCGTAGGCAGTGGCCGGGGCGACGTGCTGCAAAAGCCGCTCTATGGCTTCCAGGAGGGCTTTCTGGTCCTTTCCGATGTTCTCCAGAACCTCCAGGTAGATCGGATTGGCGTCCATCTGGAGATACGAGCGGACGCTCTCAGGACTCACATCCCCGACCATCGAGACCCCCTCGACAGCCTTGATGGCGTCTCGGATGTGGCACTCCGTGGCCTCGGCTATGAGCATCAGGGCCTCTGGCTGGTGAGGGATCTCTTCAGCGGTGCAGATCTGCCCCAGCCGCTCCGCGATCTGCGCAGGCGCGCAGGGTCGGATGATGAAGGCGGGAGCGCAGCGGGACAGGACAGCCGGTCGCATCTTCTCGGGCTCCGTCGTCGCGAAGATGCACACGAGCTTCTTGTCCTGGCTGTTGGGCCGGTTGTCCTCCATCGGCAGAAGCATGGCGTCGAATGCTTGACGACTTAGCTCATGGCAGTTGTGAGCCAGGACAGCATGACAACCGTTACCCTCACGTGAATAGGCGAAGAAAGCATGGCTGCCAGCAACAGCAACATCATAAACCTTCCTCTTCCCCGCGAGGATTCGTCGCACGAGCCTAGCCACAAGCGCACCTCACCTTGTACCGCATCGAATCAGGAACGAAAGGCCGAACAGCTTTGACCAGGCTTTCAGCGTCGCTCCGAGGAACATACAGATACCAATACCCCCGAGCCTTAGCCTTGACTACCTGAAGATAGCCACGACTACGAAACCACCCAACCATCAAATCATGTTCCTGCTCCGAAAAGGCTTCAGTGTGAAAAGCTGCGTGAGACAGCTTTTTGTTACTGAAAGAAACCGATCCGTCATCCATGAACCAGTACGCCAAAGCTCTGTCATCGATCTCATCTAGCCATCGGCCGGTGACCCGCTTTGGGCCGCCACCGGGCCGGACAAGCTCGTAGATCTCCCCCAAGGCTACCGCGCAAGAGGAGGAGGCTTGAATTCCAAGATTGTCTGTGTATCCGCTTGTCTGCGTCTCTTGCCACCACCAAGACAATCGCTCTAACACTCGGATCTTGTGTAGTGTGTACTCACGTTGAGAAATCCCATGCGTGAATTGCAAACGCGGTGTTTTACACGGCACAGAAATTGACACATCACCCAAAAGCACACCAAGAACCACGCTGCGCTCTATCGAGTTAAGCCTCTGTAACCCCGACCGACGATGTGCATGTCCTGGGTAATGCTTCGCATCCGGCAAACGAGCACGCATCTGATCCGGCGTTCGGTGAAGACGCAACCCACACCCACAAGCGCAAAGGGGCGCCCGAGCATTCCATTCAGCCGCTCGTTTCTCCCAATCCACCACCGGACCCGGAGTCATGCGAGCGGCGTGTTGTCGATCCCGTACCTTTCTAGGTTGTCCTCGCTCATCAACAGCCTCGATCAATTCTCCACACCCGCAAGCGCAAGAAATAAGCGGAGCATGCCCCGGACGATATTTAGGTAGCCATACATTGCGCTGGGCGCCTTGCGCTTTGAGCCACTCCAAACTAACTCGAATTGGCTCAGCACAACCACAAGCACACAACTTTCCTCGCCGCAGCAGAAGCTCCAAACGTCTCTCCCAATAGGCGTCACTTCCTCTTGGATGGGGATTTTTTGTCATCGCATCCAACATATCACGACCTCAGCGTCGAGCAAACGACGCATTAGCGGCTTCGCAAACATCATCGCCATCCGTCAAGTCCGAAGCGGCAACCCATCCTCGATTCCTCGTGAATATCTCCTGGTCGGTCGTAACAGTTAACACAACACCATTATCAAATTCCAACATCACACAGTCGCGTTCATCTTCGATGTCATGCCAATCAGTAACCGGCCTCCAACAATGGTCACCAGTAACCGGATCTAGCGAGGCAACCAAACCCATGTATCTCTCTTCCACAAGGTCTTTGATGCTCCGCGCGCCGTCCGGCGTCAAAAGCATCGTGTCCTCAGTAAAGCACTCATCGAAGAGATAGATCTTCTGCTTGCCCGAGAACGTCGAATAGTCCAGATCTTGGATAAGCTTGGCAACGTCCGCTTTGCCACTGTTGGTGGCGGCATCAACTTCGATGAAGCACTCGTGCGAGCCGGGCTTGTCGAGCATCACCTTGCACGAATGACACTCGTCACATGGCTCCCCCTTCTGAGGATTAGCACACAGCAACGCTCGGGCGAGAATGCGAGCAAGGGTCGTCTTTCCTGCGCCAAACGGACCGCCGAAGAGGTAGCTCTGACAGAACCCATGTCCCGTGCTCACGAATTGGCGCAGCACCGCGACAGTGCCTTCTTGCCCGAGCACTTCCTTGTACTTCATTGGCCTGTATTTGGTATCGAGACTCATCCTTCCGGCCGTGTGGTCTCCTCTACGCGACGTAGCACCCAAGCTACCCCATCATGAAACCCATCTGTATACCCGTCTGTGGCGATCACTTCTTCCGCCGGGATCGCGTGCTGATGCATCCTACTCCTCCTCCTCCTCCATCGTCTCCTCTTCCTCCTCCGCGCCGAACATCTGCTCCACCAACGTCTTGGCCTTCGGGTTCTGTGCAGGACGCCACAAGCCCCAGCGCTCTACCTCATCCCGATACCCCACGAAGTCCGGTGGCTTGACGCCATACGTGATGCCACCTTGCTGGCTCACGTCTGCGACCATGGCACACAGATGGTGATCAAGGAGCGCAGTCTTTTGCTTGTCGGAGAGTGGCTTCCAGTAGTCGTGCCCTAGCTCGATGATGAATGTGATCTTGCGCTTGTTCTCCGTCACCAACCCGGCGGCCAGCAGCAGGGGCGCCTTCTTGGTCTTGCCCGCCACAGCCACGCCTCCCGGCGTTGATGCCTTCTCCTTGAAATACACGAAGATCTGGTCTTTCACATCGGATAGATGCGGATGGTACTTGCCAATCAGCATCTTCAGCGCTTTGTAGACATCGTTTCCTGCTTCAAAGATCTCCTGAGACATGGCTGCTCCCGTCAGTTGTGGTAAGGAAACTCGCGACGCATGGCCTCTGCGCCGCCTCGATCCCAAATCTTACCTGGGTCATCCTCTGCTCTACCGTAAGCAATCTCCCGGCATGAGACTCCGCGACCCTGAAGGTTCGCGAGAGCCTCTTGTGATCCTTTACGCCCTGCGGCATCCCGATCGAACACGAGATTGACGTGCTTGCAGAACCGCCGGAGAAACTCCACCTGGCTATAGACGAGACGCGCAGGCCCCGCTCCTAGTACAGGCTCGTCCGGCAACGCGTGCTGTAGCGCGAACACATCGAAGGCTCCCTCCACGATCCACGGATCTCGACCGTCCCAGATCTTGTCCATCGCCACCTGGAGCCCAACCCAGCACACGCACCAAGGCCGGTCTCCGATCAGCCAACGAAGGACCGCCTTCTCACCTATAGATCGGCTGTCCCATCCCAGAAGAACCCCGCGAGGGCTCCGCAGCGGGATGATGATGCGGTCATTGAAAACCTCGCCGTGCTCGCCAAGACGCTTCCGAAAGTCCTCATCTGGAGCGGACTCTGCTGGTGCCGTCCAGGTCGTGATCCCCCACTCCTCGATGGTCTCTGGCTTCGCCCCGCGCGCCAAGAGGTAACCTCTCGCCTCCTGCGACAGCACACACTGCGCCAGGGCTTCCTCGACCCACTCTCTCATCTCTTCACTACTGCGATTCCCCGAAGCGGATTGTGGACCACGACAATGACGTGTCCCGTGCTCATCTGTCCCATATCACCCACGAATGACCGGTCCTTCGGGAGCAGCACCAAGTGCCCCTCCGGCACCCACTCTTTGACGTAGGTGTTCACCTCTTCCAGATACGTTTCCTTCACGTCCGATGCGACCAGGGCTTCCACATCATCGAAACTGTAGGCTTTGAGGTAAGCCAACGCCGCCTGCACACCCTCGATCGTGAGAGGATGTATGTTGCCTACCTCCTTCTCTTCCCCTGCCCGAACGACCTCTTCGATGATCTTGGTGCGCAGCGTCAGATCCTTGCGCGGGCAGGCACGAATCTTCTCTCGGTTGTTTGCCTTGTGGACCCACACGAGCGGGAACGGGGCTCCTTCCCGAGCCGAAACCAGGAAGGGCGCACTCTCGGGATCGACAGGAACCTCCATGATTCGAGGAGGGACTTTCGCTTGCTTGAGCAAGCCATCCCAATTGTGAACCATCAACAGATCACTCATTGGGTTCCTCCGCCAATGGTTCTTCCGGCAGCTCCTCTGGCTCCTCTTTGCCAACCAAGTCCAAGACACTGTGCTCGGGTTTCGCCTTGGGCTGCTCGCCCAGAACCCACGTCAACGCTGCAATGTCGGGATAGTGCTTAGCAACCCATCCGATCTCTACGGGCGTCCCGTCTAGACCAAGCAGCGACGCGAACATCTCCTTGAGATCCTCCGCCGTGTTCTGGCACTTAAAATACGGACACTGCTGCGCCTGCGAAGCGCCATCGAACGCATCGTCACAGATGGTGTTGTTCCACGCAGAGCGATCTGCGATTTGGAAGAGGCACACGTGAACCGTCTCCCTGGCGCTCGTCTTACGCGGAAACTTCACAGGAGCGTTGTAGGCGCAGTTGCACGGTCGTCTCTTGAGCCCTTCCTCGATGAACCTCTTACGATGCCGAAACACCACCTGGCCCAGCTTGTGCTTGATGGCTCCGGGCTTCATCATTGGCGTCGTTCCTTGAATTTGACGCTACCATCGGCCTGCACATCAACAACGTAGGCTTTCTCAGCCGCATCGATGAGCAACGGATCGTGGCTCACGGCAAGAACATCCATACCGCCAGGAATGCGATTGCACAAAGTCCTCAGGAACGTCGCCATGCGGTCCACGTAGAGCTTGGCGATGGCTCCTAACGTCTCATCCAACACAAGCAACGGCCGCAAGCCCCGACGCATAATCACGATGATGCGCAGCAACACGGACTCGACGGTGCTTATAGAGCCGCCAAAGAAGTCCACATCGGCGCCCTTAACCACCTCTCCGTCCGGCTTGCGGTCTACCGTCATCAGATCAACGGAGACCTTACCTCGTGAAGACGTGACATCGGCCTCCAGGCTCACGTCCTTGTCGGGGAAAATCTCCTGCAAGCCCTCCGTCTGGAGCTTTGTCACGGCTTCGACGCCCTCCGTCACCTCCGCGTCCACCAACGTCCGAAGCAACTCAGCTACCAACAGAAGCAACGCTTCCTCGTTTGTCAGGTCCCGAATCTCCTGCTGATTGGTCTTGTTCCGGCGCTGAAGCGCATCGCGAAAGCCGATCGCCTGATCGGCTTTCGATCGAAGGGAGCCAATAGACGGAAGCTCAGAAAGCACCATCGGTCACGGTATCCACACTAAGATCGTGAGATACTTGTCGCCCTCCCGGTCCTCCACAAACCGCGTCCAGCCGCCCTCTTCAGCGGGATTGAGCCCAAACTTGAGCACGTTACCGCCTCTGTACGAGGACAAGATTCGCTGAAGATAGGGATACTCCACATCCCAGCCGTTCTTCGGGAGCCCAACCTCCACACCATCCTTGGAACCGTACTCAGGACATTCGAGATCCAACGTAACCGTCGCCCCAGAATCGGCTGTCATGGACGTGACAACCTTCTGTGCCGTGGGATCGAAGTTGAACGTGATCTTGAGATCTTCTTTCGCAGCGCTCGCCGAAAGCTGCTGAATCGCTCGATCCAGGTCTTTGGTACCCACTTCCCACCAATGCGCATCCTCGACTTCCTCGATGTCCTCCAACTCCAGAAACGCCGTGGTAGGGCGCCCCACGCTGAGCACTCCCCCATCATCTCGACGGAGAAATAGCGACCGCTTGTGCTCCAGCACTTCCAGCTTGTCATCTCCTGCCAACAGCAGGAACGAAAGCACCGAAGGAATGTCTTTGCCATGGATGCGCAGGTTGGAATTCCCTAGCTCCTCCAGTGAAACGATCGTCAACGCAGCCGTATCGGTTGCCCACAACGACCCGTCTTTGGCTTCGGTGACGGCCATCTCTGGCCGTGTCGTGTCGGCTGCCGAAATGAACGACTTGACGTGAGACAGGGCAGCGTGAAGCCGCCGCGCCTCGATGGTCATGGTCTTCTTCGCGCCTTTGAGCGTCTTGTCCCAGAAGGGGAAGGAAGATGGATCGAGAGAACGGAATTGCACGGTGCCAGATGGAGCGGTCGCAGAGACAACACCACCATCTAGCTCCAGAACCACCGCGGCGTCGTCTACTGCCTTGAGCCATTGCTGTAGTCGCCAGGATTCGATCGTGAAAGCGTCGGGCGCGTCCTCTCCGTCATCCACTGAAGCGTTGCAGATGAGTGGAATGCTCGCTCCAAGACGACCATTGTAAGACAGAATGCTCGTCTGATCGTCCTTGGTCCGAAACACGAAATGGGTCGTGAGATCGCTGCCGCTTCCCGAGGTTCCGATCGACACAACCTGCAATGCGTTTTCCAGATCACTCTTCGCTACTTCGATCTTCATTAGCTTCTTCTCCGTCTGCGTCACCGAGGAAAGGAGCAAGCTGCTCCTCAAGATCTTCAATGTCCCGCTCCAGGTCCGAGACCAACTGCTCGTATCGCGTCTCCAGTTTCTCGATGTAGCCATCGATATCATCTGGATCGACCTTGCGACTACGGCAGGCTTCTTCGGCCGCCTTCAGATTCGACTCGGCTGCCTCTTTCTTGCCTTTGATGCGTTCGATGTGCGCCAGAATCTCGGTACGACGCCGAATCGCATCTTCCAGACGTTGGTCGGTCGTGGTCTCTGGCATGGGAAACCTGTAGCCTTATTTACCCGAACGCGAGGTTGAATGAACCGGGGAATTCAGATCAAATTCCACGAACCCGGTCGCCTCATCTACCGTAGGCAGGCTCACTCTTGGCCTACTCCGCGGATCGGCCTCTCTCATGGCTTTGCGCTCGGGGCACACCGTTTCGTAGTCGCAGAACCGACACGTTGCCGAGTTGGGCGTGGCGTCGAATTCCTCCTTGTTCATCTTCTGCCGCGCCTCTAAAGCGCGCTTCGCGAGAGTCTGGAGATCACGCTTGGTGAATTCGATCCACTCTACTCCCGTCTCATCCTTGCCGTCATAGGGGTAGCGATACCACACAAACGCAAGGCGATCGGGCATCGCGTTGTACGCCAGGTAGAAGCACAAGGCGTAGAATCTCAACTGGTCTGGGTCTACATACTTACCCTTCGTTGTAGAATTCTTGCCATCCAGAATGGTGATGCCCGTGTCCTCACGACGGATGATCACGTCTGCATAGCCACCAAGGGGATTCCTCTTGTCAATCCACCCACGAAGGTTCACTTCTGCGCGCGCATACGAACCCAGAAACCTGTGATACTTCATGGTACGCATGTAGCCCAGCACCCCATCGCAGCACACCCGCACCATCTCAGCCTGACCCGGCGCTTGCCTCCAATCGACGTAGTGCTTCGCCAATTCCTGCGTGAAAGCGGCCTTGGTCATCCGCACCAACCGATGCTTGAGCCCTTCCGGCTTCCGCCATAGCTCCTCGTTGTAAAAGGTCTCGACAGCCGACTGGATGACGAGCCCCATGATCTTGTGGTGGGCAGACTTCTTGACTGGCTTGGGCTTCTTACGCCCAGGCCCGCCGCCTACGTCGATATCACCCCACCCACGGTTCCAGAGAAAGCACTGCGGACAGCCCTCATACGTGATGAGGTTGTTCCAGTAGAGCGTAAAATCGTGCTTCGCAGCCACGTGATCTCACTCTACCGAATAGCAAACCTCCCAAGACGACGGCGCAGCACACACGTTACGCCGCCGCCAAGGGAGGCCCTCCTTCTATTCACAACCATTCTACCCATGGCCTCACCTACTGTTTTCAGCTTCCTCGATGTAGAGAATGGCCCGCTCACGCACGTTGTCGGGAACACCCATCCGATCGATCCTCTCTTGGAGGGACTCCGAGTTGGCTTCCTTGCCCAGCGTCTCGCGCAGAGACGACACAAACGCTTCCATCGTCATTGCTCGCGTCTCGGCCTGAACGCGGCGCTCCAGGTTGAACACGTCATCTACAGGGCGAACCTTGAGGTTACGACGCTCGATCTGGAAACCATCTTTTGCGAACGTGAGAATGGCAACCCCAGGTTCACGATCGAGATCGTCCTGGCTCAACGAACCTCGCGTGAGCGCGCCGATGTTGACGATCCACTTGCCCGGTCTGTGCTCTACGATGCCTTGATCCTTGTGCCAATGCCCAAAGACCCAGACATCCACATCGGGCGACAGGTTGAGCGCGTCATCGTACTTCACGATGTCCTCGCCCTCAAACATCGTCCCTCCACGCGGCGACGCGAGAACATGCGCCATGACAACGAGATAGTCCTCCTTCTCTTTGCGTACCTCGAACCGCCCCATGTCGTACTTGGGACCGTGGTAAGGAATGCCCACGACACGGACCTCGACACCACTATCCGGGTCAGTCAGCCTCCGCGTGTGCTCTCCGTAGCAACGCTGAAAGACTCCCGTCGAGAACAACACGCCCAACGGTTGCTGGTCCAGGTAGTCGAGGTTGCCGTAGACGCAATCGTGGTTGCCGACGTTTCCCCAGACCGAACAGGGGTACTTGGCATGGACATCCGCTACAAGCCGCACCATCGCGTGAGAGTTGCGCCCAGGAGACTTCACATCGAAGAAATCCCCATTGTCTAGGACAGCATGGGCATCAACCTCGCGAGCAATCTCGCCAACCTGAGCGAGCTTCTCCGCGACGGTCTCGATCCAGTTATCCGTTCTCGACTGCGGAGTGTGGTCCGAGATGTGAACGTCGGAACGAGTGACGAAGCGAATGCCCACACTCCGCTATACCCACGAAGTAAACAGGTTGCTCCCTATAGGTGACGCTACAGCGGAACCTGCGCTACGCACATCCCGACGTTGTAACGCGCTGCCGGACTGCCTCGGCCTTGGCTTCTTAGTCACTCTCCTCTTTCTGCCCACAAAATAGTCCCGAGAGTGGTTTCAATCACAAACCACCCATAGACCGGATGATGGCCAATATCGATGGGAGCCGCTTCGCCAGACAACTTTGCTTGAGATTCTTGAATCTGTTGTGCCTCGATACGTGCTTCTTCAGAAGCGCGATCCCAATTGCACGTCCTAGCGGGGTTTCCTGCGTGTGTGGGAGAGACCATAGTCTCCTTACGGGCACATGTCTGCTTGAACCTCGACCCACGGATTCCCCCCGCGAGTCTCCAAAATGTCCTTCAGATCCAGCCATTGAGGATGTTCCTGGATGAAAGCGTCCTTGTCGAAAACCATGCCACAGCTATTGCCCCATCGTGCCCAGAATCGCAGCTTCCGAGCACTTTCCTGGGTCATGACCTTCCCATCCACAGCACCGCGCGGCTGGAACGGGAACGGGCGCGTGGGATCGGACATGTACTGCCGCGGATCGAGATAGTAGTGCGAGCACACGGTACGAGAGGACGGGTTGTCAACGGGCTCTATCCCCATCTGTTCGTGATACACGTCATGGTGATCGCCAATGAGACTCTGAGCCATGTGGTGATCGATCTTCCCGCGCCACTGCTGCATCATCTGACGCAAGCGAACCTGCCTGGCTCCTTGGTGACGCCGAATGTCACAGTATCCCGTGTTGGAGCACTCGATGTTCCGAATCGCCGGGTCAAGGGGAGCGTTGAAGCCAATGAAGTAGCCCGGCCCCTTCCCTGGCCCCTCCAACTGAGGATTCATCTCGACGTTGTACAGCTCAAGCCCAAGCTCAAACCGCAGGATGTCTCCGCTCCGGTAGTCCGCAAGCAGCCAACTATTGGCGTAGCCTCCATTGTTGTGGTCGAGCATGTGCTTGACAAACTCGCCAAGCTCGGTCGCGTATTGCATCGCCTGACGCACACGAACAAACTCGGGCGTGCCCGTGGGATCGTAGAGACCAAACCCACCGATAGTGGTCTCCGTTCCCATGATGCCGCCGGACGTAACGAAAAAGTCGGAAAACGAATCAACCCAACCCGGACTGCTCTGCATGAACATCCGATTGCCCGTGGATGGTACGATGTCCAGGATGAGGTTGCTGTACTGACCAAGGGCAAACTCGTTGAACGAGTTGTGCGCCATCACGATCTGGTCACCCTTCGTAGTCGGGCCGCCGGCCAAGAACGCAGAGCAGTGGTCGCTCTCGGGATACACCGGGTCGTAACCCAACCGCTTCTGCTCATTGGGCCACCAATAGTCCGTCAACTCCTCTTGTCCGTTCCACGCGAGGATGTCCTCATACGTGATCTCGACTCCCGCTTCGCAGGCTCCTTCCGCGATTCCCTGCATCTCTTGCTGTAGCTCAGTCGGGATCTTCCCCTTCCACATGTTCGCTGCGGCTTCTCTGAAGAACGCCCACGACTTGCCTGTGCTGTAGGGCGTCATGAATGAGAGCGCTTTGAAGATGGTCCGCAGACGCTCCGCCAACAAATAGCCATGCTGAAAACCGCGCTGAAAAGGACTCCCTTCACAGTGCAGGTAGTCCCAGCCAGCGATCGGAAACGTGTAGCCCTTACCACAAGTGTGCATGGTCACACAGACGCTCCTTCAATAGCCTCTTTACCACTCACTCTTCCTCGTGTTCGATAGACGCACCGCATAGTGGGCACTCATCGTACTGCTCCAACACAGAACCCAAGGCGTCGAGGAGAGCATCTAGCTCTTTTCGCTTCTCTGCCAAGTCTCCCTCGTAACCTTCAATCAGATCGCGACTCGTCTGGACTTCGGTGCGCATCCCGTAAATCCACTTGAGAATTTGGCGTAGCTTGTTGGCCTTCTTAAGCACCGAGTCGTCGCCGAGTTTGGAGGCGCGCGCGATCTCCGCGGCCCCCCTCAACTTCACAATCTCCTCTTGCAGAGGCTTAAGCCGATCACGTAGCTGGAGGAGCTTCTGGAGACCCTCTTGAAGCCGCTGGAGGCCCGTCACAACGTCTTGAGACGGGATTTGGCTGGCCACGTCCCCGAGTTTCTTGAGCGCCTCCACACGCTCCCTGGCGGCTCTCAAATCGCGTTGAAGTTTCCAGTATTCCTGTAACTCCTGGCCCAGATCGCGGCCTTCCCGCACCCGCTCTTTGGTCGGCACCATCGCCGCCACTTCATCGAAACCCTCCAGCCGATCAACCTGCTCCCGAGCCTCCGTGTATTGCCGCTTGAGAGAAACCAACTTCTCACGCCCAGCTTTGACGCGATCGGCCTGATCGCGTTTCGTCTGGAGCCCCTCCAGTGTCGCGACAACCCCATCAAGCCCATCAAACATAGCCAGTTGTTCTTCAATCGTCTCCTGATCTGTCTTGCGCAGCTTGAGCGTCGCCATAGTCTGACGACGATCTGATTCGCACGCCTTGAGCGCCTTGTTGAGCACCGTAATACGATCGATGTTGGCAACCCCATCAGCAATTGCGCTTCCCGGCTTGTCCAACAGAAACAACGGTCCCGACTTCCACGCCGCAAACTGCGGCCACAGAGTCGCATTGCCAGCTTGGAGAGAGCCAACCCCGAAAGCCTCCAAGACCTGCGGCGGAGCCCCGGTCTTCCCCACCTTCACAAACTTCTCAGTGCTGTCCCCAACACGCAACTCATAATCGTTCTTGCCGCCACCCTTTTCCCACTTGACGTAGAGATCGTTCTTGCTGTCCGTGATCTCCACCGTGGAGTGCTTCGCCCCGTAACGGACGAACGACGGCGCGGGGTTTGTGAAGGTTCCCTGGATCGCCCGAACCAGCGCCGACTTGCCTGCGTTGTTCGTGCCGGTGAGAGCCGTGAACCCGTCGATGACGACGGTCGCATCCTTGATGCTCTGAAAGTTGCGAACCCGAATGTGAAGCATTACGCCTCGGTATCAGATTCGGGCTCCGGTGCGGTCCCCGGCGCACTCACGTTCGCAAGCATCTCAGTCAACTCATCTAGGTCGTCATCGCCATCATCCCCCTCATACACAAGATCGTCGTCATCCACTACAGGCGTAACCGTAGATCCCAGGTACGGCATGACCTGATCGTAAAGCGTCTGCATCGCACCTTCTTCCGCCATCATCTGCCGCCGAAACTTGTCCATGCCTTGAGTCTTGACATTCGTGTCGCCCTTGGGGCTGCTCCACTCCAACCAAGCGCCTCCCTTGTGGACGAGATTATGCGCAATCCCAATCTCAATGAGGGTCCGGTAGTCGTCAAAGCCCTCGCCATGCCGAATGTAGAGAGTCTCCTCGTTTCCTTGTTGAGCACTGACACGACACTTTTCGAGCTTCGCCTTAATTACAGCACCGATGACCCGTTCCTGTATCTGGTTGGTCAGCGGATTGACAGCCTTTGCCTTCTCGGTTTGGATACGCGTCAGCTTGAGCCGCAGATCAGACTGATGACCCCACGTTCTTCCGCCCTGGATCGTGTCTCCGGTAGCACCCTTACCACCCGCCGTGTTGATCTTCGTGCGAAGCTGAGCAATGCCAATGAGAGCCGTGCCTGTCTTGCCTGCCACGCTACGCAGCTTAGGCAGATACTTCGACCACATAGCCGCCACCAATCCAATCTGCCCAAGCTCCGCTACGTCCTTGAGATCGCTGTCCAGAACCTTCTGCGGAACACCAACACCCACCGAATCGAACACTACCAGATCAACGCCTTCTCTCGCCATCGCGTAGGCAATCGTCATGCCGATGTCGAGAGATGTAGGCTGAGCCAACACAAACTTACTCTTGTCTCCGATAGGGACGCCCAGCGCGGCAGCGTAGTGGGGCACGATGGCGTTCTCGTAGTCGATGAAACACACAGTGCCGCCGTTGGCGATGGCTGAAGCTGCGACGCTGAGAGCCAGAGTCGTCTTACCGCTTCCCTCATGCCCGTACAACTGCATGATGCGCTTTCGAGGCATCCCAGGACACGGAGCGACTCCGTGGTCGTTCTGCTTACCTCCGATGAGGTAGTCGATGACGATGCTGCCCGTGGGAATGTAGGGCAGCGACTCCTTAAGCGACTGGACGTCAACCACGCGCCATTCTTGCGTCTTGAGCGTATCATCGATCAACGTGGTCGCTCGTTGAACCGCGCTCCCTTGCTTAGCAGTGACCTTGGTCCGCTTCGCTACTTTTTTCTTGGTTTTCTTAGACACGACGATCTCCTACGCAGACCAGAGGAAAAACCGCTCATCCTCGCGATGGATGATGCCCTTTTTGACGACCTCGCCAGCCCGCTTTCCTCGCTTGAACGTGTGGATCTTGAGAAACTGCTCACGCTCGGCGGGCGTGAGATCCTCTTCCTTCAAAATCCCTTCCCAGAAACTCCAGAACCGGCCCGCCGTCCGTGCAACCCAATAGGCATCTGCTTCATCACTAGACCATCGGCCCTTACCTCCCGTGTCCTCCTTGGCAGCCTCACGCATGTCAGCCTTCACCATCTTCCACAGTCGTCCGGCTACCCGTGGTCGCTTGAGAAACAAACGAGCATGTGCTTTCGTCTGCCCTGGAGAGAAGAACACCACATCCTGCTTCTCGCTCTTGATGGCCTCGCAGGAGAACAAAAACAGACCATACATCCCCTCTGACCAGAGATCGTGGAACACGGGGTACTCGATCCCCATGTGGTCTGGCCGGTACTCCTGAATCTTCTCACGGAGCCATTCCCGCATCTGCGTGTAGCGGTCAATGAATTCCATCTTGGCTGGTGTTGACCAGCGCCCTCGCCCAACGACTCGGGCCTTCCCCTTCGCTTCGGTGTCGTGAACGACCCAGCCGAAATTGGTCAACGAAGGGTCCAGCCCGAGCACGAGCATACGGACGCCTATTCTTCCAAGATGTCTCCCAGCAGCCCGTCGATCTCTGTGTCGGCCGCAGGTGCAGAGACTCCGGTAGGAGAAGCCGTCTGCTGTCCCAACCGCTCCCGAATCTGATCGAGCGTCATGTCACGCGCAATGAAGTTGCGCAAGTCCGCCATGATCTCTCGCGTCATGGCGAGAATGTGCTCGATCACTTCCCGCGACCGCTTGTCCGGCGCACGGGGATCGCCCTTGGTCTTGGTACCAAACTCTGCCTCCAGAACCTCATCGCCCAGAGCCCGCTCGATGAGCGAACGGAACAGGCTGGTCTTTGCAGGCAAGAAGTCCATCTTCTGATACTGCGTGTCGGTACACGTAGCCATCAGGTCGTGGTCCCCGAAAGGCCATTGGCGATGAGCCGCCGAGATCGGCTGGTACTTGTCCTTACTCATCACCCACGGATACAAGTCGGGCATCCGAGACAGAGACTCTTTCGTCACATTCCCCTGCGGGTCGGTTGGCCAGACGATGATGATGGTTGCCACGTAGGTCTTGGGCGGCTCACCAGAGATCTCCGCATACTCCGGCCCCTTGTGAAGGAAATAACCGACGCCAGGCTTGTAGTGCCGCGGGGCACCGATGAATTTCGGCGTTGCAGGCTCAGCCTCGTCCTCCGTCGTCATCGACTTGAGGAGCGTCTTCATGGCCTCATCGAGATTCTCGTTCTCCGCCCCATCCCAATGGGAAAACCCAATCCGATAGGTACGCTTCTCGGCGCTGAAGCGAGCGATCTTCTTGCCCACCTTGTCGTCATTCTGCCCGATGCCAAACTCAAAAAACGCATCGTCACTCATGTGCTTTCTCCTTGACCGTGGCCCGGCACTGGGTTTGTGGTTTCCTTTGGAACAGTACAAGGAACCGGGCCAACGATTGACCATACCCCGCCCGTCAGGCGATTGATGGCAATAGATGGCCCTAATCGTCGTACTCTAGACCCTCTAGAATCGTATCGACATCGATGCTGCCTGGGTCCGAGGGCGGCTCGGGCTCGGCATCCTCCACATCGAGACCTTCCAGAAAGGTGTCCACTTCCTCAGCCGTCGTGGTCGAGGGCAAAATATCCTCTTCCGCATGCGCGTCCAACAATGTCCTGCCATCCTCATCCAACTGTGACATGACATCTGACTCGTGCCCTAGCTCGGGTTCCTCCTCCGACCCCTCTTCCTCCGGCTCCTCTTCCTCCGACCCCTCTTCCTCCGACCCCTCTTCCTCCGACCCCTCTTCCTCCGACCCCTCTTCCTCCGGCTCCTCTTCCTCCGACTCCTCTTCCTCCGACTCCTCCGACTCCTCCTCCAAATCGCCATTGTCCGCGGCATCAACCTGGGCAATCAGGTCATCGACCACAGCAACATCGTCAGCCGTGACAGCTTCGGGTTTTGACATCGGATAGGCCGCTCCGGTGGGCTGCCCCCAATGAGCCCCGAGCCCCAATTCGTGCTCGCAGATCTTCAACTGGTCTCGTAACTGGGCTTGCTTGTTCCGCAGATCAGTCACTTTGGTCTTGACAGCAACGAGCAGCCTCTCCAGATCCTCGACCGAAAGCTCTAGCTCTTTGATTCGCACGACCGACTCGGCCAAAATCACCCTGGCTGCGGCTTCGCGGTCGGCCGTGCTTCGCCCAGCACGAACATGTGGATTGTGCGCCAGCAAATCCGTGTAAGCGATCTCGTACTTGCCCTTCTCACGAGCCAATTCGTGCTCGAACCAGCCCCGATCTTCCAATAGCTGCAATTGCAACGCCGTACAGCGCCGAAGCTGATTGCTGATCGCGGCCTTCTTGTTATTCATCGCCTTCGGCCCAACCGCCAGAGGATCGGCGTCCAGATCGATGGCGGGCATCGAGCGAAGCTCCTTGTGGATGCGCCGAATCCGGGCCTCATCAACAACGGGCTTGTCCGGTACGAGATCGCTACTCATGGTCGTCGCTGCTTCCGACATTCTTTCCTCGACTAAGCAAGTCGCGAATCAGCTTGGCATAGTTGTTCTTGTACATCCGAACCCGCGCCTGACACACCTCGGGACCAATCCCGCCGCCAGCCATCGCCGCCTCGGTCGCGGCAATGTCAGCCTGCATCGCCACCAGCAGATGAGCAATTCGGGCTTCAAACATGGTCATCCCCTGTGCAGCTATCCGATCATCGTCTTCAAGCACTCCGATCACGTCGGCGCCTCGGCCGCCCGCATCATCCTGTATGGATTCCCAGGCGGCAGCAAAGCCCGCAAACGAATCACCGTCTCGGTGCTTGTATGCCCGAGTTGCCACGACCTTCGTGATACGCAGCTTCCGTCTGATCGAAGATAGGACTTCCCTTAGCTCATCGTCGGCAGCCATTCCACACTCCTTTACGCCTCGGCCGCCTCACTTGAGCACCCAGCGAGCGCAATTAGCCGGTCAGGGAAGAGCGTGTTCCGCGTATCGACCTCCCTGTTCCCCACAGCCCGCGCCAACGCCGTGGGGTGCCCAAAAAGGCAGACCTTCCGGCGAGCCCGCGTAATTGCCGTATAGATGAGGTTGCGCTGTAGCTGACGCCGGAAACCGCTGACCCAGGGCATCAGAATGACATCGTACTCCTGGCCCTGGCTGTTCCACCCGTAAAACCCATTTTGTAGAAAACGATGCCCGTCCGGCACTTCGACACAGACAGAAGAAGAGACGCAAGGCTCAACCGACGCCACCACACTATGGTGGTCCTCCAAAAACGAAGCCAACTCCCGCTGGGCCTGTGTCCCTGTCGAGTACTTCAAGATCTCGGCGGCTGCATGTCGGCTGATACACCCCCTATTGATGCCATTCCGATACACCGGCAACGGAACCCGAGACCCCAACTCTGCACGCAGAGCCTTGACTAACCTCCTGCTACACGGAAAAACATAGCGCTCCGGCCCCACCGCCAATCTCGCCCTCTCTTGCTTCTCACGTGTGATGAAACCAATTTCCTCACCGAACTTTCTGGCATTAACGCCGTAAAGCTGAAGAGAAGGGGTGCGGCTCGTTGTTCTTCCAGCAATGATACCCATACGCAAAAGAAGCACCCGAACCTTCTCCCGCACTCCTGCAAACTTACTGGCCAGCTCAATGTGATCGAGTTTCGTAGGGTCACCCGAACGAAGATGCACCGACCCATCCTCAAACAACCCACGTAGAAACCACCGCTGAACCTCCACCGGAGACTGCAAGACACAAGAAGGAACATCCTTCGCGTGCGGCAGCAACCCACCAAGTCGGGACAACCATTGGGATAGGAAAACGGAGCTTACCTCGGCATGGTACGCTCCCAATTCGTGGAATCGCGACGCTTCCACACCAAATAGCTCCCGACAAAGCTCAGCAAACCGATCCACCACTTCTCGGTGCCTCTTGGCCAAACGAAACCCTGCGGGGGAAAGCGTACCGTCAGCCACAAACAACCCCAAAAACTCCGCGCCGCTGTTGTTGAGTACAGACGGGACCGAATACAACCGAGTCCGAACGTCCGTCTCTTGCGGAGGAGACGGTAACACGGCCGGCTCAATGGCATCTAGCTCCGGCCGCATTCGCAATCGCAGAAAATCCCCGATCTTGATCCCCTGAGCCACCTTCCGCTCATAGGTTTCCGTCTCAGCATCCCAAACATCCAAGCCATGGTCTGGAGTAACGCTGACGGAGTAGCCGTCTTTGGTCGTGATTTTCAGCATCGGAGCTTCTGGGTTGACGACCTTCCGTTCGTAGGCCCTCGGGCCTCCTGGCGCACCAACCATTCCCGCCCCCGGCAATGAAGCAATCGGAAGAAGCCCTTTGGTTGTCTCCACCAAAGTGTCGGGGTGGAGACATTTGTGACACGTGATCGCGTAAGCCAGTCGGAGATGTGAGGATGCCGTGCGGAACGGGAGGAAAACCTCCGTCTCTGGCGGTCCCCAAATCCTGATCTTGACTTCTTTCTTCTTCCGGTCCAGACGCACAATCTTACCCACGTCGCCGTTGAAGATATCGTACTGATAGTTGTTCTTGACCACCATCACCCGATCACCTTCACGAACCGTCTCCGCCCCCAACCGCATCTCTCGCAGACCTGGCTGTTTGGGGTTGAGCAAACCCCGGATACGCGAATTCAGGTTCGTGACTCCGAGAGTCCCAGCATGACGTGGGCTGAGCACCTGGAAGTTGGCGTGCTTGTCATAGAGTTTCATGACGGTAGCCAGCAACGTCTCCAGCACCTTCTCTTCTGTCTGGATCTCAAACAGAGCAAAGTCCGTCTTGCCTGGAGTCGGTTGTGGGATCTCGCCGCTGTTGATCGCGTGCGCTGCCAGAACGATGTCCGACGTGTCCTCCTGACGATAGATCTCTGTCAGTCTCGTCACGGGAAACAACTCGGTAGCAATCATGTCCCGCAGCACGTTGCCGGGGCCTACCGGGGGAAGCTGCGCCGCATCTCCCACGAACACGATGCGACACTTCTTCTGCGTGCAAGACAGGATCCGGTACAGCAAGTGCTGATCAACCATCGAGGACTCGTCCACAATGAGCACTTCGGCAGGATGGGGCGATCCTTCATCGTAGCCCCAAAGCTCTCCAGACCCGTCGCCCGACGCTCCTTCGCTGGTCCCGACGATGCCCGCGTATGTAGACTCGCGATCGTCCTCCCCATCAATCCCACGTGCCTGAAATGCCCTGTGAATCGTGGACGCCTCCGAGCCCGTAACAGACTGGACACGTTTGGCAGCAATCCCCGTGGGCGCAACGAGCAAGAACGACACCCCTGCGTCTTGCAAAACCCTCACGACCGTCCGCAGACAAAACGTCTTTCCCGTTCCAGGTGACCCCGTAATGATGGAAACCGGATGAATAAGCGCATTGAGGGCCGCTTGCATCTGAAGGCGCTCCAGCGACACCTTGCTTCCGCCCGTCCATTCGTCCAGAGCTAGCTTCGCAGTGCCCTCAAGATCCAGCGGGTTCTCTTTTGCGTGCTCGGCGGTTTTGACTCCAACCTCTCCTAGCCTCTTGGTGTATTCCTGAATGTCCTCTCCGCAGATCTGCGCGCGCTCCATCCTCTCTACCAGGAGCTTTGCCGACTCATCCTCGATCAGAAACGGCCACGGCTCGTAGATGGCTACCGTTCCGGGCTTGGTCTTGCGGTCGAGGGTGACCGCGCCTTCCTGGTGACACGCCTTGAGCGTGTGAGCGATTTGCTCGGTCGTCACATTGGGAATGATCTCCTTGACCGCAGCAAAGAGATCACCCGAAAGCATGTACAGATGCCCCATCCCCCGCCGACTCTTCACCATGTGAAGCACTGCGCCTCGAATCCTCTTGTCCGAATCCAACGACAGCCCCATGCGCATGGCAATCTCGTCTGCCTGCTTGAATTCGATCCCGTCGATCTGAACAAGACTCCACGGATCCTCCGCGAGCACCTGCTCCACGCGATCTCCAAACAGGCTCCACACCCGATCAATCTTCACCTTCGGCAAATCAAACTCGCTCAGGAAGCTGAGTGCCTGGAACATCGCCTTGACCGCTTGCCACCGCGAAACGATGTGCTCGGCTGACAACTGATCGATGCCTCGAACCTCTTGCAGCCGCTCGGCATCTCCAAGAGCGGTTTCCATCTCGTCGCCGAAGTGGTCGGACAATATCTGAAGAGTCAGACGACCCACTCCGTGCGCGCTCAGGATCTTCTTGATCGTGGAGACCGTCCAGGGACCTCGGATGACAGGGGCGCGCGTGATCTCGATCTGGCGTCCGTACTCCGGGTGCTTGACCCATTTGCCTTCAAACCCAAACCACGTACCGACATCCACATTCAGACCGGGGATGTTGCCTCGAATTGTCACCAGCGCTCCGGCAAGGGGAGAATAGTCCTCTGCTGGATCATCCCTCTCACGCCTGAAGCTGCGGCTGGCCGGACCAGCATCATCCGCATCATCGATCTTGATCTTGAGAATGTAGAACGCTTGCCCTGCGTTCTCAAAGATGACCGAATGGACTCGGCCTGTGTAGTACTCCGTCATCTAGTAGGACACAGTGCTCGAATGGGGATCGCCACCTACACCACACATCCATCGCCGCAACACTTCATCACACGAAACTCCACAGGAAAGCTCGTGTGAAAACGGTCCCGTGGTGGCATTCGCCCATGCCCGCACGACAGCAACTTCAATGAGCCGTCTCGGAAGCTTCCAGACAACCCAAAACAACGCATTCTCTTTCCACTTGTAGATACGATGGCGGACTGTCCACATTAAGGTTCTCATGGCTTCAACTCGTCCTTCTCTTTCTGAATCATCGACAGAAAGTCACGCAACTGGCCGATCCTCTCTTGAAGACGCTCTATGGAGGGGTTCTTCATGTCGTCCTCAATCTCGGCCGTAAGCTCCTCCAGGTCCGGCAACACGGTTGCGACGATCTGGCTCTGGTGCCCGACGAGGAAGTCGAAATAGAGCCTGACTTTCGACCCATCCTCTTTCGTGAGCGACCACTCCCCAGCATCGTACCGGAGCACGCCCTTGCTGTTGACCTCGTACAAGTAGTTGGGTCGGTCGTGGTGCCCCACATGACAATGCCCAGACGGTTCCTCCAGACAACAACCACCACCCCAACGGTCTGGGAGCGGCGGATCGGGAGGGCAGTGGTGAGCAACGAAAGTCACCGTCTCCCCAAGCATCGGCTCCAGGGCCTTCTCTACCGAGACAGTTCCAAGCTCATCGTCCGCAACCAACAGATTGTCGTCTTGCCGGTAAAAGACTCCCGACAACACAACGACCTGTGCTTTGGCCTTGACCATTCACCTACCACTACGCCCAACAGGCGAAGTATCGAGGCGATAGATGGGCAGCTACCCGCACTTGGTGCTACCACATTGCCTGCATCGCGGGCAATTCTCCTGGTAGACCATCGTGCCCTTCCCGCCACAATCAGGGCAGACCTTCACGGCCTTAACCTCGGTCCCGTCCGCGATGTACTTCTTCAGCACGCGGGCAATCACCTTGGCAAAATCGTACATATCTGCGTCGGCCGTTCGCCCAAGCTGCTCCGCGATGAATTGAACAGGAGCACCGTGGCGCAACGACAGGCTGAGGATGCGCGTAAAGTCCCCTTGCTGCGGGTTGTCAAACATCTTCACGATGTTCTTGATCTTGTTGGGGTCGTCCTCATCCCCGTACCAAAGATCGTACTTCCCACCATCCTTGAAAGACCGCTTGACAATCACGCCTTGCGTGATCTTCTTCGGGATCTCGATGTTTTCCGAGAAGCCACCGAAGATCTCGTAGGGCTTGCCGTCGTACAGACCAACGAGAATCATCCAATCGGTATACTCTTTTTCACCAATCTTGACCCGTGAGCGGTGGATGTCACAGGCAAGTTTCTCCAGCCGCTTGGGAGCATTGTGCTGCACAAACGCCGACTTCTTCTTGATCGGAGCATCTTCCCTACTACCCTCGCGATAGATCGTGATGCCCTTGCACCCCGCCTTCCACGCTTCGGTGTAGATCTTCTCTACCTCTTCCACCGTGACGGTTTCGGGCAGATTCAACGTGCTGGAGATTGCATGATCAACGTACTGACCCGCTGCCGCCTGTAGCCGAACACGTTGCTGCCAATCCATCGATTCAGCCTCAGCCATGTGGTAGGGACTCTCTTCAAAATCATCGTCGGTCTTGCCGGTGACTTCCTTCCACTTGCGGAACCCGTGCTCGCTAACTGTGTAGTCCTGCCACGCGACCCCCTCGTTATCGACGCGATCGACCCGAGCGCCTTGATCGTTGGGATTGATCTTCTTTGAGCGCGTGTAAAGCGCCTTGTAGAGAGGCTCAATCCCACTCGTAGTCTGGGTCATCATCGAAACGGACCCCGTGGGAGCCGTCGTGAGATTGGCGATATTGCGCCGCCCGTTCTGCTCCCAGCGCATCCGCAACTCAGGACCGCCCGCCTCCATGATGCGCTGAATGAAGGGATGGTCCTTCTCTTTGGCGTAGTTATAGATCGGGAAACAACCGCGTTCTCCTGCCATCTCTACAGATGCCTCATACGAACCCACCGCCAACGCCTTGTAGATCTCCCGCACGACCTCGATGCTCTCATCTGTCCCGTAGCGAACCCCGAGCATAGCAACCGTGTCGCCAAGTCCCGTGATCCCCAGGCCAGTACGACGCCCGGTGAGACCAGCCTTATGGGTCTCCTCCCACAACATTCGTTCCGGGGCCTTGACCCAATCGGGCTCTGGATCCTTGTCAATCTTGGCGAGGATCTTCTCCACTAGCTCTAGCTCGATGTCAACGAGATCGTCTAAGAGCCGCTGAGCCTTGTTGGCGACCTGGCGGAATTTCTCCCACTCGAATGCGGCCTGGTCCGTGAACGGATCGGAAACGAAACTCGTCAGGTTGAGCGCCAGCAGACGACACGAATCTGCGTTCGCGGACAGCGGAATCTCTGCACAGTTATGGCTATTGATGAGAACCCGTTGCGGTTTACCATACTTAGAAAGAGACTCCACCCCCCCGATATAATAATTGCTTACCCCATCAACAGCACCGTTGTACACATCCGCGGTTCCGTCTTCCTCAATGGAGACAATGCGATGATTATAGTTCTGCGCGGCCTCCTTGAGGGCAGCATAGCTCCGAAAGCCGTTAACATTGCTTTTTCGGATATTGAAAGGCACGCCTTCTTCTGAGCAGCTCCGTTCCCACTCTCTTCTGTAAGGAACACGCCCCAACCGGAATTGCACTGCTGTAAATACTCTGAGCTGCTCGTCGCGAACACAACGCATTCGCTTTCGATGTCCTGTGCGAACCCCTTGTAAATGCTTCTTTCGGAACCCCTCCAAACGCGCACGGCGCGAATTCTGACAAGCGCTGCTACAACACTCTTGTCCTCTTCGAGTCAGCGGCAAGGAAAAGTTCTTGCCGCACTGTGGACAAGTCTTACGAACCAAGATTTCACGACCCTCGACAACCAACGGAAGATCGGTCACCGATTTCGCGTAAGCAATACGCCTGTCCAAGCTCCTCTTTAGCGGCAATCGGTGATGCTTCGGGATTTCTTTCCCAGTCGCAAATTCCCAAATCATCCGATGTTCTGCACGAGAATAGGATCGGTTGCAATTTCGCAGCCACAAGTAATCCTGACCTCGTTTATCTCTCTTAGGCCAGCGATCTTTAATGGATGCCTCGTACCGATAACCTACATGAAGGCTATCCCCCACCATCAATTCATCTACTGAAGCGTAGACCCCCGCACGGAGAAGGAACTGGTGCTCTTTTGTCGCACGGAAAATCGTGCCATCCTCTAGCTTGATCTTGTAGACTGGCTTACGACCACTAATCCCCGGATTCCGCATCATCTTGATGACAATGCGCCCTTCTTCTCCACACGCGTACACGGGGACATCGCACCCCTCATCCGCCAAGGTCTCAAATGACACAAATCCGCGACCGTCGGCAACCGCCACAAGCGTATCTCCCGTCATGCACGGGTTCGTGCTGACCGTCCGGTAACCTTCCTCAGCGTAGCAGTCGGCCGGGCTCTCGCGCAGGATGGTGTCCCAGAAGAGAAGCCCAGGCTCGGCGCTGTCGCGAGCCCCCTTCATAATCTCCGCCCAGACCTCGCGAGCATCCAGCCACCCCTCGATTTTCGGATTCTCCTTCTCGTCACACGGCCAGCGGAGATGGTACTCCTTGCCCTCCTCGACTGCCTTCAGGAATTCGTCGGAGAGCCGCACGCTGATGTTCGCGTGCGTAACCTTCGTTCGTTCCTCATGTCCACACGCCCGACACGCTGTCTTTTCGTTCTTGATGCGAACGAACGTCATGATTTCGGGGTGGTGAACATCGCACGTAATCATCAAAGCGCCGCGCCGACCGCTGTTGTGGGCATACAATCCGTTAGCGAAAAACAGATGAGTGTCATCAAGAACGAGATCGTAGGTCTCCTCCTCTCCCCCCTCTACCACCTGTACAATCTCGTCGTTGGACATTCTCATCGCACACGACGGAATATCAACACCCTCTACAGCAAGACGATCGAGGGTGTTTCGCGAAAGAAGGTGAGACGGATCGGGGCAGTATGCAAACTTGCTATATCGGACGCCCAAGTCAGCAGCATTGAAAATTGACAACACGTTATCGCGCTTGGCTACAAACCCGAGCGAAGCCACCTTCACACTCTGTCCGCCAAGAAACTCGATGAACCGACGCTGACTAGAAGCCCCCACCACATTGGCCGAATAAAGAGTTTTCCAACCCTTCTCAGACCTGTCCTCTTCATGCCAGCTCGTCGCAATTCCATACGCGGCCAAAACAATCTTAAGAGTAGTCAAGAAACGCCGAGAAGTGGAGCTAAAACTGTAGCCCTTCTTCGAGCCGGACGCATAGCCGTCCGCATCAAAGTATCCAGCAACGAAAGCAGCCAAGACTTCCCGTTTCGCCCGAAGGAAACACTGAGGAAACGCAACTTCAGGCTCTCTCTGAAAAAGACCATTAACAGTCAAAAACAAGTAGATCTGTTCTGAAGAAATCCGCAGTCGCTGTAGGTCCCCATCTCCGGGTTTAAGGCGCCCAGAGTACCCAAAGACACGCTCAACAAGCGTTGTAACCTTCTCGGTTACTTCCGGCCAATCGTTAGACAAAGCCACGCTGACACAGTGGTTTGTTGTGATCTTTTTCTCAGCTACCTCCACACAACCATCCCCACAAAACTGCCCAACCAAATAAGCCAACTCCGCAGTTAGCGTGGAAGGAAAACGCCACCTCTTCAGCCTGTTCCCGCTCATGCCCATAAACGGAGGTTCCAACGGAATCGCACTCCCCTCCCAGCCCTCCCCTAACAGATTTGTAATGGGATCGCCAACCATCATCTCACCCACGGCAATCTCACCACTCATGCTGTGAAACACATGATCCCCCGAAGCCCAGACCTCCAATCCGCGAGACGTTCGAACCTGAACCACCGACTTCCGGTTCTTTAGTACCTTCGCAACCCTTCTCCAACCCTCGGCCGTCCACACCAAGTCACTGCGTTGTTGAATCCGCTCAATCGGCTTGAGTCCTTTAGACGTGAGAACCAGAGTACCAGCCGCCAAACACTGTGCAACCTCCTTGCACGTTCGCGAGTACCTCTCCATGAACACGCCGATGCCATCCGTGGTCTCGGCTGCGTTGGTGGTCGGCTGTCCTTTCGGACGCAACGTAGAAATGTCGAAACCGACACCACCACGACGCTTCATGATCTGTGCCTGCTGCTGGTCCGTCACGAAGATTCCACCGTAGGAATCGTACGGTGGCGGCACGACGTAGCAGTTGCTCGCGCTCTGATACCTGTATGGGTTCCCGATCGCTGACATGGGCGATCCTTGCGGCACGACGTAGCGAAAGTGATCGAAGAGATCGAAGATCTCCTCCTCTGACAGCGAGTTGGGATACTTCGCCTCGGCGCGTGCGAATTCGCGCGCTAACCGACGATGCATGTCCTCAGGAGTTTTCTCGACATACTGGTTGGCGTTGTTCTTCAACGCGTACTTCGTGGCGAACACGTTAGCCGCCAACTCGTCACCACCGAAGTATGCAAGCGAAGCCTCCATGACTTCTGCGAATGTATACGTCGGACGAACCGCCTCGACGTGCGCTTGCTGTGCCTCACCCGGAGGCCGCGCTCCGTTGGTTGGCTTCTTCTTAGAAGGCACAGGAACACAGTCGTCAGGAAGCCTCTGTTGCAGCATCAGGAACCCTCACTCACCTGTGTGTGTCGTTGTCGCGACCGACATGCCCGGAGCATGGTTGCGCGCAACCAAGGACAGGGTATAGACCGACAAACGAGCCACGTCACTGTACCGGGTGTGTGCGCTCTTGTATAGCCTTGAGAAGTGCGCACTCCAATTCCACCCAAGAATTAACGTGACCCGACTTCACCCCTCTCTCAATTTCTCCGAGGGAGGTTAAAAGTCTCGCCAGACTTTTTTCGCCCCACTTTTGCGCCACCGGAACGACTTTCGTTTTGCAAACGTAGGAGTGTAACTTGAGACGTGCGGAAATTTCTTCGATCTCAGCCTTTTGTCCGAGAAGTGCAGCCGCATGGAGCCACTGCGAGACGTTGCGTGCGAGCAGCCCGCACGCCTTCATCGTGGGGTCTCCAGCATGCGTCCTCCTCATGGCCGCGAGAGCCCTCACAAGACGTGACGGGTGCATAGCACCCAGAGCATCGGCCACGGCGATGGCACCCACCTGAGAGAGCGTGGAGAGCGTCAGCCGCAAGTGCGCCGCCTGCACTTCTTGGCCGCCCGTAGCATGGAGTAGGGCGGCAATTTTCTGGACCTCAAAAGCCAGGATCCCCACGTCAATTCCAGCCGCCTGGACCATAACTTGGGCGAGTTTTTCGCTCAGCCGAATTTTCCGACGTTTGGCCTCGGCAACTACGAATCCAACTGCATGCTGCCCCTGTTTCCAGGCCGGGATCGCCTCGAAACGGATGTGGACCTCGTTGGGGAGCGTCTTTGCAACGGTCGCCAAACTCCCCTTGGCCTTGAGATCGCCTCGATGATCCAAAACCAGGCAGATCTTTTTGGACCCGCTGTGGTGGTGCTTCAGGAGCAGATCTGCGTCCGCCTTTTGGGGCTCACGAACGATGACAAGAGTTTTGTCCTTGAAGAGACTTCCCGCACCTAGCGTGCGAGTCAACTGCTGCTTGTCCGATCCCTTGATGTACTCAACCCGACGACCCGAGCGCGCCGCCGCCGCGACGGCTTTCTGAATCTCACGGTGTTGCATGAAATCCTGCGCCCCCGAGATGAGCACAACAGGCGGAGGGTCTAGCCAGGACATGAGCGCCGAATATGGTCCTGCCGATAAGGTTCCCAATCCGCCTGCTTCGCGAACCACTCCTCAACAAACGGCTTGCACGGCTCAGACAGAACCACTTTCTTGAGTTTGAGAAGCGCATCGTCGGGGCTCATTCGCGACGTAGCGGAGATCTCTCGTCCGAAGGAAGAGGGTGTCACAAACCGCGCCGTCCACTCCTTGTTCCAGCAGAGGGACCGCGTGACCGAAACAGGATACTCTCGCCAAAACGTATAGGCTTCTGGATTCATGTCAGCCTCCCGCGAACACAGCCAGAATCTCATTCTTCCCCACGTACCGATAACCACCTAACCGCCGCAACCGTTCCCAAAACATGTAGCGCTTTCCGCTCATCTGATCTGGGTCGAGAGACATCGCACGCACACAGGCATCGATGATGTCTCCCGGCGACGCCTTGGTTTCCCGAAGCAATTCGATGGCGCGTGCTCGATCCTTATCTACAGCCGCCTTCACCAGATCCAGCGCAAACGCCAGCATCTCTTCATCGTGTTCCTCCAGCCCTGGGCACCATCTGTGGATGCACCTGGATCGGATGGTCGAGGAAATCGCACCCAAATCGTTAGCCCACAGAACAGGACGCACGACCTCGGGATCGAATTCCTCGATGACCTTCAGCAACACGTCCGTCGCGTTCTGCTGTGCCAGGTCCAAGGGCCCCACGATAAACGCCCCCGGTTCATCGCCCACCGTTGCCGACTGCATCAACGCGATGATCGAACGGGCATCATCGATCTTGAGCCCCTCTTCTCCGAAGGGACCGCCAACACAGCGGCCGATTCGGGGAAGCTGCTGTCCGACCTCCTGGCGAGCCCGAGGCCCATGAAACAGCAGTGCCGACGTGTACCGCACGTCGGCCTATACGCTTCCCGCCGATCTCCGGCACACTATAGATGGTCTCAGAACGAGATCGCGTATGCCTTGCCGCACGTCAGACACTTATAGGTGGCTCGTCTCCCGCCGCCGGGGATGTTCACCGTAGACACCACCACGGCTTCCGTGCCTGGGCAGTTGGACTCGCCCGTGATGTCGTGCTTGGCACGGCATGGCATGTGGACGGTATTCTTCGGCTTCGGCTTCGGCTTCGCTTTGTCGGTCATGGCAGTCCCCACGCAGTCTGAAGGTACAAGTGGACGAAAGCCCGCTCGTCATCAGACAATACCCGCTCATACAAGACTATCTCCGCGAGAGATCCTTCCAGGTAGTCGTAGGATGCGGCCCCGTTGATTCCAGCATTCCGACGACCGATAGCGGCAAGGATGGGCGGCGACTGGCCAAACAACTCCTGGCCAGGGTCCCAGTGATCGTCGGTCGTGTCGCCCGTGAAGATCGTGGTCGCTGAATCGTCAACCCCCACAGCCATCGTTCCCGCCCCACCAATGCTCTCTCGGTACTCCACGATTCCGTAAGTGTTGGCGGCAAGAGCAAGAGACGTAGGAATATAGTCAACCGTCTTCACCGCCATGACTGGAGTCCCAGAAGGGGCTCCTGAACCATCCTGATGAACACGACAATCAGGGCCTCCAAAGGACCCCTCAAATCCGGTCGCAGCAAACCACGTCCCGATGGCTGAGCCAGTCACTTGATACTTTCCGACCACGAACAAGGTGAAGTCATCAAGCACCCGTAGCGGAAGCGTCAGATGTTGGGTGACGCCATCGAAAGAGATCACGTCACGACCGTTGAGATCGGCCGCGACAACCTGGGGCTGATCCGCCAAGACTTGCTGACTCGCATGAACATTGGTGACCTTGTTTGCCCATCTCCGAACACCAGCAGGACCGTTCAACAAGATCGTGCTCGAATCGCCAGCATCGAACCATCCAACCAGCCCCTCCAAATCACTCGGTACAAAAGGCACGGGTGCGACAGGAAACGTGTTCGACCCCGGTCCGTAACCAGCGCGAGTGAAACTGGCCTCCAACGAAGCTCCCAACACATCCAAGACCTGACCCACATTCGACTCCAACAAGCGTTGGTTGAGAGGACTTCTCATGTCGAAGGAGTCCAACACGGGAGCAACGGCTGTGTCCCACTGTTTCTGGTTCACGGCAACGTAGTTTGAGTCCAGCGCGTAGTCGATCCCGTCCAGCGAGTTAACTACAGATCTTGTCCGCGTAGACCTTCGGATGTAGACAAGGGGTGCGGGTTTGGCGATCGTAGACAGCCCGAAGTCTAGCTTCGCAGCATCCAAGAGGATCAGCAGACAAGGGAGCGTAAGCTCCTCTCTAGCCTCTTGGGGCGTCCGGTTCTTTCCCAGGCCAAACCTGTGAGAGCCCATGTCTACTATGTGGGTCGGGATAGGATAATCAGGGGCTATGTGGGTAGGGCTTCCGTTGCTTGTTCTCTCGTTACTTGGGTTCGTACTGGCATTCGTACTGGTTGCAGTTTTGAGATTATCTTCGTTTGCATTATCGTGATCGTGACGATCACTCTCTCCAATTAGTTAACAACCAATTGGTTCCCCTACGGAGAGAGGAAGAGAGCAGAACAGCGGGTTACGTCTCTAGTCCAGAGGGCTCCCCTGTTCGCGTGCCCCGAAGGGCCTACTCGTATTGGTACTCGAAGTCGTCTTGGAGACGACACCACTCCGCTGGCGTCCTGCCCAGATCGGTTTCCCGACCACCGATCCCAACGTATACAATGCCGACCTTGCCTGGGGTTCCCCCACGTTCGTTCGGTCGCAGATCCCTCCACGTATCCTGGCGACATCAGGATTGACCGATCACAGTTTGGAGTCGGCGTGAGCACAAGGTTGGTCCGATGCTCCGTCCTCGATGTGTCACAAGGACTGCCTCCGGCAACACCGGAGGGAGAGCAGCCGGAGCACCTTACTCATGCGAAGTGCGCTGTCAAGCAGCGCGTTTCACTCACGCCATCTATGCGCGACGCACGTCAGACTCACCGACCCTTGCTGGCCGCCGAGAGATCTTTCCCACCATGCTTGTACGCTCCCGCGCCAGCGCCAGGAAAGTCTCCGATTGTGATCGACAAAGGCCCAACGTTGACTGTTCGATCGCCAGAAAGTAATTCTTCCTCGATCTTCAGCCACTCGGCCAAGACTTCCTCAAGATCCTCATCTTCCGTGGCGCGTCGGGTAGCCCAGCCCGGCTCACCGAGCACTTCGATGTCGCTCACCAAGCTCTGGAGATTCTTCCAGAGCGCTCCCGTCTTTTGAGCATTCTCGACTAGCCACTGCTTCATTTTCTTGATGGAGTTAGTGACCTGCGCCTTTGGCTTCCCCGTGATCTCTACGAGATCCTTGAGAAAGCCCTCGGGTTCTCCTCTTCCCGTGGGCGTTGTTGTCCGGCCCGATCCCTTGATGTAGTCGAGATATGCACAGAAGATGTCAGCCTCGACTCGGCGTCCCGACTGGCGGACCATGCTCTTGAGAATCTCACGAATCTTGTCCGCCTTCGGGCTATGGTGCTTTCGTAACTCCAGGTAGAGAGGATTCAGATCCGGGGCGCCCCTCTGTCGCTCGTACACCGACTCTGTCCGAGGAGAAACGCGCTGGAACGTCTCTTGCTTCTTCTTGCCGCCTTCCTCGCTCCGCACAAAATCAGCCGCGCGCTGGGTAAACTTCTTGGCGATTGCTCCTGTGATACCGGGCGTCGCTGGCGTTGTTGTTCCTTCATGCACACCCTCGACCTCCGAGGGTTTAAGAAGTGTCTTTCCTACTTCAAAGAAGGTCGGCTGTCGTTTCTTCGCAATGGGAAAATAGCCGAACGCAAAATCACCCGCAACTTCCTCTGGGGTGCGGCCGTACTTTCGCTGAGCATCATCATCATCCCCGAGCCGTCTCCTGACCCCGATGATGGCTGCGTTGAAGAAACCAGAATTCTGATTGGAAGTCCACGCCGGATTCAGCTTGCCAAAGTACTTCTCGGCCTCCTTGCGCCCAGCACGCCCTTTGCGCACCCACGTCCCCGGCTTCATGCTCTTGTTTTCACTCCACGCCACACCCTCCAGAAACGACACACGAGCGAGTAGGTCCATGCCCAGGTCAATCCGGGCCTGGAGCACCCGAGAGGCCACACGGAGCGCTGAGGGCCGTGTCCGGGGCTCCGAGGCACAGCGGCGCAGCACATTGTCGAGCGCAAGGAATAGATCCTGCATGAGCTACTGACGACGATCTATAGACAGCCTACCCAGACCAGCCGGGCAGATCTGCCCGACGACCACCTATAGAAATTCTCGCCGGCCGATGCTTGTGGACAACTTGCACCCGTAAGCGACAAGCCGAGGGTTTCACTAGCTTTTCGCCGCGCTGACCCTGTGGACTCTCGGGTTCGCTGATTTCTTGACACGACCGAAGCCGCCGCCTACGGTGCTTGCGCTGCATTCTGACCCTCCGGGTGTCCTAGCAGCTTCAACACGCACTCTGTTTTCCATCCTCTCTCGGTTCGCCGGAGGGACGGGAAGGACAACATGTTTCGCACTGTACGGCCGACCGGCTCATGGTTCAACAACCATCTTCTCTTCGTTCTCGGAAAACTCACTGATTGTCGCCCGCTCCAGGGAGTGGACCTGACGAGGGTCACCAATGAGGTTCTCAAGCTCGCGGGAATCTCTTCTAAGCACCCGCCCTGGAAGACCAACGGCAAAAAGGCCCTTTCGCCCGCTCGCCTCGTGGGTTTCTCGCACCGTAACCTGCGCGAAGCATACAAACCAAACGGATGGCTGACCGTTCTGAAGGAAGACGGAACCTGGGCTCTTTCCTGGCTCGGAGCCAAGAGAGCCAGGGAATTGCAAGGCACCCACCTGCCCAAATGGCGCCCCAAGACGGTCCAAGACAGAAAGAAGGCCAGCGGAGCCAAGATCGAGGTAATCGATGCTTCCCAGGGAGAAACGCTCACTGCTCAGTGGCTTCGTGAGCAAGAACCTGCGCTCTCCGAGAAGCTGATCAAGTATCTCGGCGGACGCTACGTGACCTCGCGCGAACATAACCTTCTTGAAGAGCACATCCAGACGTTCTACAAGAACCTCATCGAGCGCGACTCACTTCGCTCTCGGCTGGAGGAAGGACAAAACATCCCCTTCTCCAAGATCTGTGTCTACGCGCGCAACAGCACGAACAGCCAGATCCGCGACAACGCCCGTCGCCCTCTCCACCGGATCATGCAGGGAGCCCGCACCAAGAAGGAGCGCGAGGCTTACATGAGCCTGGAGGACTGGTCCCGGCGAATCCACGTCAAGCAGTCCGACCCGTGGTCACAATGGACGTGGAACGAAGATGACGAAAGCTGGGTCAAGAGCCTGGAGGAGATGCCCGACCCCTCTGCCGAAACGACGATCGAGGAGAAGATCGGATTTGAGCAAGGGTTTGCAGCTTTCCTCGCCGCCCTCAAGAAACGCGCGCCATCCCAGGCTGACGAGTACCTGTCGATCCTTCAGGATCGTTTCGTCATGGAAATGTCAATCAAGGAATGCGCCGAAAAGCGAGGCATCAGCCGCAATCAGGCGGCGACGATGATCCGCTCAGCCAGGAAGATCGTCATCCGCGAGTTTGAGCACGGATCGCTGGCTCAGGATCTCGGCCTGAGCTAAGCCTACTCTTCCCAGGCCAGCCAGTCGTCTACGCTCTGGGGCTCTCCCTGAGAAGCCAGCTTCATCCCGGCCTCGGGATAAGCCATGCGGAGCATGCGGCTGTAACCGCATCGAGCCTTCTTGGCGTGCATATCGAGAAAACCAGTGAGACGCTCATGGAGCGCCGCCTTCCGCACATGCAGATCCGAAGCAATCATCCCGGCATGTCCCCGAAGTTGTGAGCACGCCCCAAGCCCCAGCGCCGCAGTCCGGGCTCGGAATCCGTAGAGTCCATAGCGCGCACGTCCGGCGGTCTTCTCTGGATGGCCTCCCTTGACCCCCATCGAAGCCAGGACCGGCGCAGACTCCTTCAGAGCCGCCAGCAGGACGCGAGCCGGTGTGGACTTGGCCCGCCTCTGGTGAGCGCTCAGAAACTCAATGACCTTGGCGTCCTTCTGGTAGGCATTCTTGGCGATCGTGATCGCCGCCTTCTTGAGCTTTCGACTTGCACTCTCGCAAGATGCTTGAATCGCCTTGGGGTAGCCGTATAGACCTCCGGGCGCTCGCGCGGCTGTCTTGTCTTGGGAAGCATCCTCGACCATGGTGCTGCCCCATCTATGAGGGAGGGTCTGGGTCAGTCTTTGCCTTGCCATGGGATCCTCGTCATCTAGGGTTTCGTATAGAGCGTTTAGCTCCGGGTCTTCCGCAATCAGCGCTTTGTAGTCCACGTAGCCGTCTTGGACGGGTTCTTGCCCCGTCGCGACAAACTGACGTGCGATCATGCGCAGAATCTCACCTATGTCTTGAGCCGTGAAACCATCCGTCTGGAGTGTCTGGACGAACCGGTACGAGTTGGCGGCGATGGCCTTGCTTCGCAGAGCTTCCCCTTCTAGACCAGCTATGTGGTCTTGCCACTCGGCCAGATTATCGGGATGCTCGATGCTCATAGTCACCGCATGGGAGTAGTGCTCTGCTCCACGTAGGGGGACAACACAAGAGCCAGGCTCTTGTGATCTATGTCGAAGAGGCGCGCTTGGGTACGTCGCATACTGTAGTACTCTTCACCCAGCACGACGTTCTGGCTGTCCTTGATGATCTGCTTGAACAAATCCGAGTCCATCTCCTGCAAGATGCCACGGATCTCATCCAAGGTCCGATCCAGAGCATCCGTCGAGCGGCCATACGTCATGTCCAGCGTGTACTCTTGAACCGGGTTCTGCTGCCCTTGCCGCCATGCCCGAGCCGTCCGCTGTTTCATGTCCTCCGAATTCCAAGTGTCGCGGTCGAGATGCACGACATTGCTGAATGCCTGGAGATTCTGCCCGGTCTGGTACACCTGACCGTGCAGAGTAGCTGACACGATGTTGTTGTTCGGCGCGACGATCTCGTTGAACACGAAACTCTGCCAGAAGGCACGCTCATAATTCTTGTTCCACGTGTCGTTCGCGGGCTCGTCCATGTGCCGCTTGTACTTCTTCTCCCGAAACGGCATGTCGAAGCCCATGTAGAAGGACAACTGCTGCCCGTTCTGAAACACGTAGATGCCCTTGCTGATCGCTGCCAGATGATACGGACCGGGCATCCGTGCGGACAGCATTTGGGCAGCCGACATGACAAACTGAGCGTCGTCCGTGTACAGCACCGTTCTCCCGGCGCTGTTCATCCACTCCTCGCTCACGATCCGCAGGCTCTCGTCCATCTTGGGATTCGAGGTACGCACCATGACCGGATTCCCAGACCAATCACGCACCGGAGAGCCATCAGGATCGCGCTCTGCTACTTCAGACACGTACCGCTCGGGAAAGTTTGCCAAGTCGTTTAGCTTCTTGATCAGAGGCGCCAGCTTCGCAGAGAACATGAGCCCGATGCGCCTGTCCCTGGCCTCTGGGATGCGTCTGCCCGTCTCGGGATCGACACCTCGAAACTTGAACCGAGCCACCATCCCGCGGAGCACATCCTTCACTTCGCTGATGGTCTCTCGATAGGCTTCCTCGATCTCGGGCGGCATCTCCAACGCAACGGTCTGCTGTGTGAGCTTGGGTAGCTCGAATTCCTCCACGTCCTGCTTGTCCCCGTAGAACACGTTTTGCTTCATGAAGGTCTGGAGATCGTTCTTGGTCAGAGGATCTTGCTTGACTCCAACCGTCCGTCCGCCAATGGTCTCCGTGAAGCGCCGCTGAAACTTGAGCATGTCCCTGCGGCCCTCGGTCCTCGGGCTCACGTCCACGTTGTTGGCGATGGCCGACAACACGTAGGCATCCATCGGCTCCTTCTCGATGGGCGAAGCCGTGAGCAAGATCTTCCGCGGATGACGAATTTGAAGCGCTGCCTTGGATGTCTGCGTGGTTCCGCTGCGCAACTGCTGGGCTTCATCAAAGAAGATCGCCACGTAGTCGTCTGCAAACTTGGGGTTCTTCTTCCACGCATTGCGAAACTGCGGATAGGTCATGATGTCGAGACGAGACATCAGATCCTTCCGCGCGTCGTCTGTCAGAAACTTCCAGATCTCCTTCTTGATGTTCCCGCGCAGCGCCTTGGGACACACGTACAGATAGCGGCCGTTCCCCTCTTCCTCCAACCCATCGCGCTTGAGCTTCTGCATCATGGCAATGGCCGTCGCCGTCTTCCCGACACCAGTGCCAAGAGCACACACCCCACTGTTCCCGCGTGCCTCCATCCAGGCCAAGGCTTGCTTCTGTTTGGTGAGGAGCCCCTTGTCCGGGCCACGCACGGTCTGCTTGAACCCGCCGATGGCTTCCATCGTGTAGTAGCCCAAGTTTTCATCTGCCGTGGCCTGCTCCGCCTGGGCAAGCTGCTTGAAGTAGTCCCGAATCAGCTTCGCAGCGCCCTCGGACATCGACATGCTCTGCAACGCGTCACGAACAATGTTGAAGTCCTTGGGGTCGAAGTAGAATTCGCTCCGGCGCGTGCCCTCCAGATACTCGATAGAAGGGACGAGCTTGGCGAGTTTAGAGATCGCCTGGCGCATCTCCGTGAATGCACGGCCACCAGGGATCTTCACGAACAGCTTTTTGACCTTGACCGGACGCTTCTTCCCCCGAACCTTGACCTTACGTTCGGCCACGGTCACGTAGGGCTCGCGCTCAGCCCGTACCGTGAGTTGTCCCTTGGGGCCGTGACTCTCGATGTGCTCGAAACGATTGGTGCGAGGGTTGTAGTTGTAAGCGGTCCCTTCGATCATACGCCCCGCGGCGTTGACCATCTCATCCAGGTAGAACCCCTTGAACCGCCCCTTGACGATGACTTGCCTGCCGTTCGCGTCCATCTTGACGGGAAAGATACGGGTCAGGCCGCTGCTCTTGGCCTTGTCGTCCGTGAGCGAGACAAACTCGATGTCACCCTCTAGCTCCGTAATGGCTTCCTCATCTACACGACGCATCTGATTGAGCGCGCGTGTTTCGGGGAACACCCTCGACTGCCGTGCCACAGCACGATTCTCTCGCTTGCGCTTCTCCAGATACTCCCGCATCGGCATCGCTTCGTTCGCCCAATCGTAGACAACCTCCTCGCCGGTTGCGGGATCGGTGCCGACAAACGCTGCGCGCCCCATGATGAATTTGCGCTTGGGATTCAGACCCTCTTCTTCCAGGCTTAGCTGGATGTGGTCCTCGATCTCCCGCAGCTTGCCGCGATGCCGTTGGATTGCGTCATACAGAGCGGGATCGTTGTCCTTGATCGTCTCCAGTTGCTTCTCTTTGGGACGCATGACCCGGAACACGACCCAACGCTCCGGCCCACGTTCTTGAGCCTTGAGATAGAGACCCTTATCCTTCGCCACCAAAGCGAGCAAAGGCCCGATGTTCCGAATGACTTTGAGCCATGCCATTCGGTTGTAGGGATCGCGCTCGATCGCCCGCAGCCATGGCCGAATCTCGTCCACCACAGCGCTCACTTGGTTCTGCGCGGCCGGGGAGATCTTGGTCCTGGCAAGCATGCGAGCCCGTCGCCGCAACTCCGGCCACGCACCGCCCGGAAACTTGGCCTCTACGTCACGAAGGTGTCGAGCCTCGGCCAGATCACGATAGAATTGGAAGAAGGAGAGCCCCAGAGGACCAAACTTGGAACGGATCTTCGCCATGGCCGACTGCGACAAGAGCCGGGCAACTTCCTTCTTGATCTTCTTGAGCCGCTGCTCCTCATCCTCAGATGGCAACGGCGCCTCGGCTCGCTTGAAAGCCGTATTCGCCGTCGCCCATCTGTCCTCTAGGCTCACGGCTGAAACTCCTCCATGCCCACAACTTGAATACTCCGTGGGTCGAAGACCGCCACGGTTCCATCCGGGTTTCCCGCCGCATCGTACTTCTGTCGTCGGGCTATTATCCCCACTTTTCGCCAATCGATTGGTTCTCGGACCACCTTGAAGGGTCCCGCGTACTCCTTTGCAACTTCTGGAGGCCACTTCTTCACATCACTCACGTCGAGAAACTTGATGCCTGGCCTCAAACGAAGAGTCAGAAGTGCCCCCGGTTTGCCTTCCCAATTCACGATGTCGTTGACATAGTCCAATGCCCAGCTTCGTTTCGCGGACATGTAGACGGCGGGTCCCATCGATGCTCCTCTGCCACGCCTTCGGGCGAGAACAAAGCCTCCTCGTTTGATCTTCTTCGCATCCTCTAGGTACGTGCCATGGTAGAATTTCTTCCCCGCAATCGTCGCTGCCTGGACATACCTCGCAGCAACTTTCTCGGCACACGGAAGCATGCTTCACCGTGATAGGTAACGCAACGCAACCTTCTGGTGTGACGCAACGACTTGCCGACCGTCCGACGTGATCTCGCGCTCCACTGCCATGGCGGGGCGCCGAACCAAGTAATTCGGCCACTTCTCGTACCACTTGTCGTAGAAGTCGCTCTTGGGAACGACCCGCTCCGTTTCGTCGGGATCGGGGATGTTTGAGTCCGCCACGTGAACGTTGTCGTCCTTGTCCACGTCGAAGACCACACTCGCGTGCGACCACGGGCGTCCCTCTGGATTCCACGCGATCATCACGGGGATCTTGTCGTCCGTCCACTTCTTGAGTTGCTTGACCGTTGCAGGACAGACCAACGTGACCCGCATGCCGTAGTGCTGCGCCGCCGCGATGGCATCCTCCCACGCCGCCCCCTTCAGAGGCTTCGCGCCCAGGACAGCATTGACTTCATCCTCATCGCAGTCGACCCCGTTGGCTCTGAGGCACATCATCAGGCTCGTAGCCATACAACTGTATTGGCTTCGCTGCCGAACGGGCTCCACGTCTGCTTTGGCGGTCCTACGCGGCATCAGTCCATCGAACAATACTCGTGAAAGTCGATGCCCGCCGCACCGATCGCCTTGGTCAGTTGGTTGAATCTCATGTTCGGCAACTTGCTGAGGTTGTCTTGCACCCAGCGATAGAACAGCTTGATGCCCTTTTTCCCGCGAGCCATGCAGACCGGATAGTTGGCCCTGTCTTCCTTGTCGCGAACCACGAAGTCGCGATAGCCAGCCTCGATGGAGATGTACTTGCCGTCGATCTTGATCGGCTTGAAGCCAGCGGGCGTGACCTCGACCCCCTTGTACGTCATCTCTTCGATCTTCGGCAGGACGCCTCCGGGCTCCAAACCCTCGACGTACTTCTTGGCCTTGCTCAGAGCATCCTTGTAGTTTCGAGCCTTGCCGATGTTTCCAATGACCTTCTCAAGAGCACGCTGCGCATCGGGATCTCTCACGTAATCGAGATCGTAGAGTGCAAACTCATCGACCCTCTTGCCACGTTTCCCGGCGTTGGTCAGATCCGTCACCCTCAGCGAGTGCATGAAACGGTGGATGCGAAGCATCGACTTCTCGTTCTCCACCGTCTTTCCCACGCTCATCGCCTCTTTGGCGACAAGCGGCAACAGCTTCGATCGAAGATCCGGCCGCGTGTAGGCCAGCTTGATCACCAGTGCTCGGAGAGAGGACATACGAAGGCTCCTACCCGAAGCCGGGCATAGACGAAAAACCGGCCAGATCGCTTACCGGTGGCCGCTTACGTCAATGCCGGGGCCGATCTTTGCCCGCTTGGGCCGCTGCCCTCGGGGCCTCGAAACGTCTAGCTCTACCAGATCGATAGCTGCCCGCCAGTAGCTCTCTCGGATGACCAGACGGACCAACTCCTCGATCGTCAACTCTCCGCTCTTGAGATGGTCCTTGACGCGTTGCATGATTTCGCTGCGGCTGTTGGCATACCGCTGCTCCATCTGGGCTTTGAGATCGTCCTTTGAGATCCCAAGCATCGCGCAAACTCTCTGGGGATCGTCGCTCACGGTGGGTCTTGCCGAACCATATCTAGCGCGGCACGCGCAGCATCCGGGGCTAGCACAGCCGTTACTCGGTTGACGACGCGCATCATAGCAGTCGAGACCTCAGAAACTAGCTTTTCTTGCGCATCAGGCGCAGGATCGAGGACTCTTTCCTTGAATTCCGCGTCGTTAGACAACTTGAGCAGTACCTCCAAAAGAGCCTCACGCTTCACGGCTTCCATCAACAGCGCGTGAGCAACGTGCTCTTGGCCGCTTTTGTCCATCTCCATCGTCAGGTCCATGTCTTCCTGACTCTGGAGCTTATGATTGGACCAAGGCGTGCCGTTCTGATCGACGGCGACCTCGATCTCAATCACGAAGCAGGTGTACTCGGCCTGTTTCCCCTTGGTCCAGGGGTACGAAGGAGCGGCGGGCATGTACTACTGTACCGCTACAGCTTGTCCAGCTTCCTGATCAGCTTCTTCTTGTTCTGGATTACCGTCCTCAATCCAGAGATCGTGGACCTGGCCCCCTCAGCCGTCAGGTTCTCAACCTTCTCGCCGCGCTGAAGTCTCTTGAGGTTCTCCTCATACTTCTTGAGCATCTGCTCATCGTGCCGAAGCGCCTCTTCCCATTCCTTCTTTGTGACCTCGTAGGCACGCTTGTCTTGCGTCTTGAATTTCTTGGCAAGCAGAAGCGCATCGAGGATGGACTTGTCGTCCTCCTTCTTTGCCTTTTCGATCGCCGCATCCAGCTTACCCATCGGGATGTCCTGGTCCTCGGGGATACCGAGGTACTTGTGGACACGGCCTGGATGCTTGACCGCCTTCTCTTCCCAGTCCTTACCTACTTTTTTTTTGAATCTCGACGGCTCGCCGGATCACCGAGGCTTTGACCACCCTCATGTTGTAACTCGCCATCCGATCGGCGCACGACGGGCAAAGCTCTCGCACTTCCTCGATGCCGAGCCACTCGTCATCGGCTTTCTTCCGAGACTCGCTCCGCCACTTCTTGCCCACGACACGATCAGCCAATGACGCACAAAAAGCACCCGTGTCATCCACCTTCCCCTCCATCCGCTTCATGCACTCCGTAACCTTGTGCTTCGGAGCTTTGGCAGTCAGGGACTCCCAAAACTTCTTGCGGGATTCCGCGGTCCAGCCCTTTGGCATCTTCTCCCACTTGGACCCGGACGGTGCCTCGGGCGCAGGACCCTTCGCCTGCCGCAGCATCTCAACGTCCTCATCGAGTAGCGGCAGAACCGTTGCCTCGCGAATCGCCGGCAGCAGCCGGTCACGGATGTCGGGGTTGTCCGTGGCGAGCTTGATCGCACCATGGAGGAGCGCGCGCTCATCATCCAAATCCGCCGCCTTCTTCCCCTCATCCTCATCTTCCGTCTTGCCGGGATCCCAGCCCATTTCATTGGCACGCTCATCCGATGGATTGGGGGGGTCTCCTGGCACCACGCTGTCGGCAAACTTTTCGAGCACAGGCAGCAGATGCTCCTCGTACTCGGGCGACTCGCTCGCCAGCTTCAAGGCCGCGTCGAAAAGCTCTTGCTCGGGGATACTTCCCTTCTTCGACTTGGACTTGATCTTCTCCTTCACCTTCTGGACCGAAGGAGGAGGATTCTTGGCGTTGTCCTGCAACTTCTTGGGCATCTCCGAAAGAGGCACATCCTCGCCTCGTTCAAACTTGCCCTCTTTCTCGTCCTCATCTTCATCATCTTCCGCAGCCTTCAACAACGGGAGCAGGAGGGGACGCAATTCCTCATCTTCGTGGGCCAGGCGGATGGTTGCTTGTCTGAGCGTGGGCATAGAAAACCTCTAGGCGCAAGACACGCCTTACCCCAAGGCGTTCTATAGGCACCCTACCGCCTACGAATCGTCAGGCTCGTCGGGCTTGTCCTCGACAGACTTGTAGTATCGACGCTCGACAGCCACAGCGGCGGCGATATTGCGCTCAAACGCCAGTTTGTGTCGCCATTCCCGTCGCCGGTTGGGGCCAGAGCCGACCCAATACCGTTGCCAGTGCCCCACGACCCAATGCCTCATCTGGGGCTGTGAGCCAGAGCCCCTCGGGCGCTCGATTTCCTCGACAGAGCGCCCAATCCAAGTCACGGTCGCCTTTCCGGCACGTTCCAGGTCACGACGGGCCAGGCCCGCGCGCCCTTTGCTGAGGTTCTTCTTGCGACCGTACTTGCGCAGAAACTCCTTCTTGCGCTGCTCGGGAGTCTCGGTTTCGACTTCACGATTTGGACTCTGGAGGTACATGATCAGGTTGAACGCGATCCGTGCCGTGATCATGTAGCTCTCCACCGATTTCTTTATCTCGGTATCGGGAGTCGTAAACTCCGGCAAGTCGTCTTCTGACTTGCCCTTCGTAACTGAATCCTCGATGTACGCCTCGATGTCATCGAAGCTCCCGTAGATCTCATCGAGATCGAACCGCATCCACCCTGTCGCGTTGTCCTCGTCGCTAAAGGACCGGCTGTTTGGTTTGCCCCACATGTACACGAAGATCCTGCCGTCATCGTGCTGCGTCACATAGAAGCCAGCCAGTTGGTGCCACTGCGTCCTAGGGCCGCCCCAGATCTGCGCCTCGCAATTCTCGACCACGACGTAGAAACTCTTGTAGGGCAGCTTGAAATCTTCCTTCGGGATTCCCTTGAGACTCGTGTTGATAAACATCTCCTGAAGGCGAGGACCGACGACGTAGTTTTGCTGGCCGAACATTTCGTACCAGAACATCGCCTCGACACACACGCTCAACGATGGAGGATCTCCGTGGTTCCTACACGCATCCATCAAGCAGAACCGAAACTCGGGATTCTCCAGGTGCTCCTGAATGTCATCTCCGGCCCAAACCCTTCGCGCCGTCCCGAGCCGGTCCGCCAACACATCCGAGGACCGGAGAACGGTGTCGTAGTGCAGGACTGGAAAGCGCTCTTGCTTCCGGGCCATCAACTCCCCTACGCGGAATCTCGCGAGAAGTTTACCTCTGACTCCTGGCAAATTTGAAGAAACTCACCTTTTCTTTGGGCTTAGCCTTGGCCTTGGGCTCGTTTTCCTTGCGAGCAAGGATCTCCCCGACCTTCTGCTGCGCGTCGTCTGGAGGCTTGTAGACGCCCACAGAGCGCGCCTCCGACCGGCTGTTTACGTTTGCTACCTCGATGCGAACGCCGCCGCAAGCCTCGATCCACGCCTTTGCTCGTGCGTGTAGCTTGCGGCCAGCCCGGTTGCCCGGATCATCCGGCGGCGGCTTTCTCTTCTTCAACTTCATGGTGCTCGCTACAAACCCATGCTTTCTTCTTGTTCTTACCCACGGCCGGACGCGAACACTTGGTCTTGCCTACTCGCTTGCTGCACTTGTAGGGGATGATGTCTCCGCACTTCTCAGACGCCATGCCTCTGCGAGCCACACCACGATACCCGAATACCCCACACCGGTTGCAACGGTAACGACCATTCCATCTCGGCAATGGTTCCCATGTTCCTCCACAGTCATGCTTCATCTATCGACTCCTGAGGGACTCTATGCCCTCGCTTATGCGCGGTCTTGTGCAAGATCTGCGACAGTTTGCGCACGAGAGGTTGCGGCAAGTCAGCCACGTCCTCTTCGTACACCCAATCCTCGAAAACATCGGCAACGTATGGCAGTGGATTGGGCTCTGCCAACGTGCGCTTCTTCATCCCTGCTTCCCCACACCCCACACCCACCACATGCACACCAGCCTTCTTTGCACGTCGAACCTGGTTGCGAATGATGGGCAACAACTGAGAAGGCGGCTTGCCGTCCGTGATCACGAACAGCAGACGGTGAGCCTCGGGCCGATCGCTGAGCGCCATCAGCCCGTACTCGATTCCGTCCGCCATCGGCGTCCCGCCTTTGGAAACTGTGCGAGTGAATCTCGCCTTGACGTTCGCCAGACGCTCCCCGAATGTCTTGAACACGTCGTACTGCATGCCGTGGTAACGGTGATAGATTCCCTTGTGAGGATCTGCGGGCTCCGAGCCCGGTTGCCCCGTGCGCCAACCAAACGCCATGACCTGACCACCGATGTTCTCGACTGGCTCAGCCATGGCGAACATGCACTGGTCTAGCTGGTCTTTGATCGAGACCGTCGATGAGGACTGATCCCTGCTGAGCACCAGAGCCACGCTCGTGTCGATCTCTTCAGCAATGTCCGAGTATGCTCGCGTGGGCGGCACGTCGTCCATGATCTCCACGTAGGTATCAACTAGCATTCGCTCGGAAAGCCTTGGACCCTTCCGCAAACCGTGCTCATCTTCTCGCATCTCCAGAGCGCGCATGAGCACTCGAAACTTGGCACGCAAGTCAGCGATGGGCCGCTTGACCTTCGCCAGCAATTCGTTCGCTTGGTCCTGTTCCTTACTGAGATCGGCTCCCGCAGGAAACTCGGCCACGTCCAAGCTCGTGTCAAAGGGACGCCACGGCAACTCGTCCCCTTGAAGATCCTCTTCCTTGAGGTTGGCCTGCGCGAAAGCTTCGCCCAAAGCATCTCCTACTTCACGCAGCTTCGGCGCATCGTTCTTCGCTGAGTCCAGAGCCTCTTGGAGAGATGCCGTTCCCGCGCCTTCGCCCTCGCCCTCGCCTTCGCCCTCATCCGGCACGGCAGAGGAATCCTCGGTAGTCTCGTCTCCTCCTTCGCTCTCCTCCTGAATCTCCAGATGCTCCTCCAAAGCGATAACCACATCCATCCCCTTGCGAATGAAACCCAGATCGTCATCGCCAGCAAGCTCGATACACTCTTGCAGGTGCTCTTGCAGCACGGCTCCAACGAGACTCACGATCTCTGGTTGATGCAGCTTGCGCCGCGTCAGGATCTCGCGAGAAGCCCTGGTGTTGTACCCAAACCCCAGGTCCCGAAACGTCCCGGTCAGAACGCTGAAGGGATTGAAGCAGTCCTCTTCGGACAAACCCTGAGCCTGAGCACGCAGCCGGTCTTGCTCCTCCTGCGCGAGAATGTAATCCTGTAGGTCGATCATCGATTGTCGCGTCGCGGGCTGCCGCTCGATACCGCGACGCTCGATGCGGATGTCCTCGATGATACGGAACAACAGCCTCAGAAGCCGGACTCGGCATGACCAATCCTTCAACTTCGCCCAGCGAGGATTCACAAGCCTCCCCATTTCGTTCTCATGTAGAGGCTTACGACGGCCGAACAACGTGTGCCATGCCTCGTGATTTCCTCCGCCAACGAGCGCCAGGGCAACTCGATGATTGAGTTTCTTCGGCGTGCGGGCGATAATGATGCGCGGCTGGTAGTCCTTCGGCGGTTTGTTGGCCTTGTTGACCCACCCCGTAATCACTTCAAAGGAAGGCGCTGCGCGAGGATGCTTTCGAGCCCACTCGATCATCAGGTTGGAAAAGCGAAGGGCCGTCCAGTGATCCTCATTCTCGAAACGGGCTCCCCGGCTGATGACTCGACGCGACACACCTGTTCCAGCCAAGACGCCATCCACCGTCGCTTGGTGTGTAGCGAGCCATGGTGCTCCTGGGAACGTCGGAGGAATTCCGATCGCAGAGCGGTCAGTCATCGCAAACTCTCTACGCGGGTTTTGCGAGGAAGTTTAGAAATCTCAGCCATTTGTAAACTCTTGGGCTCATCTGGCGTAGAGAGACATAGGCCAGGACATGCCCATTTGCCAGATCTGCGGACACGAAAGCCCGTGGCTCGGGGATCATCTCTCTGAGGCCCATAAGCTCAACGTAGAGCAGTATTTGGGGAAATACCCCGCTGCCGAGGTTGTGGCTCCAGAGATCGTTGCCGAGCTACAGAAAACAGCAAACGGCAAACGTGCGCATCCCCCGGCACCGACCCACCTGACCGCCGATTTCGCTGGCGTCGTTCACAAAGTCAATCACGATGTGCCTCCCGAAGTCTGCCTGCCGCTTCCCGATCACTACCGCATCCCTTCTTATGGTGCCTTGGCCGAGGACGTGAGTGCCGCCAGCATAGCACTCAAGAACGCGCGCTCCCTCTACATCCACGGAGCGTCCGGTTGCGGTAAAGATGGATTCGTCTCGGCATGGTCGGCGTTGCACCGCGTGCCCGGCGAAGAGTTTCAAGTGATCCCCAACACAGACCTACAGCCGTGGTTGTGGAGTAAGTCGATCAACCGTGGGGGAACCTACTGGGAAGAGGGACGGCTCCTCAGACTCGCACGCGATGGCTACAAGACCACTACCGGTCGGCAGATTCCCGCTCTCATTCTCATCACCGACCTGGACCGCGCCACCAAAAGCCAGATCGAGATCGTTCGCTTGCTCTTGGACACGATCCAGGGACGGGTGCCACGACCCGACGGTGGTTCGTGGCCTGTTCTACCAGGCACGCACTTCGTGGCGACCGCCAACACTGCGGGCCAGGGTGACGAGACCGGACGTTACACATCCAGCACCATCATCGACTTCTCGATCCTTTCTCGGTTCCAGCGGAAGCTGCGCTTTCACATGATGGATTGGCGAGATGAGGAACCGATCCTTCGTGCCAAGTTTCCTCTCTTTGCGGAGAAAATGGGTGACGAGCTTACGGGTCATCGCGAAGCACACACGGGCCGAATGACCACGGGGCTTGGCATGGCAACCCACACGCTACGCGAACACATCGAGTCTGGTGATCTCTTCGCAGAGTTTTCTCACCGCGAACTATGTAATTGGGTACAAGCCGCCGAGGACATCCTCAGCCTTCACCCCCGCCGCAAGCCTCCTGAAGACCTGATGCGACAAGCAAGCCGCTGCGTGTTTGATGGATACCCAGATGAAGAGACTCGCCTTCGTGCAAAGCGTCTGATTCATGGTCATATCACGGGTGGCTTGCTCGATTCGGGTGACGTGCAGGGAGTCAGTGACGAGAGCCTGTCAATCTGATGAAAGACAAGCCCACAGCAACGTACTTCCGCCCGCATCTTCTGACTGCTCTTGGGCAGTTGTCCGGTTTCAAGGCTGATGTACCGATAGCGAGAGAGACTGTGATCAAGGCTGTGCTAGAGCAGCTTCAGATGAATGAAGACGCGTTGGGGAAGAAGCACGGAAAGCGGGAAACACATCGGCTGATCGGGCTCGCGTTCCGGGGTATTCGCACACTAGCTGATCCTCTCACCAGCAGTCCGGGCAAGAACCTGTGGGCTCTGACGCGACGTGGGGTAGAGGAAGCTGCAAAGCTCATGTCTGATCCCATCCCCGAGGCTGAGCCCAAGCCCGAACAGCAGATCGCGTCGTTGACCAATCCTTACGACGATCCGTACCTCCGCGGGCTTGCAGTTTGCCAATCTCCTTGCTCTCTCTGCTACGGACTACTCTATGATCCAAAGGACTCTACTTGTCAGTCGTGTCCCATCGCCTCCTTCTGCCGCGAGGCCATGTACGACGCATACAAGCAAGCCGCCCTTGCAATCCAAGACGCAAAGCCGTCTGATACGGACGAGCCCGAGCCTGACGAATCTGAGGAGCCGAAAACCGAACCGATGCGCCTGGTCACGCTCACACCAGATCAAATCAGCGAAGGCGTGCTCCTCAAGCCAAAAACGCGCACGTTCCACTGCCAGATGTGTGCCCAGAAAATAGAGGAGCCTCAATGCATGTTCGTGGAGTCTTTGGGGGCTTTCCATCTCAAGTGCTGGCCTGACTAGGCTATGCACATGACAACTGTAGAGGGGTAGAATTAAAATCGTGTCTAGCAAACAGACTCGCCGCAGCATTTCATTCCGCTACTGGTCAAAAGCGCGCATCGAGTTGTATGCCAAGGACCACGGCATGACAACTAGCGCCTACCTGGAATCATTGGTTAGGAACAAGCTGGGTGAGCCGACTCCCGAAGAACTGGCGGCATACACGCCGCCAGTTTCGCAGAAAATTGGACACGACTCCGAGCCTGTGCCTAAGCCTAAACGACCCACCGTCAACCAACCCAAGCCCGAGCCCAAACCGGCCAAGGCAGACGATGAGGACGTGCCCTCTGAGTTGAAAAACTATGTCAAGCCACTCCAGTTTTTCTAGGACCCAGCCAACGATCTACGCGGTCGAGCCCGAGGACTTCCGAATGCTCCTTGAGGCCCTGCGGGATCTCCTCATAGCCAGCGAGCCCCACGGCAGAGACGACCCAAACTTCTGCTCTGCGTTCCACCAGGCTCGCCTGGTGCTCGTCCGGTACCGCGAACGGCTCTGACGTAGGCCCAGGCCAGCGGGCTCTGGGAGCCGTCTGAGCCGCCCGTGGGATTTTACGGCTCATCGCCTCCTAGATGGGGTAGTAGGGAGTAATTCACGCTCAACCCAACCGACTCGCGTGAGGCTTCTCACGTGGTACCTCTACCACAGGCATGGTGCTGGCACCCAAAATAGGGTATGACTACCATAAGGACACATCCATGACCATTCTCGCGACCGATGCCTACAAGTTTTCGATGGCTCAGGCTGGCTTCCCGCTTCGGGAGGAGACGTTCTATCTGAGTTTCCGCAAAGGCGGCTGGCAGTACATTCCTTTCGATCTGGAGGCGAAGGTCAACGCACTCCTTCAGGAATGGTTGGCAAAGCCGGCCGGTGCTGTCCACGAAAAGTTCCTCCAAGAGCACGGATACGGACTCACGCCTGCGATGGCAGAAGCCTTGCGATATCGCTGCACCATACGAGCAGTGCCGAAAGGAGCTTGGGTCTACGAGCGAGAGCCGATCCTGACGGTCACCGGTCCTAGCTTTCTCGTGTCCTGGCTGGAGCCCATGCTTCTGTGGCTGTCGTTCCCCATCCAGCTTGCGACTACGATCGCAGAGAAGCAAAAAGAGATGCCCATGGAGTATCTCGTTGCGGTCTGCGAGCGACACGCCGAGATCATCCGTGAAGTCTACGACGCTTGCGGAATCACATTCAACGTGACCAAGTGTCCTGAGATTCGCGTCGAGAAAGAAGCCTACTCCGATCGTGTCTGTCAACGAGTCCGGCAACTCGTTCAAGCAGTGGAAGACCCCAACCGACTTTTCGAGGTAGGGATGCGGGCAGCTACATGCTTGGAGCATCATTGCATAGCACTCGATGCCTGTCGAGAGAACAAGGTCACCAAAACCAGCAACGTTGCCCTGGCTCAGCTTCTAGACATGACGCCTGTCGGCACAATGGGCCATGAGCATACCCAACGGTGGGGCAACGATCTCGATGCCTTCCGGGCCATGAGAGACATGCGCCTTGGCGTTCCGAGCTACCTACTCGACACTTTCGATACCGTCCGTTCTGGGATTCCTGCCGCGATCCAAGTCATGCGCGAACAGGAGCACACCGCCAGCATTCGTTACGACTCTGGCGACAAGTATGCACAGTACATGTACGCTCACGGAGCCTTCTCGCAGGCTGGGCTCAGCCCCATTCACATCTTGGAGGATGGCTTCGATTTGGAAATGACTTGCAAATGCGAGATGCTTCGGGAATTCACGCAGGTGCCCAAAGCCAGGCAGATCTATGGCTATGGGGGCTACATCGTGTCCAAGCCGATGACCAATCCCCTCACGCGAGATCGCGTATCGGCCGTCTACAAACTATCTGCGACGGCTGGGGAGCCTCGAATGAAGTTTGCCGACGACGTGGGTCTTGGGAAAGTCAGCGTTCCCGGTGATCCGGTCATCTGGCGCTACACGCTCTCCCAGGGCGGCCCTCCGGGGATCATTGCCCAGGCTGGCGAACCTGTCCCCGAAAACTACATCGTGCTCAACGGCATGGACTCGGGAGATTTCCTCACCAGAGGAAGCTTCCTGCACCAAGTCCGTGGCAGGCCGTGTCCCTACACACTGAGCCCCGAAACCCAAAGGCTCGTTGATCAGCTACGCGAGAAATCCCATGCCCGTACTTGACCCACAAGCCCTCTTCACCAACCGCATAGAAGCCATCCGCATCTTCCACGCACAGTGCGGGGTTGCGCGCGCTGAGCTTGATGTTTCTGGCGGCGTGGACTCGGCCGTGGTACTCCTCCTGCTGGTCCGGGCTCTCGGTGCCGAGAATGTCACCGCAGTCTACTCCTCGATCCACAGCAGCGACGAGTCCCGACTGCATGCCCGCATGGTGGCCAAGGTTGCTGGCGTGAGTCTCTGCGAAGTGGATGCGGGCCTCGCATACAGCGTCCTCGTCCAGAGTGCCCGCCAGGCCCTCGTGGCTGCGGGGTACGACCAGGACGAAATAGAGGCCCGCTGCGAGGCCGAGCCGACCATCATGGGCTCGCTTCGCTCAACCCTCCGCGCGCCGCTCGGCCGCTTCATGGGCCGACTGACCGGCGGCGGCATCCGACACGGCACCGGCAACGAGTGCGAAGACCGCTGGCTCCGTTTCTATCAGAAGGGTGGCGATGGCGAGGTCGACACGAACCCGATCGCGATGCTCAGCAAGGGCGAGGTCTACCAACTGGCTCTGGCCCTCGGCGTCCCCCACGAGATCATCAAGGCGCTCCCGACCCCCGACCTTTGGGGCGTTGGTGACGAGCACAACGATGAAGATGAGTTGTCGCAGCTTTCCGGCGTCGAATGGAGCTACAGCCGCGTAGATCCCGACACGAGTGAATACATGAAAGTCGGAACCATCGAGCGTATGAGCCGGTTCCTCGACACCCGTTTGGAAGCAGGGATGCGCCCCTACGCCGTGGACCACATCCTGCTTGGGGAAAGCAACGAGACCGCTGCCCTCGACGCGCTCATGGAAAACGCCAAGGCTTTCGGGCTTACCCGTGAGCACCTTGCGTCGGCCCGCAAGTGGGAGCGAAGCACCCGCCACAAGATGAACCCCAACATCCCAACTCTCGGAACCCGGCGAGAGCTTCTCAACGCTGGCGTTCTGACCGACGTACTGCCGGAGGTATGCAATGGAGCGTGAAAAACTCATCGAAGCCATCATGGCAATGGTTCTCCGCGAGGCCGAGGAACGGCGCACCGACGCAGGATACAAAGACAAGTGGGACGACGGAGGAGCCTCCATACTGGAGGCTCAGGTCAAGTTTTACAAGCACGGACAACGAGGCGAGATACCCGCTGAATGGAAAGAGCACGCCCACACGGTTGAAAACAAGAGCGACCCAGAGTGGGCTGAGTACCAGAGGCTCCATAAGAAGTTTCACAAGGAGACATGACCATGAAACGCATCCTCATCGATGTGGACACCCAATTCGACTTCATGGACCCGGCCGGGGCCTTGTACGTCGAAGCGGATTCAGAAGTCTCCCTTCACATCCATAAACTGCTCAGGGACGGCTCCTACGATGCCATCATCGGTTCCGTGGACTCTCACGCCTACGATGCCTGGGAGTTTCAAGAAAACGGAGGACCCTTTCCAGCACATTGTGTCAAAGGAACACGGGGTTGGCTCCGCGTCTTTCCTGACCGTCCCGCCAAACAACGGTTCATCCCAATGACACACGCTGACTCTGTAGTGTTTGTTGGGGAACGTATTAAGGGCCAAGGGCGTCGGGTTCTAAACCCCCACGCTCTCGCCCAAGAAGCAGTCCACGGCAACGTCGGATTGTATTTTGAAAAAGAAGTCTACAGCATATTCTACAACCAATTCGCAGCTCCCGTTCTCCAGGCGATCGGCAACGTACTCGACTGCGTGGATTGGAGCGATGTTCAGGTTGACGTGATCGGATATGCGACCGGAGGTTACTGTGTCGATGCTGCTGTCGAGGGACTTCTGGACCTTCCCGGTATCAAACACGCAGACATCCGTGTTCTGGCCTATGCGGCGGCTGCCATCGGTGGCGCAGAGGGCATGGCGAAGTCCAAGGAAGCGCTAACCAAACTTGGCGCAGAATGGGTAGAGAAACCATGAAATTCACCGTCGAAGTGAGAAGAGTCCCCCTTTGCCGCGCAGACACTTTCTGGGACGTGCGCATCAACGACCACAAGATTGGAAGGGTCATCCTCTCTCCTGACCAGAGCGGGGACGAACGAAACGCTTATCGCGACTGGATCATCGACAGCCCGGCTTTCTCGCAAGAGCGCTTCACCACGGTAGATGATGCGGCGTGGCGTCTGATTCGCAGCGTTGTCAACTTTGAGAAGGAAACTCTCCAGCAGCGAACGATCGTTGATCTCAACCTCGCGAAGCCGTGAGGTATCGACACTGCGGAGATCTGCCCATGACCAAAGTCGCAGTCTACGGAGGTAGCTTCAACCCGTTCGGGAACCAGCACCTGGACGTGCTTCGCTATCTGGCGGAGAGCGGAGAGTTTCAGCACATCATCGTTGTGCCCTCAGCCGCGCACGCACTCAAGACAGGCATCCTGCCTTTTGAGCACCGCTTCAACATGACCGCGCTGGGAATAGAAAGCCGCTATCACGAGTGTCCTAGTTTCCCTGAGAGAGTGACGATCACGATAGCCATTGACGAGCTACACATGCTCAAGCAGCAACCGGGACCCATCTACACCATCCAGTTGCTCCGCCACTTCAAGACAGGTCACCGCGGCAAGGAGAACGACTACCGTTTCGTGATCGGACCTGACATTCTGGACGAGCTAGACCGCTGGGAGTACGTGGAGGAGATTCGCGAAGAGTTTGGCTTCTACCAAGTGCCCATGATGGGAATTCACTCTCAAGCGATTCGTGACATGATCCGAAACGGGGTAAGCACATGGATTAGGCATGTACCTACTCAGGTCGCGGCCTACATCAAGATGCACGGGCTTTACGACGTGGAGACATGAGATGGGATTTCAATTCACAGAGCAAGATGCCCTCAAAGCAGCCATCGCCACCGCCGTGCATTCTCCATGTGCGAAAAGCAAGCGCGGCGCGGTCATTTGGAATCGCGATCTCGGAGTGGTTGCCCAGGGCTACAACCATCCTCCCCACCCGTACAAGTGCGGCGTAGATGAGCAGTGCCGTGAAGCGTGCAGTAAGATCAACATACACGCCGAACAAGCGGCTCTCCAAGATTTCTACATTTTCAACTGCGGAAAAGATCTCTCCAAGTTCGACATGCTCCATGTCGAAGTCGAAGGCTCAAAACCCATACCGAGCGGACCGCCGTCGTGTTGGCAGTGCTCACGCCACATTCTCGAATCGGGCCTTAGCGGCATGTGGCTCCTGAATGCTCTAGGGCTACAACGCTACACGGCACGAGAGTTTCACGAAACCACGCTACAGAACCTCGGTCTGCCGACAACCCAACGTGACAACAGCGAGCTTAATCTCTCCGAGGACTTCAAGGAACCACCACCAATGACATCCAAAATCCAACAAACGATCGACAACATCGTAGAGTACGCCATTCAAAGCGCTCGTGTCCGAGCCTTTCGCTCCTATTGCGACAACGACGGACAAGTCATCAAGGTGCTGCCCGATGCGGCGGATGACTGTTGCAGCCGGTTTGACGAGCTACTCGAAGCCGAGGCCGACTCACTGCTGGAGCAGATGTCCTTTGGAGATCTACCTCCCGAATTGGCAAACCTACGAGGACGACCCAAAGGAATCGTTCCGGCTCTCCTGAAGTAGCATGCCCTACACATACGACTACCCCAAGGCAGACAACGCCGTTGACTTGGTGATCTTCACCATCGACGGCATGGCCCTCAAGGTGTTGCTCATCCGACGAGGGAAGGCGCCTTTCAAAGACCGTCTCGCTCTCCCTGGAGGCTTCGTCAAGGTGGTCAGAGAGAACGAGGGCGACAACGAACAAGGGGAGAGCCTTCCGGTTGCTGCCAGACGAGAGCTAGAGGAAGAAACGGGCCTCTCCGCCTACCAAGTCTACATAGAGCAGCTTTACACCTTCGGAGATCCGGGTCGCGATCCGCGAGGCCGGGTGATCTCTGTGGCCTACTATGCACTCGTACCTCCAACCTTGATGGCGAAGGTCAGACGAAAAGGCGGAGATGATGCCGTAGAGGCTATTTGGCATGACGTTGCCTCCCTCGAAACCCTCGCATTTGACCACATGAAGATCCTCGATGTTGCCGTGGAGCGCATCCGAGGCAAATGCGACTACGAGCCCCAAATTGTCACGAACCTTCTCCCCGAAGAATTCACTCAAGCCGAATTCCGCCGCGTCCATGAGATTGTCAAGGGCGTGAAGTTTGACCGATCCAACTTCAACAAACGTTTCCACCGCATGTTGTCAGACGGCCGAATCACCAAAACTGGCAAGCAGCGACCACTCGGAGGACGCCACGGTGTTCTCTACAGGATTGTGAATGCCTGAGCCTACTGTCGAGCAATTCCAAGGCTGTCTCATCGGCTGTGCGGTCGGTGACGCTGTAGGAGCGCCTGTCGAAGCACACGGGCCAGAGAGCGTCGAGCCCTACATCAAGAACATGGTCCGTCCGCGAGCGTTCAGCGGCGTCCAGATACGAGACAAGTACGACTTCGGTCAGTACACCGACGACACGCAACTCACACGCGAGCTTGCAATCTCATTGGTCGAGCATGGCAGCCTTGACCCCGAAGCCTGGGGTGAGCGCATTGCCGACATGTTCAAGAACAAACGCATGGTCGGCTACGGTAACGCAACCAAGAACGCTGCCTTGCGTCTCGCGGCCAAGTGCCCTTGGGAACATTCTGGCGAGCCCCATCCATCCGCGGGCAATGGCTCAGCCATGCGAGCCGCTCCCATCGGCTTAGCTTTCTATGACTCCACGCTCTCGTCTCTGGCCACTGCGGCCAAGATCCAAGGGTTCGTGACGCACCAATCCGATCAAGCCTCTGCTGGAGCCGCAGCCATCGCTTCGGCTGTTGCTCTCGGAATGCAGGTAGATGAAGTCGAGCCGCTCCGGTTCCTCAAGACCGTCTCCTCGGTCGTCAAGAAGATCGACCCCCGGTTTGCCGACTACGTTCTTCTGATCCCCACGATGATGGACGAGGGCGACGATGCGGTGGTGGAGTGGTGCAGGACGTTCCAAGAGGGCGACAAGTGGCCGGGGATCAGCCCCTACGTCATCTCTTCCGTGCTCTGGGCTCTCTACAGCTTCGTGAAAACGCCCGAGTCGTTTTGGGAGACCATCATCACATCCATCACGCCGGGTGGAGACGTGGACACCACTGCTGCCATGGCCGGAGCAATCTCGGGCGCTCGTGTCGGACTCAAGGGCATACCGGAGGATGTCGCCAAGCTCGTCAACGACAAGGGAGAACACGGCTACGACTTCCTATGCGATCTTGGGAGCAAGCTGTATGAGCAATTCTACGAATGAGCTAGCTAAGATCCTCGCGATGCCGGACTCCACTCATGAAGATCATCTACGCACTCCAAGAACCTCCTGAGACCGTCGCCAAGTCTATCTTCCTGGTAGGCCCCACGCCTCGTACCGAGACCGGCGGCGAATCCTGGCGCGCGGCCATGATCGATGCCCTGGATCGAGCGGGCTACGATGGAATGGTCTACGTCCCCGAGCCAGGAGATGGAAGCTGGGATCACGACTACACCACCCAGACTCGCTGGGAGCAGCGTTTCCTTCACGCAGCCGATCTCATCATCGCATGGGTTCCGCGTGACCTGAAAACGATGCCTGCCTTCTCGACCAACGTAGAGTTTGGTGCCTTCCTCGCCTCTGGAAAGCTCCTCTACGGACGACCCGATGGCGCGCCCAAGACTCGCTACCTTGACACGCTCTACGAGCAACAGCAAGGGCTCACGCCGTTTTCGAGCCTCGATGAGCTAGCTCAAGCCGCTGTCGCCAAATTCGCAGAGCCGGCGCCGCGCACGGGAGGCGAACGTAACGTCCCGATCGACGTGTGGAACGCTCCACAGTTTCAGTCCTGGTATCGAGCACAACGAGAGGCAGGAAACAGACTCGATGATGCCGAGGTTCTGTGGCGATACCGAGTCGGCCCCAACCGCCAGTTTCTCTTCTGCTTCGTGGTGTGGGTCAAGGTTTGGATCGAAAGCGAGAAACGACACAAGGAAAACGAAGTTATCTTCTCGCGCACGGACATCTCCACCATCGTGGCCTATTATCGGCAAGACGAAATGTGGGGGGATGACGACACATACTTCACGGGAAGAACACACATTCTGTTGATCAAAGAGTTTCGCTCTCCAGCCAGAACCGCTGACGGCTTCGTACACGAGCTTCCTGGCGGCTCCAGCTTCAACGTCGCAGAAGATCCTTGGGAGGTAGCTGCCGCGGAGCTAGAGGAAGAGACGGGTCTCAAAATCCCCTCTGGACGTTTCGTCGCTTTGCGGCCTCGACAAATGGTGTCTACGCTACTCACCCACATGGCCCACGTCTACACGGTCGAATTGCGCCGCGAGGAGTTTCAACAAGCCGTCGAAACGGCTCAATCGGGCCGGTCCTTCGGCGCGGGGAACACAGAGCGGACGTATGTAGAAGTGCGCTCTCTCAACGACATCATCGACCAGAGGCTCCTTGATTGGGCCAATATCGGAATGATCATGGAGGCTCTCTACGAGGCTTGACGAGCGTCCTGAGGGCTGATACAAGGGAACAAATGCGTCGCCAACAAGACCAGACTTAGCCGTCTGGGGAGCCTCTCCAGACGGCATGACCCGTGCGCACTGGGGAGTAGCCCAAACCCTTCCGGGGTAGTCCAACGGCAGGACGGCGGGCTCTGGTCCCGCAGATCTGGGTTCAATTCCTGGCCCCGGAGCTTCTGGTACAATTCCACATGGCGCGGAGCAAGCTGTGGAAGTTAACCTCCGAAGAATTCCGAGAGATAGTGGGACGGTGTACGTCAGTGCGTCAGATTCTCGATGAGTGCGGCTTACCGGGAAGCGGCGCATACGCAACAATCCGGCGCAGAATGAAATTGGAGGGCCTGGACTATAAAGCATTTGCCAAAGCCTCGCTGGGCCGCCGTCAGAAAAAAGCGAAGATCCCACTAACCGAAGTAATGGTCGAAGAATCAACATATCGTAGACATCTCCTAAAACGCAGAGTCATCGAGGAAGGACTTATTGAATACCGGTGTGCAGAGTGCGGCCTCGACCCAGAATGGCGGGGGAAACCGCTGACGCTGGTGATCGACCACATCAACGGCATAAACAACGACCACCGGAGAGAGAACCTTCGGTTTTTATGCCCCAACTGCAACAGTCAAACTCCCACTTTTGCAGGTCGAAACATCGGCGCCGGGAGTAATAGCAACGGCAGTAATAAGCGCTGTCTTGATTGTGAAACGGAGATTTGGAGAACGAGCGTTAGATGCCAAAAGTGTGCATCTCTACAGCGTGAAAAGCAGAAACGACGAAGAGCAGAAGAGCCTCCCTACCCCTTTTCGGGGATCGTCTAACGGCAGGACACGAGATTTTGGTTCTCGTAATCTGGGTTCGAATCCCAGTCCCCGATCTACCGAAGCCAGTGCTTGACCTCGGGAAACCGCTCATCGAGCCACGCTTGCATGTGCTTGCACATCGCGTCCCGCTCGGGTGTCCGGTCCTCGGGATAGTAATTCACCGTGTAGCCCCGGGGAAGCCTCGGCCTTCAGGCCGAGGAGGAAAGGGGCCCTTTCTGATTCTCAACATACTTCTTGATCCTTTCGAGCGGAGCGCCTCCGCAAGACACTACGCAGTAACTCGGTGACCAAAACGCCTTCCCCCACAGAGCATCCTGCACTTCCTTGAATCCTCGTTCTCGTAACTTCCTGCTGCTCGCACCCTTGAGAGAGTTGACCAGGACTGACAGCGCCACCTTCGGGGGATACGAAATCAGAAGATGCGCGTGGTCTTCTTCCCATCCGACTTCCTCCAAAACCACATCGAAGTCCCCGCAGACCTTCGTGAAACTTTCCTCCAACACGGCCGCCACCCGTTCCGTGATGCATCCCCTCCGGTACTTGGTCACGAAGACCAAATGAGCGTGTAAGTCGTAGACGACGTGCCTGCCCCTCCGAAACTGGCTTGCATCCCGTTTCATCCTCTGGCAGACTAATCTCGTGCACCTCGTCGTGCAAGTCCGCCTGCTCCCTTCTGCGGAACAGGACACCCTCCTCCAGACCACTCTGGAGCGGTGCAACGAAGCGTGCTCCTGGATCTCCGAGCAGGCTGTGGCCCTCGGCCACTACCACAAAATCGCCATCCAGAAGGCCGTCTACGGCGACGTGCGTTCTCGTTTCGGCCTCGGCGCCCAAGCCGCTGTCCGGTGCATCGCCAAGGTAGCGGCTTCCCACACCGTGGGAAAACGAACCAAGCCCAGGAAGTTCCGACGACACGGGGCACAGCCCTACGATCCCCGCATCCTGACGTGGGGGAAGTCGCACGTCTCGATCTGGACGCTCAACGGCCGCATCAAGGTGCCGTTCAAGTGCAGCGCACGTCAGCGCGAGATGCTGGAGTCTCGTGTTGGCGAAGTCGATCTCGTCCGTACAAGGACTGGCAAGTGGCTCCTCGTTATCCCTTGCGCAGTCGAAGAGAAGCCCCAGCAGGACGTGGACAATTTCCTTGGCGTTGACCTCGGGATTGTCAACCTCGCCGCCGACTCTGACGGCGACACTTACTCCGGCGATGGCGTCGAACTCGTGAGGCGTCGGTATGCCCACCGTCGCCGCAATCTCCAGAGGAAAAGAACGAAGGCGGCAACAAGGAAACTCCGACAGATTTCCGGTAGAGAGGCTCGTTTCAGGCGAGACGTCAACCACCGGATCAGCAAGGCACTCGTGCAGAAGGCGCAACGCACCGGCCGCGGCATCGCCCTGGAAGACCTCCAGGGAATCCGTGACCGGGTAACGGCCCGCCGCCGACAGCGAGCACGACTGCACGGCTGGTCCTTTCATCAACAGCGCGCATTCATCGAGTACAAGGCGTTGTTGGCTGGGGTTCCCGTGGTTGCCGTCGATCCCGCGTACACGAGCCAGACCTGTCCTGAGTGCGGGCATTGTTCGAGGAAGAACAGGCCGACGAGGGACAGGTTTTGTTGTGAGTCGTGCGGGCACGCTGGGCCTGCCGACATCATCGCGGCGCGGAACATCCGTGCCAGGGCCGCAGTCAATCGGCCAAACGGTCTCCGTCAGGAGATCAAGGTATCGGGACAACTCCATGGGGAGATCTCAGGTACAAGCCTCCGGCTTTAGCCGGAGGTAGTTGACGTAGAACCCATCGCCGTCTTGGTGGCGAAACCCTAGCACTCCTTGAAAGCGCCACTCGAAAGGCCAGCTAGCACGGCCGACCTTCTCACGACGCTCTATGAAGTACTCACGAAGCGCACGAGTGAACGTACTGGCAAGCTCCCACTCAGGCATGTCGCGAGCGCCACAGTGCTCGATCAGCTTGTTCCAGATCTCCCTACCGATCTCGTCTGTGATCTCCATCGTCTGCCCACTCCGAATGTGTCCAGCAACGCCCATGCCTGCTACAAGCCAAAAACGGATAACAGCGCAGGGAAAAGAAACGGAGAAAGCGGAGAATTTTGGTCATCCCCTGCCCCTGCCCCTGTCACCATCGTTGATCTCTGCCCCCGGAGGCAGAACGGTTTTGCGAGCCTTCATCAACACGTCGTCATCAGGCCAGTACTTTCGCCAAAAATTGAACGATCCTCTGATCTTGAACCAGACCTGCGAACCCCGATTGAAAAAACGCTCGTACACCACGCCGTCGAATGGAAACCCCCACCGGCCGAAGTCTATCTGGCGCAGCAGCCCTTCGTAGGACTGTGCGTCAAGAACCCCCGTCTCTAGGTGCGCCAGATACCCTGGAGAACGAGACACAGCGATAAAGGGACGGTCTTCGTTCTGGAATTGCCAATCTGTCGAGTACAGATAGGAAGCAAGCTGCCCTCTCTGCCAGAGCTTTGCTCTCACGTCCGTGATCTCCACGGGCTCCGGCTTCTGCGAGGGCCAGAGTTTCGTGCGGTCCCATCCCGCCTTGATGACCTCTTCCAACTCCTCCCCGGTTGGTTCATCCCGCGGAGACCGGAACCTCGCTTCCTTCGTGAAGCGAAGCGCAACCTCCGATCCGATCGAGTCGATCAAGAGATCGAGAATGGCCGACATTTCACTATGCGTCAACGGTCTCGCGCCGTACTCGCCATCGGACCAGTAGATGGAAATTTGGCGACTCTGTAGAAGATCATGAAACTGCTGACGGATGTCACCGGGCAGCGCATCGAACAACTGTTGTCTCTGCTCGTCTTGTGTCATTTCACCACCTTCAGACCCGGTTTCTGCCGCGACTCGTGAACCCAGCGGCCTCCGGTCCAGACCCAGCGGCCAGTCGCCACGTGGGTAAACTCGTAGATTCCGTTGATGCCGCCGATGCCGCCGACCATGAAGCGAATAAGCTCAGGATAGTAGATCAACGAGGGACACTGCTGCACCAGAGCACCCACTACAGCCATTGTCTCACTCCGAGCAAAGTCCTCGGACTCACGCCCCACAGTCGGAACGTCGAGCCATTGGCGAACCCACTGTCGGAATCGGCGCAGCATCAGTGGATTCTACGCCTGATCCGGGTCTCAATCCACAGGGTTTCCGTCTACGTCGCGTAGCGCCCCGAGCCCGCGAAGTTTCCGAGCACAAGTGCTCCCTACGCGCTCAACAGAGAAGTCTCCACCCAGAGTATCCACGTCGAAAGTGGCCGGATAGAGCGAATGATCGCCCAGATCAATCGCGATGAAGAAACGACCAACACCACGTCCCGGTCTGCCGCAAAGACAACATTCGGCTCCTGTCTGTCCGTCCCTGCTGCGCTCGACTCGCTCCCAATAAGCGTCGCCAAACGGACGAATCGGAGACTTGATACTACCTCTCGGTGACTCGCTCATCTCAGCCCCTTCCTTTCGAGCATCTCACGGGTTCGCGCCGGATAGTTGCCGCCGAGAACCTGATCCAGTTGATCCAGAGCATCGCGAACGTGCCCCATGATGATGTCATCATCCGTCTTGAGCGATTGCAGGACAGCAACGTAGAGATGCTCCTGCGCCTCACGAATTCGAGCTACGTCATCCATTGTCTCTCTCCACACTCTTGCGCAGATCCACGATGGACATGCCAAACGTCTGTTCGATGGACTGCGCGTAGTAGCCGTCGTTCCGACAGATGTTGGAAGGCCCATCGTAAGGCGGCAAGCCGTCAAGCCGTGCCAGCGCATCGAGGGCTTTCGCTCTCAAATAGGACGGAAGGATCTTCATCACTGCACCCATTCCCCTGGCCGGGCCCGAATCAACCCCGCCTCTACAGCCTTTTGATAGCTCTCGTGCCCACGCTCCGTCGCGTAGTACTCGGAGCGCTTTTTCCCGGTCTTGTCCACCACCCTCACGGGAGCAACGAGCCCAGCGCCCAGAAGCTCGTCCAGCGGCTCCGGCTCTTGCGGGGGCAGCGAGATTCTGCTCTCCACCAACGCCGCCAGGAAGCCCCTGGCTTCGTCTGAGAGCCTCTTGGCCCGGCGACCCCCACGGCGACCCCCAGGATCAATGCCGCTTCCCCGGCACCGAAAGCAAACACCGCCCTCGACATGACGATACTGCGGAAGATAGCCGCTTCCGCCGCATCGGCCGCATGGATCTGAAGTGGTTCTTGCCATTCCTCTCTCCGACCCTCTACGCGGGATTCCCACAGAAGTTTACAGCGCAAACCCCGCGCCTAATTCGCCTATCGCGCACCGTAGGTAGACCATGGCAGGCACACGCAAACGCAGCCTCCGCGGCCAGTTGATCAGGCTGGCTCACGAAAACCCCAATATCCAAGAAGCGATCCTTCCGCTGCTCAAGCAAGCGCAGTATCCGAGCATCTACCGTAGCAAGCCCGAAGCATGGGGCCTCGACTCGGACTACGAAGGCACCCATGATGCCGCTCGCGATCTCACCGCCGCCTTGGTGAAAGGCAACAATGAGATCGACAAGCTAGGCAAGGCGCTCGCGCGTGCAGTCCACAAGTCGCTGGAGAATCTCAAGCGTGTAGGCTACAAGCATCGAGACGCCGGAGCGAATAGCCCCGATACTCTGTCTGCCGGCCGTGATGCGGTCGAAGAGTACACGCAGGCCACGATCAACGAGATCCTAAAGGTGTTCTAGTCGCTCGGACAGGAACACCAATAGAGGCTTGTCGGCCTTGGTCCAGTTGCACGCCTGACAGCAGGGCATGAGGTTCTGGCGACCAAGCTGACCACCGCCCTGGGCACGCGGGATTACGTGATCCAGAGTGTGGTTTTGCTTGGTGAGCTTGGCCTTGCAGTAGACGCACAAACCGTCCACGTGCCAGACGTAGAACCAGAATTCGCTCTCTAGGATACGGGGCAATCGCCCAAGAATAAGATCAGCAATCAACACGGGCTTGTACCGCGCGATCTCTCGAAACTTGGCGACTCGCCCCCGACCCTTCACCCTTCCCAGCTTCCTGGCTCGCTTTGCCAGGTACCAGTCACGAGTCCCCCGCTTCGGGAGACCCTCGGTAGTCAGAGTGTCGTAGGTAGTCTTGTATGCCAGGCTGGTCATCGTCTTGCTCCTGTTGCCCAGGAGCAGCGAGACCCCTGGGGGCTAGTTGTCGTTCGGTTGTTTCATCGCGGAGGCTCCGGTCGGAGTCGAACCGACGAATGGCGCTTTTGCAGAGCGCTACCTTCCCACTTGGCTACGGAGCCGCGGCAGGGCGTGCAGGGATCGAACCCGCGACCTACGGATTTGGAGTCCGTCGCTCTCCCAACTGAGCTAACGCCCTAGCTGTCCTTACGGACAGCCTCGCCATCGTTCGTGTTCCATACGCTTTCCTCCTTGCTTAGCCGGGCCTGGTCTAGTGGACATACGCCAGCGTGTTCCAGCGGGCGTCCGCAACGAGCATCCCGTTGCGGATCTCGACCATAGCCTCGACCTCTAGATCGTCGTCAGTCACACGGACCACCGTGCCCGGCTTTGCAATCGCACGCAGGGAAACGGTATTGCCTCCGAGCGGGATCTTCCAGTCACGGGTTCGGTTACGCATGTTCAGGTCTGCATATACGGTACGCATGATGACGACCTCCTTGTTGATGATTACATGTTGTTCCTTCTGTCCTTTTCGATGGTGACGAAATATTGTGGAGCAGAGGGGAATCGAACCCCTGACTTCCACGTTGCGAACGTGGCGCTCTCCCGAAACTGAGCTACTGCCCCTCACGAGTCCTCTGGAAAGATGATGTAGGCGACGGGGATGTTGTCGGTGTACCAGACCTTGTTCTCCGTCAGGTAGAACACGTGGCCATCATCGTGCATCTGCTTCGCCCGGATCTTGAGAATGGCTGGCTTCCCGTGCCGAGATCCAACACTGGTTGCCGTTGGTAGATCGAGTGAGAGATGAACCGCGTGTCGGCTCATCTTCTGAAGCCCTCCCTCGCGAATCGCTGCGAGGTTTCGAGTTGCCGTTCCGTGGTACAGGTACTCGGGCGGCTCCTGGGCTTCGTGCCCCAGATCCACACGCACGCTATGGCCTTGTCTGGCTCTAATCTTGGTCCCGTCTTCGTTGAATTCAAACCTCCTCTTGTTGTTGGTATCTACGACTTGCCGAAGCAAGTCTTTAGTCACTTCGAATCCTCGTTTGTTCCCGATTCCCGCGAGCAACTCATCCACACCAACCCAGCCGGCCTCATCCAACACGAGACCCGCGGCCTCTGGCCGATGGCGCAGAAGCATGGACAACAGCTTCGATGTCCGTGTGTGTTTGTCCTTCCTCATGTTGCTTGCCTTTGTGGAGACGACGGGATTCGAACCCGCAGCTTCCGGCACTCTTCCATTGAGCTACGTCCCTTGATTGTGGAGCAGAGGGGGATCGAACCCCTGACTTCGTGTCTGCCAGACACGCGCTCTCCCATCTGAGCTACTGCCCCTTACTTGATCGTGATCGTTGCGCCTGCCTCCTCCAGCTTGGCCTTGGCTTCCTCTGCTTCCTCCTTTGAGAGCGCCTCACCGATCGTAACCGGCGCAGACTCGACAAACTCCTTTGCTTCCTTGAGACCCATCCCCGGCTTCTCCTGGCGAACGGTCTTGATCACGTCGATCTTCTTGTCTCCGAAACTCTCAAGTATGACCTCGAATTCCGTCTGTTCTTCCTCCTTCTCTTGCTCGACCTTCGGTGCTTGCTGAGTTGGCCGGGACATCTCCATGCCCCACGTCTCTTCCAGGTTCTCGATGAGGATAGCCATTTCCGAAGGCGAGAGGGCCCCCAGATAGTCAATGACCTGTTCTTTGGTGATCTGTGCCATTGTTCGCTACTACCCCATCTCGGCTAGATGCTGCTGAATCACATCTTTGATCTTTCGCCTTTTCCTCCGTCGTAGGATGTTTCGCCATCCCCTTCGTGCGCGTGCTACGTGTGTCGAGTTTGCCCCCGCCATGGGGTTTCTGCTCTTCCATCGAGGCCCGTTGTCTTGATGCCTCTTTCCTTCCCGACGATGGTTGATTCGTTGACTCATGTTCTTCCGTGGAGCCTGCCGGAATCGAACCGGCGGCCTGTGGCTTGCAAAGCCACCGCTCTCCCAACTGAGCTAAGGCCCCTTGAGCGGGAGACGGGGGTCGAACCCGCTACATTCAGCTTGGAAGGCTGACGCTCTACCAGTTGAGCTACTCCCGCGTTCATGTTCTTCCTTTCGAGCATGTGGCGGGGATCGAACCCGCGACCCTCAGCATGGAAGCTGATGCTCTGCCAACTGAGCTACACACGCGACTTCTTCGGTTGATCGTCTCCTGTTTCGTGCCGATGCTTTCGGATAGCCCTTCGCCAGTCGGGCCGGTACGAAAGGATTGTCCACGCTGCGGTGATCTTCCAGGTTGCCCCCATGACCTTCACGACCTTCCCCACCTTGACCACTTTCTCAGGCAACCAGCATGTGTGCTCGACTGTGCAGCTTCCTTCCCTTCGTTCTAGGCGGCACTGACGCCAGTTTTTCCTTACTTGCCTCCTTCGTTCATGGCTTGTTCCTTTCGAGCGCGCAAGGGGAATCGAACCCCTACTTCTTCCTAGGCAGGGAAGCGTGCAGCCATAACACTTCGCGCGCGTGGGCGGAGAGTAAGGGATTCGAACCCCTGGTGAGCTTTCACCCACTTCGCATTTCGAATGCGACGCCTTCAGCCAGACTCGGCCAACTCTCCTTGGTTCTTGGTTTGGGTTGTTGTGAAAATGTTGCGTATCCGAGTGGTAAGCCTGTTTGCTGCTTACACAGATTGGATGTCTGTTGCTCTTCCTCTGAGCTACTCCCCCGTAGAGTGGAGGAGGGTGGATTCGAACCACCGCGCTACAGTGCTTGTAGGGCTTAGTCGGTTGGATACGCATGGCGGAGAAGGAGGGATTCGAACCCCCGGTGGGATCTCCCCACGCCTGATTTCAAATCAGGTGCCATCAGCCAGACTCGGCCACTTCTCCTAGATTCTCCTTTCGGGCGGAACGGGAGGGATTTGAACCCCCGGTAGGTTTCCCTACACTCGATTTCCAGTCGAGCGCCTTCAGCCAGACTCGGCCACCGTTCCTTGATTTTGCGGAGCGGGAGGGATTTGAACCCTCGATACCCTTGCGGGTATGTCGCCTTAGCAGGGCGATGCCTTCAGCCAGACTCGGCCACCGCTCCAGGTTGTCGTTGGGCGGCGTCCTTGGTTCCGCCCAGTAGTGGTAGGGCACGCGGGATTTGAACCCGCACCCGTCCGGTTAGAAGCCGGAAGCTCTGTCCTTTGAGCTAGTGCCCCGCGTGCTAAACGGAGCGTCTCTGCCTGGACAGAGCACCACTACTGGGCCGTGTACCGAGTCCTGACCAATCGGAGGCACACGATCCCGCGGCGGCAGCCGCAATGGCGGGTGCTGCGTAGCGTGCGTTCTCAACGATGGTTTGGACTGGGGTAAACATTTTGACCTCAGGGAGACTCTACGCGCCCTCTGAGCCCTTGTCAAGCGTCAACTGCCCCGATCGGGCCGGTACAACAGGACTGGAGCCCAGGGCCTAGAAGCCTTCCATCCTGTGGGGTAATCGTCGCGTGTGGCTCCGATGAAAGGCCCATGATGCCCCAACGTGACTCGTGCCAGGCATCGCGGATCGAGATCTTCGAGAGCCTTGATCGGCTTGTTGAGTCCGGCAATCACGAACACATCACGGTCCGGCTGTGATTTCTCGACCACCACTTGCACGCCTTTCGTTCGGACGTTCTTGGCGTGGCCTGCCAGACCGGGACCAACTATGACAACGGCGAATGTCCCGTCTGGTGAGGTTTTGAACGTTCCCGCAAGCATTTTGGCAAGGGTGGTAGTTTCGCGGGTGCCGGGTGTGCGAATCCCTGATTCAGGATCACGTCCTTCAATGGTTTTCCAGATCTCTGAGCCATCGTTGGAAACGGCTCCGTAAATCGAATTCTCACGCGGAATGAGACGACGGAATTCGTAGGTGCCCACAAACGGCAAGAGCGATTCCAGAACAGAGGGACGCGCCAGGACATCCAACGGAACGAAGCCGGTGCCGAGCGCCGCCCCTACTGCTCCAAGCAGCTTGCCAAAAGCCCTCCGAGTAATTGCCATGCCACACCTTACCGAGCGTCAACCACTACCCACACGCGACCCAAGAGGACCGGCGCAGAAGGCTCAATGCCATCTCCGAGCGGGTATCTCCATCGCGGGTCCTGCTCGATCGCTAGCTTGTCCTCAACACCTAGCTCCTTGACTAGCTCCTCGTAAACGCGACGGCGCGTATCACACCGTCTCCGATACAGGTCGGCTTCCGCCTGCGGACCGGGATGCAGAACAGTCCCGTAAGGCTGCTCTATGACAATCCAATCGGCCTCCTGTGCAGCAGGAGAAAGCTCATGATCGAGACGGGCAAGGGCATGCTTTCGTTCCCACTCGGGTAAGGCGTCGAGTAGATCATGAAGGAGGCTCATGTTTTGATTCTACCCGGCAACTCCACACCCAACAAAGACCGGACCATCCGCAACTCCTGTGGGGTCCATTCGGTCTGTTCCCATTTTTCGACACTTCGCACCGATCCTCCGTCCTCTTGTATCTTCTTGATGAAGACGATCAAACCCCGCAACGTGCGAAACTCACTAGAGGCACTTTCGTAGCGGGTGCCCTCAGATGGCATGAGATAGAGCAATCGATATCTAACGAGCTGGGCCACGAGACCTCGTCAGACATGGCGTCTCCGTTCCTCTGCCCGGAACCATCGCGTCGCGCAAATCGCCTCCACCACAGGGTCGTAGAGACACCCACAGTGCCGACAGACATGACCTGTGATCGCGAGGACCGATCCGGCAGAACCCCGCGAGGGGATGCCCTCAGCCCGCACGATGAATTTGTACGGCTCCTCGCTGCCGTCCAGAACCGGCTCGTGTCTCAGGGACGGGTCCATACCAACCGCTACCTATAGCCTCAATCTGCGACCTTCGTAACGACCCCAAACACGCCGTTGCGACTGACCCAGCCGTTGATGCCTCCACGGTTGTTTCCGATCAAGAAGCGACGTTTCTTGCCGTGGCCTTGAACAGCCTTGACGGCAATGCTTCGATCAGCCCAACCCATCAATCACTTCCGGTGCGGACAATCGTGGCAATCATCCGTAAACACGACGGGAAACCTGCCTCCGAGACCTACCCGGATCTCCTTGGGTTTCTCCTCGGGAGGCAACTTAGCAAGCAAGGCACGACGCTCCTCTCGGTGCGCTAGGAACCAACGAAGCACGACATCACAACCGGTGGGGTTTCTCATTGTTTGTCTCCTGTTTCGGGCCGCGCTGTACGACCCACGTTCTAACCCCATCGTTCAATAGGCTAGCTAACGTTTGGCGTACTTCCGAATCGTTGATTCAGCGACCCCGTACTTCTCACCGATCTCCTGCCAAGTCAGCCCCTTCTTGCGATCTCTTGCGATCTGGGCCGCGTGAGGACGCTTGGGTTGTCGCTTCTGGACAGCTTGCCGCTTAGCTTCTCTGTCCAGTCGTCGGCATTCGCGGCAATTCCGCCGACTCCCCTTCCAGATGGTGTTGGCGGCTGTAAACTCGTGACCCCGATGACAATGGGTCTTACGAGCGTTCTGCCCTGGCGTGGAGGCTCCCCGTCTCGTATTCTCAGCGCTCGTCACGGCTTCCAGATGAGCGGGATTTACACAGGCTCGGTTGCGGCATGTGTGGTCAACGACGTACCCATCTGGGACAGCTCCTATCTCGCGCTCATACAGCCACACATGCGCATAGACACGCTCATAGGGACTGATACGGAACCGTCCGTACCCATCATCAAGAGATGCCGTCCAGACCCAGCAGCCATCAGACTGTTTGCGGACATGCTTCCAGAAGCGATCCTGTATGGCACCGTAAGCCATAACAAGTTGGATTATATGATCGTGCGGGGGCCAGCGCCAGGACTTTTTATGTTATCGTCTTGATAAGAAACGGTTCAAGACCAAAGCATGAGTCAAGGTGTTGCTTGGAAAAGCCAATGATTTCAGGTGCTTCCGACGAGGCCACAACACCTATCTCATTGCTTGGTCATGGATAGCTGAGTCTTAGTCATATCTCCTAGCGATATGCCGACACGTTCACTCCGCAGGCACGATCCATACGATCATAACCCGCAGAACGCTAGAGATCGGGCTCAGAAGCCGGATCCATGCTGTTGGCCCGTCTAATCTCGATACGCCTTAAGGCGCATGGGACTTGAACGCGTCTAAATCCTAGTCCACATCTTCCACGGCAAAGCGTTTGAGTGGTTCAAACGTCTCACACGCTTCTAGCCATGCTGCCTTGCTAGCGGGGCCTAGAGACCCTTTTCCGTCCTGCCTGAGCCACTCCAGGGCATCTTCCGGTCGAGAATGGGCCGCAGCATCGCGTCTGCTCCGGCTCTCACCGTTTGGGTCATTATTCCACTGGTGAACCTCAGTGACGATCTTGCCAGAGGTTGTGGCATAAATGATCACTTCCGTGCCGCGGTCACAACCCTTGTCGTCCTCAAACTGGCGAACCCCGCTGCCTATCTTGTCCCCCCAGAACCGTAAAGGCAGGTTGCGGTCCCTTTCGAGCACGAATTGCGTCTCGTACTCTGTGTCGATCCCTGCCTTTGCGGCACGTTCCCTCTGTACTGCTTTCAGTACACTGTCGTTGCCCGCGATTACTGCGCCTCGCGTACTCATGGTCTGTCTCCTGTCCAGGCCGCGCTGTACGGCCCACTGTTGACTGTTGGACTCTACGCCTCTCTCATCCAGATCTTCTCGGTCTCCTTCTCATACTGGCCCTTGTGGAGCCTTCCCAGCTTGTAATTCTTGCGTAGGGAATCTACCTTCCACTCGGCGTACTTCTTGACCTTGCTGGAGCTATAGCTCTCCAGGGCCTTCTTGGCCCGGATCGACTCCCTGTAGGCAGGAACCTCGATGAGCCAGCGTCCCTCGGCCGTTATGTACCGACGCAGAAACTTCGCGTGACCCCATCTCTTGCGCTGGCGAACGTGTACTAGCTCGTGCCACAGAATCTCAGCTTGCTTGGCCGTGCTGTACTTGTCCCAATTGGCGGAAAGTGCAATCCGCCTACGCAGCGTCATGGTGAACTTGCGGCCGTGCTCAAAGGTGCCTTTGCGCCGACAGAATTTGTACCCGGCTTTCTTCAGAAGCGCTTTGGCAAGATCCAGAGACTTCTGGGGATCCGAAGGGATCTTATCGTCATACAGGTACGTGTCCTGGCCCGCCCACTTGAGGAAGTTTTTGCTCAGCTTGCGGTTCTTTCTGAATACTCGAAACGGGTTCCAGCCCATCTGGCGCCTCCTATGTGGCGTTCTTCGCGGCCTACTACATAGGAGCCTCTATAGGCGGACTAGGCTTGACAGCGTTCCGACAGCAGCCTACAGTCACACGGTTGCGTTTGTTAGAACAGATCTCCTGTGACGGTTGCGGGCGATTGTTCGAGAAAGATCCCTCTGAAATCAAACGCCAGCGAAAACGCAACCCCCATCGGAAATTCTACTGCACCTTGAAGTGTTTTGGCGCGCACGGCGCTGCGCCTCTCAAGCCCGACTGCGATACAAGCAGGCTTCGCGCGGACAATCGTCGCGATGAATTCTCGCCCTTTCGATACTTCTTACGCAAAGCTCGACAGCGAAAACATCATGTCAATATCGATCTTCCTTACCTCAAGACCCTGTGGGAAAAACAGCAAGGCCGCTGCGCAATCTCTGGAATCCAATTGACGTTGCCGCCGACCGTGGTGGCATGGGAACAACGCAAAAATGACCCCTGGAAGCCTAGCCTGGATCGCATTGAGAACGCCCTCGGCTACGTCAAAGGAAACGTGCGCTTCGTAGCATGCATCGCTAATTTCGCCAAGAATCGCTTTACAGACGATTGCCTAGTGGAATTTTGCCATGCTGTAGTCGCCCACCATAGCAACCCGGACTCTGAGTAGTCCGTCTATCACACAACCCCTGGTAGGGAGGGACCACATGGCGTTTCTCAAAACCGGTACAGCACCCGCGAAACAGATCGCGGCCGAAGACATCAACAACTTCCCCAAACAAGCAGCCGAAACCTGTCAGGCTTGTGGCTACAAAATGGCTCGTGACGAAACGGGGGAGCTAGTCTGTAGAACCAAGGGCTGCACCAAAGCCGTTCCCGAGTAGGCCATGGCCACTGCGGGCAAGAAGGAACGCCGCAGCCGTAGAGATCGTGCTCGGGCTCGGCGGACCAAACTTGGCCCCGGCAAACGGAAGAAGCCGAAGTCGATCGACCAACAGGCGATCGAGAAGGCTCTTCACAAAGAGCGCAAGGAAATGGGGCAGGCGGGGCTAGCTGGCGCTGGACGCGGAACAGTCATCCCGTCCAAGAAGCAAAAGTCCCTGCGTCCCTATCGCAAGCGAAAGCACAAAGGGCAGCACAGGGCCTCTGCCGAGAGAGTTGCTAGCGCGTACCTGGCGCGGTCAAGTCCTTGAATTCGACAACCTCGATTGTCGGATCGTTCTTTGCCGCTTCAGGGATGTAGCCGCCTGGCATCTCACAAGCAAACAAACGTTCGCACCCTGGGCACTTGTATAGGTGCCAGGTTGTTCCTGTTCCCACATTGGGCCACAAGTAAACCTGACCATCGTCAGGGTAGGTAAACGAACACCGCGGACATCGGAAATGGCTCATCGTTCTCACCACGGATCTGGAGGTACGCTGCGATCCCGTCCTGCTTCCTCGTAGGTCGGCAACTCCTCTAGCTGCTTCTCCAGCCGATCACATTGTTGCCAGTCCCGATAGTCTCCCGCTGACCGGAGACCGCTCTCGATGTGCGTGCGTCGGTTGTAGAGGCTTCTCGCCTTCTCGTCGGACAAGAGGAGTCCTGGCTTGTCGTTGCGGACCCAGGTAAGACCTTGCCCATCGCTCAAACGCCATCCCCGCTTCATTAGATCTTGGCATGCGGCGGAGCCCAGGCTTCCATCAGATCCTTCACACGCTGCTCGTAGTCGAGTCCGGTCGGGCTTCTATACGGGCTGGTCATGCCTTGGCTTCCTTTCCAAAGAAACCCAGCACCGTGTGTTTGGCTTCCGCGCACTTCCCCGCAAAAAGCTCATCAAACAGAGAGAAGGGCTCAGAGCGATATGGTTCCACGAGAGGGTATCGGATACGCTGCGAAGTCGCAACCAACAGATGGCGAACCTCGTGCGGAAAGGACTGAGAATTCGACGGCTTCAGATCCCGATTGAGTACAAATGCAAACTCCCAGCGGCCATGAAAATCCCATAAAGGGACGGCCACCACGTCACACATCCCAAACGGAATACTCGACGTGTCAAGCCGAACCCCTCCAACTCGGATCTGTCGGCGATTGCTGGTGTTGTACTGCCACGCCCCCCAATGTACCGAAGGCAATCCTGTACGTCGGATCGTGTTCGTCTGTATCCCTTTCGATTCAACTTTGAAGTGCTGCCCGCGATACCGAACCTGCAAATCGTACTTATGTTCTCGATTGTGATCATCCATTTTCTCGCAGGCATCCACGTCCTCATGCTCCAAAAGAAAGTCTCTTAGCTTCCGCTCCCCTACATAGCCCTTCAACATCGCATACAAACTGGGGTTCTCTCGAAAGATGTCCGCCATCTCCGCCGGAGTGACATCGAGCGCGTCTAGCGACATCCGTTTATGGCTCAGCATAATGACGGCTTCAGTCCAGTGGGATCCTGAGACCCATCTTCTCCTTCATGTGGAGCAGAGCCTCAGCGTTGCCTTTGGCGTCATCGACCGGGTGGTGTGTGTGCTTGGTCTTCCGCAGATGCTTGAAGTTTTTGCGAACGTCCCTGACGAGCCCCTTGTAGAGCGATCCCAGATTCGTGGACGAGAAACCGAACGGGTTGTTCCCCAAGAAGTGCTGGAAATACCAGCACACGAACATCCAGTCGAAACCGTTGTTGTCCGCGATGAAGCGAGGCTTTCCTTCGCTCCTGACCTTGAGCCACGAAGCAAACTCCCGCATCGTCCCCTCGGGATCGTCAAAGGCCAACGTCTGTTCGCGAGAGAACCCGCTGACGGCTAGAGCCTCGGGGACCCACTTGTCTGAGATCGGTTTGCAGGTCCCGTAGAACGTGTCCTTCAACCCCGGACGCACGACTACTGCCCCGAAGCAGATCATCGAGTAGTCGCCAGGGATCGGGCCATCGGCCTCGATATCGACCATGATGTAACTCATGCTGGAATCCTAAACTAACCCAATCGGCTCTGTCCACATGAAATTCAAGAAGCCCAGAGCCGTGAGGCAGTAGCCGAATCGCTCGCTGATGTTCGTCCAGTTGACGAAAAACTCAAACTCCCCGTGCTTGAAGAGCTTGCGGATCTTCAACTCATGGGTCAGGGACTTCGTGAGCCACATGTGGGCTTCGGCCTGGGCTATCTGAGCATCTATCTGGGCCGTGTATCGCTGGACAAACTCGGCCGCGAACCCACCAATGATCTCCGAGTCGCAATCCCGTCCCGTGGGAGGACGCTCGCGAGCCCAACAGATCCCAATGCCCGTAGCGATGGCGGCGTAGTCCTTCTGAGCAGCCCCCGTGCCGGCCATGATCACTTCCAAGACACCGCCATGGTGGAAGTGACGCGAAACCTGACTGATGTCATGGATGTTGCCGTGTAGCTCCTTCGGAAGCACCGACGTGTACTCCATGACGTTGAAGTTTTGGATCCCTGCCCTCAGAAGTGCGGAATCGTATGCGAACGTCTCGTACTCCTGCGGAGGGATTCCGAGGTTCGACTCCCCGGTGCCGCCAGTGATGAAACCGAGTGTGGGAACGCGGATTCCTGTCTCCATGCCTAGATATACCCCAACGACTAGGCGTCCGTGTCCAAATGAAGATACTTCTCGATGTACGCGCGATAGTTGGAGAAAACAGGGACCTCCAGGTCCGGCTCAACGATCACTCGCATCTTGCCCGGTTCGATCTCCACAGTGCTCCGCAAGACACACCAACCACGCTTCTGCCAGGTCTCGCAGTCGTTCCAGTTGATCTCCTTCTCCTGGAACAGTAGCTCCTGCATCTGACCCCACTTCTTGCCTTGTAGCTCCTCATGTGAGAAGTGCGATTGCGCGAGAGCCGAGACGGAGTTTCGCGTGCTGTCCTGCTGGCGCCACACGAAGTAGTTGGTGACATCCTCACGCGGGACCACGAAACATCGGCTGTCGAAATGTGCCGGAGGAGGAAGCATCGCTGTGTCGAGACTGCCGTCAGCCCCCTTCAACTCGCGAACATCGTAGCGCCCAAGGAAAGTCTCCAGTACGCCGCGGTTGAAGACGGCTGTGGTGATAGACGCCGACACGGAGCAGATCTTCTGGGCCACCTTGTCGAACCACGCTTGCGACGTGAGCTTGTCGTAGTCGGTCACGAGCACAGAGATCTCGTCCGACTGGAGGTAAGCCAGCTTCGCTCCAGCAATCTCGCGCAGAAGCTCCTGTGCAGCGGCCGTGAGAGCATCCCGCAGAACCGGGTCCCACGGCTTCTGCATGTTCTTCGTGTACGTGTGAAACGCCCGCCCATCGATGCGGATAATCATGGGAGTCCGGGGCGTGAGCGATGTGCGCGGCACTTGCTCGTATCGCTTCATGCGGTCCCCAAGTGAGCTTTTGCTGCCCATGATGATGGTTTACTCCATATCGCAGTAAAGTCTGGTAAGGTCTTAATAGCTCCAGGGGTGGGACTCGAACCCACGACATTCGCATTAACAGTGCGACGCTCCGCCAACTGAGCTACCCTGGAATGTGAATCGGCGACCCCGGTAGGATTCGAACCTACGCTAGCAGAGGTTAACGGCCTCCCGCTCTGGCCAGACTGAGCTACGGAGTCAAAAAGAACCCTCGGACCAATGGTGTGTAGGTGGGTATCGTGGGTTTGAGATGGCAAAGCCAGAAGAACATGAAAAGGCTCGGCAAATGCGGCTACGTGGGGGATCCATGAAACAGATTGCGAAGGCTTTAGGAGTTTCGCCCGGCAGCGTCCACCGCTGGTGCCACGACATCGAACTTACGCCGGAGCAACGCGATCAAATCGACAACAATGCGCGCGCTCCTCAGAGCCGTGCGCTTCGACGGTCGAACAAGAAACGTCAGGCGCTTCGCAAAGCCCTTCGCACAAAACAGCGACGAATGGGTGCCGATCGCCTTGGAAATGGAACGGGACGTGACCTCCTAATGTTGGGGCTGGGGTTGTATTGGGGTGAAGGGTCCAAGAGAGAACCTGGCGATCTCTCAATGTCTAACATGGACCCCCGAATACACGAAGTTTTCCTGAAATGGCTCCGAGGCTTCGGGTTGCGGAATCAGGATCTCACAATCCGACTGTGTATCGCTCCGGGTTACGATGTTGAGAAACACCTTCGTTGGTGGAAACGCCGTCTAAACCTTTCGAGGTTGAAAAACGAGCGGACGTGGGTTGTTCTTCCTAGTTCAAGCAAACGTCGGATTCGAAGACAGGATTACCACGGCACTCTAACCATTGGGACTCGCAATGCAGACCTCTGGTACGAGATCATGGGAATGTTGGATGCTGCGCCCCTGGCCGGATTTGAACCGGCGTCTCTGGAGTGAGGTTCCAGAATCCTAGGCCACTAGACGACAGGGACAGGTGCGGACAACGGGGCTTGAACCCGTATCTTCGGCTTGAAAGGCCGAGATCCTGACCATTTGGAAGATGCCCGCGCGTGAAGCTCCTGCGCGGGGCAGCGGTCTCTGTTGTCTGGAACCGTCTGTGTTACTCCCCGCGCAGGCGTACTTCAGCCTCGCGCTCTCGTTCAACGAGAGCGGGCCTGCGCGGGCTGGTATTCAGACGACTCAACATGACAACACCCTTGTAGCGGACGTTAGGCGGCCCGTCAAGCCCTTTCTTCAGCCGCCGCCGGAGTGTCTAGGACCCGTCGTCCAGCTTGCCTTCCCAATACCGAGCAAACATCCGCGCCAGCCCGTCAGCGAGAACGTTGGTGTATTCATCCTGCTGGCGCGTGATCACGTCCAGGTTTCCTACCTTAGACCGCTTCCCGACATAGACCTCGATCCAACGCTCCGCTATCTCCCGCGGTCGGGGCGAATACCCAACGATCTCGACAAACGGAAAACTCCACTTGCCGGGGAGAGTAGCAATCCAGCGATCGTCGGCCCATTTGATGTCCGCAGCTTCATCGAAGTAGTTGCGAAGCACAGACTCGACCTCATCGCGCGTCGGCTTGCGCTTGTCGAAGGTAACAAACCGATCCTGTGACATGCCTACACCGGCTCGTAGCGATACGTCGTGATAGGAACAGCCTTGACTTCGATAGCCTCGAATTTCCCGTCAGGTTCTTCGCTGCTCATGGTCATGCCGTGCTCGGTGTCGTAGTAGTACGTGAACCGATAGAGCTTTCCATCTGGATGATCCACGACCACTTCCTTCATCTGGTAACCGCCCTCCAGCCCCTCCACGGGCGTCGTCTGGACGACGCGATCCGACTGCATGAGCCACTCGATCTCGTTACCGTTGAACGTCCTTGTCGGCATCTTTGTCGGAACCTTTCATCGTCACCAACACCACGAAGGTCACCAAGATCAGGGCGACTCCCACGAACCCCTCAAAGTGTTCCCCGAACGCAAACGCTGCGCAGGAGGCCCCGGCGTAGAAGGTCATACTCGCGCTGAGCCAGTGCTGTAGCTCTTTCCGATCGAGCATGTGGGGAGTCTACCCCGTTTCACCACGTGATGCGCGGCTGCATGGGGCAGTTGGGATCTCCGCAAACATAGCCCATGACTCCCTCCCACTTGATCCCGCATCTGGGGCACCTGTTCTCCCTCGGCACTGGCGTCCACGGATACGGATCGGGCACGAATGGAATGTACGGGAACGGAACGAAGGGATACGGGTAGTACGGAATGTACGTTTTCCCTGATCCTGGCGTCTCGGGCGGGTCTGGATCACCGATTGCGATCTGTGGCATGGCTCTCCTCCACGGCCTTCCGAATCTTGCGCATTTCCTCAGATGACGGATGCAGACTGCTGTGCAACACGTTGCGAAGCTCCTCGAAAGAAGGCTCGCGTCCCACAACCAGGACATCTTGGTCGAGGAGTTGGTTGATCGTGTAGGTAACGGCGGCGACCGTGAGAGGAGCAATCTGCTCCGCAGGGTAGTCCCTGTCCCCCATGCGAAGAGTGGACTCCTTCACGGGACCGTCGTCTATTTGCACTTTCAGATCGACCTTGATTCTCATGCTACCTCTCTAGCACGTAGATGGTCTCCTCGGGCAACGGCTTGCCTGTACAGAAGTGCGCTCCTGTACACCCACAGTCAGGACAGGGTATCTCGGGAGCGGCTTTCGTCCGAACCACCCGACGCTTGGGCCTTGGTCGCCATGGCCCGGAAGGCTGCCACGGACCAGATGGAGGCGGCCAGATCGAGTCACGCTCGTCCGCGCACGGCCCCGTCCACGTATATCCGCAACTCGTGCAGGTGTACCGGAGACGTTCACGGATGTGGGTCTTCTCGTATCGGACCGTGATCCAGCCAGACAAACACTTGGGACACGTTCGACGTTTCATGCTACCTCCGCGGCGGAGCCTTGCAGTACTCGTTGTCGGCAGGGAAGGCACTCGGTGTGGGCGCTTCCTTCTTCGGCTGCGTCCGCTTGATCGGAATGCCCCGTCTCTTGAGGTTCTTGAACGTGTCGTACTCGATGGTGAGCGTCCAGGCAGCCTCCGTAGTCCGACGTGTGAAAGTCGTCTTGCCTACCTTCGACCGACGCTCCTCTCCAAACTTGGTTCCGAGCTTGACTTCCTCGCGAGGCTCCTGTTCCTCGACCAACCGTTTCCGCCTCATACTGCGACGACGGAGCGGGGCCTGAGCCCGCTCCTCTCGCTCCCTGCGTGACGCCCTGCGTGACTCGTCGGAGAACCCCAACATCGGTTCGTCGCTGACGTTGTTGCACGAAACAGAATAGGTTGCTCCGCCACTCGTCTCTGTCGAAGCCGAAATCTTCACGCTCTCCGCGCTCGCGCCGACAGGTATGGAGTCGCTGGAGTATCCGCAACTCCGCAGGATGGTGAACGAAGACTGCGGCCTGAAGTACTCCTGAAAGACAGCCACACCGATCACCCCGAGATGGGCTCCGGTTCCTAGCTGTGTCGAGTACGCCTTGTCCTTGTCTGCTCCGAAACGGAAGGCCGCAACGGTTTCGTCGCTCGTTCTCCAGCCCTCGATCGTGCATGTCTCGAAAGCGTGAAGGATGTATCCACGATTCTTCGTGGAGCCTTCCTCTCCCGTGATCACATCGCGCCCATCGACCGTGAGCACGACCTCGATGCGCTCTCCGGTGAGATTGCGCAAGTGGATGCTGTACCGGCTACCATGTTTGCCGACGACGTAGACCTTCCCATCGTGGAAGCAACCTGGGAGCCATTCTCCTCGCTCGTTGATGATTCCTACTCTTACGATTTCCATGTCGCGCTCTTTCTGCCGCCGTGCAGCCTCCCTCTCTGATGCATACTCCTCGGCACAGGTCGGGTGCATGAAGGCGACGTTGTTGTGATCCCAGAACAACTCTGGGTCGTTATCGAGCCAGGGCTCGATGTGGGTGATGGCCAAGTCCTCGGCTGAGTTGATCCAATCGTCGCAGCGAGCGCATTGGTTTTCCCCCTGGCGAACCAGAAGGTCCCAGATGATCTTCCGTTGGAGCTTGCTTCGCGCAGTCCCAATCGGCATTCCAAGCTGATCAGCTTGTCGCTGTTTGCGGCTCTTGGTCATTGACCCACCCTTTGGCTTTGGCCGTTGGTGAGAACGTGGCGTCACCGCCACGCTCCAGACTATACCCGAGCCCTCTCCAATTGGCTACCCTGTCGGTGAATTTGCCGACAGGCAGGCGGCAATCCCCCGCCACAACCGACGCTGAGCGACCTAAGCCCGCGAAATCACGTCCGGTACGCCACTTGCTTCACCACCGGACATGCACATGCGCATCGACCCAATCGGAAGGCTGACGCCGACCATCGAAGACACACTCCATCTGTTCTTCTGCCGTTCGGTCCGCGAGGATGCCAGGCGCAAGGGCCAGATGAACCCGAGCTATCGACCTAGCTGCCGTACCCAAGTCACGATCTGGCAAGAGTGCGGGCATTGGCAAGTCGAGCTAACCGACGCCGGAGGCCGCAAAGAACAAGGAGACGGCTTAACGCTTCAGCGAGCGATCGAGATCGCTAAAACCAGGCTCTATGGGTGGTAAGATTCTAAGCGATGTCGAGTGAGCGAGACGAGAGCGAGAAGTGGGTCATCGACCCCATCATCCGGCTTCCCGAGCCCGCGATGAAACGGCTGCTGGAGATCCTCAACAGTCCGCCGAAGGAACCTTCTCCAGCACTCAAAGCTCTCTTTCAAAAACAGCGAGCCCGTTCGGAATCGAACCGAAAACCTACGGATTAAAAGTCCGTCGCTCTACCGATTGAGCTACGAGCCCAGGTGGTGCGGATCTTCGCCTTGCACTCGATCCGCACCCGAGGGGCACCGACTGCATGCAGGTTCGGCACTATCCTCGTTGGAGAGCCGGGAGGGTGACGATCCCTCGACCTGCGGATTAAGAGTCCGCCGCTCTGCCTACTGAGCTACCGGCCCAAAACGCACTTCTACCAGCCCAAGGGGACTTCCCTCGGGCTAGGTCTTGCGTTTCAGACGGATACCGGACATGACTAAGACCTTGTAGCTGGTCTCCAGGCCGTTGTCAAGCATCGTCAGGGCCGCCATCTGGCTGCTGATTTACGCACATGCTCGGCGCTGATGGCGTAGATCTCGAATCGCCCACGGCGATGCACAAGGGACGGCATCCGCAAGTCCACATGAAACTGCCGTTTCCCGAGTGTGGTGGTGGCCTCTTTCTCCAGATCGCGACGAACGGTCACGTAGAGAACACCATCCTTGCGGAGAAACGAAAGCGCATCTCGGAGAGCCTTGCGCTGATCTTTCTCGGGAAGAACGTTGAGGATGTAGTTGCAGACGACCACATCAAACTTCCCCCGTGGCCGCTTCGGGGCATAGTGGGGATCGTACTCCTCGATGTCTCCGTCCAGAAACTTGGCTAGGTCGCCTTTCCCACAGCCGAAGTCGAGGATGCGCCCCTTCAGCAACCCCTGATCCAGCAAGTAAGCCGAGGGAGCCGAGAGACGTGTCCGCGAGATCGCCGTCTGGAAGGATAGCTCAGCCACAGAAGGCATGTTACCGAGCCTCTCGCTCAGCACCCGTTGAGCCTTCCTCGATACACCCAACCAGCCTTCTCGGCCGCGGTCCAAAGCTCATCGTCCGTCATGGCTTCAAGAGCAGCGAACCGTGCATCCCAATCCTTCGGCTCACCATAGAGCTTCCTCAGCTTCGCCTCTTCCTGTGCGTTGTACTTGGCAAGGAATGCAGGGTCCGCGTCCAAATCATTCAGATGGCGCGCCTTGAACCACTCATGTACTTCCCAAGGATCCGTCCTCTTCTCCTCTTCCAACTTGGAACGGAGCCTGTACCGAATGTCGTAGGCAGCCTTGCGCCTTTTCTTCGCTTCCCTGTGAGCCTCGGCCTTGCGCTCCTCCTCCAGTAGCTCAGCAGCATCGCCCGCACCAAACGCCTTGAGCGCCTTGCGGATCTTTGGAAGGGCATCCGCGCCTTTGCGTCGAGTCCAGTACCGAAGGTCATCGAGCAGCGAGCGACCACTCCAACCCTTCGGATGAGGCACCTTCGATGCCCACTCGCGAAAAGCCGCACCATGCTCGCTCGTCATCCAAGTGTCGAGCACCCGGCGCTTCGCCTTCAACTCTGCGTCCCGTAGCGAAACACCCTTCAAATCCTCAGCCTGCGCGGCGCAGGATCGGCCAACGACATGAGGCTTGCCAGCGCCATCAACGAGAAGCACTCGCCAGGACAGCTTCTTGCCGCAGCACTCGCAACGGTCATGGGCACCCTCGACGCCCTCGAATGGGTCCGAGCCACCGTAGATCGCGTCATCCGGGCCAATCATGTCAGCGACGGTGAACGGAGCAGGACCGAGCTTGCTGAAGTGAGCGAGTGCCATCTCACACCCTCTACGCGGGTTTCGCGAAGAAGTTTACACACCGAAAGTGCGGGAAAAGCGCAACTCACTCGCTCGCCAGCAGAGCCTTGTCCTTCCAATACAGGACCGACTCGCGCAACTTCGCCTCGAATTTCTCAGGCGTCATGCCGGTCGCCGTCCCGCCGTCTAGCTCGAAGTGATTGGCGATGAGAGTCATCGGCGCGATGGGAGCTTCTTCATCGGTGGTGCGCCCGTTGATGCTCACGATGTCCCAGTCGCAGCCCGTACACTCCTCTCCGTTGCTCTCAAGAACGTCTCGGCGGTAGAGCACCACGTCCACATGGAGACACGGTTCTTTACCTGCTCCCTCCGCCGGAATTTCCCAAGACGGCTCCATCCCTTTGGGACCAGGCCGAAAAACACGAGCACGCACGACTCGGACTTCCTGGCGAGGCTCCTCGCCCTCACGCCGAGCCTCGTACCGACCTACGAGCCTGTCGCCTTCCTTGAGCGTGACCACACCACAGTAGAAGCCATCTGGCGGCACGGGCACCAACACGACGCCATCCCGGTAGCCAGCCTTGGCCATAGAGAAATGCTCCAGGACCAACTCACCGACGCGCTCGAAACCGCCGTCACCCTCAAAGTGCGTGAATTCGCTGTCTGCCGTCTGCCTGGTCACGAAGCTGTTGACGCCGATTGTAGTCATGGTTTCTGCCTCCTTGACTGCTAGACGGAATGGGCTCGCTTGACCTGACAACCTCTACGCGAAATTCCAAAGAAAGTTGCACGCGCAATCAGCGCGGAGGCAACCCGAGCCTGCGACCATTCGCCAACCGGGCCTGAAAAGCTAGGGAATCTCCTCTAGCTGCTCTCGCTGAGCAATCTCGGCAAGACGCTCTTGACGAGTCCTCACAGGGCCTTTGAACCCTCGGGCTCGACGGATGTTGCAGCACAGGATGCACGAGCACGTGGTGATCCCGTTGATGCGGCGATAGACCCAGGGATCGTTCTCCTCGAAATCGGGATGATCTCGTAGCGAACCAAACCAGATGCTGAGGATGCGGATGACACGGGCTCGTCTGCGCGCCCGATGGTGACGACGTACTGCTCGGGATGACAAGGTGAGGGCCTTTCCAAGCCAAGCTCGGCACTGACGAATTCCATCGAACGACTCTCCCGTTCAAGGAGTGGTCAGGGGCGGGTTTGAACCACCGACACGCGGATTTTCAGTCCGCTGCTCTACCAACTGAGCTACCTGACCGTGTGGGCTCACGATGCCGACCCGCAGTGCGAGTCGGCTCAGTAAACTGCTCCACGGTCGTACCACAGCGGATGCAGCGACGGCTGCCATCCTCGCGCATCGGACCCATCACTCCCGTGTGGGAGCACAGATGTGCGCGGTCGTGGTGAACATCATAAGGCATGTCGAGAATCTCTGTGGGGTGTCCGACCGGATTTGAACCGGCGACCTCCTGGGCCACAACCAGGCGCTCTAGACCAACTGAGCTACGGACACCATAAGTATGGTGATGTGGCTCGTCGTCTGTATGTGCGGTTGTGAGCATGGCGCTTACCTGAAAGGGATGTTGGGGATCACGACGGCGTTGACGTACTTCTCGGCCCGTCGTCTGTCTTCGGCCCCTTGCCGCAGGGCCTCGTCTACTTCTTCCTTCGAAATCGGTTTGACTTTCGCTAGCTCCTCTGGGGGAAGCGATTTGAGACAGTCTGGAATCTCGCTCATGGTACCGGGAGCCGGAGTTGAACCGGCGACCTGGGGATTATGAGACCCCCGCTCTGACCACCTGAGCTATCCCGGTGCAGATCTGTAGATCTGCCCTTGGCATTCGCTCATCGTATGTGATCTTGCGCGTCATGGATCTCCTTGGTAGCGGGGAAAGGATTTGAACCTTCGACCTCCGGGTTATGAGCCCGACGAGCTACCTGCCTGCTCTACCCCGCATCATAGGGGACTTTCTGTTCCAAGCACTTGGTTCGGCGGAGATTGTCAAACAGGGCCCGATTCTACATATCAATCGTCGTCCCCTGCGCTGCTGGATTCCTTCCGCTATCGGTCGTGTTGGCCCGCAGTTGTTGGCTGCGGAAATCTGTAGGCTCGGCTGGAGTTGAACCAGCGACCTCTGCCTTATCAGGGCAGCGCTCTAACCAACTGAGCTACGAACCCATGTCGGATAATGTCGCTAATGTCGTCGTCCATCACTGATCCGTGCTCTGGTTGGGGTTAGAGATTCGAGGCCGGTTCCGTAGATGGGGCGACCGCCCTCGGGATTACGATGTGTTGAGTGTGCCGAACCTCCAAGAAAGGGTCAAGGAAAATCATCATGCGGGGTTCCCCGGCCCGAGGTTTGGACGCGACTCCAAACCCCGGAACCGGATCAGACGCCTCTCCGCGGCGATAAGCGCCCACCGACGACCCCGGCTCGGTGAAACGTTCCCCCGAGCACCCGGTCCTCCGTTACCGCTGCTACCTTCCGGTCCTGACGGAGTTGGCGAAAGCGCCGTCGCTCGGGGAGAAAAACTTGGTCAACGCCGAGTGAGAAACCTTGATTGCGTTTACACGCCAGATTTACACGTCTGGTGCCTTTTCCAGTTAGGCTACTCCCCCATGGGTGGGGGAGGTTGGACTCGAACCAACATGATGCTTGTGAGGTTGATCTGTTGGCATTGACCAATACTGTTGGGGTGAAAATCGGGGGCTCGCGAGAGCCGCACCCGAGAAGGGAAAGTTGATCAACGCCGAGTGAAAAACCTGATTGCGTTTTCACGCCGGTTCCTTGTACCGGTGCCTTTACCATTTGGCTACCCCGCCATGAGTGGCGGGGGTTGGAATCGAACCAACAATGCTTGTGAGATTGATCTGTTGGCGTTGATCGAATAGTGGAAGCGACCGAGTTGAGGGGCTGAACAGAGTGCAAGGACTGGAGTTGAACCAGCTACCTTCTCGTTATGATCGAGACGCTCAGCCAAATGAGCTTCTTTGCTTGTGAGCCCTTTCGGGTTTGGTCGCTTCAGAGGCGGACCCTGGAATCGAACCAGGCTAGCTTGTGGACATTCAACCGAGGAGCCTCGAAAGAGGCGAGTGTTGGTGTCGGATCGTTGCCGAGTGTAAGTCGGTTGGCCCCCACCGGGCCTGGTCCGCCGTGTTGCGCATGATCGCCAGAAAGATTGTCAGAAAATGGGTGAAGCAACCGAGTTGAAGAGCTTGTTTGTTGCAAGGACTGGACTTGAACCAGCTACCCTCGGTTTGCGATACCGATGCTCTACCCAATGAGCTACTTTGCGTGTGAGCCCTGTCTGGTTGGTTGCTTCAGCGCCGGACCCAGGAGTCGAACCTGGCAGTGCTTGTGGACATCATCCGTGAGCCCCTCTTGAGGGGCGAGTGGTGCTGTCGGATCGTTACCGATGGAAAATCGGGTGACCCCCACGGGTCATGTCCGGCTTGGTTTTGGTCCTTCCGAGAGCGGGATCTGGGTCACGAGCTTGTGAGATCTACGCGTTTGGAACGAGCCAGGGCGGCAGTCTGAAGGAAGAAAGGCCGCCTGTCAAGGGGGTCTGTCAGATTTTTTCGACCCCCGCTGGAGAGATGGAGTAGCCCGTCATCCGGCTGTCCTTGACGAACCGCTGGACGGCGTAAGCCATGTAGAACGCGACGATTCCGATGAATGGCAGGAATTCGCCGCCCTCGCAGGTAGCGGCTCCCGCGACATCCTCCTCATCGATCACGAAATCGGCGCTCCAGATGACCCGCCCAAAGCCCCCATCGGCCGCCAGAGCCCCGTGGAGACAGGGGACGTTCTTGGACCGGGCAAAGCCCTGGACGAGCCTACGAGCCTCTCCGTTGTCCAGACAGTCCACCAAGAGATCTGCCCCGCTCAGGAGTTGCTCGCAGTTGTTGGATGTGAGTTTGTTCCCCACAACCTCAATCTTGCGGCCGTAGCAGAATTGCATGGCCTGCTTGAGCGAGTCGGTCTTCTTCTTGCTCACGCTCTGCTTGAAGTGAAACTGAGACGCAACGTTGCGCATCTCGACCCTGTCGTGATCCACGACCTTGAGGGTCACGTCCTCGTTCCGTAGAGCCTGCACCAAGTGCGACCCGAGTGCTCCCGCTCCGATGATCGTGATCTTCATCGCTTCCTCCACTTGTGGATCCTTCGGTCCCAGAGGAAGAGAACCGTTGCCAGGAACGCAAGAGCTAGCCATGCGCGCCACTCATGCGCCCATTCTGCGATTCCCTCAATCGTCACTCGGACCCCCACCGCGCCCCTGACGGACGCACGCATACCTGACAAGCCGGGTCGCCACACCAGCCATCCTTCTCGTTCCACGTCCTCTTGCGACGCAACGGCCATAGAATCACACAAGCTGTGGCGAAGCCGAACAACCAATAAAGGATTCCCAGCATCACGACCCAAATGGGGTTTTGGGGCGGACCTGGATTAAACACCACTCGCGCTCCTGGTTGGCCTCAAAACGGTCCACCACGAAGTCGGTGAAATCCGCGGTGGCATCCGCCGGGATGCCCGGAACCGACCCATTGGCTACGGCTTCCGTAACCCACGACTTGATGTCGGCTTCGGTGGCGTCCTTATTCACCGGGTCAGGCAGGTCGCCGTTTTGGCCGCGGTAAGTGATGTTCACTCGTGCTTCGTTAGCTTCCATTTTCTTCCTCTCTCTCTGAAAGCACCATCAGCTTTCGAGCCCATGGTGGCGTGTTCACAGAAAACTCGTTGTAGTCGTACTTCTCCGGTCCCTCCCATTGCAGACCGATCATCGAATCAGAATTCACGATCCACCACGTCAGCCTTCGTCCCAACCCAAGCTCCACGGCAGCAAACGTGGTCAGATCGGTCATGGACGGACCTGGCTTACCAGACCCAGGATGGCTGTGGGCGAATCCCAGGAACGCTTCCTGCCGCAGATCCCACAACACATCCCACAGTTTCCTGCTGTCTGGAATGCTGCCGCCGGACCTTCCCTTCGGCAGATGCCAGTACATTGGACCCCATCCGGTCACGACTACGCCTGCTTCGATCATCGCTTCCTCTTCTTAATCACGCGTGGAATCGCATCGAGGGTTTCGACTAGCTCTTCGTTGTCGGTCCTGGTCAGCGCAGTCAGGTTTTGGGACACCTTCCGGTAGTACGGATGCTTGAGCCAATCCGCGTACTGCATGTTGCCGCGCGTCTTATTGCAACGACGGCAGCAAGCAACCAAGTTGTCCTCAATTGATGGGCCGCACTCCTCCCACAAAACGAGATGATCGACGGTGAGCGGAACCTTGTCGTTGCCGCAGTACCGACAACGAAACTCGTCTCGCCTGTAGACCGCCCAGGAGACGTTCTGATCGATGCTGCGCTGACACTTCCTCGCAACGGCCTTGATCAGTTTCCCGTCCTCGGCCTTTTCCAGCACTTCCTTCTCTACGAGATCGGACTGCCTGATCAACTTCTTCCACTCATCGCCGGACATGCTGAGCACGTGGATGTCCTCGGGAATCCCGTGGAATTCGGGAAACACACAGATGTACGTGCTGTGGTCGCCTGCCCAGACGCCCCCAACGAGAAGAAGATCAGTACCAACAGCTTTGATGTCGAAGTCCATCATACGTGCCTATACACGAGTCTGTCTTCGCGGAGGGCTTGTCGAATGACCGCAGGCAAACTCTCCAGGGTGAAGTAAGTGTCGCCTCTCTCGCCCGTGTGGTGATCCTCCAGGCAAATGCCCGCGTCGATGATCTGCATGTGCGTTGTGCAAACGCACTCCAGTCGGTGTCCATCGACACGATACTTCACGGCCCACTCGCCTCCGCGGATGCAGCGGTGGTCGAGATACACGGCACCGCCCACTTGGAGCGCTGCCTGAGCCGCTTCCTTGAAGTCTCCCTGATGAGCCATGGCCCGACGCCCTTGGCCATCTCCGAGCTTTTCGCGTAGCTCCTTGCGACGCTGCTCCTGTAGCCTGCGGGCCTCTTCCTCGGCTCGTTTGCGAGCGATTTCCTGGCGTCGTTTCTCAGCTTGATCGCGTTGGTAAACCTCCATTCGAAAGGCAGCATCGAGAGCCGGAACGACTCCGGGGATGCTGTGTACTTCGCTTCGGTTGTCGAGGAAAGCGTCCATTACTTCATCTTCCGGTCCGAGAGGAAAAACCTGCTCTCGGAAAATGAGCGGACCCTCAGGATACACCCTTCCCGCACGAATGCGAGAGAAACGTTCCAATTCCTCGGAAAGAATGTACACTTTCTCGGAATAGTTGACGATTTTCCCAGGGTCGGGATCGATCCGGGTATCGTCGGGTACTAGACGATCTCCAACGAGGTAACCGACGACCGTGTGCTTGAGCAAATCGGGATCGGCTTCTGCTGGCTTGGGCTCGTTGGCCTTGGTCCCGTTGATCTGGAAGGTGTACCAGCCAAACTCACGGGGTCGCTTGTCCAGCTTGAATACCCGCGAGGCCGAGTGGAGGGACCCACCACCGGTCCAGGGAAGAGTTACATTCTCTTCCCCTGTCGAAAGTAGATCCCTCCAACCCATGACGACCTCATGCCCATGCGGGCTTAGCAAGCAACTCAGTGTTGAGAATCTGATCAACGAGCGTCACGCGCGGACGCGGACGAGCCTGAGTCACTTCCCCAACCGGAGTCGCCGCAATCAAAGCCTGGAGAGTGCGAGTGATTGCGTAGGGGTCCTCGAAAGTGCGGTCATCGATCATGAAGCATGGGATGTTGAGACGAGCAGCCGTCTCCCGCACTGCGATGTTGCCGTCCGGCCCGTAGTGCCGATAACGCCACGCTGCGGCTCCTCCGAAGGGAACCGTCTTGAGGAATCCGAAGGCAACCGGGTTGAGACCCGACACCCTCACAGCCTCATCGAACGGCCGTGCTTCCTCATCCCCAATGAAGACCATGATGCGATCGTGGCCTTCCGGGGTCGCGTGCTTCTGGACTGCCCGCACACCCGCACCGTAGTCAGTGCCTCCTCCGGCCTTGATGCCGCGGAAAGCGGCCTCGACGCCCTTGGTCGAGTTGTGCTTGACCTTGACCTCACGGCCTGCCGTGTTGAACACGGCAACATTGACGTAATCAGCCGGAAGGGCCTGGAGAAACTTGGCGATGAGCGGCTTGGCCGCATCCAGGGCGCCTTCCATCGAAGCCGAAATGTCAACGATGAAGTCGATGGTGATGTCGCGTGCGACTTCCTCGACCACCTTCTGAGCGGCCTTGTCGGCACCCGCCTCCAGCGTCTCCTTGGTCTCCTTGTCACGGACGTTGCGAGCGATGTTGGCCGCACGCATGTCGTTCGCCCGAGCCAGGGCCGAGTCGAGACGTTCCTTGATCTCTTGGACCTTGAGCAGCCCAAGCTCCTCCAACGTCGGCGTCAGGATGATGATGTCCTTGTCCGACAGAGAGCCTGCCTCGATGGCCGCAGCCATGATTGCACGGGTCACGCCAACCTCGGAAGGAAGCAAACCAACGATCCGCTTCCAATTCGGCTTGGTCTTCTCGATGATCTCGCAGATCGACATTTCATCGAGATCCGCCCAAGACTCGGCCGCCTTGACTTCCTTGCCAATCGCCATCTCACGACGGCCATCTTCGGCCTGCTTCTGCTTCCAGCGCAGGACTTCGAAGAACCGATCAGTCGTGGGCTTGTAGCCGATCTTCCGGGCAAGCGTCATCACCGTGGTTCTGAATCCGGCCTTGACGAGACCCTCCAGCATCTTCGGGTTCTCTTCACGGTAGCGGAGCCACTTCTCGACCGCCCTGCTCCAACGACCCAGGAATGGACGCTTTGCCGACTTGCCGAAACCAAGCTCGCGGTTGACAGCCGCGATCTCCGGCAACGAGAGAACCTCCCAGATGCGGAGCAACAGCTTCGGGTTGAGATCCTTGCCCTTCTCTTGGAGCAAGATCATCGCCTCGCCCACGTCCCTGTAGTCCTCATCCGCGAACAGACGGACCATGCCGTCCATGACGGGATCGCCCTTACGCGACTGGACCAAGAGGAAGGCGGCCAGAACGACCTTGAGATCGCGGTGGTCCTGACGGAACGCGAACGATGCCCAACGTGCGGCAAACTCGTTGTCCAGCTTCCACACTTCGGCAACTTGCTTGTAGAACCAAATGGCGACTTCGGGGTACAAGCCGCTCGGACGGTACTCGCCTACCTCGGCTCCGTCCTTCATGATCTTGCGGTTCTCGCCGTTCATCGTGCCGATCTCGACACGACGCTGCTTACGTCCCGCCTTCACCAAACGGTAGACGGTACGCTCACCGTTCTCGCCTGCCTTCCACGTGACAGGATCCCACCGCACGCCAGTCGTGGTACGCCGGTCGGCAACCACGATTCCCGGTCGGTTGTGGTAGAGATGGTCCGTGTGCGTCAAAAGAGCTTGGATGATCTTTTCAGCAGGCCCCAGGTTTTCAACAGTCATGGTATGCCTTCCTTTCGCCTATGGTTTGAACAACACCTTCGCACATGGCAAGAAACGGATCGAGACCCCACTTGTTGATCCCGAAGTTTACGATAGTCGTCACCAGCCGAATGTTCCCCCGAACGTATCCGCGTTTCGGAACGATGCGGTCAACGGACGGACGAAACGCTTGCTTCCCTTTCTCCTCTTCGCTATCGATGACCATGGGCAATCCTGAAATTGCACACTTCCCGTCCTGTTCGTCCCACAACTCAAGAAGATCCTGAACGGCAAGATCGAAATCTAAACCAAATCGCTGAGCCCTTCCTCGCGCCGCACGAACCCGATGCTTCATCTGCCCCTCAAACGTCCGATAGACTTCCCGCTGATAAGTCCGTGCGCAGTCGCGACACCAGGCATAGAGCTTTACACGGCTCGCATACGAAAAGTCGGCAACAGGAAGCTCCCTACGACACCTAGAACAGACTTTAGTCGCGCCAAACTGAGCTTTGCGCGATTCGTCGGAAAATGCAAATGCTTCTCCGTTCATGGTTTCGCTCCTTCCTGTATATACTCCAAAACCTTCCTTTGTAGGCCCGGCCGGAGTTGAACCGGCGACTTCCGTCTTGTAAGGGCGGCACTCTGACCAACTGAGTTACGGACCTCCAGCCCCGCGTATGGGATTTGAACCCATGACCTCTTGGCTGACAACCAAGCGTGATAGACCAGACTTCACCAACGCGGGCAAGCGATCATCGTCATCGTCATCATCGTCAGGCATCAGATTGTCCTCCTTTCGGGTTGCGGGTTGAAGTCTGGAAGGGTCGGGAGGACACAGGAGAGTGTGTCAGGTGTTCTTGCGATTTGACTACCCCGCCATGAAAGCGGGGGTGGGGATTGAACCCACAGTCTCAGCGTTATGAATGCTGCGTCTTACCGTGCTTGTGACCTCGAAACGAGATCCTGTGTCTCCCAGAGCCGATGGTGGGAATCGAACCCACGAATCTCCGCCGTACCAAGGCGGCGCCTTCCCACTTAGCTACATCGGCAATTTCAACTTGAGCCGCCGGAGGGACTCGAACCCTCTACCTCCTGATTACGAATCAGACGCACGACCTGTTGTGCTTCAGCGGCGTTCTCCTTTCTGAGCTAGCGGTCGGATTTGAACCGACAACCTGAGCATTACAAGTGCTCTGCTCTACCGTTGAGCTACGCTAGCGTTCGGCTAGGCAGCCCTGCCCGTACCGGCGGCCCCCGGCGCTTTGTCTCTTTGTCTTGGTTCACGCCGGGGAAACGCTCAACACGGGGTCGTATCGTCCATATTTGGACGTACAAAGCCATGCAGGGCCACTCGGGCACTGAGCATAGCTGTTGTTGTGGTGCGTTTCGTCATGGCGTGAATGTTTCCGTCGCTGTCCTGCCAAGGGGAGCGACTAGAACGGGTGTACGCCTCTTCCTGCTGGAAGTCAAGCAGAAATTGGATCACGCTCGCGCGCGCATGTTTGCGGGAAACTCCGCCTCCTTGATGACCTCCCACCGATAGCTGGCCTGGTTGGCGTTGTACCAATCCCACCACGTGATCGCTGTTTGCCGACATGCCCCACACTACCGGCGGTAGTGCGAGCCACGGGCTCAGCTTCCTTTAATAGAGACGGCACCCTTCGGAGGGTGCGGGTCTCCGGTCCAACCAGGCTCCAGAGTTAAGGTCCAGGCATCAATCCACTTGGAGATCCGCTCCATTGGTTTGCCGCACACAGGACACGCGACACGGAAGGCAATCTCAAATAAGGAAGCGCGAGCGTCGGGATGGTCAGCGCAGCGGCAAACCTTGGTCTCCACGTAGCGCTCGGGAATGAGATACTGGACTGGGATTCCTCCACCGGCCATGTGTCCTATCCTACGCCAAAAGGATCGAGCGTCAGCAAAGCGCTCGAAAAACCCCAATCTTTTCAAGTACCTTACCCCCAAAAGTATACTATCGGGCCATTCTCGCGTAGAGCCTCTAGAGGAGAAAAGACCACATGGCAAAGAAGAAAGCTACCGCTGCCGCCGTCGATGGCCTCTTCGGAGGAAAGGCAGCCCAGACCAAATCCAAGGGCAAGAGCGCCAAGGTCCGCGCGGAAGTTGATCTTCCCAAGGAGCTACGCCAAGTCGCTGACATTGCGATGGCGTACAAGGTGATCAAGGACGATCTCAAGAAGAAGGGTGAGCTTGCCGAGAAGCGCGTCAAGGCTCACTTGCTCCAGTGGTGGTGCGAGCAGTTTGCAGAGACGGGCAAGCGCCCCGACATGTGCAATTGCAGCGGCAACGAGAGCACCTTCCAGTACACCATGACTCGGCGGATCACGGTCACGGCCGAGAAGCAAGAGGCGCTGGAGATGATCGGAGCCGATCTCTCCGAGTACATCGAGACTTCCGGCATCGAGATCGACATGGACGCCGTGAAGACTCTGGGCTACATGGATGACCTTCAGGAAGCCATCCAGAATCTCGTTGGCGGCCACAAGATGTGCCCCAAGTGCGACACCAAGATGGGCAACGTGAAGTTTTGCAGCCAGTGCGGCGCCGATCTCTCCAAGGTCAAGGTCAAGGACGGAGCCTCCGAGCACGTGGGGCAGATCTTCCGTCCCAAGGTCACGGCCAAGGATGGCATCATGGAGGCTCTCCCCGGCATCGCGGAGGAGTGCGAGGCGGACGGTGAGCTTGCCGAGAAGATCCAGGCCATCATGGAGATTCTGAAGCCCGTGCCGCAAGTCAAGAAGGCGGACCTTGGCGGCAAGGATCCCGACGAGTGTTTCGCCCTGATCAACGAAACCTCGATGGCGACGTTGCAGGGCAAGGGTTAGAGGGTGGTCATCTCCTGCCCCGGTCCTCTCGCTTCAGTTTTCGGGAGGACCGGGGCGCTCTCCATTCTCTGAAAAGCACGATGCACAAGCCAAGATATCCCGTCTCCGAGGAGCAAATCGCTGAGCTACAGCGAATGGATGAGTTTCACGGTGGCGGGCGTTCTTGCATCTCCGACATCATCCAGTGCCTCCGCGACGGGGACATCGAGACTGCCCTTGCCATTCGCGTGAGCGAGGGCGACAAGACTCGACAGTATCCCGACATCGAGGAGCACCTTCACCAGATCTTCGGGTGCCGTTCGCACCAAAAGCGCGAGTGCGACCACTGGCTCTGCAAACCCATCCGTGAGGAACGGCTCAAGACGCTGGCGCGCGGCGGCTGGTATCCTTCCAAGCAATCCACATGAGCATCCCATACAAGAAGATGTTTGTGATGTGGCCCCCACGACCGGAGGGCTCCGTCCACCCCCGCGACTTGGGGAAATTTCCAGGCTGGCTGGCCCAATTCAAATTCAATGGGACACGCACGACTATCTTCCTCGATCCAGATGGCGAAGTGCATCTTCGCAGCCGCCACCGCGAGGAACACAAACTCTACCTGATTCACGAGCACCCGGAGACGCATCAAGCACTCAAGTCTCTGCTTGACAGCGACCTCCTGGAGCGCGGAAAGTGGCAGGTATTCGATGGCGAAATCCTGCACTCTAAAACGGTCAGCCTCAAAGACCGGATCGTGCTCTGGGACATCCTCGTTCACAACGGGAGCTACCTGACGGGCACGGCCTACCAGGAGAGGCTCTCACGGCTCCGAGAAACGCTCGGGAACCCGACCAAGTACGAAGAGGACACGGGCCGGAAAGTCGCTCTGGTAGCCGCACAGAACGTCTGGCTGGCTGAAACCTTCACTCCCGCCAACGCCGATGAGGCAGGCGAGCTTTTCAACCGGCTCGTTGACATGGATGAGATCGAAGGTCTCGTTCTCAAAGACCCCGGCGGCCTTCTCAAGCCTGGCGTGAACGAGAAGAACAACTCCGAATGGCTCGTGCGCGTTCGCAAGCCACACAAGAATTACAGGTACTAGGGCCAACTGGGAATGCGAGACAATGGTACGAACAAACAGGCAGCTACTCGCCATGATCTCTCGCACCTGACTAGCCAAGGAACAGATGGCCGAAGAAGACATTGCTGCTGTTGAGGGGCTTGGCTTCTTTTGGTCAGACTCAGACGGCTGCTGGATATCCTACAGATTCGGGAGCGCGTAACGACTTCGAACAACTTGTGCGCGAATGCTCGCAAAGCCTTCCGGCAACCGAACGATCCCAACAACTGCACCATGTTCAGATACAGGATATCAGGTCCGTATTCGGGAGCCATGGCTTCCATTTTGGAAGCAGCCGAACGAGAAAGGGGGATGCAATGAAACCGCACATCGACATAGACGCTGCCTTCGCAGATCAGCATCTTCGCGACGTGTACAAGACAGGTAGGCTCGACGGCATTCGCGAAGTGATCGCGTTCCTTCGCGGAGGCATGATGCAAAACAACCGAGCCGTGTGGAACAAGGGAGACTGTGATGCTGCCGAACGTTTCGCAGACCGAATAGCCCACGAAGTCGCCCGCACGATGTGTGCCAGGTGCGTCGAGCGGGGGCAGGCCACGCTAGGACAGGATGGCACCTTCGTACACCACAAAGAAGCGCTTGGGCTCCCACAAGTATCCCCGTGCGATGCTACGAAATGGCTCGAATCCCTCCCGCCGGGCGACGACAGGTGGACCTGAGCCTTACATGAGCGGACGCCTATCCAGCCCCCTATCCAGCCCCCAAGCCCGCGTGGTGCGAAGATTCGTCCATGGCCAGACCGTAATGGACTTGGGCGCAGGCGACCTGAAAATGGCCCTGACTCTTGTTGACCTCGGCGCACACAGAGTCATCGCGGTGGACAGACACCCGCTGCCCGACTCTCCTGACTCTCGTGTTCAAGGTCTTCAGTCCTACTTCCACAACCTGACCGAACGAGCAAAGGTAGTGCTCGCGTCTTGGATCGTCAACTGGAGATGCGGCATCGTGGATATCCTGGCCGACGCTGAGATCATCATCTATCTCGGCAAAAACACAGACGGGAGTGCTTGCGGCTACGACATGATGTGGAATCATCTACGCTCTAGAGAGATCCTGGCTCATGTCCCCGACCGCAAGAATACGCTAACCGTGTACGGCCCGCGAGTCGTTGTCCGGCCACTAACAGGCGAAGAAATCGCTTTCCTGCACGACCACACTGTTCTCTCATTCGAACACGCCGAACACGAATCAAAATTCAACCATGGTACAGAGAAGCAAACGTAGCTACAGTCGCCCTAGCTACATCCGAGCCCCGCACTAATCATTGGAAGTCACTCCTCGCGATAGCTGGAGAACACGGGCGTCCCCGCCAAATGAGGTTTTCAGGATTTCGACAGCGGCGGTCGGATCGAGGCTCCCGCAAGTGAACACGTCGGCCATGTAGCAGCCGTGCTCGGGATACGTGTGGATGGTCGCGTGGCTCTCGGCCAGGATAATCGCGACAGTCACGCCCTGGGGCTCGAATTGGTGACTGTGACAACTCAGGACGGTCGCCCCGGTCTCCTCGACAGCAGCCTTCAGGAGCGCCTCAAGGCGCCCTGGATCATCGAGCAACGCGGCGTCTGCGCCGTTGCCGTCGATAATGGCGTGTCGTCCGAGCAATCCACGGGGCCTCCTGACTTATCCGCCAGGATAGACAAGCTACCACCGCAGCCATTTGTTCTTGGCAAGCCCGTTCTTGGCTACCCACTGATCGATGGTTTTCTTCTCAACCGGAGTCGCACGGCGATTGAACTTTCCGGCTGCTTGTACGATCTGTCGCGTGCGATTGTTGACCTCGATCGTCACCCTGCGCACGCCATCTACTTGAAGACTCCAGATCGACGTTCCGCCATCCTCGATGCTCCGCGCATAGCTCACCACACAGTGGCGGTGGGCTCGTCCCTCTTCGCGCAACTCCTTACCGTTCAAGATCTCGGTGATGGTCCAGATCTCCTTGTGATCTGCTCCTGTCGGCAGCCTGACCTTGCGCACGCCACGATAGGGCTTGATGCCTGAGGACTCGTAGATGCCCTTCAGAGCGTCTCGTTGCGCAGCCAGGTCCGTGTGCCATCGCTCGACTTCACGCAGCACAGAGACGGCAGTACGGCCCTTCATGGAGAATGTGTTTGCATCCTCCATCCGCCTGTGCCGAACCCAATCCACGATGTTCCCGATCCGCGCCGGGTCCAGCATCGTCTGGTTACACACCCACTGGAGAACCGACTGCCAAAACTCCTCTGCCAACGACCCCCCAGCCAGATCTCGCCCTAGGTGCGTCGCGCACACTCGCTCCGCAACCCGCTGGCCGCCGCCGAACGCTTCGATCTGCGCATGACGCACAGCCGACACCAACGTGTGCTCGCTCGTGCTTTGCGTGAACGTGTGACACATCCGCTTCGTGAGCGGCACGGGCAACAACGGCCGATACGCATGGACCCACTCACCCCGAAGCTCATAGGAGAAGTCCGGCTTGACTGCCTTTCGCAGGCTACCTCCCTGAGCGAGATAGTAAAACAAAAACGACCCCCGATGCCGCAACCCGTCAGTGTCGTCCCAGAAGACGGAGTAGAGAAACTGCGGCACCGAGTACTTCACGATGAGATGCCGTACCAACGATCGGAACTGCGTGTCGGCGGCCTTCCCCTTGGGCTTCCAGTCCTCCAGAGGACGTTCCCACGATTGCTGACGCGCCTTGAGAAACCGAAGACCAAAAGCGTACCGCTCGTCCGCCAGCTTCGGAGCCTTCTTGAGAAGCGCCGCACCAAACTCACCCAGAATGTCGTGCTTGAGGAGAAGCTCCTTCGCGCGATCTGACTTAGTTTCGAAAGCCTTGCGAATGGCAGTATCACGTTTTGCTGTTTCCACGCGAGACTTCTCCCGCTGCTCCGCTCGGGCCTGGGAAACCCTCTCCCAATGCGCTCGCGCTCGCGCTGCGCGTAGTTTCTTCCTCGCTCTCATCTGGACATGACAATCTACGCCAGATCCGGGTGAAAGTATACAAGGAGTACGCAGGGCGGGAGTCGAACCCGCAGGACAGCCGATTTTAAGTCGGCCCGCTCACCGTTGGCGTACCTGCGCGTCTCGGTATGGTGTGATCGTTGCCCATCTACGTCTACAAGTGCCGTAAATGCGGACACGTAGTCGAGGAAATCCAGAAGATGAACGATCCTCCTCCGGCCAAGTGTGCCGCGTGCGACTCAAAGGGCACGATGGAACAAATTATGGGAGTCAGCAACTTCATGTTGGCTCCTGGCGGCGTTGGATGGGGAAAAGACGGTTACTCAGGATAGTCTTGCAACGAAAAATTGCCGGGTCCGTCTTGACTGCCATGATGTCTCGATTCTCGTCGAATACGCGCCCGCGAAGCTGGATCGTTTTCGGTCGTTGGCTTGGCACCGCAGTAATTTATGAACAGCGCACAAATCACGAGGCAGCCCAGCAACCCCGCGTGCAATGCAACCTGCGTACCGTCCTCATATCCAAGCTGACGAAAAAACCTCATGATCCTCCGGCCAAGTGGGTCCATCTTGACTGCCATGATGTCTCGATTCTACCAGAGTGGTAGCCAGGGAGGGAGTCGAACCCTCATGCCCGTGAGGGCGGCGGATTTTGAATCCGCTGCGTCTACCAACTTCGCCACCTGGCCTCGATAATCACTCTTCGTGGTTGACACAGCCGAAGTAAGGCCCCGTGAGGATGCCCCCACTCTTCGTCATTTTCCACGAGAAGCCCTCTCTCGGGAGGTTCGGCGTGCCCGTACCCTCTGAGAACCAATGGAGAAGTACAGGGTCCTTTGCTTTGAGAACCAATGGAGAAGTACAGGGTCCTTTGCTTGCTTTTTCTCTTCACCATCGAATGCTTCCAAAATTTACACGTTTGGCATGTTTTGGTCATCTGCCTCCATTACCCCTTTAGTGCTCGAAAGGGGACTCGAACCCCTACACCCGTGAGGGTACACGGACCTGAACCGTGCGCGTCTACCGAAGATTCCGCCATTCGAGCAGAGGAGGGCCTCAGCCCTCCAGGTTGTTAGACTACCTCCGTGACCATCCCAGCACCTACGGTCTTGCCACCCCCGCGGATGGCGAACCTCATGCCGGGCTCGCAAGCAACCGGACTCACTAGCTCAAAGTCCACCGTGGCCCGATCGCCAGGCTCGACGACTTTCCCATCCTCCGGCACGACTGCCGCAGTCACGTCAGTGGCGCCAAAGTAGAATTGTGGCCTGTATCCGCCAGAGAACGAAGTGTGACGACCACCCTCCTTGGCTGTGAGTGTGAAGATCTCGGCCTTGCCTTTCTCGTGAGGAAGCAAGGAGCCAGGAGCAACTGCTACCTGACCACGCAGGACTTCATCCCGATCGATGCCACGTAGGAGCATGCCGATGTTGAGACCCGCCGCCGCCTCGGGGATGTCCTTGTGGAACGCTTGGATTCCCGTGACGACCGCAGCCAGGGGCTTCCCGTCCGTCCGACCCACGATCTCCACCGTCTGCCCCTTGGTGAGAATGCCCCTCTCCACACGACCTGTCACGACCGTGCCCCTGCCTGGAATCGTGTGGACATTCTCGATGGGCATGAGAAACGGACTCTCCCGATCTCGCTTGGGCACCGGAAGGTGCTCGTCCATCGCGGCGATGAGCGCCTTGACTGGCTCGATCTCGGGATCGTCCATCTTCCCCTCGCTCGCGGCCTCCAGTGCCTTGAGCGCGGAGCCCCGAATAAACGGAGTGTCCTCGAAGCCCATCTGGGCAAGAGCATCTTGAACCTCCATCTCTACAAGCTCCAGCATCTCGGGATCTGCAATATCCACCTTGTTGATGAACACCACCATGTGCGAGACGCCCACCTGTTTCGCCAGGAGAACGTGCTCACGCGTCTGGTGCTGCGGCCCCTGAGAAGCGTCCACAAGCAGTACCGCGCCGTCCATCTGGGACGCACCGACGATCATGTTCTTGATGTAGTCGGCGTGGCCTGGGCAGTCGATGTGCGCGTAGTTGCGAGTCTCCGACTCGTACTCGACGTGCGCCGTGTTGATTGTGATTCCTCGCTCACGCTCCTCGGGCGCCTTGTCGATCTGATCGAAGGTCTTGATCTCGCCTCCGTTGATCGCTGCCATGACCATCGTGATGGCCGCCGTGAGGGTGGTCTTCCCGTGGTCCACGTGTCCGATGGTTCCTACGTTGATGTGCTGCTTCTGTGTCATGTTTCTTCTCCTTTCTACTCCGAATCTGGCTGGCCGGGAGGGATTTGAACCCACGAAGCGCGAACGCGGCAGTTTTACAGACTGCTTGCTTTAACCTCTTGCATACCGACCAAGAATCCGTGCGCAAGGCGGGAGTCGAACCCGCAACCTCTGGAACCTAAATCCAGCGCCTCTACCTGAGTTGGGCTACCTGCGCTCATGTCGCTCGTGCGCGAGGAGGGACTCGAACCCTCAAACCCTGTTGGGCACAGCCACCTCAAGGCTGCGTGTTTACCTGAATTTCACCACCCGCGCTTTTGACGCCATCCGCGGCTTGCGTGCTCTTCCAGTCCATTCTCCGAACAACCCTCTCTTCCGAGCTTCCCGAATCGCTCCCGTGACAAGCAACCATGCTTCGAAAGGCATGTCCCTTCGGATGTAGTTGCATCGAATGCAGGCCGGTACAACATTGTTTCGGGTGTGTCCTTGGTTGTTGTCAATCCGATCCAAGGTCATACGGATCGTCTTGTCGCCACAATAGCAACAGCCCTGCGCTATCCGTTCTGCGATAAACGACTTGGTCAAGTCGTTAGAAAGCCCTTTCTTTCGATCGGACGCTCGCGAATCCGTTAGGATCCATCTTGGCAAATCGATGCCTGCGGCCCGCATACGCGATCTTCTATCCAGTTGTCTTTGCTCTCTTACTTTGTCCGCCGCGCTTGGCGAACGTTTCCTCCTTTCACTTCGTTTCTTGTTCTCACAGATCCGACAAGCTGTTCGGAGATACCGACCTCCGTAGACTGTTTTGTAGGAAAAAGCAGATGTGGGTTTTGTAGTCCCACACCGATTACATCGTTTGTGGTCGGACGCCATCACCCACATCCTACCCCGACCACTACCTTCGTCGGGATGACTGGATTCGAACCAGTGATCCCCGGTCCCCCAGACCGGTGCTCTAACCAGACTGAGCCACATCCCGTTTCGTTGTTCCTTTGTTCCTCTTCCTCTTTGTACTCCTTTGGTCGAGGCGAGTGGATTCGAACCACCGTTCTCCGCGTCCCGAACGCGGCGCTCTAGCCAGACTGAGCCACGCCTCGTTTGGCACCCCTGGAAGGATTCGAACCTCCGACAACTCGGTTCCGTAGACCGATGCTCTGAGTCCACTGAGCTACAGGGGCGTGGTCGAGGCGACTGGATTTGAACCAGCATCCTTTCGGACCCAAACCGAACGCGCTACCAGATTGCGCTACGCCTCGCGTGCGCGGGCTGTCTCTCCCGCTGTCGCCTGCCCTCTAGCCTAGAGGGCGCCCCTAAGTCGGGGTGGCGGCAGCGGGCGCAAATACGGACGCAAGGGGAGCCTCCCCGCCAGTAATGACTGGTAGGTGCTCAACCCGAGTGTGTTCCGCATTTGTGTCATGGCTTTCCGCCTCAGATGCAGTTGTACGGACAGACAGAGCCAAAGTCAAGCGCTTTTTTCCAGCGTCTCCAGCAACGTGTCCTCGGGCATCCGACGAAACATGCACGTTGGCAGATCGGCTTCTGGAATTCCCGTCAACATCGAGGCGATGATCTTCCATCGCTTCCATTTCTTCTCAGGACCCACGCCATCGCCTAGGTGAGCGTACTGCCTCGGGTCTGTATCACCGGGGTTGCCGTTCCCAACGAAAACTCGTGTCGCCCGATGGGTCTTCGTTTCCTCAAGACGATGCGCTGTTTCAGGGCTCAGCGCAAACGTCCAGCCGTCCTGACCGTCCCATGCGTAGCCCACATGCACGACGATCATGGACTCATCGTCAAACATACCGTCACTCTACCGGTCAGGAACCTCAACCCAACGCTTCAGGGTTTGGCCGCAGACCGTACAGCGAGCGAAGAAAGCTGGGTTGGCTGATGTTGGGGCGTTCAGATCTGTGGCCACGGTAAAGCCATGCACGATCGCCACGTCACCATCGTCAAGAATCGGTGTGAAACACCCACAAAGCGGGATGCAGTCTACAGGCGACCCATTCCACGACAGCATCATGGGCTTAGTCCCAGGCATACGCTCTCGGCTCCGCGATAGGTAGAGCACGCTAACGGTGTAGGTGACGCCAAGGCAGAAACCGGCGACAAGTACCAGCAGCACGTCTCGTGTCCGCATGGCCTACCTGGGACAAACGTCCCTGATCGATTCGTGAGCCTTCGCGCAGGACACTTTCTTCCAGTTGCTCGACCCGCTAGGTATGTAGACCACTACGGGAACCTCCTCACACAAGATACGTTTCCCCGTGTTCTCGCACTGATAGATCCAATCCTCAGGCTCTTCATCAGACATGGGGTTCGCGTCCTTGATGCACGCCGCTACCCAAGCCGCCAGAGCGGTTTTCGCCTCTTCTGTCGTGCAGCGGTGTTCGTATGCAAGGTGTGGCCATCTTTCGCCACACCCCAACAGAAACACGCCAAGCGCATGGTTACCCTTTCCGCTTCGCAATGCCGGGCCACAAAACCTCGCGCATCTCCTGTCGTAGCTCAAACTTGGCCTGCTCCCGCGACGAGTAGAAATCGATGTCCTCGATGATGTGCGGCTTCACATCAAGAACACCACGCATCATCTTGATCGCGTTGACGATTGCCTCAACGTCATCATCCCGGTACTCGCGTTCAAGGATCACGGTCAACGCATGTACTCGATCGGTCATCGACAGATCTCCGCTAGCTCGCTGGAGTTTACTACGCCGATGTGGGCGTAGGTGATCTTGTCCGGGTTGAACGGACGCTGCGAAGGCATGACGATGAGACTTCCCGTGGCCGCCTGCAATTCCATCTCGGCCCACATTGTCGCTTTCTCTACCGAGGGAGCAACGACATGGATCATCGTGTCTTTGCTCGTGCCCGCCTTCAGGCCGGTCCGAACCTCGTAGAGAATGTGCGGTTGTGGAGGATGCTTCTTGAGCATGTCCTCTCTCGCCCACTCTTCAACCAGACCACCGATACCCACGCCCCTTTCCTCAGCCAAGCGCTGAAGTCGAAAATAGGTCAGTCCTTTTACTGAGATACTCTTACGCATCTTGCGGGGCATCTAGTTTGGCCTCACTCAACCGGGAACGTCCATTCGTGCCTCTGTGTCCTACCTTATACCGTACTCCAAAACCTACTCAAAGGTAAGCATCGGATTCGAGGCTGTGCCGTCCTCTCCTCGGGGGAGATACTCCGGTAGTGAGCCTCCGGCCTGACGGTTCAGGCGCGGGTGCCTTTCGGCAGAGTCCTGCGGAACTGTCCCCGGCCCTACGGGCCCGGTATCGTTTTCGCAGCAACTCCCTCACGTCTCGATGGTGATCGTTGAGGTCAACCTGTTCGTCCTGAGAACGTCTCAGCAGGTTGATCCCTCCCACCACGTCGGCATGAGAACGCCTGCCACATGAGCGGCAGACGAAATCGGTTCCTGATCGGTTACGTCGAGAGACGTAACCACAGGAAGGGCAAGTCTGAGACGTGTACGCCGGATTCACCTTCAAGGTGGGCGCTTTCGTCTCCAAGCTGTGGGCCAGGGCCCGGTACGCGAACCTCTTCTGACCACGGCACCCACGCAGGTCCAAGTCTTCGATCACGAAAACCGTGCCTTCGGGTGCGCTCTTGATGAGCCTGTTGGCCACCTCCCCGGTGATCGTCTTTACCATCCTGGTGAGTTTGTCTTCGAGCCGGTTGAGCCGAGGGCTGTTCTCCTTGAAACCCTGTCGTTGACGGTTCGCACGAAGGTTCCTGACGCGCTCGTAGAGGCGGTCGAACTTGGGTTTGAGACTTGCTCCGAACGTCCGGCCATCCGAGGTGGCGGCCACGACGTTCAGGCCGACATCGACACCGATCCTGGGCGCATCGGGTTGAAGTTCGGGAACGATCCACTCCTTGCGTTCAACAACCTCGAACCTCCAGCGCCCACGCTTGTCTTTCCTTGCGTGGACTCCCTTCGACACGTCGTTGGCCGACTTGACGTAGGGATTCCCTGCGAGCGGAAGCCAGACGACTTTCCGGCTGACCAGCGTGGAAATCTTGATCCACATGGGAGCGTGGATGGCCTCGTCAGTGTCGGCCAGTGTGCATGTGTTCTCCGACATCCGCATCGGGATGCGTTCGGACACCCGTGGCTGGTTACCAGAGACCTCTGGGTCGAGCAGGAGTGCCCAGTAGGCGTCGATGGTCTCCTGGGTGACGTGCTTCCAAGGCACTGAGATCAGGTGCTTTCCAACCGTGCAGAGGGCGTGTCGTTCGTCCTGGGAAAGTTGGCCGAACCTGTGTGCTCGGGTGAGGTGCTTCTTGACGGCACGCTCGTAGGTGGCCTTGGCCCACGTACTCACGATTTGGATGGCGTGGTCTCGGGCGTTCTTCTGGATCTGGCTGGTGAGGTTCTCGGCCTTCGGGAAGAAGACTTGCTTCTCCGACCGTTTGAGGGAGAGCCTCTGGTTGTCGAGCATGATCTGCACGCAGATGCGCACGTACCTGACGTACTCGACGTGAAGGGCCTCCAGGGCGGCAATCTTGCCCGGATTGGTCTCCGGGTGGAGGTAGAGGTGACGAGACTTCTTCATCGGTCCAGTTCAGATTTCCGAGACCGCTCCATCATGGATGGCCAGTCAAGTGCTTCACGGGTGGCGTCTCCGACAGCATCAAACAGCGAGCCGTATCTTGAAACACCACGGAATCGGATCTCCTGCCGAATACGTTGTGCCTCGTTCTCGGCATCTTGGAGCGCCTGAAGAAGCTGCACGTCATCAAGATCTTTGAAGGTGGTCATTGTCATTTCCCTTCCGCGAGAGCGAGAGCAACGCAGATCTGCACCCACGTCTCCCTGGTGCGTTCCTCCGGGAAGAACACGTTGAGTTCCTCGGCGATCTTCCCGAAAAGCTTCTCACCTCTCATGCGAAGAAGCATTTCACGTTCGTTGCGGTCTTTCAGATCCCGGAGGGCCTGCTCCTGAGCTTTCTCGACAGCACGGAATTCCAGGCACCCCAGTTCCCGGTTGATCTGGACGCGGAACCCGTGTTCCGCAGCGGCCCTCAACTTGGACTTCGTTTCCTCGTCCCACCGTCGCCACCACCAGCCTCCCCCATCGCGGGTTGGTGCGAGGAAAGCGTAACCCAATTCGTCGGTGTCCTGACGACACACCTCAGCTACCTCGTGCGTGACCCACTGGAGCACGGTCCCGGACACTCGCACAGGAGACCATGGGCCGTCGCATTTCACGATGACATTGAGTCTCCTGATGACGCCTTGTTCCTTGATCTCTTTCAGAATCTTCTGTGCTGGAGTCATGCTGCTTTCTCCTTCTTTCGTTTCTTGCGACGGTTCTCCGCGCTGCGCTTGCCGTAGATGCGAGCCGAGAAACTCGACATCAACGACAGCATGTCCTCCACAAGTTCCTCCTCGTAGCTTCTACCGAGCACATCCTCGATCCACTCCACCTCGACCCCGTGGCTCTGGAAGTACGCTTGGAGGAAACCGAAATTGAACCGGCACAGGCGGTCCTTGTGCTCGACGACCACGACATCGACCTCGTGATCGCCCACTAGCTTGAACAGCCGATGGAGCTTCGGTCTCGTATCCGACATTCCCGAGCCGACTTCTTCGAGTGCGTCCACCAGCTTGTAGCCTTGGCGGGCGACGTGGGCGACGACGCGATCTGACTGGCGTTCGAGGTCTCCTTTTTGTTTCTGGTCGTGGCTGCTGACCCGGCAATAGGCGACCGCCCGAATCTCCTGTTTTTCACGTTCAGGAGATTCTCGGCCTTGGAACCTTTCGATGTCGGAGAGGCGGTATTTTCGCCATCCTCCGGGTGTCCTGACGGCCTCCAGGGTGCCGTCTTCGTCCCATCGGCGGAGAGTGCTGATGTGGACGCCGAGAAGCTCAGCGGTCTTTCCCGGGCCCAGGAGGCGCTCCTGGGAGGAGTCCTTGGGATTGAAAGATTTCCCGCCACTGGTCGTGGATCGCCTGGAATTCTTCGACGGACGGGACTTTGCCGTCTTGGAAGGGGATCGGGTGGGGGAAGACCTTGCCATCTTCGGTCTCGAATTCGGTGGCGCTGACGCGAATCACCTTGATCTTGGACATCGCGTCTCTCCTTTCCTGCGTTGTATAGGCAGAAAAACGCAGCTTCGAGAAACTATACCCACGTTTCACCCAAACAGTTCGCAACCCCTCCAGAAGCATCGCCTGAGCCGCGGCCTCTTCCTCCAGCCGCGTCAGAAGATGGGCAATCTGCGCTTGTCGCGCGCGCCACCGGTCGAAACAGGCGTCAATGTCGAGCATGGGCTCTCCGTAGCCTCCACGGCCCCGCCAGACGCCACCAGAGCCGCCTCAGAGGCCCTGCACGCAGAAGGGCATAGTAGACGGCCCGGCAGCGTAGGGCGTCAGAGAGCGCCGTGTGGGCTCCCACGTTGGAAATGCCGAGAAACGCGCATGTAGCCCCCAGACTCACACTCTTGGCCCCACACGGGATCAAGTGCTCGTGAGCGAGCGTGGCCGTGTCTATCCCGTGGTAGGGGATTCCTCCATTCCCGACCTCGGTGCGTTTGAGCCACGCGTTGATGAAGCGAAGATCGAAACCAGGATGGTGCCCGACGATGACCACATCCGTCAGGAGACTTCGTACTCGGGGAGCGATCTCGACCCAAGTCGGTTCGTTCTTCCACTCCAACTCGTTGTAGCCGTTTAGCTCCAACGCTTGCTTGGTTCCGGCCGGGTCTTTCGCCATCGCTTCATCGAGATGCTTTGGCCGAACCTTCGTATGCAGAAGCGGCATCTTGTTCTGAGCAACGATCGCGACCTCGATGATCTCGTGATAGCTTTCATCGAACCCGGTGGTTTCCAGGTCAACGAACACGAGTTTCGTCGGACGCGGCATCTACAACTTCCCGAGGATGTCTGCGAGATCGCGAAGCACGATGAAGTCAGGGCCACTCAGCCTGATCCCATCGACACGACCGATCGATTCGCCCGGCACACGGAACAGACCGATGTCCTTGTGACGGAGAAACGCGAGCACTTGATCGAATTCCTTGATCACGGGAGCCCAGACCATGACCCCGACTCGGCCGTTCTTGAGCGGTGTGATCCCCATCGAGGGCTCTGGCTCGCTATACTCCTCGATCCAAAGCTCGGTGAGACCTTGGGACTCGATGATCGCATTGGCCTCGGTGACCAGATCCCTGATCACCGGAACATACTGCTCGTAGTGTTTGCAGAGTACTTTCACGTCGTCAGGAATGAGCATGACCAACTCTACTGCGGCAACGGAGGCACACAACCTGAATCACAGACGCGGAGCATGTACTCAATCATCGTGGCTTCGGGAATCGTCATGTCCAGATCCCACTGCCCCATGATCGCCACCCAGCTTCGGATGTACTCGCACCGGTAAGCTGGGTTTGGTGGTAACCATGCATCGGGGCCTCGGGAACCTTTACTGCGATTGACCGAACGATCGACGGCCATCAGATGAGCGGGATCGAAGAGATCGTTCGCGAAGTCTCGTTTCTTGTCAGCGTCCCAAGCATGGCCGCCCGAATCATGCGCATCGCGGAGCGCAACCACGTGATCGATGTCGAGCAACCCCGGATCAGTGATCATCTTGTTTGTGTAGGGATCAACCCAGCGACCCGAGATGACCCGGCACTGACGCTCGGTCTTGAAGGTGACGGGAATCTCGGACTCAGCAATCAGCACTTCCTGTCGCGTGTCCTGGCAGTCTCGATCTTCATCGATCCAGTGCTTCCACTCCTTGCGATTGTACTCGGGAATCGCCGTGGAGGGAGTTTGCGTCACCGCACACGCGCACAACAGGAGTGAGGCTGCTCGTTTCACCATCTTGGGTGAACCTATAAACGGAAAACCCGGCTCCGCTGGCCGGGTTTTCCTCGTTGAATCTGCTGTGTAGCGGCTACTTCAACTCGTACTTCGTGCCCCGTCCCGCGCCCTGCCGCTTGGCCTTCTTCTCCGCAACGAGAATCTCAGCCACCTTGCGCGCCTGCGATCCGCTGACGCCAAACTCGGACACAATCGTACCAGTCGAGATGGGCTCCTTAGCCTTCTTCATATAGGCGTGAACTTCCTTGGCTAGCTCATCGTAGTTTTGACGAGCCTTGCGTGCCTTGCCGGTCTTCGGCGCTTTCTTGGCGACCTTCTTCTTGGCGGCCTTCTTCTTGGCGACCTTCTTCTTGGCGACCTTTTTCTTGGCGGTCTTCTTGGCGGCCTTCTTCTTGCCGCGCTTTTTCCTTGGTGCTGGCGCCGACACGTCATCGTCGTCATCATCGTCAACGACCGGCTGGCGCGTCGATACAAGGTCGTCCAAGGTAAAAGTCTTCATCACGTCGCCGAGCTTGCTGTTCTGACAGACGTTGAAGAGATCCTCCAGCGTGGGGTTCACCGTGGCAAGCCGGTTGAGGATGTCGGAGCGTTTGCGTTCTTCAGCATCCTTCTCAACGCCATCTTCCAGATCTTGGACAAAGTTGTCGTCGGGCATGTGTTCCTATCTCTCCTGTTTGATTTGGTCGGCGTTTAGGACGCCTCCGATTCACTTACCTTGGTGTAACAAAGGCTTGTCTCCTACTTACGCCTTTTGAGGCAAAAATGAACAGGCGTCCTTGTATCCCTAAACGGGAGGTTTGACAAGCTCACGCCAATCCTACCCGCCGGAGCCAGAAAAAGCCTTCATCAGAAGACTCCGCGTCTTCTCCTGAATGCCCGAAATCTTGCTCTCTCGGGGGCCAGCGACATTCAGGCACGTAATCTGTTGATCCTCGACCCAAGTTTTGATACGCCACGGGGCATCCTCGTCTGCGAAGGGGAGCATGAGGCATGGCTTTCCTGCGCCCCGCACGAAGGTGAGCGTCAATCGCGTGCCCGGAGTCAGCTTACCTGGCCCCTGTGTCAAGATCAGGGTCGCGTCCGCAGTCTTGACATTCAGCATCGTCCTGAGACGGTAGTGCTCCCTGTAGTCTCCATAGTCGTATCCGTGGTCGATGAAGTGGTCTGTTGACACTTCCTCTACGTCGTAGTGCTCAGGGATGCGGCCGTCCTCGGCGTATCGTTCTGGCGGACACCAGCCACCATGGTCGATGCCCAAATCCATGGCGGCATCGAGCGCGCCACGATCAACACCCGTTTGCCCTCCAGAGATGATTTTGGTCGGCCTAGCCATCCACTACCACCCACGGCAAATCCCCAAACAGAGTACCCACGATCGTCCAGGTCCGTTCACCACGATCATAGGCTACCCGAATCTCCAGGTCGGCTCTCACAAACCGAAACTCATCGTAGGCAACCTCAACACTCTCCCAACCCGAGACCCTTGGGACCCAGCCAGGCCAAGAATGCAACGGCTGCGCTCCCACGCCAGACATCAACGCTGCAAACATCTCATCCGGTTCGTAGTCGAAGAGATCAGCCAGAAACCGCTGAGCCGTGAGCAGCGTAGGAACGCGCGCCAGCTTGGCCTGAAATAGAGGCTGCCGCATGGGTGCCTATACCCCAAACGACCGGAGTATATACAGTCATGCTCGGTAGCGAATTCTACAACGATGACGGCTCTTGGAATGTCCTTTTCAAGAAGCTCAACGACGCAGCCATTCTCCCGAAACGAATGAGCCCGAATGCGGCCGGGCTAGACTTGTTCGCCTGCTGCGAGGATTGCATCATCTCTCCGGGCGCGACAGGACTCATACCCACCGGAATAGCCATGGCTCTCCCGCCTGGCTTTGAAGCACAAATACGCCCGCGGTCAGGGTTAGCGCTCAAGCACAAGATCACAGTGCTCAATGCGCCAGGAACAATCGACGCGGACTACAGAGGAGAAGTCGGCGTCATTCTGATCAACCACAGCAACGTCGGGTTTTCAGTCAAGCATGGAGACCGCATCGCTCAGCTTGTCATCGCTGCCGTCGCCACCCCGAGGGGTGTTCGTCAAGTTGAAGAGTTGCCCGAAACAGAGCGAGGCAAGGGAGGATTCGGAAGCACCGGGTCCTAGGGCGATTCCCCCGGACCAATGCCGACACCGTTTTCTTCCAAGAGCCGCTGAAGTCGTATAGCGAGCGCTCCGTTTTTGAACCGCTACGGAAAATAATCGGCCGAGAGGGTCGTAAGCCGGGTTCTGTCCCTGGGTCGGTTGCCCTTGCCAGGTGGCGATCATTCATCTTTGCGACAACCCGAGAGCTAGGCGAGCAACTTCAGCGCTCTCTGTTTGTCTTGCTCCGCGTGGGGTTTACCATGCGATCCCTGTCGCCAGGAACCCGGTGGGCTCTTACCCCACCCTTTCACCCTTGCCTGTGCCCGAAGGCCATCGGCGGTTTGCTTTCTGCGGCACTTTCCTGCGGGTCGCCCCGACTTGGATTTCCCAAGCACGCTGCTCTACGGAGCCCGGACTTTCCTCAGCCTTGCGGCTGCGATCTCCTCATCCTCTCGACCGATCCCCAGGTGTACAGCGGAAACGATCAGGAAGCAAGCTCCAGCCCAAACAAGCCTGCTATCGCCTTGCGTTGTCGCGCCGCAGCTTTGCGACCTCCAAGCATTGGGTCCTGACAGCTACCACGAGCTAGTGTGCCTGCGGGAGTCATATACGCGAGATCAGAGAAAAAGTTAACCCGGCCTGAGCCACCATTGACTCGGGCCGGGGGGAGGTTAGCACAGACGCTAGGAGATCTTGCTCAGGAGGGCGAACACCGCCGCCTGGTCCTTCGCATCGAAGGTCACGACGATCTGGCCGTTCTTCATTTCGACGTTGGTCGGCTTCACAGCCGGGAGTGCCTTGGATTCAGCCTTCGGGGCAGCCGCCTTGGACGACTCTGCCAAAAGGGCCTCGACCTTGGCCTTGGCCGCTGCGTTCGGCATGAGCCAGCCCTGAAACTTGCTATTTTGGTAACGGGGTCGGCCACCCAGCTTCTTGATCTCATCCCGAAGTGAGTACGTGTTTGGATCGGTGATGAGCAGGCTGAGATCTGCCGCGCCGCTCGACGGGTCCACGACCTTGCCTTCGCCGCCAGCGATTGCGCGAAGTTGAGTCTTCTGTGCCGACTTGCGACCGGCCCGCTCGGAGTCCCTCATCGTGGTTGCGCCCACTTCGCCGTCGAGTGCGCCCACGGAGATCTCGCCAATCTCGAAACGCTCGTGATTGCCGGGGAGACCGAAGTCACGAAGGTGCTTGCAGTCCTTCGAGCCCTTGCGGCCGTGAATGAAACTCGGGCACGAGCAAGCCCACCAGCCGCCCTTGCCAGTCTTGGGGTTGTACTTCCGCTGCGCGACCCGATAGACGCGACCGCTCGATGATGTGAAGTCGAAGCGATGCTGGTGCGTGCTGTTGTCGGGAAGAAGGGTGACATCCTCGGGAAGTGCAAGAACGTCGAGATCGGGCTTGGTAAGTGCTGTTGCTTTGCGTGCCATTTGCTCTCCAACCCCTCTACGCGGATTCCTCCAAGAAGTTTACATTTTGGCGCGGGCCTCGCGCCAAAACCGCCTCACGCGCCTATAATTCCCCTCTAGAGAGCCCATGGATGCGGACACCAAAGCCAAGATCGATCGGCTTCTGCGCGAGCTACGCTCCTGGGACGTGGGCGACAAGCGCTACACGGTCTGTGAGCTTGTCGAGATGTTCGATCTACCGCCGCTGGTCATCCAAAGGATCTCCGCATCCGAGGGCTTCAATCTCTCAATTGGTGAAGTCGGCGGAGGCGACGACGACGACGACGACGTGGATCCCAACGCGATCACGCAACCGCTCGGACCCAAAGACTTACCGAGCCGCGACTAGATCTGGTGCAGCGGAAGCCCGAGCCAGTTGACGATCCTTCGCCAGACAGGACGCTCCCACGAAGTCGATCGAATCGGGTTGTCGTGCTCCCAATCTAGACGAGCATGAAAGACACCCGTGGACACGGTCATGTCTTGCTCTTTGACTTCCAGAGGGATCTTGATTTCAGAGGGCGCACAGAGGTTACACACAGTGACCGACGTTCCGGCGATGACCAAACCCAGCTTGCGTGTGTAGTCCACAGATCCGCAACGAGGACACGGACTAACGGTTTCGACGTTCGTTGAGATGTTCAACCTGGGCCTCGATCCGGGTGAGAGTCATGTCGTGCAATTGAATCTTGCGGTCCAGCTCCTCGATCTTCTGGTCCAGTTGCTCGATGCGACTGGAGTACTCATCTAGGAATTGCGATGCAACATATACCGAGATCGATCCCGACAAAATGACCGCTATCAGGACCACAACCCCCACAAACCACCACTCTGGTCCTCGATGATGCGAATTTTTCGGCCCCGAAGGCTCGCGCTCGCGCGGCACCTGGATCACGATCGGCTGAATGGGCGTAACGTCGTGAATCTGCGCCGAAGGCGCTCCGGGCTGCACGCGAGTCACCGAGTGCTGAATTCTTCCATGCAACCCGTACTCGCTAGGCTTGCGCTTCCCGGACACTCAATCAGAGAACAATTATAGGCACAGCACCACGCTGAATGTACTTTCCCATCGATCTCGCAAGAGAGGCTACTCTCTCACGGAAACTGCATTTGCCCCGAGATCCTGGCCGCAATTCGGTGCTCAGTGTTCTCTGGGCATACCGCCACGTTCTGCTCAGCAAGCGGCGCTGTCGCTAACCTCAACTACCGCTGCCTGTCGGCGTTCCGTCAGTCGGGGTGTTGGTCTCCGTTCCGTCGGTCGGCGTGTTGGTCTCTGTCCCGTCATCGGTCGGAGTCTCTGTCCCGTCATCGGTCGGGGTTCCCGTTCCGTCGTTGGTCGGGGTTCCCGTTCCGTCGTTGGTCGGGGTTTCGGTCTCCGAGCCTGTTTCCGAACCGGTTTCTCCAGTGCCTCCATCGTCGTCATCGTCGCTAGTTGAGCATCCGGGAATGCCGAACGATAGAGCAAGGGCTAGTGTGTAGTACCTGCACTTCATCATGGGAAAGGGTCAGAGATAGACGAGATAGCGCCAGTTTTGTGCGGTACGGTGGGTAGGCTATAGTATCCCCCCACTCAGGAGCAAATCATGCGCAAGACCACAGTAGCCCTGTTCACACTGCTGCTCGCGGGTTGTCCCGAGACGGCCAAGGAAGAGAAAAAGGCTGACGAAAAAGCCGACGCAAAAGCTGAGGCAAAGGCCGAAGAGAAGGCCGAGGAGAAGAAGGCCGACGCGAAGCCGGAGGCAAAAGCTGAGGAGAAAAAGGCCGACGAAAAGAAGGCCGAGGAGAAGAAGTAGGTAGTCAGTTGTCTGGGTTCGCGACGGAGATCTTTCTCTCTCCGACAGCCGTGGTGCGTCCGCAGTCGAGGGAAACATGACACCGCACCCACCCACTCCGATCACGTATCGCCACCAACACGCGTTTACGACGGCCGAACAGATCATCAAAACCGGAGACTTCTATCTCCAAGAGGCGCAGTGGTTTGCGAGGATTGGAGAACCCGGCGACAACGTGCGGACGGATATCTCCTACACGAGCTTTGCGGGTCATGCCGCACACTCAGGATTCTGCGAAGACGGCAACTACTGGATCGAGGGCACGATGATTTCCACAGTGACCTGTCGAGACCAATGGGGCCGCACTCTGACAGGCACGTTCACCAACGTGAGATTCTGCTTTCTCTTCCCCAACGACGGAACCTACCCAGCCATCTTCAAGTGGCTGACATGATGCGTGGCTCCGCACGATCCTTCTGGAGACGTGAGCCACCTGTCCGGCAGCGCATAGCCGACTTGCTCGTTCTGACTAGAACCAACGGACAGGTAGATCCGTCTCTGGCGCTCCAGAAGGCGCTCCACATTGGCGACATCGAAGCCGCCGTCCTGATCGGAAAACGGCTCCTGGGGCCGCTCAAGATGCGGCCGAAGGGTGCCCCGTGCTTGGCCCCGATCTCAGGCGAGATCGACGTGCCTACGCGGCGGCTTTCCTCGCAGACTTCCGAGCCCGAGTAGTCCGACTCGTGATCTCAGGCCACTTCTCGCTCGACATCATCCGAAGCTGGCGAACGGGCGCACGTTTCATGTAGGCATTCCACGCCTTGATGAGCATGCCTCCGATCATCCACAGAGGCACCGCAGTCCCTCGCTTGTTCTTGTACTTGTCGTTGAACATCACGAGATTCTGCCGAAGCTGGTAGATGGGGTCGAGCCCCTTCAACTCAAACTCCACGCCGTCGATCAGAGTGCGGAAGAACGTGTCCGCTTCCTTGGGTGCCTTGCGAGCGACGAGGAAGTAGAACGCGTTAAACACTGCGGGAGGACGGAGCAATGCGCGAGCGTCCTTGTCCACATGACACGTCTTGACGATCTTGGTCAAGAGCTTTTCGTTCCGCTGCGCCCACTGGATGGCTCCGGTCCGATCCTCACGGAAGGCCGAAGCACTCCGTCGACCAAAGCTGGTGTAAGTCGCTCCCTCGGTGGTCTTGAAATCCAGGTAGACGCGATACAGCGCCGAAACCTGCTTGGGAAACTCCACAGGCAGGATGTCGTAGAGAGCACGCACGGCACCAGTATCGATCACATCAAACGCCTTTGGCGGAACGCCATAGGTGATGTCGATCTTGGCGGTGATTCCGGTCTTGACGATGGCAGCCAGCCGATGCTGCCCGTTGATCAGGTTCCCAAACCAGTCGATGATGATGGGCTCACCGGACTCAATCCACAACCCGCGACGGAGAATGCCACAGAATTGATCGACTCTGGTGGGACGGAGGTTCCGCTGTCCCTCATAATTCAGAGAGAGGAGACCCTTCGCGCGAGTCAGAGTGATTCGTGCGCCAAACTCCGTCGTGCGCTTAGCGTACTTCTTGCGTCGGTTGTCCGCAGTCAACTTCTTGCGTGCGGCTCGTTTCTTGGCGGCTCGTTCTGCACCGCTCAATCCGGGGGTTTTCCTCTTGGGAGGCTTCCTCACCTTGGTGGCTCGCGCGGCGGAAGTCTTCTTTTTCTTGGTCTTTTGCTTCTTGGTCTTCTTGGGCATGTCTGTTGTTCCTGTGTCTGTCAGGGGTGATAGTAGAGTTGCGCCCCCATATAGAGGACTTTGCCTTCCTTGACCAGCGGACGAAGAAGACGACGTTGAACCTGAATGCGTGTCAACCCCATCTTCTCAGCAAGCTCGTCCGCGGTATAGGCTCCTCCTTCACGTTTCAGGAGGCGTACCAATTGTCGTTTCTGTTGTTCGATCTGTTTCTGTGTGCGAGCAGGCGCCCGCTTCTTGGCACTGGCCTTGCGAACGATCGCAATGGGAGACCAGTCATAGCTCTTGGGTTCGGGCATCCTCTCCCATCCGAGATGCCGGAGCAGCGTCTTGACCCTATCCATCTGGTTTCGAACCTCAGGCCCCAACCTGTCCTGAGCGACGCCAACGAGATCGCAGATCTGCCGTGGTCTCACGACCGTACGTCCCTTGAGAAACTTCCTGACGTGAGGCTCCCACTCGACCGGGTCTAGCTCGTGATCAGCAACCGGCCGAATTCGCGTCGTGCGCGGGGGAGCCTTCTTGTAAGAAGGCCCCTGGCCCAGATTGTTCACGTGGTAGCGAACGAGATCCTTGACGCAGAACGTCCACCGGTTACCTCGCTTGAACGCCGGTATCTTGCCTTGGTTGACCCAACGCCGGACCGCACCTTCCGACACAGGATACCTCACCATCGTCTTGTAGAGGTCGTACACCTTCCGAAAAGGCAGATATTGGTCCCGCGAGTTTGAATGCACTGAGGCTCTTATACGCGAACCGGGAGTAAAAGTGAACAACCTCTCCAGACGAAAGTGAAGATTACGTGTTCCTGGGAATCCTCCTTTGGCTGCAATTGTTGCCTTCCTGCCCCACAGACGGCCACATAACATCTTTTTGGGGGCCGCGTAGAGATCCCATCGCAAGCAACCGCCGAAGATGGCACAAGGGCCTGGACATTGGGGCTCCCAAGGGCACTGAGGTGAGGGCGATCTGGGGCGGAAAAGTGACAGCCACACGCCCCTCAAACCGCGGATTCGGCAATTACGTCATGATTCAGTCAGGCGACTTCAGGATCTTGTATGCCCACCTGGATCAGATAGCTGTCGTGAAGGGCGAACAAGTAAAGTCAGGTGAGAGCATCGGATCGGTGGGAGATTCGGGACGCACCACAGGCTCACACCTTCACGTAGGTATCTGGAGAAAAGAGCGCAACATCGATCCCCTCCCGCTCCTACAGCACTGCTTCCCTAACGAGTCTATCCCTTCCCCCAGCTAGGACCCCCATGTCTCAGCAGGTCATCGACGGCATTCAACAGAAGTATGGGCTCACTGTCACCGAGGGCGAGATCAAGCTCATGGCCTGGGACATCCGAAGAGGACACGCACGGATGGTCAAGGAAGTGTCCAGTCGGATTGCCGAGTACCTCGTACCCTACCAGAACAACGCGCTCTACCTCTCCTACGACAACGTGGATGAAGTGATCGCCGCGGCGCTGGGCCCCATCCCATAGATTCGTAGGCTCACAGGTACGCTCGCGTGGGGTAGATTTCTCCTATGCGAACCAATCTCATCTGTATGACCATGGGCTACGTGGAGTCGGCCCACACGGCGACGCTGTTCTTCGACAACCATGGTCCTCCATTCGAACGCGGGATTGATGCCCTTCAGGATCTAGCTCACGGATTCATCCTCAAGTATGCTGATGAGCTTCTCCAGTCCTCAACGCCATACCGCGACTGCTGCAAGAAGGCCGACAGCGAGTACTGCCCGGAGTGCGGCTCGCAGCTTCGCGTGAAATTCGACCTGGAGGAATTCCAAAGCTGGTTGTTCGCGCTCAACGGAGGCACGAGCGACGATTGGGGCGGAGAGCTACCATGCCAATGGTGGCCTTGGCCTAACCTGGAGGAGATCTTGCAACACCCCAAACACGAGATCCTCTACTTCCCCGAACACGGGGAGCAGATGATCGTCCGAGCGCTTCAGGGAGATGAGATCTCGGATCTTCCAGGCTACAAGGAAGAACTCGACCAATACTGGAAAAATTACCAAGCTAGGTTGAGTAGTTGGGATCGAGAGTGCGGACGAACACACACGCGCGAACAGTTTGCGGAGTTTCTCGACAGGCACAAGCCAAAGAACAGCGACAACTACCGCATCGCAGCGGCTCCTGACGATAGTTAGTGTATGCGTTGCCGGGGTACATGAGACCCCCAAGCTACAGCCGCAACGTTCGCCCGAGATCCTACATTCGAGGACGGCTAGCTAAGAGCAGAGCCTCACTTGATGCCAGTCCGCCCCTGGTTCCGCCCAAAGCGCGGGTGATCAGAACACGGGCGCGAGACACTGAAGATGAGCCCACCCCCAGCCCCGAGCCAGCCCCGGAGCCATCGGACAGCAAGGAAGAACACAAGCCCGACGACAGCGACGACAATCCCGATGACGAGTGAGGTAACGGACATTCCTCACAGCCTACACCATGGCAAGGAGAATGCATAGACGCCGCTTCAGAGTACCGGTGTCCTCCCACAAACTCTTCGAGGACGGGGCCATCGTCTGGACAGACAAGGGCTGGGCCAAAATCATAGGACGGGACAAACGTGGACTGGTAGTCCACAAACTACGGTTCTGGACCATCTGGTGGATGAAGTTGCGCAGGTTGCTCCCAACCCCACGCTAGGGGAGTAAAGAGACTGCATGGGAAACCACAGCCTCACTCCCCAGGACGAATCTTCCCACGATGCAATGACCCTCGCGCAAAAACTCAAGGACAAGATCCATCTCGATCTCGCAGAGTTGATGCCCGATGAGATGTGGGAAAAGGTACTCCAAGAGCACATCAACACCTTTCTCAACAGGCACACCGAACAGGATCAGTACGGGCGGGCGAGAGAACGACCCCCACTACTCCAGCAGATCGTCCACTCAGTACTAGAAGAACAAGCACGCGCGAAGATCAAGAAAATGCTGGAGTCCGAGGAATGGACGGAATTCTGGGAAGACGGAAAGCAAATGGCGGGCATTCGCATCGAAAAGCTCATCAAGGAAAACGCAGCGGAGATTCTCTACGCCCTTCTCCAGCAATCGTTCCAAAACGTGGTCTCCCAGATGGGCCATCAGATGTAGGGTAGAGTGTGAGACGGCAAAACATCACGACCTTCAACTACGCGAGCGAGAGCTTCCGCAACGACGATCGGCTGCCTTTCCAAGCCACGATGACCCAGGAAACCAAAGAAGCCCTGGACGATCTCAACGTCATCCGCAATTGGAGCCAGCTTCGGAGCGTCTGCGAGGAGCAAGAACAACGGCGCAAGGAGGGACTCCGTTGGTGATACCAGCCAACCGAATCTTTAGTCCGTTGGAATCTCTGCCGCACTTGCTGGAGACTCGACAGCCGCGCTGGTTTCTTGAGGCAGAGAGCGAATCCTTCTTCGCTCTGTGGGGTATCCGCGATCTCCTCTACGAAAAGCAAAGCGAGTACCAACTCATCCAGCTAGCAGACTTCGCGGACCTCGGACGCACTCTGATTCTAGACGGGCGCATCCAGGTTGCGGAGAGTGACGAGTATATCTACCACGACATGCTCGTGCATCCGGCCATGGTCATGGCCCAGAACATCGGGCGTGTGCTCATCCTCGGTGGCGGCGATGGCTGTGCTCTCCGCGAAGTGCTCAAGTGGCCCGACGTGAAAGAAGTCTGCTTGGTCGAGATCGATGAAGACATGATCGAGACCTTCAAGGTGCTCTTTCCCGAATGGACACACGGCGCATTCGAGGACGAGCGCGTTACCGTCCGCATCTCCGACGCGTCCACTGTGCTCAACGAGAACCAGACTTGGAACGTGATCATCTCCGATCTCACTGAGCCCTACGATGACACGGGCGACAGCAACAATCTCTCTGAGCGGTTGTTCACCAAGGACTTCTTCTCGGCCATTGGCGGGAAACTGCGTGACAGAGGCATCTTTGCCGCACAGACAGGAGGCATCCGCCTGAGCGGTCCCCTCGATGCTCACCACGTCGAAATCATCAAGACCATCCGCTCAGCCTTCCGTGTGACGCGAACCGCTTACGAGTACATCCCGTCCTTCAACGCAACGTGGACAACGACGTTCGCCTGTCAGCAGAACACGACGCGCATCTCGGATCCTCCCGTCCACCATGCACTAGCTCGCAACGGTTTGCAGTTACGGTACTATACACCGGGAACGCATTGCCGCCTGTTCACGGCTGCGCCTGAGATCAGAAACCTCTACTAGCCGTATCCGTACCTCCGGCGACAGTGCTCCATCAACTGCCGCATTTGCTCGTTCACTTGTTTGCGAGCTAGGCCGAGGGCATACGCAGCGTCCTCTTCGGCATGCCGCGCACCAGGAGCGCCTGTCTTGGCACGCTCTACCGCATTTTCCCATACTATGCGCAACCGAATCTCCTCGCGGATGGCACCTTGAACGCGCTGTCGTAGCACTTCTTCAGTTGTTAGCGTCTGTTTCATTGGGATCGAAAAACGTGAGCCAAGTGAATTGGAACGAAACATCCGGGTACTTGTTCTTCGCGTAGTCCTCTAGTGCTCGTGCTTCTTCTTCGCTGAAGCAAGCCATGCGGATGGTGAGGTTCTTCTTCCTCGCTACGGGAACCGCTGCGTCGATCTTGCGGTAATCGTCCACTGCCCTATTCTACACCATCTGGATCGGTACTGAGCGTATTGTGTTCTCTTGAGAGAAGCATGGCTACGTGGGTCCCTCGCCTGGATAAAGGAAACACGTCGTACACGTACACGTGGAAGGGCTACGAAATTCGTCCGGTGAAACAACAGCGAACAGACGACTACCTCGTGTACCTCGACGGCAAACCCATCGACGGCAAGCCACGATGCCTCAGACGCTCCCGACGTGTGGCTGAGCGCCACGCCATGCTGGCAAATCCCGATACCTCTGGTTGGTAGAGTGGAACGTGCCAGAGATCACAAACCCACAAGAATCCCATCCTGATGATGTCATTCTCACGCCGGGCGGCGAAGGCAAGATCCAGGCGGACCTTGGAGGCGAGCCGGGTGAGCCGGGCGAAGCGGGCAGCCGGTTCGGAGAGGAGCAAGAATTCCGTGTGCCTCCCGATGGCGGAAACGTACAACTAGAAGCTGGCGTCGCGCATGACGAAGAGGGACACGACGGCATCTTCATCCTTCAAGCGCGTACGGGAACCCTTTTGGGGCATGCCCATAGCTTACCTCCTACAGTAGCTCGTTGAAGAGGTTTGTGTCGTCTCCACACGCTCTTGTCTACGTGAGTTTCGGCAGAAAGTATACTTGCGTTCCTGGTAGGATTTGAACCTACGCCCCTCACGTTCGGAACGTGACGCTCTGTCCGGGCTGAGCTACAGGAACGTGGTGACCGGGCTCGGGATCGAACCGAGGACCCCCACCGTGTCGGGATGGTGCTCTAACCATCTGAGCTTCCCGGCCTTTCGCTTGCGTCTTCTCCTTAAGGCAGCTTTTGTCTCTCGACGTACTTTGGCTCGTTCTCTCGGGTTCTCGATGTGCAGTCCTTCGATCCACCAATCGATCCAACAAGTCTCGCATAGCCCGCCTTCGAGGATGTACACGGCTGGCTTCTTGATCCCTTTTCGGAGATGTCTGGTACAGTGCTCTTTCATGGCTCCCTGTCGTAGAAGGGGAGAGCGCCCGATGGCAATTCCTCCACAAGAAAGATCCTCTTGCCAATCTCTGCATAGTTGCGACGCATTCGGAGAGGGAAAGCCATACCTACAGCCAGTTTCCCTCGTGCTTGAGGAGAACGAAAGTACTCCATGAGGATCTCCTGCTTGATCTCCTCTAGAGACTTCTTGCGCTTGCGTCTCTTCCAAGGGAAGCAGATCGCTCCAAGGGCCGCGAACAGGCTGCCTATGAACGTGCGTCTCTTCATGTTTCTCCTTGGCGTCCCCGGCAGGATTTGAACCTCGGTATAGTGAGGACGGAGGGACTCGAACCCCCATCATCCATTACGGCTTGCCAGTTTAGGAGACTGGGCCGATACGTCCTCCTTGAATGCTTTTCGTAGGCCCGCTCGGGATTGAACCGAGGACCACGGGGTTATGAGCCCCACGCTCTAACCGACTGAGCTACGGGCCTATACGCCCGTTCCGCGGTCCTTGAGCCTGGCGTTCACCGTCGCCTGTCAAACGCCAAGCGCACGACGACGACACCCATACCGCTGGGAACGGGGGCGACAGGCTTGGATATTCGACGGCTGAGGATGAACATGTTGACCTCTGATCACCTTCTACACGACTCCCTGAGCAAATGCAAGGGTATACTGGAGCGAGGATAGGTTGACCTCGGCTCCGTCCAAAGCCGACCTCGCAAACGGGTAGAGACGGGCCGCCGGCCCCGAGCGTTATCGGGGTTTCTGCTCTCCCGTTTGCACCGCTAGCTCCTCGGCAGCCGCCTTGTGGTACGCCGATTCGGAGGCACTTCCGCTTGTCACACCACTTCACGAGAGCTACGGACTCCTCGCCCTCCACGTCCCACGCATCTCTCATCTTACACACACGCCCACGAATCCACGTTACTTCTGCTTCTTCCGAATCCGAGCCTGAATCTCCTTGTTCGTGAGACTCATGTACTTGAGAGCTTTCTCCTCAACTTCCTCAAGACTCGAGTGCGCTGGGAGCGACAGCCTCGCAAGCTCAACTGCCAAATCCGCCTTCTTTATCAGCCGCCGAATGCGCTCCGTCTTCGGTAGTGCTTCCAACACCATGATAGAACACCTTACCCCAAACAGCCTCTCGATAGGTAGGCTATGGAAGATCGTGAAGTAGGACCATGAGCCTACGACGCAGCATTCTCCGGCTCGCCCAGCAACAACCGCAACTTCGGGAAGGCTTGCTTCCTTTGCTCAAGAAGGCAGCCCCTCCTTCGGCGCTCCAGTCGCTCGCGAAAGAAGTATTCGAAGATCAGGCGCGAACCATCCTTCCCAAGCTGGTCAAGGCTCTGATCGCTGCGGCGAACGACGCAGACAACTACATTGTTCGGCAAGTGACGCAAGCCGACAAGAGCACTTTTCAGAATCTTGCCGATGACGCAGAAAAAGCTCAGCACGAACGACGCGATGTGAAGGGCACCGTCGCAGCCTACACGACTGGAGTGATCCGCTACCCCCTGAAAAGCATGCGGCGAGCCATGCGGACGCGGGTAAGCGGACGTGACTTTCTCATCATCGAGAGCAAGCTAGAGACCATGGTGCTCAACCGGCACTTCCCCAAGGTCTGGTCCTGGGTGATCATCGAGCACGCCGAGTGGCCGAGAGTAGGGCGCGTGATCGATGATGAGGAGACTTGGGAAGACTGGATGGCTCAAGAGAGCAACGTAGGGGCTTGGGACATCCTGTTCCCCGATTGGGACAACCTCGCCGTTCCTCCCAGACGAATCAGGGCAGACACGCGACAGATCACGTTCCCCTTCCGGGCGAAATTCACGGCTACCGCAGAGTGGGCCTGGGCTCCTATCGAGTGACGGTAGGCTGCCAAGGCCCGCAACGAGGACAACTGTCCGGCACCGGACCTACCGGCTCCTCATCCGGGTCGTAGTCGTAGGGGTCTCCTCCGTAGACATCCCACTCGTACTTGCAGACCGTGCAGCGCCAGGAGTGAACCACGGCGCTCTGGATGTGCTCGACTGTCATCCCTTTCGAGGCGCGGGCATTAGCTCATGCGGCACAAACACCACCCCACTGGCCTCACCCATGCGAGCCATCACAATGGTGCCCGCTACGTGCCCTCGTGTCTGTCCGTCATTGCGGTACACCAAAAGCCCCCAAGCACGATGCTGTTCCGTCGTGCTGGCGTCGAGAGGAAACCACGTTTGCTTCTGTTCATTCATGGAAGATCTCCCAGATCACGAGCAGTCTCCTCTGCAATGCCGATCATCTTCATGTAGGAACGTACAATCTGACTAGCACGAAGATTCCGGTACTTGCGATGAAGTCGTCGCAAACGATCGAGAGTGCTATCATCCCAACCGATTACGTTGGCCGCTCTATGCCAGTCCTCGTCTTCTGGACCCCAGCCGTGGACGACACCCCAAACCCACGCGAGTCTTGGATCGGACAACCAATCAATCGGGGGCCTGTCCGGCGAAACTGCAATGCTGTTCCACACACGATCCCCCTCCCAAGCTGCTTGGGACTTCCGCTTCATGTCTAGAGTGGAGAACGCCATCACAGCCGCGATCGACTCCAGAGGATGTTCCAATTCGACCATCATCCACCTACAGAATACGCCGAATCGGCACAAAATAGACCAACCTTCGCGCGCCAGGCGCGTTGACGGGCGCCCCCCAGGCCATCTATACTCCTCCCAATCGCTGTAAGGCCGGATCGTAGATCCAAAAGCAGCGGGGCGCGAAGTGTCGGATACGGGCCAGGTATCCGCACCGAGGCCGGTCACTTTTTGGCCGCGTCATCGAGCACGGGGCTTCCTCACGGGGAAGCCCTTTCTATTTGGTCTATGCAACTCCCCAAGTACAAGATGCCTTGGATTCCACATCCTGACGGCCACGACTACCGACGTGGAAATATCATTCAATTGACGAACGGGGATTACGTCAAAATCCTTGCCCGCTCCACAACACAATTGAGAGTACGACCGCTGGGACTTCTGGAGCGCATGGCCCTGTGGCTGATCAACAAGGTGCCAAAGCGGCGCTAATTCCAGACCACTCGTTGACCGTGGTCGACAGCATACTTGAGAACCCCGAGCACCAAATCAAGCCTGCGCAGCGTACCGGCGTCCGTGTTGCCTCCTTCAAAGTAGCGGCACCCTTTACGGCCCACGCCCTGAGACGGCTCACCTCTACGCGGGAATCGCGGACGGGATCCCTTGGTAGCCGTGGGTAAGAAGTTTACAGCGCGACTCGCGCGGCCTTGACACCACCGGGGGCCGGTCTTAGAGTCGAGACCCAGATGAAGTCCGAATGACAGTCAGCCCCTTGAGGGACCTCGGAATTCACGCGGAAGCGCCCCAGGCGACTCCGCAGACGCCAGCGCTGGAAGCTCAGTAGGCCGAGCAGCCGGGGTATTCGCCCGGAAGGTCGAGGGTTCGACCCCCTCTCAGCGCGCGTTCTGGACGCACTACGTGATCGTCCGCCGCGACCTTCCGTTGGGCGTCCTGGCAGCGATGGTCATCCACGCTGCCGGAGAATCGTCGCCGGGGCAACTGCCTCCGGGGACACATGCCGTAGCGCTAGCTGCGAGAGACGAGCCGCACTTGTCCTTCATCGAGGACAAGCTGCGGCTTTTCAACATTCCACACCACGCAATTCGGGAACCCGATGAGCCGTGGTGCGGAGAGATCATGGCAATCGGCATTCCGCCGGTAGCCGACCGTCAACCCATCAAAAAGGCAGTCGGCGGCTTGCCGTTGCTGCGCTGAGGAAACATGCAAATCGACATCAAGAAACTCGTAGACGACATACACGCAGCCGAGAAACTCCACCGTACCTCTTGGGACGAGTGGACGAAATTCTGCAAGGCCCGTAACTACTCACCCTGGCGCTACGCCGACGTGGTGACGGGTCTCTACACACTTCGGGCTTGGGGCAGAGGACGATTGCACCGCAAGAATCCTCCCGCTCACGTCCGCGACTACAACAGATCGATGAGAGAAACAGGCCGCGAGAAATTGTGTACCGAGTGGGACGCCGAGGAGCACAACCGCAAACTCGCCGAGTGCGTGGGACAACAGTATCTCCGCGAAGAAGAGGAGTCCGCCTGTGCCTGACTCAATGGAAGAACACCTCGCGTCTCTCAAGGCAGAGGCAACCAAAAGACTGACCGAGCACGAGCGCCTTCACCGGCTCAGACAAGAGTTTCCAGATCTCACTTTTCAGCGAGATCGGTGGGGCACGATCCGGTACAAGAGCGCAACGGTTAACAGCCAGTGCAACAAGTTTGAGTGGAGACGCACATGCGGCTGTTGTTCCGACGCCGGCATTCTCGCCATGCCCTACGTCGAGACTACTCTAGGAAGGATCTACTCAGATCCTTTCTACATGGAAGTCGGCGAAGGCCGCACGTACAGCTACATGCATGAATTTCACGGCTGGCAAGACAGGTATCGAAAGATAGACATCCCCGAGGATCTCATTCAACAGATCAAAAGCCTGCTCGACAGCGAAATCGCTGAGTCAAGGGAGAATGATGACTAGCGTAAAGGAGACATTCGACCGATCAGACATCGAGCCCGGCCGTATTCTCCTTCTCTGGCGCGAGGGAAGCTACGACGGGATGGTCACAGGAATCGGCCTTCTCGACGGGCAGCCTGTCTACCTCGATGCCTCCGAGCAGATGGGAAGCTGGAATCTCAAGCCTCGTTGGCGAGAGCTAGAAACCTTGATCGATGACCTGCTCGATGAGGAGGACGCGGAGAACATCTGGGACCGCATCGAACGCAAGTACGATGAGAAGATGAACGAAAACCAGCCACGAATTTTCGACATTCGACAACTGACGCCTGATCTTTTCGCCAAACAACGTCATCGTCAATGGCAACTTCACGCAGGGCTGCACTCCGACTTTCTCTACAAAGATGGCAAACCCATGTCCCCCGCTCCTCGGTATCAAGACGAAATCTATTGGCACAACAGCCAGGAGTATCTCAAAGCCCACTGGTACGATGTGCGACAGACAAGGCACTACCCAGCCTTTGCGCTTACGAAGACAGAAACTCTGCCTCTCCTCGGCCGCATCTCTTGGAAAGATCTGTTCGCGAAGTCGGAACATCAACCCGACTTCCCCAAAGACCCACGGCCCGCCGCTCTCAAAGCGTACCAGGCGACCTGGAAGCCAGGCGATCCCGTTCGCCTAGATTGGGACTAGCGCTGGACGTGCCAAGCCAGAGGAGCTAGCTCCTCTTCCGAAAGCTCTCGTTTCTCGCCTTGCCGCTTCTCCACCGCGGCGACCTCTTCCGAAAGCTCTCGCTTCACGGGCTCCGTCTCAGCTAGCCACTTCTCCGCCGCCGCAACAGCCTTCTCCCAGGTATCCTCCTTGGTGACCTGGATCGCCTTGGGAGGCTGCTCGGAAGTACGGCCAGGAATCGCGACAACGAAGCACTGCCGAACATCATGCGTGCGGTATCGGGTGATCTGCTCAAAGCACTGGACCATACAACCCCGCACCTTCCCCATCGGCATCCGCAGCGTCTCCTCTGCGCGCGAGATCTCTACACGACTTTCCTCATCAGACTTCTGGGCTTCGGCTATGAGGAGCCGTTCCTCAAGCGATCGGATGTCTCCCCACGCTTGGCGTAGCTGCTCCCAGAGAGCCTCTGTCTCAGTCCGTTCCGTCATGGGGTGCTGCCATGACGGTTGTTTCTTCTTCTGCGACGACCGCCTTGGGCTCCACGGGCTTCTCTAGGATCTCGACTTCCGTGTCGGGATAAAGAAAGAGGACTACCTCTCCATCCCGCAACCGCACAGTCGGCCAATACATCGCCTCAGTCAAACGATGAATCGCGTAAGAGGAGTTGTCGATCAGCACGTGGCGCTCCCCCTTATCGAGAAACAGCGTGCCCGGCGGAAGATCCGAAATCACACAACGCTCCCGCTCACCCGGCTTGACTTCGGGACACACGTCCTCGACGTACTTGAGCCAGTCAGCCTCTACATGGATGTCTTTGCCATCCCGCCGGATCATCAAGTCCGCGTAGTGTGACCACTTGAGATTGCCGCACTCCTCCAGGCCGCGCCTCACGATGTCCACCGTGGTGCGTCTCCGCTCCTCTGGTGTCTGGGGAGTGTAGTCCCCGCCAGCCTTCTCGTTCTCGGCCATGCTTCACTATACCCCAGGCAACTCAGCCTCGACCCACGCCGCGAACGCTTCGTAGGCATCCTCCCACGTCGAATGGCTCGCCTTGTACACGACCTTGGGTGACTTCAAGATCTGCGTAAGCTTCGGCCACCGTGTGACCGACACTGCACACAAGAGAACGCCCTCCAGTCGCCGCTCCTCTGTAGTCGCTCCACAGAAGGTGCCGTCGAGCAACCGATTGAGCCGAATGTGGGCCTCCGAATGATCCACACCCACATGCTACACGAAAGCGACCAATCGGGGTTGGAAACCGCAACGCTCAGGGCGATAACTTCCCGAATTCGGACACGGCCAGGGTTTCATATCCCAACAAAGGGTTTTTCACCGATCTCGCCGCGAGCGAGAAACCCCCACTTTGCAGCACACCGCAGGAAAGATAGTATCTGACCCGATCCAATGCTTATCTTGCCCCGCTGGAGCAGGGAATTGAGAAATTGGCAAAGGGGAGTTTCCTGGTTCAAAAAGGCCACCACGGGGCTTCTTGCGGCCTAATTCGACAGGTGTGTAAACTCTGGACCGAATCTCGCGTAGTAGGAGCAAGAGGAGCATTTTATGCTGATCGACAACGGCAACGGAACATTCATTGGCGGCCCCCTAGATGTCCTTTGTGTCCTCCACAACGTCAAAGCCAACACCTACCACGTAGCTTTCTTCGAAGAAAAGCCGATGCCCGGCCCCGTTCCCGATTGGAAAGAAGTGACAGCCGTACGGCTCAAGTCGAGACTACACCACACGACGGGATCACCCACCCTAAAAGAGGCAATGGAGCATCTCGATGATCTGGCCTCCAAGATTGAAGTGCCGCCCGAAAACGTCTGGCGTGACGTGAGACCATGGGACGGCGAGATTGGCGTCGTGTGGATCACCAACAACTGGAGAGTCACAGGCGAAGACCCAACCATCGTCAACTGAGTATGGCTGCATGGAAGCACTGAAACGGAGACTAGAGAATGAGTTGTCAACGATGTAACAGTAACCGCATCGCGTCAGTCGGCGCCAAGACAAGCGACCGCTGCACATGGCAAACAACATGTCCTACGGGGCTGAGCGTCTTTTGGCGATCTGCCGGCGGTTCGCTAAACTCGACGGGCTATGCGCAGGATCGGTCAGGTATTTGCCTCAACGACTACGCTCCCGAGAACGTTGGCATCGGCGGCGGAGACTACGTGGACTTCGAATACTGCCTCGACTGTGGGCAGATGCAGGGTGAGTTTCCTATCTCCGAAGCAGCCGTCGAGACGGTGGCCGAGAAAGCAACCAGCAAGTGAGCACTTCGCTCGACGGCTTCACGTACCTCGGGTTCTTCCCGTGGACCTTTGACCGCCGGTTATCATGTTCCGTGTGCCCCAGAGATCCGGTTGGGTACTGCATCATCATCGGCAGAGGCGAAGAGTACCTGCTGCGTCTCTGCGGAACCTGTGGACAAATTGCCGATGCTACCTTGAAACGCGGATTCCGCCATCTGGTCTCTGCCCAGACGCAGAAGAAGATCGCCGCCGCCTCTGGCTCATCGAGACAGATCGCCTGTCGCCTAGGCGTCAGCCCCTACACCGTCAGGAAGTACAAGCGACTCCGTTAGCCAGGCTATGATTTCCCTCCAATGAGCGGGATGTCCAACAAGCCCTACAACGAGACGCAGGCTGCCTTCGCGGCCTCGCTGGAGGATGCGTTGAAGAAAGCTGGTGTGGAGGGCAACGCTCTGACTGGCTGGGGCAAGATCCCACAAGGTGACTTCTTTCAATCCGGGCCGCCGAAGTACTGGAATCCGCGTCGTCAAAACAAGATCGTGTTCTTCTTCCACAAACGCCCAGCGACGCTGCGGCTCTACCTCGCCTTCACGATGGAAGACGCGACGCGATGGACGCCCACGCTGAAAGTCTCCTACCTCATGACGTGCTCGGACGGCACCAAGGACTTGGTCAAAGAACAGCAAGTTGACATGCCGCTCCCAGCCGTGGAGAACGCGATCAGGCAGTTTGTAGCCAGCGTGCTACAAGCCTAGGTAGCGCCGCTCCACGCTCTTGCAGTCAGGACACCAAACAACCGCATACGAGTCGCCCGCAATCATGCGGCCCGTTCGTGTCCGAAAGGTGTCACGCGCTCTCCACCACACCTGGGTTCGTTGACTTCCACAACATCGACACTTGTCCATCATCCCCTCCTCAGCAGATCCGAATCATGCCTTCCCAGGCTTCGGGGCAAACCGCCCTCGGGTCGAAGCAGTCTTCACAGTGGGTCCGACACCAAGAGTACATGCGTAGCTCCCCTGGCTTTCCGCAACTCTCACAGATCGTGTAGCTCTCGTGCTCGGTCGCCTTGATGATCTTCTCGATCGCATCGCACACGGCCGGGTCGTAGCCCGGACCAGCCTCTCGCGCCGGGTAGCGTTTGTCCCCTCCCCAGGGCGGAGTCGGAGAGTGAAACACGAGCACCAGACCACCGTACTTCTCCTTGGTGTATGCCATGTGGTAGTACTGGCGATCCTCTTCCGGTAGCCGCAAAAGCACATTCTCGATCGTGGCGCATGCCCGATCAAGCAAGGCACTCCATCCAAACTCGTGCTGTACCGCCGCAGGCCCCTGGGAAAAGACAAGCGGATATCGTTCGTGTAGACTCATGGTTTTACCTGTTTGAAGAATCGAGACGCCGTGCGCCCGCCCGAAAGCAGGATCAGATTGGCAGGCCAACGTCCCTCGTTGGAAAAGAGTGCTCCTGTCCCCTTCTCATACGAGCATCCGCCTTCCCCAACACCCCATCTCACCGTTCTACGACCGGCTGTTGCTTGCTTGACACCAGGGATTCTACAACCGTCCACGTTGAGCGCTCCACACCCATACTCGATCGCATTCTGAGCAATCGCTCCTTTCATGGGCTTTCGGGCTATGGTGACGGCCCTCATGCACCTTCCCTGTCGGGCTCATCGGACTTGACCATCCGGTAAAGCTCATCATAAGGCACCCCGTCCCTGCCCCACGGAGCCCCACAGTTACGACAAAATCGATCGCTCTCGTCTACCGGCTGCTGGCAATGTCGACACACGTAGGTGACGGTTTTCGGAATCTTCACTATCTCTACCTACCCCACAAATAGCTCGGTTAGGAACGCGCGTCTCACGCAAGGTTCAAATGGAGTAGGCTCTATACATGCCGCAAGTCCTACCCGGCCAACCAGACCCTGGCGTGAAACAACTCGCGACCGACGTTCTCACCCTGACGCTACACGGACCACCGCCGATGGAAACCGTGGCAAAACTCGCCCAAGGCGTCATCGACCTGAGCGCCCGTGTCGAGACCATGCAGGAGATCATGAAGTCTCCCCGCGTGGACACGTGCGACGACATCGGTTGTGAATGCGAGCTATGCGGCGAAGAGCTAGACAACCTACGTGGCTCGATCGCCAGCTTGGAAGAAGTCCTGCGGCAAGGTCGAGAGATGGTCGCGTTCCTTGCCTGCACTGTGCGAAGCGGAGAAAGACTCAACGGCGAAGATGAAGCCAAGCTGAAGCAATGGTTCGCCGCCTGCGATGAAACAATGCCACCCCGGAGCGAAACTCCATGACCGAGACATGGATTTTCCTCGGGCTCGTAGCCACCCTCGGAGTCCTGGGAGTTTGGTGTGGCGTCCGGTTGGCGGCCAAGGCAGACGATTGGGTAACACGACGGCGAACCCGACGTTCTCACGAGGACCCATGATGGAATGTTCCTGCTTCTGCTCCAATGACGAACCCTGGCCAGAAGTCTGCCGCACAAGACATCCCAGGGCTCGCAAGGAACATCTTTGTTCCGAGTGCGGAGAGACCATCACCATCGGTGAACAACACGAGCACGTCCGTGGCAAGTGGGACGGTTATTGGATGGAGTTTCGAACGTGCCAGGTGTGCCAACGCATCCGAAACGACTTCTGCCCCAACGTCCACGGTGTCCTTCGTGAGACGATCCAAGACTGCTTGGGCGTTGACTACGTGACCGGACAGATATGGGGAGAAGAGGGCTGACCACAAACCCAACCTCAGAGAACCATGACTGACCGAACCCACTGGCAATTCTGCCTCGTGATCGATCCCGACACGCTGCAAGTCGAGGAGTGCGGTGCCTACATCGGCAACGTCGAGCTTGGAATCCAAACGGCAGGCAGATGGCAAGGAAAGCTCATTGTCCTGCTCTGCGAAGTGAAGACACGTAGCATCCAAGACACCAAAGACGCTCTCGCTCACATCATCCTCACCAAGTATCCGTGGGTGCGGGAGAAATTCCCAATCGCGTTGCAAGGTCTCGTAGACTTCAACGAATACGTGAAGCTGACAGGACACATACCATGATCTCCCTAGTCCTCCCCCTCTTGCTCAAGCTCAATTCCTTCTCCTGCCCAGCGACCTGCTGGGACGTTCTGCACAAAGACCTCGTTGCCTTCGGAGACGAAAGCCGCGCAGAGATGGAATTGTGCATGATGCGGTGGAACAGGCACTTCTCCCATCGTGAGGGAGACTCCTTCAGGTTCTCGTGTTGGGAGGCAAAGCACATCGTCACGAGTCGGGCGGCAGCGAAAGAACGAGCCGAGGAAGTCCAGATGACCGTCGCCGAGATACGCATGGTGGCTCAAGACCGGCTCGACCAAGACTACTGCAAGTACACCAACGCCGAACGCTTGCGTCACGCCTTTGCGGAAGAACAGTCCCGGCAAGAAGCCATCTACGAGTGCATGAATGCCGAAGACCTCATCAACTATCCCTGGGCGATGGGCGTGCGGGGCGCTGAGCCTAAAGATGGACGTGACCCACCACTGGACCTCTGCTGCTGGCAAGGCGGCTGGCGTGCCTTCTACAAGGCCCGGAGTAATCCATGAAACTACACGAATACCGTGCCGAACAACTGGTAGACGAGCTACGCCGAAGGAAACTCGATCTGACAGCTTCTCAACCGAGGACTTGATCATGGAGTTGCAGAGAAGGGGATGCAGGTGTGCCATCAGCCGCAACGAAGGAGGCAAGATCTCCGGTCTCACCGTCACCGTGGAAGGCATGGCGTGACAACGACCACCGACACAGAGATCCCGCCGCTCCGGGTCGGCGACGTGATTGAAGTCGCCACGGACTTCGATAGCTGCGTCGTGAGCCCCGGCGACCGAGTGATCCACCTGGGCAAGAAGCGCTGGTACTTCACAACCCGCTTCCCCACCCACGGACTCGCTCCCCTCTACGATTGCAGCACCGCACTCATCGAAGATGGGTTTCTCAAAGTCGTTGACCATCTCGTCACCGTGCCTACCGATCCCGATGAGCTAGCACACCACCCAATCCTCCGTCGCGAACGTGGAGAACGCTTCCTCGATTCGCTCGTCCGTCACGCACCCGCCGTGCGAGAAGTGTGGCAGCTAGACCTTCGCTGCAAGGCCGCGAAGGAGAAACTCGATGATCTCGTAGTCGCTATTCTCCGCGACGAGCCCGACCTGCTGTGGGACGTAGACATCGCACACCACTTCTTTTACAACCATCTCACCGATCCCGAGCGATGGTGGCGCGGCACTCGAAAACTCAGCAACAGCATCGGCCGCGCTCTGGAAAGCTCCGTCAAACGGCTAGAGAGCCGGCCGCATCCACCAACCCTATGGCACCCTCCGATACCGAGTAGGCGCCCGGAAACACCGAATAGCATGATCACGTTCGAAACCTGCATTCGCCTCTGCCTCAAGAACGAAGGTTTCCTCCGCGAGTTTGACAGCCTCATGGGTTGTCGCCTGGCATCCGAGCGGACACCCATCGAAACCCTGGTAGACAAAGCAACGGGAGTGAAGGAGGCAGAGCTTGAAAAGCTCATCGCCTTTGTCTACGAAACTGTCTGGTTGCGTCTCGATCCCTCGCTGCGCGCCGAGACAGTAGAACCCCCACCCGGAAAAGCGCTCCGTGAGCTGCTACGGAAAACCTAGCCATGCCAGACCTCAAGTGGTCAACAATGAAACGGCGGATGTGCGACGAGTGCAAGCGCGTCGCCGACGCATGGAATGTCCCCGTCGACTACGTGAAGCTGGAGTTTTCCATCGGCAGCGAAGAACCCCTAGAGACGTGGGCGTTCTCCGTTCGTTCGCCACACAACTGGCCTGGTTACGCACACGCAATCGGCGACACGTTCAAAGAAGCAGCCGACGAATGCATCGAGCAAATCGGCAACCGGAGAGAGCAAAACGGACTACGAGGCAGATCAAAACACGCAGCCTACCTGGACGATGCTTCTTTCGAGGGAACGAAAAAATGACAGAGCCATCCAAACAGGAAAGAGAAGACGCCCGTGCCGCCCTGCTCGGAAGAGCACTGCGGCAAGGCGCTTGCTGTTACAACCCGTCTGATGAAGCGATCGATGCCCAGATACGAGAACGAAGACTGCAACGCGCAGGAGAGCTTCTCGACCAAGGCAAAGATGCAGACGGTAACGACAACCCCCACAAACCAGGCTGCCAGTACGTCGTCAACGATAGGTCCTTCACGTTCTGCCCCAAGTGCGGAGCCAGCTTGGCCCCAGACCTCATCTTCCTCCGACGCGTCCCGATCTATACCCTCATCGAAACCAAGGGAGTCGAGGGCGAAGGCACCCTGGAGATCTTGTACTCGCCTCAAGTTGAAGAAGGCACGATCACCCTTTTCATGGAACCGGTCATCAACATCATCATCAAGTGGGACAAGGCCGCCCACGAAGCGCTGATTCAGTGGGCTAAGGACCAGTAGCTACGCTCAGCGCGGAACGATCGGGCGCGCCCATGCTACCGCAACGCCGACTCGATCTTGCCCCGATAGCGCTTGGCCCAACTCCGCCCCTGCGAGTCCATCTTCTCCCACAACACCTTCCCCATCCTGACAGCATCGTTCTGGAGCTTGAGTGTTGACTGCCTCGGAATGTGCTCCCCGAGCGGCAGCATGTCCTGAAGGACGCTGTGGAGCACCCAACACATCGCGTGAGCCGTTGCCATGCGCTTCTGAATCGCGCCCGACTGGGCCTCCTCATCCGAGATGCCCTCCTTGATGAGAGGCATCAGCTTGTCCCGTAGCTCTCCCGGCCCGGCTTCGTGAGCCAGCTTGATGACTTCCTTGCGTAGATTGGACATGGTTACCTCACGTGTGGAACGGATCGAGCATCCACCTGGCTTCGTAATCCGCTTGACCTACCTGGCTCAAATCCCTCCATAGCGTATCCTTGTGTGCAAAAGCCGTAGCCTGCTTGACCACGTCCCTGAGCACATCAGCCAAGCTCTTCATCTTCCGCTGTGTGACCGGGTCCTCTGATTGTCTGGCCTGCTGCAAGACCGCCCGCCGATGTCTCTCTGCTTGACCCGCCAGCTTCCGTAACTCGCCATACAGTTGACCCGAGAGCCTCTCAAGGATCTTGTTGTACTTCCACGCAATTTCCCCGAGCACCTTCCTGTCGTCATTCGTCAACTCCGGCCACGGTCCAGGCGAGGTTCGTGATGAAGTCGGGTCTCCGACTGCCTTCCGCACCAGAGTGCTGTCGGGCGTAACTCGAATCTTCAACAACAACGGCAGCAATGCGTCCCGTACCTCTCCAGGATTATCGTACGCGACCTTGATGACTTGCTTGCGTAGATCGTTCATCTCTCACTCCGGCCTTTCGGCATTACCCGCACCGCGGCGGCCCCATCTTTCGATCGGCCTGTCCAAGCCTGGACTTCCGGTCTGGTCAAGGCGGAAAGCCAGATGCCGCAGAGCACCTGGCTTGGCGGCCCGTTCAAAAATCCTGTCAGGTCTCTGTTCATCGCCTTCGTGGCTTCCGCCCCCGCAGTGCCTACCGAATCATCTTGCCTAGATGGGTGTGGGTGGTGTTCATCGCCAATTCGATCTTCTTGACTGAATCAAACACCTTCTTGGCCTGCTGCTTCGTCTTGTCATCTACACCCGCGTGGGGATTGAGCAGTACTTGAATCTCCGCCTTCACGTCAGTGAGCAAGTCGTAAGCCGCCATGAGCGCCTTGTGAGATGCTTGAGCGGCTTTTTTGGAATCTGTGCCCGGCTTCGCCATCGGCTCGCCTTCCTCCCTCAGCAGCGGCAAGAGGGCCTCCCTCACTTCGCCAGGATTCTCATACGCTACCTTGAAGACCTGCTTGCGTAGCTCGTCCATGGCTCCAACTCTCGTTCCTCGCTGCGGCTCCAGACCAGACAGCCAATCGAGCATCCGGTCCCTGCCCAGCATCTTGTACCCCTCCACCGGCCTCTTCCTCCCCGGCTCGATCACCCCGAACCCCTTGGCCCCCATCCCCGTCCGCATCTTGATCGTAAACTTCTTGCCCGGCTTGCCACCGGGCGCGCCCTTGCGCACTTGAACCGGAATCTCACCCCGCTCCAGCAGATGCGCATACATCCTCTTCGCGTCGGCCATCCGCTTGTCGAGCGTCTTGTTCCACTCCTCGACTTGTCGTGGGTCGACCATCTCTCGCTCCTACCCTCACCGACCCCATAGGCCAGCTAGTGCGGGAAAAGCGCCCAGAGGAGAGCCGTGACAGGTCGATGGTCGTTTTGATGAGGGTAGATATGCACGAAACCGCCCCGCAGGGGCCTTTTGATGCACGAGTAGCACAAACTGCCCGCAGAGGCCCTTTGAAAACACCCTTTCGTGCGAAGCACTAACAGAATAGCTGCCCCAGGGACTCCCGCGCTCTCCATCGAAACAGGTTTCGTGAGGAGAGAGACGGGCCCTGTGGAGAAAACCCAATGATTTCAAGAAGTTAGGGATCTGCTCCCGGAAGTTCACTTTGAGATTTTGGGTGTCGGTCGGATTCGGAATTTAAGCCCTTGGGCCCCACCCCGATGACTTTTTTAAACGGTTTTGACGATCGACTCGAAACCAACTTCGTGCGCACCTATCACGATTGCGACCGACTCGCGTCACACAATTGCAATAGATGAATCGACATTGCGTATAGATGGTTGCATCGAAACTAACGGAACATCACGAACGCTCAGATCGCAACGATCACGATGACGATCGATCGAGCTATGCGTCGGTCCGCGCATAGCTGACCACGACGATCACCACGTGCGGATCGTGTGGTACGCAAGCACGACCATGAAGCCAACCCACACGGTCAACCCGAACGCCATGAGCACGTCAGTCATCGTGCCCCTCATGGCGTGCCCTCCAGGGCGTGCCCGCAACGTAGTAGCTCTCCGCGAGCGGCCCTGGCGTGTGGGTGACCGTAGACGAAATCCTACGCTTCAGGTACGACTTCAAGCCCACGAAAGCACGTTTGATTTTGCGTAGCTGCTCCAGGCTGTAGTCGTTGCAGCATAGCTCGGTCTCGAGTAGGGCCTCATCGTGCGTGAACCCGAATTCCGCCTCTAGCTCGGCTATGCGTTCTTGTTGCGCTTCAAGATTCATGGGGCGCACTGCATGAGTGCGTAAACCTCCAATAGCGAGAGAGGTGGTCCGTGGCCGCCCCGAATAGACCATTCTCCGAGCAACCAGAGCAAGGCCGTCATTTGGTCCTCCGTGAGACTGGCCCAGCCCCTCGTGTACTTGCCTTTGCGCAGCTTCTCTCGACTGAGAATGCTGTCGTCCGCCAGATGAGACTCGACTACCCAGCCCAGGTCGTTCGCACCATACGTTCCCCCGTACCTACGCTCCACCAAACCTGCTTCGCGTAGCTCATCGATATTCTGATGCGTGACCTTGCTGAAGTTGACGATCGCACGAAGTGCCGTCTTGGCGTCGGGTGACAATTGCTTCGCGATCCCTCCCAACAGGTCGCGCGCGTGTGTGGCCGCTTTGGCTAGTCGGTCGGTGCGGTCAGTCAGGTCGGCAACCTCTGCACTCAGCGCGTAGCCTATTCGCGTTGCCTCCTCCGCTCGCGCTTCGGCCTCGTTCCCTTGAGTCATCGAATCCGTCCCGGAGATGTTGACAAGGGCGGCGAGCGCCTTCTCCATCTTCGCCCTTTCGGTCAAGCCCGGATTGCGTAGTGTTTCTCGCAACTCCCGCAGCGCTTCGGCTAGGCGGTCGCGGTCGGCTTCCGTGTCGCTGAGAATTGTGCTGCGGGCTACTAGACTTGCCTTGTAGTTTCTGGCCTTCTCTTCCCATCGCCCCGCCCGCGCTTCGGCTGCGACGAGCTTGGCCTTGAGCGTCCGCACCTTCTCCCCTGCTCGTGCTTCGGCTGCGTCGGTTCGCCTCTCCTCAATGTCAGCCATCTCCATGCACAGCCCGGAGAAACCTATTGCCTTGCGCGCAACAGACTCTTGCTGCTCCGCTCGCGCTTCGGCTGCGTCGTAGTCAGATGCGAGCACGTACTCCCCCAAGGGGTCCTCGACCATCACATCGCCTGAGTTTGGCATCGGGTCGCAGGTGTATCTCGTGACGGTCATGGCTTCTCCTCTGGCTCGGGGGTGTCGGTGAGAGCGTCGCAATCGATGGTAGAGTCCGCCTCCTCCGCTCGCGCTTCGGCCGCGTCGGTTCGCGCTTCAGTGCGCTTCACCAGCACTTTCTCTTCATCGCGGAAGGTACGAACACGCCCGTCTCCCAAACAAATGACGTTGAAAGGCAACGGTTGGTCCTCGCCGCAGAGTAACGCCGGATCGACCTTGATGTTCATCAAGTGGTCCGTAGGCTCCAGAAATGCTCCTGGCCCCAAGGCAAAACGATCGCCTCGTTTCAACTTGCCGAAGGTTGTCTCCACAATCTTCACGATGCTAGCTCCTTGATCTCATCGATCGCTGCCTTCACTGCCTCGAATTTGTCCCTGTCTCCGGTCTCCCTGTCGGGATGGTAGAGCAAGATGAGGTTTCGGGCGGCCTCCTTGCAGTCATCGAGCGAGGCTGTCTCATCGAGCCCCAGAACCTCGTAGGGATTCTGCGCCTTGTCGGCGCCCTGGTTAGCCGCATGGCGCCCTGCCCGCACCTTGGACCGGAACCACTCCGTCGCACGCTTGTAGGACGCCTCAGCCTCGCTCTGAGTCTTTGTCTCCGTGACCTCGTACTCGTGCATCCACTTCGGTGCAACGGCTTCTGGAAGCTCCTGGCCCGTCTCAGCGGCCTCCAAGGCTGCCTTGGCGTCCTTGAGCCGGTAGTACTTGGGCAGAAACACCCCGTCGAGCAGCGGTAGGTACTCGTTCCACGACCATCCGGGCTTGGAAAGACGCGCGATCTTCGCACGACCGCACTTGGACGTGCGGACCTGGAGCCCGTAGGGGTTCTCGACCGGTCTAGACCACGTGAAACTCAATACGCACGCTCCTCTACCTCTCCTACGCGAGATCCAAGCGAGAGTTTACGGATCTAGGTCTGCTTTCATCGAAGCAGTCCAATTGTCGAAATTTTGGCGTCCCTTGAGCTTGAAGAGACCCTTCTTGGACCCCTTTTCGAGCGCTGTTTCGACCACCGGCTGGATGAAAGCCCTCATGAGCCCTTCCATCTGGGGCAGATCGACACGAAGTGCAAGCGCCGTCCTGAGATCCGTTTCCAACTCGACCTTTGTACAGCCCGTTAGCTCGACTCGATCGAGCACTTCTGCAAGCACGGGACGAAAGAACGCATCGAAGAACGGCTCCTCGACTTGCCCTCTTCTGATTTTTTCCAAATCGCCTGCTGTCAGCATGATTCGTCTCCTAAGTTGGTCGACCCGGCACCGAAACTGGAAATCCAGTGCGTGACGCTGCTCCATGCTCATCATTAGGCTTCATTCGCCGTAAACGGCTCCAGGCTCATACCGCGTACAACGCTAAAGGAGACCGGACACCCAAGTCTAACCACTGCCTTCAAACGACACGCCCCGTCGATCAACGTCCCGTCTGCCGCGATCGGTTGTGAGAACCCAAAAGCAGCTTAGCCTGCTCAGGAGTGATCATTTCGTCTTGTACGGTCAGCATCAGGTCTCTATTTTCTTCCGAGGCCCTCGTAGAGCGAATCGAGCACTTCGCCGGGCTCTCCAAACACTTCGGGGAACGTTTCGAGCACCTTCACGACCAACGTGACCACCAAAACGACATCCCAACCCATCGCCATTGTCTCTGCTCCTTTAAATCACGTACATGCGTGCTCTCCTAGTGGAAGAAATCTCCATTCGGTTCCAACCCCTCTACGCGGGAATCCGACGAAAGTATACAAAGCCCCACAAATCTGCGTTTCACGGCGCCACAAGGGCGATCTCGCCCTGCCAGAAAAACATTGACCCCCCATGCCTGACAGCGCGATCCTGACAATGTCGTCCACGAGGAGGAAACCGATGACGCTCAAGGTGTTTGCTTTCTTTATCCTGGCCTGTCTTGGATGCAATTTGTTTGGTACCACGACGCCAGATAAATCGTCCGTCACGGACTGGGAGAAAGGACTGGTTGAAGCCATAACCACAGCCACCGCACCCGTGGTCCAGGAGATCAAGGAATGGAGCCAGAGGTGCAAAGCACACCCCGAAACAATAACGAAGGAACAAGGCCGCATATCCACGACTCTTCAGGCCAAATACGCCTCCGTGGCCGCTCAAGCCGATGCGTCCTACCAGAAAGCCAACCCATACCCGTCGTCAGGGATAATCACCGGCTACGCCGCCAATGCAGACATGGTGAAGATCCACGAAGCTCTCAAGCCGTGTTCCGAAGCTGTCACGCAGTACACCCTGAACCCCAAGCCGTGCGTATAGATGGTTGCATCGAAACTAACGGAACATCACGAACGCTCAGATCGCAACGATCACGATGACGATCGTTCCTGAGCGGAGACTGCTTTTTCCCAGCCTTCAGGTTTGAGCAGTCGGTAGTGATTGACCGTCCCAGGATACTGGGCAACATCGAGGGTCTCCAGGACACACCTTACCTCCTGGGTATCCCCTGGGGGATACAGGTAGGGTTTGCAAGCTCCTGCTTGGCCACACAGCATTACGCGGTCACATCCGTGCGTAAATTCGGTCTTGCCGTGCGACAACGCCATGACGCCCTCCTGTGGGCCGTAGAAGTGGGGTTCATTGATGTCGTCGTACGCCTCAGGAACGAGTGAAAGACGAAATGAAGGCACAGGGCTGGGACAAAAAACCCAACCAGACTTCGCGAGATTAGTGAACCGGCTGACGCCGCCTCTCGCGAATCGTCATGCCCATCTCAGAAGCCCACTCCTTCGACCACTTCCTCAAGTGAGCCAAGGCCCGACTCACCAAAGTCTCCCGCTTGCCCGTCACCTCGATGATCTCCCGACGCTGATACCCCGCTCCCACCAAGGGCAAGATCTCCACCGCGAGCTTCCCATCCGGCGTGTCTCCACCACGCTCGGGGTCGGATAACCACTTCTCCAGCGATTCCTGCGCCAGCCGGTCGCTCGAATCGCTCGAATCGCTCGGGTCCATGACCTGACCATCCAGCATCGCCTCATCTAGCTCGACCGCTTGCCGGTCCAGTCGCCGGCTCTGCTTGCGATGGTAGTTGGTCAGCACGCAGCGGCACACCATCGTCACGTAGAACCCGAACGTGCTCTTGCGCCCGTCCCACGGACACTTGCCCTTGTTGCGAGTGAGCAAGCCCCGGTAGATCTCTTGCAAGACATCCTCCGGGTCGTAGCCCCGCGAGAACATCAGCCCACGGAAGCCCTTGAACAACAGCTTGCGTACCTCATGTCCGCGCTGTGCCAGGTCAATTCCTAGCTCGGGCCTTGCAATTTCTTCGTAAAGTCCGTCGAAACTCGCGACAAGCTGCCGAACAAGTTGCTCATCTGCCCCGTCCGTGAGTTTCAGACCGTCCGAAGTCGTGTGAAACTCGTCCGCGTCGAAACCAAACTCGACTTTTGACTCGATTTGTCGAGTTTCACTCGTGTCGATGACGGATTTGGTCTCGCGAAGCTCACCTTTCACGCGCGGGACGATGACTTTGCGCTGAGTTTCATCCAAAACTTTCGCGACGGAAAGTTTTTCGTCCGTAACTTTCGCGTTGTCAGCCCGAAAGTACGCGCCGAACGAGTCGTGACGGCGACTTCCCGTGATCGCCTTGAGCAATCTTCGGGCTGAGCGATAAAATTCGCTGCCTTCTTCACGCTCTAATTCGTAAACGAGGCCGCGAGTTTCTGTTTCCCAGACCGAAACCGGAATTTGCCCGTGCTCTTGTCGCGTCCAAACTCGCTCTACAAGTTTGGAAGTAGCTTTCGTGAATCCGAAGTCTGGTTTGAATGTATCATCGCGCGTTTGTGTTTGCATTTTGTCGAGTTTTATCGGTGTTTGATGATTAACTTTTCCGACAATTGCAAATGTTCAGTCGAGTTTTGACATAACTTGTCTGCGAATGTGGGCAGTGCGTTTGTCTGCTCGCACGCAGGTCGATGCATTCTCCTCGCCGGTTCGATTTTGGGAGGAGCTGTGCGTGCTTCACGCCCTGATCCCCGAATGCCATCTATGCGTGCTCTGCGTCGTGTTGACTGTAGATGCAGGCTGTTTTGCGGTGCGGACTTTAGCACCACTCGAAAACTCGATGCAAGACCCAACTTGTTTCTCCCAACGGCAGAAAATTCGGGTCCAACGGAGAACCAAACTCGTCTACGCACCCTGAGTTTCGAGTTTCAGGGACCAAACTCAAAACTCAAGTGCTCTGGCGGCACTTGAAACTCACCCCGAAGGAATTTACGAGGCAGATCTGCCCCGTCCGAAAACTCTACGAGCTATAGCTCTCCACTGCTGCGGATACCCAGTCGTGTATGTGATCGGGCCCCTCTGTAGAGGCTCCTTCTTGCCGTCTGGGAGGTTGGCACTTGTTGCCCCTTCTCTTCTGCTTGTGCTTGGGCTTCTTCCGGTGCTTCCCCTCCTCCTCCTTCTCCTCCTTCCCTTTCCTGTCTCCTTCCCCTGGGATCTCGATCTCATTCCCCTGGGGGGCCTCTTGGAGATCTCTAGCTCTTTCCTACCCGCCTCCTTCACAGTCGGGACAGCGTTGACCTGAGATGAAGCCCCAGACGCCTGTTCCGCCACAGGTCGCACAAGCGAGCCCCATGCAGCCTTCGAACGTTGGGACGGGTCTGAATGCCTTGGGAGCTACGGGCCACGGGATTTGCGCATACACTTCCCGTGCTTTCTCTTCGTGATCGGGCAGGAGGGGTTCTAGGGCTTGACGGACGAGCTTGAGCACTCCGTTCCTTCTGCATTCCTCTGTGTGGTAGAGCCCGCTTTCGTTGTCCCATCGCTTCTGGAGGCTATTTTCGAGCGCCTCAGCTATCTCCTTGGCGGGGTGTTTCAGCAGCAGCTTGGTCTTTTCCGGCTCGCTGAGTTGGGACCACGTGGTCATGCTCATGCGGGGTCATGGACGGACTACGACGTGGACTAGACGACCTCGGTTCCGTTTTCATCCTTCACGGCCCGCCACTCCAGCGTCACGGGCTCTTCGAGCGAGGCTGTGTAGTCCCCGCCTGCCTCAACATCTGCTTCTGACGCCGCAGCTATCGTCTCAGCCGCAACCTTGACCATGTACGCCCCAAAATCGGCGGCCTTTTCTGGGCTTATACCTAGATCCTCTCCGCCGATGGTCACGCGCACTTGTGGACCCATCACGGTCAGCATGCCCTCGGCCCTGATGGCTGTGTTCTTGGAACCCCAATCGATTGCCATGCCTCCACACTACCACTCTTGCGGCTTTCCCTTGATGCATGCTATTTTTTCAGGTGATGGTTGCCATGCTGATTCTGGTTGTTGTGGTCCTACTAGCCGCTATGGCGGCATTTTGGACGCTATCGAGGATCGTCGGCGTACTTTTCAAGGCGAAGACCCTCGATGATTTCCTGATCAATCTGGGGGTACTGGCCTTCATGGTGGGTGTTGTGGTGGTATCGATGAGGGACACTCCTCCAGACTTCTTCGGATGGCATGTGCTGTTGTCGGGTTCGCTGCTTGTTACCGGGCTCTACATCTGGGAGCACAGGCAGAAGAGAGCGCTTGTTGGAGGCGACAAGGCCATCATCATGCTGCTCGACGTTGCCCAAGAGATCCTGCCGTCTTTCACCGATGAGCTTCCGCCCCTGGTGGTCAAGGACGCTTCGGACGCCCTTCTTCGGCGTTGTTGGGTTGCCAAACCGACCGCCGGCTTCAGGTCTGGCCCTGGCTGGACACACGGCGCCTGGTATCACCCACAACACTCCGGGCCACACACCTTGTTCAACGCTTGCCTTCTCAGCGAGCCGCGTACGTGATCCCCATCTAGAGGCTATTGGTTCCGTATCAATCGCCTAGGTCTTCCACGCCTACACCTGCCAGCATCAACTCACGGCGAAGGTCCTCGGAGGGGATACTTTCGAAGAGCCCCACCATTTCTTCAAGCTCCTTCGCGTGTTCTCGGAACTTGTTGCCGGCCAGGTAGGGGACTTCCCTATCGAGGAGGTGCTTCTCGAACATGCGAGTTATGCGCAGGATCACTTTGAGCGCTTGGACAAGGGTCTCGGGAGGGGTTTTCCCGTCGTACTGATTGAGGGCGTGTACGAACCTGGCTCTTGCCGAAAGCTGATGAAACTCTACAGGCTTACAAGGATGAAAAGATCGACGGGACCCTGGACTTCGACCAAGCCCGGAAAACGTATGAGGACGATCCCCTCAAGCTGTACCTCTGGGCATCGTCGTTGCCTTCCCACTCCATCCCGATGCTGGGTCTTCCCACCCATGTCCAGCAGCGCTCACAGAGCACCTTGTCGCGTTTTCCTCTGAAGCTGGCCACGAAGGTGTACCCACAGGTTGGACAGCACACGCCGCATCCTCGGACGACTGGAGGGGGTTGCCATCTTCCTTGGGTCAGGATGCGCCAGAAGCGCCTGAGCCATCCATGGAGTCCTCCGCAGTGGGCCTTCTTGGCTTGTTCAAGGATGATGTCCATTGTTCCTTAGGCGGCGCAGGTTTGTGTCGAACACGAGCATCGAGGCTGTGCCGCCATGAATGGTTTCCATAGCCACGTCGATGCCGACATAGTAGCGATCTTCGGTGTCGCCGGGGTGGGCCATGAGGGCGTTCACACGGTAGGTCTTTCCGACGTACGTGCGGTAGTCCTCCTCCCGCACGTTCCACGGTGCCAGGCTGCCCTCTTGGTTGTCCCAGACGACCTGCTCGCCGATCTCGTAGAGTCGCTTACCGGTTTGAAAGCAAGCGGGGCAGCGATTTCCGTGGCATTTGGGACAGAGCCACTCACGTGCTTTTTCGCTCATCTTGCTCCTTCCACACGACGTAGTTTCCTTCGGTCACCCATTTTCCTGGTCCTCTTTCCTCAGCCGCCTTCTTCATCCTCTCGGGCAGGCATTTCACGCAGAACGGGTTTTCCGCATAGGCCGCATCTGACGTATTCATCTCGCTTTTACAGTAGAGGCAGTGTTTCATCTTCCCCCCACGCAGAGCACCAATCTCTTGCTCGTCTGAAGACAATTCTCCAGCGTGTACGGTCGTCTCATAGTACCACGGCTCATCCTCTGGTACGTTTTACCCCATTTGGCGGTATTCACGCTATAGGGTTGGTCCGAGTAGGATGTCTGACCTTCGCAAACGTCTCATCCGTCTCGCTCATGCCAACCCTGGCAAGATTCGGGATGCTGTTCTTCCGTTGCTCCGTCAGGCGGGTCTATCGGACGCTCGTATCCAGGCTCTTGCACGTCAGCCTGGGGTCAAGGCTGTTGCGGTGGAGAATTTCCTGGGCACGTTGGAGGGGGTGCGCGAGCGTGATGCGTTGATGAATCTCGACGCGGATGCACGTTCTTACAGGTGGAACGCGGCCACGAAGAAGGCCATCCGAACGGGGATTCGCGAGCACTACCGGCGGTAGTCGCTCAAGCGTTCCAATCCGGTGCTATTCCCTTCGCAAGCATTTCTGCCAGCCCGTGTCGTTTCTGCGGAGTCTTGAAGTACTCCCTGATTGAGTCGGGGGCTTCTTCTTTGAACCGAAAGAGCGCCACCACCAGATATCTGGCCGTGTCTTCCTCGTTTGCCGGATCATACGTCGAGAAGCCCAACATCCTTGTTGACGGGTGGTCCATGGACAGCACCATCCGGCCCTTTTGCCCTTCGGTTTTCACGGCTTCGTACCAATCCGAGGCCGTGTCGAAAACCTCGGCATCATCTGGCAAAGGTTCGACTTCCAGAAAGTAGCAGGGGGCATCCGGGTGCGTGCTGATGATCTTTAGCACTTCTTCAAGGTTTGTCATTGATCGTCATGTCCTGTTCTGCGTCCATCATCGCCTGTATCTTCGCTGCGGCTCTCCCAAGGCGATAACCCACTACCGGAAGCCCTACGTCGAGCTTTTCGGCTATTTTGACCTGGCTGGTCCGCTGGAAAAAGCAGAGATCGACAATCTCTGCTTCCAGTGTCAGGAGACCCTTCATGAGTTTCCGTAGGCGGCTGGGCTCGTTCTGAGCCATGTCATCGATGCCTTCCAGGTCCATGATCATCGCCTGTAGTCTCTCGGTGTACTGCTCACAGATAGCGCTTCGGCAGCTTACGGAGGGCAGCTTCGATTTCCGCGACGGCGATTGTTGCCGGTTCGCACTCGATAGTTTCACGAGCACGCAGTGGAGACAGGTTTTTGACCAGACGCTCCAGATCTTCAATCAGCGCACGCAGTGCTCGTTCTGCTTGGTTCTCACCCACTCTGGCTCCTTTTACCCCCTTGGGCAAGGATTGGCATGGGATCGATCGGCCCTACCTTCCGGTAGTACGCATCGGTCAGGAACAACGACGGACCCCTTCTTCCGTCTATGTAGGCAACGAACCGTATGCCTCCCTCTAGCTTTTCTACTCGAATCTCCATCTCTCGCTCCGTCATGTTCAATTCTCGCGTAGCCCGAGCATCTCTCTGACCTTACCGAGCGATTCCTTGAGGAACATCTCGGGATCTTGCGATTCCATCTTCTCCAGGCTTCCGATTTGGAGCAGGCGTCCTTTTAGCCCTGTGTCGTCATCGAAGAAGTCTCGGAGCATATCCCACGCACCACGTAAGCCTTTTCTGGTCAGGGGAATAACCGCGGGATCGTCTCCCACGAAGCCGACCACATCGATGTGTGGAAGTAGCCTGCCTATGCCGTGGAAAAGGACTTCGGGGGCTACTTCGGCCACTTCTACGCCTTCTGTGTCTTGCGCCCGTAGCAAGCCTTCTGCATCCTCCTGTGTTGACATCACAGGAAGCCATGCCATGCCATCTTCCTGCTGCAACGTCACGACGGAGCCATCCAAGCAGGCGAGCACGAAGAATGAGTGCTCAGCCATCCTCGTAGTCCTCCCACCAGTGATCGAGCATGGATTCTGCTTTCCCACCGGGGATGATGGAGAGCCCGGAGCCTCCTTTTCTTCCTCTGCGTCTCCAGTCGGCGTACTGCTCACAGATAGCCTGTTGCTCTGGGGAGAGATCCCGGCCTACGGACTTGGCCACGAAGTCAGAGAAGGTCATCTTAGTCCGTTGTCCCAAGGACCGACAGGTCAATCTTCGCTTTTTCGGGAGCGGCAAACATCGCCAGCCTTGTATGGTTCTCGGCCGAGTCTCCATTCACGAGTCTCACTGTCACCATGTGGACTTCTGGCTCGTAGCTGGCATGTTCGTTTGCCGCCTCCAGTAGTGCCTCTGCTCGGTCTGGTTCATCGCCATCCCTACGAAAGAAGGGCAACGTAACTCGGTTAGGCGAATTGACCGCGAGAATGTTCTCACCCTCTGATCCCACGACAAAGGTAGGGCCTTCCCAGGTACGTTCCACCGTCACGACGGGATCGGTCAGATCCTTCTCATTTTCGACGGTCAAGACGTGAAGAATGCTCATGATTGTTCCTCAAGGCTCGTAGTAGCTTGGCTCGTAGTAGCTTGTCAGGGAAAACTGCCCCATTCCCGATGATACAGGTCGGGTGTGCGCTCAGCACTTGGGCTGGTTGCCACACGTTGCCACATTTCTGGCAGACGTGAGGTAGAGAGAGATACCTCCCACCACTTGCACATCGGGATTGCAGAGTGGGCATGTTTCAGTCCGGGGCTTGTAGTCGGGATCGTCCCGCATCTCCTGGGCCTGTGCTTTGGTGAAGTTGACTGCCATCGTTTCGCCTTTCTATCCGTTGAGATGCTTTTCAATACGCTCAGCCAACAGGGTACTGAGATGCTGCACATCTTCGCCACACCACCCAAGGCGTTTCACAATCAGGCGAATCTCGTCAGCCGAGGACAGATTTTCGCGGGCGACCGGGACATGCTGGTCTTCTATCTTGCTTTCCCGCCAACGGTTCGAAGCGGGCACAGTGTCGTCCCTCAGCGCCTCCAGCATAATCAGTCGAGCGTCACGAGACATTTTGGCCATCTCCTCCACAAATTCACTTGCTGCCCCCGAAGAGGCAAACCGGAGAACCAGTGGTTTCCGCTGTTCCGTCGATGCATTGTTCATGATTGTTCCTCATCTGCCGCAGTCTGTCGCATCCGTCCTCTTCACGGGTTTCCTAGTCTCTCAATTCGCCGGGTGACCAGGCCCATGTCGTTTCCATCCCATCGGACGTGCCTTCGTAGTCCCCGACTCCGAGGTTGAGCAAGTACTTTTCCACCTTTTCGCCGTCGCCTTTTTCGAGCTTCAGGTGTCCGGCAAACTTGCCTCGGCTCCAGATCGAGAGCACGTCGTTCTTCCCATCTGTCGTGGATAGGCATCGGATCTCTGAAATGACGTAACGGAAATGACCTCTCATGTTCGTTTCCCGCGCGTTTTGATCAACCGGACGGCCGCACGGAGCATGGAGGCGAGTCGGGTACGGCCTTTTTCCTCATCTACGGCGGCTTCGGATTCCAGGACTTCGATGAGGGCCGTGTAGAAGGTGGGGTTGTCGATGTATGGCAGCCAGTGTGCTGGTTCTTGGCCTAGCACTTGGGGCTCGTGTGGATCGGTTTCCATGTGGGGTTCACAGAGCGCCCAGATGGCGTCGAATTGGGCGGCGATGTCTGGATACCCTAGGAGCTTGAACAGGTCTCGGTGGTAGCTGTACCGCACGCGTTTGAAGCCACGGGCGATGGGCCCCACCCAGCCACGGACGATGGATTCTGGATCTGGAGGCGTATCGGATTCGGGATCTGGAGGCGTATCGGGGTAAGCCTGTTGCATCAGGTCAGCGAGCAGTCGTTCTATCGACGCTTTCAATTCATCGTCTGAGCACTTCTCCATTTCCTCCGTGAACCCATCGCAGTACTCGGCCACGATGTTGGCTGCCCATGCGTGCCATTGTCTTGCCGCTTCTGGGCCTTCTGCTTCGATGCAAGGAGGCACTTCACGGTGGTAGGTCACGTCTGCTTCGATGCAAGGAGGCACTTCACGGTGGTAGGTCACGTCTCCGAACGGCGGCAACTCGAAGTTTACCAACTCCCGTGCTTTCTCGCCCAGAAGCGCGTATGCGATGTCTTCCACGACTAGCCGGATCTCCTGTATTCGTCTCGCCACGTCTTGCTCATCGTAGGTTGTTCCCATTAACCCTTCTTGGTTGTTGTGGCTCACCATGGCGAGGCCGTGTTGTAGGCGGTCCAGGAGGCGGCGAGCGAGCAGCGTAGAATGGGGCGGATTGCCGTCGTAGTACGTGACTTGGAAGGGGGCGAAGTAGGGTATATGTCTTGCTGGTCGTTCCAGGGCCAGGCCATGGAGCACTTCTCGAAGAAAGTGTGCATTGTCGGGATCTAGCAGCCAGTTTGCTTGTGGAAGGTGTCCTTTGTCTTCCCAGCGATGGTCATGGGCATGGGTAGGTCCGAGCCCATCCACGAGATTCAACAACAGGAGCCCGGCCAGCCGATGGTTTTCGCGAAAAAGGGCCAGCACTTCTTTGTGGTCTCGCATCGCTAGTACAGGTGCCTTTCTTCCCTGAAGTCGATGGTCACGTCCAGCTTGCACTCCTCGATCATGCGTTTCAACTCGGCGATCTGCTCTGGGTCGGCCTGTGTGGACCCGGTTTTCTCGTCTCGGGTTTGCTTCGCGTGGTAGAGATACCGCACACCGTTCTCAACGAGACAGTTTCCGCACTCGTTCATCTGGACGCTATAGTTGTCCAGCAACTCGTATTCGGGCTCGTCGTGGTCCCACTCGATGCTTTTGAGCTTGAGGGCTGCTTCAATCTCGGCTCGTGAAAGGACGAAACCGAAGCCTGTTACCGTACCAAAGTCGATGCTCATGGCTACAGCCAGCCTTTCAACGCAGCGATCCCGAAGGCCACCATGATGATGCCGACGATCACTAGAGGTATGGCTTCGCGGCGGTCGCGAGGTTCTAGGATTGCGAGGGCGGTACTGAGGCCCACGACCACGATACCTCCTGTCGTTGCGCCCCAGTAGAAGATGACCTCGATCATGTCGCTCACCCGTCTCGATGGCCTGTCACGATCCAGATTTCGACCCCGGCTTTCCAGCATGCCAACTCAAGCTGGTCGGTACGGATCTCGAATTTGTGACCGTACACGAGCTTGGCTTTGGACAGGTCTTCGGGCATGACGGCCACGAAGTCCTTGGGCATGTAGGTCTCGTACTCGCCCGGATCGACCTCCTTGATGAGATCGAGCACTTTCACCCGGTCCGCTTCGGTTCGCACCCAGATGCGGCCGTAGGTCTTACGGTTAAGCTCTGGCCCGTACTCCCCGATCCACCAAGGTTTCTTCTCTTTCTCTGTCATGTCTCCCTCAGGACTCGGATCGTCGTAGGACCTGGAGATACTCGGGTGGCATTGGGAGCAGCATTCGTCCCAGACGTGTGTTGTTTGAGCACCGCAGGAGGGACATTCGATGGTCTCTTGTTCCTGTCCTAGTCCTATCGAGGCAGGGCTAATCTCCCGACGCTGATACCCAGCACCCACCAAGGGCAAGATCTCCTCTCGATAGGCGTCTGCCAACTCCGCGGCTTTCCTTGCCTTCTGTCCGGCTTCAAACAGGGCGTCAAAGGGTGGGTCACGAGTCAGGTGCGTCTGGTAATCTTTGAGTCCTTCGCGGTAGGCATCTACGCACCTGGCGACTTCGCGGTAACTGAGCGTTGATTTGGCGATCGTATCGATCGCTTCTAGCTCTTTCTCGGTGAGCTTTATGTCTACCATCTGTCCCTTTGCTCAGCGGGGTCGCTCGCTCGCGAGATCTCGTGATCCGACTCCACCGCTATCCAGGTTGCCGGCTCATCACACAAGATGCACTCAGTGCGCGATCCATCACGCTGCCCGGCTATCAAGGCATCGATCTGCTTCTCGATCTTGGCTTGTAGCTCGGCAACTTTCGAGTCGTCATTGCATCCCGTGCCGCACATGTAGCCCCACGCATCCGCCATGGCGTTGATCGTCTGGAGCAACTCTTTCTTTGCGTCAGCCATTGACTCGTCGGAGCGCTCTAAGTTGAGCTTTGATGATTGGACCGAAGTACCCTGCCCGACTCCCGAAGCCCTAGAACGCGCTATAGTGTCCTACCTGGAGGACCATCGTACCACAAGTAGGCGATTTTACCTTTCACTTGAACCTTCACTGCGTGGCCTGACACGAGCTTGCTGGAGACGAATCATCCGCGTCGTCTTCATGGTCTCACTTCGCGATCAACTCGACGGCGGCGCCTGTGCCTCGTCGGGGACGCGTAGCAACTCCTCCTCTTCGCGTCTCTGATCCTCCCATGACACCCCTTCGAGGTTGTGGTTTGGGACAAACCAGGAGTCTCCGTCGTCGTCCTCCATGAGCATCCGGCCACACGCTCCGCACCACCACGACCCCTGTTCCTTGTCGATGGGTAGTAAGAAGTGGCCGCAGTCACACGCTCGTACGTTCCTCGGCCTGGATCCTTGCTTCGTGCTCCAGGCGGACAGCTTTCGAGACGTGTTTGATCGCGTCACGTAGGGCAACAAGGACCATCGGCGGGGACGAAACCTCTGGATGCTCTTCCGAAACCCCTGGGTGCTCTCCCCACCACTCCATGGCTGCCTCGTACTTGAGCAACACGTCGTCTGCCTCTTGGAGCGTTTTCAACACCGGGCCTTGGTCGATCATTCTCGCTCCGTGTCCGGTCTAATGAAGACCTGGGCAAAACACATCTCTTTGTGGCGCGGGTGTTGGTACGAGCGCGACTCGAATGTCCACTCCACGCGCTCTACGACGCCTTCCAGCTTACGTGGCAGATCCCAATCTTTCCAAGCAGAGGGTTCGCATCCACGCTCGACGTAGGCATGCACCAGACAACGCTCCCCGACTCGGGGCACTGCGCATGTGTTCATCTGCCACACGGAATCGTCCCCTGGCTCTGCGGTGACATCGTAGAAATCTACGATGATGTGGATATCGCTCATGGGGTGTCTCGTCTCTCTTTCAATAATTGCTGTAGCGACAGATGCATTGTTCGTTGGGGGTGCTCATGGTGAAAGCGGCATCGCTTTCTTCGGAGCGGGCGTCGCTCCGAATTTGAGATCGGTGTAAGTATCAGACTCGCAGTCCAATTTGTCGATGCGAGTCTCCAAGCAACGCGAGCAGAAATAGCAGTCGTAGTACGAAACGTGCCTGGCGCCGCTGCCTGCCAACTGGTGACCGACACGGTACACCACACCACGATACTCGAAACGATGCTCGCACGTTTGCCCCCAATGGGTCATGGCTCCTCCTTCGGGCACCACTGCTCTAGATCTATCAGTCTCGTCGCCACTCCAGTGGGTCGTGTCAAGTAGCTATATTCCTTTGGCCGATGCGTCGCGGCCACTAACTCAAGTAGCCGATCAAGCCCCATGTCCGGGCTGCCCTCACCGAGATTGTGCAGAAGGTTCCACAGGATTTCTGGACACTCCCACCGTTGGCGAAGATACTTGCTGTCAGCGCGAAGCTGGGCTCTTTCGATTGCGTCATGCAGGTCCATCTGGCTCCTCCGCATCTTCATCCGCGATCGGGTCTTGCGCGAAGCGGCGCAGAAAGTCTGCCGGAAACTTCTCTTCTACCGCACGCACCCATTTCTCTAGGTCGTGCATCCAGATGCCTGACAGAACCACCTTACTTGGCGCCCAATGGTAGACGATGTAGGCCAGCATGTTTCGGTCCAACTCTTCCCGCGTCCAGTCTGAGCAGTCCACCCCAGACGCCATGCAGTCTTTGCAGGGAAACTGGATGTCTTCCGATCGCGGGTCATGTCCTGTCCCGTTGCACGGCTCACAAGGCTTATGCTTGATGGCGTCCGTCCCCTTCACCAAGAAGTCACTCTTGCTCATGCCTTGCCTCCTTCCACGTGCTTGAGCGAAATCTCGAAATCGTGCTGCATCTGCTCTAGCAGGCGAAGCATCGCATGGAATCGCATTTGAAACTCGACAAACTCACGGTCCGTCAGCTTCTCGATGGCTTCTCGCATGATCTGTTCGCCAAACTGCCGCCGGAAGATGTGGGCGATCTCCATGAGTTGGATCATGCTATAGAGTTTCATTTCCAGTCGTAGTAGCCGAAGCAGTTGTGGTGGAGATATCCGTTGCGTGCCGCGATCTTCTTAGCGACACGTTTCCTGCGTTTCCGCTGGGGAGCCCGTTCCATCCGGCAAAGCGCTTTGAGACTCTCCGTCCATTCGTCACAGATCGTCTCGAACTTGGCTTTCAGAGCTTTCCCCCATTCCGTCCAGGTGGTGCCCTGCGGTGATTCGCCGTTGCCTTCCATCATCCTACTCGACCCACCCTTGCTTTTCCTCGTGTTCCGTCCACTGCTCCAACGCAGCAGCAACGGTCGCCGCCGCAGCATCGGCATCGAGATTCTCGCCGCGAGCAATTCCCTTGGTCTCGGGATCTACACCCCTGTAGTCTCGCGACGAGTTGACCATGACCGCGTAGCCGGTCTCGCTCTGCATGATGTTGATCACTAGGTACACGCGGCTCATGCTACCTCCACGACTGCGTATCCGTCCTCGATACGAAGCACGCGCATCAAGGTTCCTTGGCCTGGTACTTTCGCCCCCGTTTCCACACGAGCGCGGACCCAGATTGGCCGGTCGTCGGTGCTCACGTCGATGCGCCCGTCTGGATGCCAGTCGCCATAGGTGCCGCTCTTTTGAACGTTCTCCCCCATGACAGCTTCTTTCGCCTCGTCAAAAACGTCGTGGGCAGAGACAACGATCTCGAATCCCATGCTCGTCAGGTAGGCGACGGTCTCTTCAAAGTCTTGAGCCCGGCAGGTGTCTAGAGAGACCAGACAGATTTCGAGGGGAGCAGTCGTATCGAGCGCATGGATGACGTTCCTGACGGACCGCGTAAGCTCTCCTATACGCACCAATTCGCCTGCTCTTGGAAGCGGGCCCTCCCACTCTTCTAGCCGCGCCATCATGACGGCTTTCGGAGCAGGCTTTCCCTTGAGGTTGACAGCTACTTGAAAAGACACTCGCATGTATCAGCCCTTTACGGCAACCCGAGGCGCCCCCGACTCACTCGGTGATCAGGATTTGACACGTTGCATTCCCAGACGTGCCCACACTTTTTGCAGGTGAGCTTTGCTCTCACGTTCAAGGAATGGTTGTTCTTCTCCAGTCGCTCTGTCGTGAACGAGAGAGAATCGCAGTTGGGACAACGGATTTGGCGCACGCTGGTCATACTCACCCCATGCCAATCCCAGCCGTCTGGGAGCTTCACCACCGTGGCGCCCTCAGGAACCTTCTCCACAGGGTTGGCGAAATTCCATTGGGTGCCTTGGTGACCGCCCCTGCGTTCTATCAGGGCTTCATGGATCTCATCTTCTATCGCACCGTCTATCCTGCTATCCCAGTCACGTAGCTCTTTGAGCAGTTTGTCTGCTTCGGCTTGATCCTTGGCCTCGACAAAGACGGTGAATTCTATCTCGGGCATGGCGTACTCGCCATCTAGTTTGAACAGTGGCATCGTTTTTTCCTTTCCTCAGTAGCCCATCTGATCCAGAAGCACATCCATCTCGTCCTTCTCTTCGCTCGGTTGGCCGTTCATGAGCCATTCGAGCACCTTCCGGGGGACCGACTCTGTACCTGGCCCGTTGAGCACGATGAGGAGCCCTTGATTGTGCTCCTCATACATGTCATCGCCTTCGCGATCGGCCCATTCAAGCTGGGTCAGGATCTCGTTGTTCGGCTTGAGCTTGGTGGCGATGCGCGTGCCGGCGTAGGCACCGTCTGTTCGCACATCGCACAGCCAGTTTGGGCCGTGATCCTGGGGCACTTCCATGACGTGTCTGAGACCGCTTCCCATACTAGACCTCGTTTGCCTTTCGGATGTCAGCGAGAGTCCTCTCTTTGTCTGCCGGGTCTGCGATCTGGTCCACGATCGACAGCAGGATCACGCGGATTGATCCGCAGTCGGGGCAGGGTCACGCGGATTGATCCGCAGTCGGGGCAGGGTCGTTTCATCGAGGGCTGGTAGCGCAGGCAGTCGGCGCAGAAGTACTTGGGGTCGTCTGGCATCTTGATCTTTTACCCCATTTCCTTCACAACGGGTGCCCACTTGACATCCCTCCGTTTTCGAGGTTCACTAGGGTGCGCGTCAGCTTGCCGCTCGAATCAGTGAGCGGGTGCTTCTGAGGGCGCGAGGGTTTCCGCTCTGCTACGGGGCGGTTGCGATTACAACACGCCGGGGTACTCTCCCCTCGTGAGGGCGTCAGCCAGGAGTTTTCGGCCTTCTGGCTTCACGAATTTGCTCACGAGAGCTTTCCATTCCGGCGGTGCTTCTTTCAACGCCGTGAGCGGCATCGTCAGGCGGTCGCCTGATAGAATCTCTTGAACACCAAGCACTCTCCGCCGTGCGTCCTCGAATGGCTGAAACCAGGGACGTAACATGTCTCCTCGGCGTGGCCGGATGTCAGAAGGAAGCTCCTCAGGATCTTCGGTTTGGAGATCCTCACAGGCTTGCACGAATGCTTCGATAGACGTAAAGCACCGCTCCGTCTTGATCTCGATCGTGTCGGTCACATTGCGAAGTACTCTCTTCGCTTCTCGTGCAAAGTAGCGGGAGTCAGGGGCTTGACTTGCTGATTCGAGCAAGTCCCCAACGTGCTTCAGCCGGCTCTGGATGTCACGGAGACTTTCCTGGTCCATGCAACCCACGATACCGTCATCGCGGCCAGTGGACTGCCTCTGCACGGCCCCGTAAAACAGCCCAGGCGTCCAACAGTCGTCTGAGGAACGGCCCTGGCAATGGGCGCGAGGGAATCCAGCGTCCTTCGTACAACTCTCGATTGTCGTCTATCGTGCGCACGTCTAGCATGGTCAGTGGGTCTCTACGCCATCCCTAGCGGAGCTTTTCCAGTCTGTCGGACAGATGCATCAACGATCCTCGTACTGCCGCGTTCTCTGTCCTTTGGGGCTCGGGGAGATTCTCGGCTTCGTAGGCGAGAATCTCGTTGGCTTCCTTCACCTTCCTCGCAGCCATGGCGCATCGTTCTTTACGAGTCAGGGGGATGGGGTAGCCAGTGAAGGTGAATTCTTCCATGTCCCCAGAACCATACCAAAGGCGCACTCCCCGGCGACGTGGCCACCGAGGAGTGCTAGGGCGATCTCCGCGGGCTGGATGGACGGACCCGCTTAGAGCCCTTACCGTTTATCGCAGCCTACTTGCTTGGTCCCTGGAAAGCCCCATTCCAATAGGCAAGCTCCCAGAGTGCTGCGGAAAGATTCTTGAGCGTGCCGATGGGAACCCCGCCAAGGGTGCCTGCTCTTCCCCAATTCTTCGGCTCCAGCTTGGCGATGGCGTGCTTCACTTCCTTGTACGCGGCGAGGCTTTCCCGTCCTGCGGTGCGCACGAATTCGTCCCCTTCATCTTGCTCACGAACGAAACCAGCTTCCGTCCCTGCGATGTAGGCTTTGCGGAGGATGTCCCTGAGCGCCCGATCGAGCGGCTCGCTCATAACCGCTCCCTCTTTGAGCAGCGGAAGCAATTTCTCCTGCATCTGGGGATTCTCGTAGGCGAGTCTGATCAGTTGCTTGCGGAGGGTAGGCATGCTCGGTCCTCACACGGGTCACGCGATAGGCAAGCTAGCCGGAGGCGCGCTTCACGCACTCGCCTGAGCGCCTCTGAGCCTCTGTGAGCCTCTCTGCTCTGGGAAGTCTCCTAGGAGCCGTCAGGGAGCCTGAAAGCTCTGGGGCTGTCTGGGGGCCTTGGGGGCCGAGATTCTCCCTATACAAGCGCTTCGGATGAGATGTCCGATCTTCACACCGGCACCCGCAAGCACTTTGACGTGAGGGTTCGGGCGGCCGGGCGCACGTTTCTGGTCCACACGGTCCCAGCAAGCTCTGCTCGGGAAGCTCTGGACAAGACGTTCCGGCAGGCGAAACACAATCCGCGGTTGTTTCAACGAGAGGGTTCGGCCGCTCCTCATCAATCCAGTCAGATCCAACTTCTTTGCCGAGGAAGTGACGCTGGGAAAGAGAGCCAACATGGATCTACGCAAGCAACTGATTCGGCTCGCGCACGAGAATCCTGGTGAGGTTCGGGACGCGATCCTTCCACTCCTGAAGGAAGCCAACGACAAGAAAGTCTATGTCGTCAGGACCACTCGCGGGACGGAGACCTTCAACTCTGAGGAAGCGCTCGCGCGAAAGTACCGAATCACCGGGCGTTTTTCGAGACCAGGGACGCGCAAGGAGTTGCAGGGAGCCCCGAAGTTGCAGGGGTTGCTGGGACCCATGTACGACGGGAAACGTGGTGGGGCCACTCGGATTCGCTACGAGGACAAGCAAACCTACAAAGAGTTGAGCTACTAGCCATGATCGACCACATCATTCACGAGGCGCTTCTTTCCTTCCTCAAAGAAGCCCGTAGGGAGCCAGAGGAGATCGTGGCGGCTCGTCAGGATGCTCTCACGAATCTCAAAGACGCCGAACGTGCGCTCCAGAAGGAGCAGCCCGCGAGGATGATCCAGGGGATTCTGAAAGCCATCGACGTTTCCGCGCTGCGTCCGAACGAGAAGTCGGCGTTGGGCAACCTCAAAGGTCTCGTCCGACGTGCTATGCGAATAGGCGATGTTGGTTTGGATGCACGGGAGCAGATGAAGGGGGAAGTGCCCGATCTGATCGCGCTCATTTCGAGACAGCAACCTCCGGCTCCGCCCAAGTCCATGGTCCGCGCTCCTCGACCCCGAGCGACCACGCCTGTACGCCGTCCCGCTCCAGCAAGAGTAGCCACGTCACATCTTCGCAAGCAACTGATTCGCATCGCACATGAGAATCCCGGCAAGGTTCGCGACGCGCTACTGCCTCTCATTCGCACGGCTGCGAACGTGGGCGATCCCAACCATCATACGTCCTCCAGATCAAGAAGACGGGCGTAGTGTCCGTCGCCCACTCCTTCGCTTTATCCAACGTCTCGATCTCTCCGCGTGTTGCATCGAGGAGCGTGTGGCCGCCCGTGTCGACGTGAACCTTCGCAAAGAAGCCGCCATCGGGATCGTCCTCGACAGAGACCCAAGATCCATCGGAGAGTGTGAGGACTCGGGACGTGTACGAAAGCCAGTGGGTAGATTCCTCTTTCGGCTTGCTCGGAGGAGAACCACGCTTGGCTTCCCGAACACCCCAGATGGCTCTGTCTAGCTCCTCTGCATCCCAAACCCAGTCGCAGGCATACATGGGACACTCCATCGTGACGCGATCTACATAGCGTTGCGAGTAGGAACAAGCACACGCGGGACAGAGAACGAAATCCCTGGGGTCTCTCGGCCCAATGACAATCATATCGCTCATGGCAACTTCCAGAGTAGCTCAGTCCCCGCGGGCGGCTCGGCCACGTCCATGCGAGTGGGTCGCTGCCAACCTCGACGGAACAACTCGCCCACCAAGTCACGCTCGGGATAGTAGGGCAGCAAGATCTCTCGGATGTTGTGCTCCGTCAGCAAAGGCGCAATCCTTGCTGCGAGATCGCGAAGCATTTTCTCACTGTCTGCTTTGGTCAGTTTCATTGGTTTCTCGCTGCGCGTCTTTCTCGATGTGCTGGCACTCAAGCCACGCGCAACGGTTTACCCGTATCTTTTCGTCATCGCTGAATTCGATGGCCTCAGCAGAGCCTCCCAAGATCTCCTGCGCCGCTGGAACCGGAGCCGGAACGCCCGGAGTGGCCGGGTCATAGTGGGAATACTCCAGTCCCGCGGGCCACGGACGCACACACGATCCGTAACTCCCCCACCGAATCGTAGAGAGAAGCCATTGCCACAGACGTTCCCTCGGCGTCAGTGTGGCGCGATACTCCTCGTAGCGGGACCCTTTGATGTACGGCCGCATCCCTTCCCACAGCATGTCGCCAACCTCTACGAGCGCCTCAACAAAGCACGCATGATCAAAGCGGGGAAAGGCAGAATCGGACCTTCTCGCCATGGCGACAGCTTGTTGGTAGAACGTCCAGAGAGTCACGGCCTCACTGCGCCTTCCACCATGACCACGACAGAAGTTGACTTCCGGGCTCCACGTGAATCGTTTTCACGTGCTCAGGCACGTGGTGCCAGCCCCGTCTGAGCAGTTCTTGCACGAGCACGTGGCTCTTGTACTGCTTCAGCGTCTCATCCTCATCGCGTTTACGCTCGGGATAGGCTGTGCTGTCCACGAAGATCTTTTCAAGATTCAGAGTCATGCTCGATCGGCTCCAGTGTAACACGCCAGTTGGAGGCGAAGGGCATCGCCCTCGCCTTGTGAGGTAGCGTATCCAGCTTCACCATGATGAGTGTCTTGGAGCCCGCGGTCGCGTTGTCCCGGCCCGTGAGGACTACAGACGCGCCCGAAACACTCTCGCGTTCCATCGACTCCACGGTTACGATGAATTCCATCGACTCAGCCATCGCTATCTCCTTCTGAAGAAGCCGCCTCGTTCATCCAGCCAGATCTCGTCTGACCAGACGACCGAGCCTTCTCGTGTGCGTTGTTTCGTTCGGCGCAGCATGACATCGTAGTCCGTAGCAAGCTGTACAATCTCTTCGGGAGTCAGGTCAACCTTCCACTCGTCGCCCCACTTGAGCGCCTTCGGATGGGGCTTCTTGCCCGACTGCATCCGAGGGGAAGTGGGCCATCCGCGCCAGTGTCGAATGTTGTAGGTAGTCACGCTCACCCCCG